ATAGAATACTTTCCATCATTTTTCATCCTGTTCAGGTGGAAATATCAATTCTGCTTCCGTTACACTATCATTATACCTATAATAATGCAATATTTTATCTATCCTATACTGTGTACTAACTTCTCCAAGAACTTGCTTAGCCCAATACCAATCTTCTCCATATGAACAATCTGGAAACTTATACTTTATAGCAAGTTCTCTTTTCCAAGCACAAACGTGAAATGGCTTTCTAACAATATCTTTATATTGTCCGTATGGGTCCATTTCCGCTTGTTCGTTCTCAAACTCAATACCAAAGCGAACTCTAAACTGATTGTTATTTATAGAAGCTATTTGATCAAAAACTATAACATCAGATCCTTTGCCTTCATGATATATCGCATTTCTTAGTTGTTCTACATAATCATCAGAAATATCATCATCATCGTCAACGAATGCAACATATTTACCTTGAGCAGCTCTTAGAAGAGCGTCTCTTTTTAGACCTATACTTCTTTTCTTATTATCCAACAAACACAGCACTTCTACATCAGAAACTTTACTAGATTGACTTTCAAGTTTGCTATAAAGCGGCTTTAAGAATTTGTCAATTCTGGACGGGATAGATGGAACTAGTATTGAAAGAACAATGTTACTCATATATTGATCTCTTTAGTTAAAATGCCTCTTTGATAAATCCGACTTCAATGCAGCAAGCCTTTCTGCCATATCTTTTTTCATTATTTTGTCATATAATTCAGAGTTAACACTATATTGTTCTGGTCTCTTATGAGCAATATGCAAAACAGCAGTATCTCTACATTCATACATATTGGTTAGATTTCTAATTCTCCCCCAAAACTCGCAATCTTCGCTACCATAACCATAAAACTCTTCGCACATTCCGCCTATATCAAAAAAGGCTTTCTTGGTAAAAGCGATAGAACCGCCAGAAAAGTAATCAGTCCTTTTACCTCCAGACCAAACAATGCCGCTTCTACATAAATTAACATTGTAGATTTCTTTAGCAAAAAAACAAGAATCATATACCTCTAAAGTCTCATCTATTCTAGCTATATATCCTTTAGGAGGGATAATATCAGCGTCATTCATAACAATTTTGCTATTAGTAGCAAGACAAACGCCCACATTTATTGCTATACTCTTATTGAATGGTTTTTGAGAACGGGTAAAGACTTTCCTTACTCTTGAATCTCTAGCAAAGTAATCAACTTTTATTCTTTCATAAGCATCTTCTTCAGAAACAATAATCTCTAAAGGATGAACATTTTGCATCAACATTCTAGAAATACAAAAATTCAAGTTATTCTGTCTGTCTATTCCTCTTACAGGAATAACTACTGATACTCCTGTTATAGGAGATACAGAATCAGAAGAAAATTCAAAACCTCTTCTAATTTCAATAGGAAGATCTGTTACTCGTTTTGGGAATATCATCTAAATCCTCTAGGATATGGCCTGCTGGCTCTAGGAATATTTGAAATAGGAACATTTGTATTATTTGTATTCGCTGGACCTGCTTTTTCATACAAATAATGATATATAACTCCGCTTATAAACCTTTCTTCTTTGAGTAAAGGATAGAGTCTGGTTGAAAAATCTCTGTCTTCCCCAAAATTAGTTTCTGGAAATTTGACCTGAAGAGCAATGCTTCTCTTTACCGGATTTAAGTGGTTTGGGCATCTATAATAAACATTGTTCTTTTCAAACCATTCCTTATACTTCAGTGAATGTATAAACATCCTTGGATTTCTTCCCTGAAAAGTAATAACGCCCTGCATCCCGCAGCAATCCGGATTGGTTTGTATTGCATCAAGTATTTTTCTTACATAATCATCAGAAACCAAATCGTCATCATCAACAAACGCAACGTAATCTCCAGTGGATTCATCAAGAAGTATATTTCTTTTTTTACCAATTGGGATTTCGCCATTATCTGTCTTAATAAGAAGTTCGGTATGTTCATTTAGCTGAGGCTCTAAAACAGTCATCAACCTTTGAAGCTTATCCGCTCTTGAAGAAAGGGAACAAATCAGTATGGATAGTTTTTTATTCATGTTATCTTACCTCTTCTATTGAGCTTGATAGCTCTTTGTTTACTATACGCTTTCACCCATCTATTCATTGCTGCTAACCTTTTATCGTTTGGATTTGTTGGCAACATCTCCATTGGGATTTGGGCATTCTGATCAGCCAAAACTTCTCTTCCTTTTCCGGGAACCAGGTTAGACCATTGAACAAAATTCTGACTCCCTCTGTTATACTGATTCTTTTTCATCCACTCTCTACCTAGATCTCTGATAATAACAGCTCTAGGCTCAAATGGAAAATACAAGAATCCGCCGCCCTTGTAATTGGGCTTCATATTCCTTATCTGAACCTCTGGATTATCGACATCATTCATATTTTCAGCCATCTCTCTGCAAAAAGTTCCCCTTAAAAAGCTAGGAGACAAATAAAAGTTACCTTTTACATTCTTCCATGCTCGAAGAGCAATTTGTTGAACGATTGGAGACAAAAAGAATTGATTGAAAACGGAGACCTTGACAGGAACTAATAATTCCCAGTCATCTTCCAAATGAAAGTTATAATATGTTTCTATCTTAGAAAAACACCATCTAACCGCTTGTGCAAAGTTAGGATTTTCCGGAAGATTTGCAATAACATTACCGAAATAGTTTCTTGCTACTTCAACTACCTCTTTTCTCTTATCATCATCTCTTCCGTCTGGGAACCTATCAACGTTAATATAAAGAGTTGCTTTTTTGAAATCAAACTCCAACATATTCTTTGTAAAAGAATCATATGTCTTCTTAATCAAATCAGGTCTCGGCATAGCCGTCGTTGTAAATGTTAAGGTATTTTCAGTTAGCGGATACACTTGGCCCTCCAAAGTTTCCATCTAGTTTAGACAAATCAATATCAGCATTCTGATCCCAAATAGACTGCTCTCTGGCTCTTGTAATAGGATTGGGCAAAAAATTCCAACTCTTCCAATCATCCATTCCTCTTCCAAAAGGCTCCCCTTTCATCCAAACCCTACCAAGATCTCTAAGTATGATTTTTTCGCTTTCATAAGGCCAATAAATAAAACACTCTTTCATTCTATTTTTATACGGATTCATATCTCGTATTTGTTGTTCAGGATTCTTAGCTACATTCATATTGTCAGCAGCAAACTTGCAAAAGCTGGCTTTAAGAATAGAAGGACTTAGAACAAATCGAGGGTCCGATTTCTTCCAAGCCCTAAAACCAACTTGCACTAAATCAGGATTATCAAAAAACGATGGAATGTAATCTGGAATATCGCAAAGCAATTCCCAGTCATCTTCTAAATTGAAAACATATTCGCTATCAACTTGAGAAAATATCCATTTTACAGCCTTCGGGAAACTAGAAAAACCTTTATTAGAAACAACCTCTTTGAAATATTCCCTACCTATTTCTAAAACTCTTGCATGTCTTTCTAATATATCGCTATAAACGTTTTGAGGAAAATCATCAACGTTTATAAACAACTTGCATTTTTTGAAGTCAAGCCAAGGAATATGTTTTTGAAACGATTCATATGTCCTAGCCAACAATTCTGGCCTAGGCATTGCTGTTGTGGTAAAGCAAATATTGTCAGAACACGGTCTGCCCATACATATGTTATCGAACAATTTCAACTAATGCTTTATCATTTTAGACGGAACAATCATCAACCAAACCTCATCATCAGATTTCTCGGCAGAATCTTTTTTGTCGGGATCTTTTATCTCTGTATGAAAAAGATTCTCAGCGCAGACACCTTCGCACAAAGCGACATTATCTTTGTGTATGTTAACAAACATTTTCTTTAGGTGGTTGTCAATATAAAAAGCCCTAAGCAGCTCTTTCATTATATTAACAACGTTAGCAACGTCATAGCCTTGACGAAACTCTTGACTATATTGATCAAGGTAAACGAATTTGAAGTTTCTAACCATAGACTCACTCTACTAGTAAATACTAGAAAAGCAAGCCTTCCCCTTTGATCAAGATAATAAAGGCCATTCTATTTTTCTAAGTTTGAATAAATATCTTATGAATTCATACACGGCACCTTTGCCTCCGGGAGAATGCGAAGAATAAACTGCATGCTCAACGATTTCCGGTATAGCGTCAGATGGGCAACCAGAGAAAGATGCCTCTAAAATGCATTTATAGTCATTTTCTGCATCACCAATATAAGCAACATCATCCCAAGTCAAACCTTCTCCAACAATATGTTTGCTCAAGTCTACAAACTTATTTTTAGACCCATGAATGATATGAAAGTTCTTACCCATTTTAGCATAAATTACTCTATCTGTAGATCCTGTTATTATTACTACCTTAAATCCTGCATCTTTTGCTTTATACATGGCATTGATGTCTCTAGTGAAGAAGTTCTTGTAAACATCCCCTGCTTCATTAGTGTAAAAATTGCCGTCTGTCAAGGTTCCATCAACATCAATTGCTATAAGTTTTATTGATTCTATACTCATTCGTTCACCCTTAATTTATTTCTTTCAGCAATCTCTTGTTCGTCCGGAAGTTCTGGCGAACGAGTCATTGCACGATAAACATTATTCAAATCTCTACAAAGTTTTCTCAGTCCCTCTGGTTCTAAACTAGCAGAAGCATCCGTATGACGAATAGTTCTATCATCAATGAAATGCCTTTCAATGTATTTAGCTCCCAACATCCATGCGGCAATATCTGAAGCTATACCATAGCCATGATTGGAAAATCCAACCCTAAGACCAGATTCTGCCAACTTACTAATTTCCAAAAGATGAAGTTTTTCAAAAGGACACGGATAAATACTAGTGCAATGATATACAACAAATCTTTTTGGAGAAAGAGACTTCAAGTATTCAACAAGAGAAGTTCTTTCAGAAAGAGAAGTCATTCCTGTTGATATATGAATATCTCCATAGAAATGACCAAGAATATACTTTATCAAATCCCTATTATGATTACATGCGCTAGGTATTTTGATAAACTCGGGATTGAGAGATATTATATCTATAGCTGAGGTTTTGTCCCAAACAGAACATGCATACTTTATCCCAATATCATTACAATATTTCTGCAAAAGATAATGCTGATCAATAGGTAGCTCTAAATTCTTTCTGTGTTCTAAGTAAGTTTTACCATATGCAAAAATCTGATTAGGATGCGGCTGATTTTTCAGATGTTCTGGAACGCATTCATCTGGATTCCTTTTTTGAAACTTTACATAATCAGCGCCGCAAGCTTTTGCCAAACTAATAAGTTTCTTGGCTCTATCCATAGAACCCAAATGAACGCATCCTACTTCGGCAATAACTTGAGCCGGACTGATTTGATTCATAAAAACGTTCCATAATATTCGTAGAGACTTGTCATTATATCCAAATCTTCCTGAGTATCAATTTGCATACTTTCAAATCTTTGCGTTGGATAAACTTCAACATGACCAGAAACTCTACATTTTGTATCTAAAAACGATTTTATCTTTGTTATGTATATGTTGCCATTGTCATGATAATACATATCCTTTTCCGAGAGTTCCTGTCTCATAGGTCTTGCTACAAGATCATATGTTGGAAGATATGGATTATATTTATCAAGATATGAATGTTGGTTTTGCGCCGCTATCCAAAAGAAAGGCGTATGGCTACTTACAGTGAGAAGGCTGTCAGCCCCAGAACTGCCAAGTTTATTGAAACAAGAGTCTATAAGGTTATTTCTTCTGGCAGGAGAAGTCGCTTGTAGCATTATCATGTTATCAAACTTCTTTGCCAAATCATTTGTAGATAATAAATGAGAAATGGCTTCTTCAGTTTTACTTGTAGCCGTACACAGTTCATCAGGCCTTCTAATAAAGTATATAGGCTTGACTCTTTTTGCAAATCTATCTACTACTTCTTTGATAAACGGGTCATTAGATGAAACAAAGATAACATCAATGTAACAACTCTTTATTGCAGCAAGGATAGTCCATTCAATCAAAGAATGCGGACCAATTTTCCTAAACAACTTATAAGGAAGTCCTACAGAACAGGTTTTTGCTGGAATAAAAGCAAATGTACTACCTTCGCCTGCCATAACTCTTCTCCCAAACCTTATGAAAAATCAATATCAACATCAGGGCACATGTCAAAGAACTTAACAACAGCACTATAAACGTCATTAAGAGCTGTTCTCTTGTTACTAGCAGAACTTTCAACAGTTATGTTAGACATAGCTTTTGTAATAGACTGAATCGCCTCATTGATTCTCTGCTCGTTCAAGTCTATCCATACCTTTTCTTTTGAATGCTCAAACTTTGGACCATTCAAATCCATATCTACCCTATTTTTTTCCCATATTTCTAGATTTTCTTTTATGGTCTTACTCTTATTTTCCTCATACTGATCAATAGCCTTATTGATTTCTTCTTCGTTTATACGAGTCATAAGATTCATAATTGCTTTTACTAAGTTTTTAGCAGATATTTTTCTAGGCTTCTTATTTGTTGTCAAATACGCTCCGCCTGGTTTTCTAACTAGTCTAGCTTTTACTTTCTTTGCTCTCTTCTTAGGCATTTTTCTTCCTTTCACCAAACTTTTCCATCACTTCTGTAATCGACATCTTCGGAAAGATATTCACGATTCCACTATCACAAGAATACAATATGCGACCCTTAAGCAATTCTGGATTCATTTCTGCAAAATGGCTCCAATACAAGTCATACGCAATACAGTGAAAATCAACAGGCTTGTCTCTCAACAAACCTTTATTTGGCACAGAAAAGACTTTGTTATTGTACTCTATTGCTTTAGGTTGATTTGGAAACTGCCAATAGTATCTATTTCTCCCATCATAACACCCGTCCATTCCAATCAAAACGATTGGATCGCAACCCATAATATAAGCAATATGCATTGCTGATGCAGCGGATGTTCTGGACCCCATAATCGGCCTTTCAGGATCATCAGTCATGATAACATTTTCTTTATGATAGATCAATCCGTTTGGAGAACCGCTAGCCCAACCAACATGATCAAAGAAAACAACCTCTTCTGGCCTAAGATGGCTTGTGTGAGTTACTAGTTTTTCTCTGTACAAGAACTTAGTACAATGACTATCTCTTGCGGTAATACACCAATAGTTCCAAGTGCTTACGCCTTGATCGTCTGTAACAAAATAGTCACAATTAGGAAACTTGAGCAAAGCAGAATTGGCCGTAAAAACAACGTAATCCTTTAGCCCATCAGTCTCAAAGTGCCTAAGAGAAGGACCGGCTCCTGCTATAAAAGCTAGTTTACCTTTATGTTTATTAGCGAAATCCCTAAGATGCATTTGTTTCCTCAAAGACTTGTTTTTCCCTAATCAACCTATTATTAGCCAAATCAATATATTCTTGCTTTCCGTCTATCCCTATAAACTTTCGCCTATTCCTTAAAGCTACTACACCTGTCGTACCAGACCCGCAAAACAAATCCATAACAACACAACTAGACACGGTATCAGAGTTACATGAACAACTTTTCTTCCATCCAATTGTACTCGTATCTGTAAGGTGTCTACCGGAATCTCGGTTAACAAATCCTGTCTTATCTTTCTTATTATGACGCCCTGGCCTAGTTGCATATCTCTTTTTATGTATCTGTCTTATATATGGAGCGCCGCACTCTGAACAACACCCATATTCGCTAGTTGAGGCCAAAATACATGGTTCAACAAGTTTCGTTGGAAATACAGCAAAATGAGCGCCCTTAAAAGATGCAACAGGAACCGTCCAAACATCTCTCTTTATTCTTTTCTTGAAAGTTCCATCTTTATTTTTCTCTACGGCAGATTCTTTTATAGCTTCTTGATCGTAGAAATAGTCTTCTGACTTAGATAATAGAAAAAGATATTCATGAGAAGATACTGGTCTGTCAGTGACCCCTCCCGGAAGAGGATTCGGCTTTGCCCAAATAATGTCGCTCTTCAAAAACCATCCATCTTTTCTTAGGGCGAACGCCAACATCCAAGGAACCCCGAGCAAGTCTCCCTTTTTATAGCCATTACCCTTCGAAAAAGCGTATGTGTCTCCAACATTGAGCCAAACAGTACCATCATCTCTAAGAACGTTTTTTGCAGCAGAAAAAACAGAAACAAGCCTTTCAACGTACTCTTCAGGAGTTTTTTCAAGGCCTATTTGAGAACCATACTCATAATCTCTAAGATTATAGTATGGAGGAGACGTAATAATACTATGAACAGATTTTGATTTGACTTGTCCGAGACCGTCAATTACATTATCGCATATTAGTTCGTAGCTCAAGTGATTCTCCTTCATCAGGAGTATCGACAGGAGATACGAGTTAACTTGCGCGGAGCTTTTTGATACCTTGCGCTAAACCAGATTCATCCAAAAATCTACTTCTCTTACTATTCGCAAACTGAACAGCGCCGTTTTGATACTTCTGCATTCTCGCATCCGCATAAGATACGAAAAGTCTCTTCTCTGCCCTAGTCATGCCAACATAACAAAGCCTTCTTTCCTCATCAAGGCCGTCTCTTTCCATCAAGGCTCTCTTGTGAGGAAGCTGTCCCTCTTCTAGTCCCGGCATAAATACGACCGGGAATTCAAGACCCTTAGAAGCATGCAAAGACATAAGAGAAACGCAGTTCTCTTCAGTCTTCTTATCAGCCGAAGTTTGCAAAGCAATAGAAGCTAAATATTCGGCTATACTATTGTTTCTTTGTTGAGTATACAAGGCGCAAGCGTTTATAAGTTCTTGTACGTTATCTTTCCTATCATCAAGCTCTTTGGACTCATACTTAGACTCCAAAAACTTATAATAATCAAGTCTAGTAACAAGGTTATGCAGCACCTCTCCAATAGACATGCCATCTCTATTGAAATCAAAAGCCTTAACAACCTCTTCGCATCCCTTAATAACTCTAGCCCTATCGTGGCCGGTTGTAAAATACTCACCAGCTCTCTTCATTGATTCTATTAGATTGATTCCATTTTCATCAGCAAAGTTTTCTATCTTTCCAATAGCAACTTCTCCAATTCTTCTAGATGGTTTTTGAATAAACCGAGCCAAGGCGGTTCCATCAAAAGGATTAACAAGGAATCGAAGCATCGCCAAACAATCTTTGATTTCGGTTCGGTCAAAGAAGCTAAAACCTCCAATAATTTGATAAGACAATCCGCAAGTAATCATTCCTTGCTCAATAGCCCTAGACATAGCATTGACTCTGTAAAGAACTGCAAAGTCATGAGGCTTATATCCCTCTTTCTCAATCATATCGCTTATCTTATGAGCAATCCATGCACCTTCTTGTTCTGGCGTTGGAAGACAATAACATTCAACAGGCTTCCCGTTAGGATTATCAGTTCTAAACTCCAACTTTTGCTGCCTGTTCTTATTGAACTTGATAAGATTGGACGCTGTTGTAATAATCTCAGGAGTAGACCTATAGTTCCTTGGTAAACCAATAACCTTTGCCTTATTTTGCGAAACAAAGTCCTCGATGTTCTGGTATCTTGCGCCTCTCCAAGAATAGATACCCTGATCCGGATCTCCAACTATGAGAACGTTATTATGAGCGCCTATAAGCTGCACAATCCTAAACTGTGCATAGTTTGTGTCTTGCGCCTCATCAACTTGAATAAAATCAAAACGAGTCTGAAGTTTGTTAAGCACTTCTTGATCCTTTTCAAGAAGTCTTACAGTTTCAGATAGAAGACCGCTAAAATCTATCTGATTGTTTCTCCTCATTCTTTTGATATACTCTAAGCAAATCTCTCCCTCTTCTCTAATCTTGAAATTATCAACAATTTCATCATCTTTAGTAAGGCTTTCTCGTAAATTATTGACCTTGTATAGAAGATCCCTGATCTGCTTAGCATTCCATTCAAATCCGGCTTGTCTAGCGCATTGAGCCATCAATCCTTCCTGATCGTCATCATCAAGGATTGTCGTATTAAGTCCATAACCAATAGAACCGCCGTATTTTCTCAATATCGTGGCGCATAGGGCGTGGAAAGTGCTAATGTAAATATCTTGACCAGTAGTGCCTAGTTTTTTGCAGATTCTTTCTTTCATCTCATTTGCAGCCTTATTTGTAAACGTAATACAAAGAAGACTACGAGGGCTAAACCCTTTATCTATGAGACTAAATACTCGCTCAACTATAACTCTGGTTTTACCAGAACCAGGGCAAGCGCAAACAAAGCACGGTCCCTGCACATGATCTACTGCTTCTTGTTGCTCAGGATTAAGAAAGATTTTTCTTGCACCCTGCACAAGGCTTTGGCCTTGGTCTTGACTCATTTGCCTGCCTCTTTATTCTTTCTATGTCAATATTCTTTGATGCAGCCTCAAGATTCGCATTGAAAAACTCTTCTAACTGTTTTGTATGCTCTTGAGCTTTTTCAATAAAGAGTATTGGGCTTATATAGCCAATATGCGTATAAAAAACCTTACTGTTATCATCATACATTGCCTGAACATGAGGCAACTCATCTACATGATACTTGTCGCACAGCTCTTCGTTTTCAGGAGCATCAGCATCAATGTATTCAAAAGGAAAGCCATGATACTCAAATGCTTTTACGATAGACTGGCAACGTTCACAATCTTTTGTTCCAAATATTCTAATAAGGAAGCCAACCATATTACTTTTCCTTTTCGACAGACTTCTTGAAAACATTGAAATGTTCACAAAGGCCTTTACTCAAACCTTTGTATTCTTGTTTTGTGATATTTGGCTGAGGTAGTTCTGGTTCCTTATCTATAACAAAATTGATTTCTTTATTAAGCATATCTTTGCAAAACTTCTTCAAATGATAAGGTTCGACCTCTGTTCTAGTTATATTTAGCGCTTTCAGTAGGTCGCAACTGGGCCAAACATAGGTCTGCACAGTACCATCGTCAAGGTATTCAAGCGTCCACTTGATGAGATCGCTTTCCTCTATGTATTGACTTTCAACTATTTTCACTCGGCGAGGAGGTAGCATCTCTCTTTTCTTGCCCATTGGCATTCCCCTTAAAAGATCCTATCATTTTAACTATAGATTTCAAAACACTTGCGATTACATGCTCTTTGTCTTCGCTAGATGAATTCAGCCTAAGAGAAGTCAACATAGAAAGTCCAGCTTCTCCTAAAATATGAAGAAGTATATGATCATGATACGTTCTATAGCAACCGAGTTGTCCATCATTAATAAACTCTGGCTTTATTCCCAATCTAATATCAACAGAACGAACCTCTATCCACCAATTATCAATGTCTTCTTTTGTTACAGCTCTGCCGTCTTTTGTTTTTACAAGATTGCATTGTTCTTTTGTATCTGGATAGATTACTTTCAACCTTTCATATCTTGGCGTAAATTCTTCTGCGGGAGTTATTCCATAAATCCTACAGTTGAAAGGCCTAGTATCATGTTGAGAACATAGCTTTTCATCCTCGTTAAACAAAACACAGCCGTTGCTTTCTGTTGGGAACAGATATTTTCTCAAACATCTTCCTATGAGATTTATAAACTCTTTGTCTGAAAAATTCTCAGATATATACTTCCAAGAATTCAAAAACTCAGCATACAATACTTGAGGATTTTGCAGTCTGCAACACCAGGCTCCGCAACCGCCTTCTGATTCTGGCTTAGAAATATGCTCCATACAGCCATAAGTATCTGGAATCTTATCATAAAGAACTTTTAGATGAACCCTAGATTCTTCTTGGTCCTTAATCTTTTTGGAAGCGCCATACATCAGAGATTCTCCCTCTTGTGGTTTAACTTTGGATCTATAAAAGCAATTGCTTCGTCTATCTTGGATTGCTCTGGTTTTTGCATTCCTTCAAAACAAAAATCAACTATCCTGCCTATTTCATAGGCCGTATTATCTGTCAAATTATTGAAGTTAACATCTAAGTTCTTAAGACAAAACTCTTCTATTATTCTTTCTCTATTCTTTCTAATGCGAGCATGCATGTCCTCTATAGATTCTCTACTTCTAAAATGACCATACTTTTCAAGAGAACTTTTTATGCAACCTTCTGGAGGTCTATCTATAGATAAAACTCTGCATTCATCAAGATTGGGAAACATAAATTTGAAAAGTCCGGGGATGAAAAAGAGCTTCAATCCCCAGATTTCTCTTTGATTTCTCTTCTTAATGTAATCTTCAACTCTGCTACATACATCATTGATATCAGCATTTTCTAGAAATGCTATATCCTCAAATTCTTCATCTTCAAAATGTCCCTTTGGGTTTAATTTGGAAGAACCTTTCAGTTTATCTCCCATATGAATACCCATAGAATGTAGCGCTCCAGCCAAAGCAGAAGAGCCGGAACCTTGAGGTCCAATAATGAAAATAGCGCGAGACATAATCAAATTACTAAAGAATCTGAAGATTTAACAGGAGACGGCCTTGCAACCGGAACTGCAACCGGAACTGCAACCGGAACTGCAACTGGAGCTGCAACTGGAGCTGCAACTGGAACATCACTAGAATTATCCTTAGCATATGATATGCTAAGCGATTCTTTTTCAGACTCTCTCTTTACATGATCTGAAGCGTTGTTATTGGCTTCAAGTTCATCGAGAACCTTATTGAGTTCTTTCTTCTTGAATCTCCAAGTTTCCTCAGAAACATCATCAAACTTATTAAGAGACTCAAGATGAGAACGTAACCCATTCTCATCAACAACCGTCCAGGTTCCCTTTGTCTTACGAATAGAAACCTTGCCAACACCAGGGAAGTCAAGGGTTTTTGCCTTATTCAACGCCATACAGTTTTTAATGGCATCGCAAAGCTTTTCAATATTTGCTTCTTCAGCGGCAATCTGCTCATCAATAAGAGAAGCTCTTCTCTTTTTGAGTTCTTTCAAAAACTCAACCTTCTTCTCCATTTGAGACATTGCAGAAAGCACTGGTTCAATATCATACTTGTCTGTTAGCGATTGATTTCCACTTAGAATATCATTAAGTTTCAAGAATGACATGCCAACTTCTTCTTCATCGTACATTGCTACATCTCCTTATCGGGGACAAACTTTGAGAACAATCGCAGTCTTCTCCCCACTATCGAACGAGGCGCTATCAAAAGACGGCTCAACCACAAGGTCAAGTCCCTTTTTTGAAGCTTCCCCTCTTGCTATGATTATTGCTTTCCAAGCGTTATTTCCGGACGACGCTCCAACCGTTTTAAGTTTGGCATGACCATGTTTGCCAATAACTGTTAAAATAGCGGATGCTAAACTCTTCACATAATCCTTACGAGACCTATCATCCTGAAAGCTACCCTCTCCTTTTACCTTCAAAAGAGTAATATCATTTGTAGTATCCGACATTTGTTAAACTCCTCATTCTAATGTACCATAAAACTTCAGTCGCTTCTGCAATAGTTCTGGATCTTGCCAGGCTTTACTATTATGACATATCGACTGGAATTCACAATACCTACAATCAAAGTCCTCCTTAGATACAGGTCTAGGAGGCGGAAGGAGTTTATCTTCAACCATTTCATTCATTTTGCTTGCTTGATCCTTGATCTTAAGCCACATCTCAGGATTTCTATCAATTTTGTAGATTTTAGTATTCGAATCATCCTTATTCTCGTATATTAACACTCCAAAATCCAAATCCAAAAGATTACAATAAATAACCAACTGAGTCCTATATACAAGCGATGGACCCATTTCTAACTTGGATTTGAAAGAAAACGAGTTTATAGACTTCATATCTAAGACAACTGGCTTCTTTGGCAAGTCTTCTGCTCTAAATAAAACATCAACCTTATTGCCTTTTGCGAACATTCCCGGATCAAACTGTGAAAAATCAAGGATTTGATCGCAGTGACCATGAAAGTTAAGTTCCTTATCCTCAACTGTTATTTCATGATAACGGAACTTGGTATTACCACAAACGCATACCTTTGGCCTGAAACAACCTATTTTGTTATCAAGACCATACATTCTACCTTTCCTTGGAAGAGCAGGATTTTCTATCCCCGGATTTCCAACAATAAACTCTCCTTTATCATCCCAAAGATGACAACATTCATTAGCGCATTCCCATACTCCCCTAAGAACGCCAATCTGTTCAAAATAATGCGCCCAACGAGAATGCATACTATGACCCGTATCAAAAATTCTGACTGTCTTAGGCTCTTGCTCGGCAGCTTCAGCCTTAACTAGACCCATATCCATATACCTTTGATACTGAGCTTTTCGAAGACATCCACCAAACGAGGACGGATGGTATGAGGTATAACCTCTTGGTGGCCCATTAAGGCTTTTCCATTTCAGAAACGTATTAAGAACGTTCATTATGTTTGTTACTTCAGGTGGTTGAGCGATAGCCATATCTATTCCTTAATCAATCTCTATCTTATTATTCATACTAGCAAGTCTATAGCAGTATTTAAGAACGCCTAGTTCTTCAACTTTGCTTTTTGCTTCTTTAAGAAGTTCCAAATAATCAGCAGGTGTTTCTTTCTTCAAAAACTCATCCGGGTCTTTATGCTTTGGAAGAACAACCGGAATAAAACGAATACCAAAAGACTCTAAACCAAAATCTCTATACATTCTTATAGAACGACTCAGATTCTTAAATCCAGAATCATCAGCATCAAACGACAAGAAAATATCATTACAATATCTAGATAATACGCATAGATGATACGGGCTAAAAGCGCTACCTAGAATTCCAACAGCCATAGTAAAACCTTTTGTATGAGAGCAGGCCGTATCAAACTGCCCTTCTACCACTATTGCTTTCTGTCTTTGTATAATACTTGATTTAGCAACATTCATACCAAACATGAAGAACTTCTTATCAAACTTTTCATGAAGGTGAGGCATTTTGGTCTTATCCTTACATCTGAAATCTCTAGATGTAAGAACGATTAACTTGTCATGTTGGTCATACAATGGCATGATGAGCCTTCCGGCCCAGTCATGCCCCTCTGCTTTCAATCTCTGAGGATAGTATCCGAAGCGGAACGCCTTTATTACTTCATCTGAAAGACATCTCTCTTCTCTCAGATATTTGAGCGCTTCAAATACATCTTCGCTTTCTTCTTCCCACAATGTTTTTTGGGCAAGTGTTGCGATTTTGTTGCGATCTACTTCTGAAAAATGAACTATCATAACTCAGGATTGTCGGCTTTCGGAACCTCCGTTTCGCTCTCTCCACCGCCAAGAATATCATCTACATCTTTTTCTTTCTCGGCTTTCTTTGCATCAGCATCGGCCTTCGCCTTTCCCTTTGCAAGTTTCTCTTTATTCTTGGCAGTAAAGGCAACATGCTTTTCATAGTTCAATACTGCTGTAGGAAGAATTGTCTTGCTTTCGCTAGCATCTTCTCTAATTGCTGCAACGAGTTCATCAAGCTTGTTTTTCGCCATGATTTCAGCGATAAACGCCTTCTTACCCTCTTTCTTAATGCCATTCCAAGAAAATACCCCATTACGAACAGATATTGTCTTAGTCTGACGACCTGCCTCAAATACAGTCTCTTCAACTTGAGGGAAGTAGTGTTCGTAGTAAATTGGAATTTGAATAGCCCCAAAGTGAGGAGGAGCAAAACGATTCTTCTCAATGAAGATATTCGCTGCGCCGGCAATCATCTTTTGCTCTCCATTATCATCTTCAATGTATGTATAAGAATCCTTAGCCGTCTTCTTATTCAACTTAAGGATAACAGATGAAGCATGGGCAATTGCCTTGCCTCCGGGATATCCCTCTGGATTCTTGAATGCAACCCCGGGAGATATTCTAAGTTGATTGATGAAAATAACAAGAACATTGTTTGCTGCTGCAAGACTTGCAATCTTATTAACTGTCTTGCCAAGCAAACGAGCAAGAGCAGCCATCGTATCTTTCTCAGCAGGATTTTCCATTACATAACGAGGAACAAGGCTTGCAACAGAGTCAAGAACAACAACTCCTGCTCCCTTTTTACAAGCATCCATTACGCAATCAAGAGCATATTCGCCATCAAAAGGTTTATCTGGATTCTTCTTATCGTACATCGTTTTAAGACCAAGCCTAGAACGATCTACGCCATTAATCTTTGCAAGAGACTCGCTGAAAGAGTTCTCAACATCAACCCAAATAGCAATCTTACCCATTCTTTGCGCTGAACCGCAAATCGCATACGCAAGAGAAGACTTACCGCCGCCTTCGCCGCCGTATATCATTACTATCTTACCAGTGGGTAGCCCTCCGGTATTCACTTCGTCTTCAGTATTATTCAAAAGACCGCTTGAAATAATGTAATCAAGTTCTGCATGTCCTGTTGGAATAAACTCTGTAGGATTCTCTTCGCCGCCGAAATCAAAACCTTCAAAGTTTGCTATCGCTGAATTCTTTTTCGCCATTTCAATTCTCCTTATCTCTATTCTCTATGTCGTAACAAAAACGCTGTGGCCAGTGTTAATTCACCAAAATTCATCGCCGTGTCACAAGGAATTGAACGGCGTTTATTTGAAATACTATCATATGAAAAAATGCTCCAAATGTAACAATGAATTTCCTGATTCATGCTTTAGTTTAAGAAAAACAAAGAACAAGACTACATACCTTTATAGCATCTGCAAAAAGTGCGAGAAAAAACGCATAGAGGCCTACAGAAAAGGAACTAAAAAAGGAGCCGTTTCAAAAAGGCTAATGTCCATTCGTTTTAATTGCAAAAAGAAGAACATTCAATACAACCTATCTACAGATTGGGTTCTAAATCGCTTAGAAGAAATAAACTGGACATGTGAAGTTACAAAAGAAAAGATGATGTGGAACCTAGAGGGGAAAACTAATCGCAAAGGCAAACCTGATAACGTCTGGAGTATAGACAGAATAGATCCTAAAGGTGGCTATGTTGTAGAAAACATTAGATTTGTTACGCACAAGTTCAATATGTTCAGGAAAGACTGGACAGATAAAGAAATAATTGAGATGGCAGAAGCCATTAAACGACTGTAGTTGCCCGCATATACGGGCAACCACAGCGTCTTTACTAACGATTGTTAGTTTTATTTAGAAGCCAAAGTCATTTGCGCTGGCAGGACCGGCTTTTGCAGCAACAGCAGCGGGAGCTGCGGGAGCATTACCAGTAGCAGCGGTCTTCTTAGGACCAAAGAGCTTAGCCTCAATCTCGGCTTGAGGAGTTGAAGCAAATTCCTTCTCCAAATCCCAAAGCTTACCATCATTGACCATCTTTACAGCCTCCCTATCCTCATCAGTCCAAGGAGTCTGAATAATCGGAGTGGTCTTATACTCAGTGCGTTTCTTGTCCCCGTTTGCAGGGATCTTTACAGTAATCTCGAAGTCAGCGCCGCCCTTGCCGCCGGGTTCTTGACCAGCAGCCTTAGCCCACATCTTGATTGCTTCAAAGACGCTGGCAGGTGCTTCCATAATCTTGAGCTTACCATCAGCTCTGTCGATTACGTTTGTAGCATAACGAAGCTTGGCTTCGATATTATACTTCTGCGCGATAACGCAGTTTTGTGGGTCTTCTGTGATAGCCCTATTGAACCTCTTTGGGTCATCTGGGCTAGCAACGTAATATGCGTAAAATGCACAGGGATCACCAACTGGACGAATGCGGAAAGAAGTTCCCTGAATACTTCCTGATAACTTCAAATACTTGCTATCAGTGCCTCCGCCTTTCTTACCCTTCGGACCATTATCAACATCGCCCCAACCAATAAGCTTACTCATTTCTAATCTCCTTTTCTCGGAACTCTAAAACTGTTTGAGTTCATCTATTTCTAACTTCTACATCTTCTCGAAACCCTGAAACGCTCAGAATCTCTATTTCTCTGTTCTCTTTTCTCGGTTCTCTACTAACTCAGTAACAATAGCATATAAAACCTAAAATTTGAACCATTTTAATCTAACAAAAAACCAAACTTTCCAAATCTAAACATTTATCCTCCCTTTATCCAACTGAGTATCTATTAATCGACAATTTATATCAACTTCTTTAGTATTTTCACCAAAATCTTTCAGTCCATACTAAAGTCTTCATTCAACTTTCCGGCCTTCTTCTGTATCGGAGGTTTTACCTCTGTATTTTGAGCTTTCACGGTCTCTTGTACTTCTAGGCTATCGAACCCCTCAGCGGCCAATTTTCCTGAAGATAATGACTTTTGTGAGGCTTGTATAGCCTGCTTTACAGGGTCTGGTAGAGCATTATAATTCTTTTCTAAGGAATTCGGCAAATTTTGCTGTTTCATAAGTTCGATTGAAATACTCAACTTCCTACTTAGTATTTCTTTTGCTTCTAGAAGATTATGATAAACATCCTTAGCAGATTGTTCCAAAGATTCTACTTTAGCAGCATACATTTCAACATCTCTCATATGTTCATATATGATACCATCTTGCTTTGCTGCTGGCTTTTCATGAAGAACCCTAGCAAGAACTCCCCTAAGAAGCTCTACGCCTCTCTTACAAGCAGCGCATTGTCCTGTTGCAAGAATCTTTATTTGGACAACCCTATCCAAAAAACTTTGAATCGTCGTAAGCTTATCTGACATACCATGTAAATCAGATATTTCAACACGAATACTTACTGTTGAATTTTCAAGCTCTGCAAGTAACTTATCTACATTTATTGGCTTTTTACCCTTCGTAAGGTCTCGAATAAATCTTTGTTTTTCAACATAGAATGAAATAAGCATTGGAGACGGGGCAACAAGCATCCATCCATCTTCATCTGGATCTGCTTTATACGAAGGAGTTACTTGGGAAACTGTTTCGCTCTCCTCTTGAGCATCTTCTCCAGGCTCTGTATCTTGATTATCAACGGCTTGTTTTTGCACCACGGGTTGTACCTCGCTAGGGGTAGGCTCTCCACCGAGAAATGACTTTGACAGTATTTCTTTAAAGGAGTCCTTACTTTTTTCTTGCTCGACTGGTCTTGGCTGTTCTGCTGCTTTAGATTTTTCTTCTGCCTTTGGCTGCTCTGTTGATTGGGTTGTTTCTTTTTTCGAGGCATCTTGCCCCCCTTTTTCTACATAAGAAACCTCAATATTAGAAGCGTTTTTAGGCAAAACGGCGCTCATCTTCTTAGCTTTTTGTTCAAACGTTTCAGCACTAACGTTAGTAACAACCTCTGCATAAGAAGATTCTTGACTTTCATCTGCTTCTTCTTTTATATTTGAGCCATCCTTGGGGATACCAAAAATGTCATCAAGAGTATCGTTTATCGGCATTGCTTCTTCCTTTAACTTCAACCAAGAGCGTCAAAATCTTTCTTTTCTTCCGGAGTCATTGGTCTTTTGTTATTTTCTTGGGTATTTGTAACAAAAGCCTTATATCCATTAAGCTGTAGCTCTGTCAAAACCCTATTAGCAGTATCTTCAAAATCTTCCCTAATCAAAGTTGTAATGTTATTGCTCTTTGACTTGAGAGTAGCAATAGAATCCCATTCGATTTCGTGTTCATGTTGAATCATAACGTCCAAAGTTTCAAACCTAGCAACGTTATACTTTCTAGTTATACTCTTGGTAATCGTTGATTTTCTTATTTGCTGTTCTGCTGACATAGAATTCTCCATTCTCTTGCTTCGACAACTCTTGTTTGTCTAAATTCTCATTTCACCCAAATATGTTCCCTATCGGAACTCCCTTTTTTCGTGCTTTCTTGAGATCTTCTCGTATAATCTCAAATTTCTTCATTATCGTCTCGCTGCTTTGACCCCTTCCCTGTTTAGGCCTGAAAAATCCAGCAGCCAATAAGGACTCAAAAGCCTTCATATCAACCATTTTTGTATCTGTTTTTTCTGCAAAGTCTGCCAAATCTGTAAACGGCTGTTTGGAAACTATATCATCAGCAGCATTCTTACTCAAACCCTTACACTTGATAGAAGGCATGATTTGAGAGCGAGGAATCCCATTTGCAGGGTCCGCTTTGTTTACAATCATATATTCTAACTTACACTGGTTTATCTGTCTTGGAAGAATCTCTATATCCATTTCGTTAGCCATCTTCTCAAGAGTTTCTACCTTTTCATATTTAGACCTGTTAATCTCAACATTCAGATATGCGGTAAGGAATTCTTCTGGATAATGAGCCTTAAGGTAAGCGGTAATATAAGAATTGTATGCGTAACAACAAGCATGCGCCTTATTAAAGCCATAATCAGCAAACGGCATGATTACCTTATCCCAGTAACCAGCAGAAACAGACTCTTCAATACCATTTTCTTTTGCGCCAGATATAAACCTTGCTCTATACTTAGCAAGCAACTCTGGCTTCTTCTTACCAATTGCCTTAATAACAACGTAGCCTTCGGGAATCGAGAATCCTGCTACAGAGTTACAAATCTGCATTACCTGTTCTTGATAAACAAGTAAACCGTATGTCTTTTTCACATGAGGTTCAATATACTGTCTCAAAGACGGATGAAAATAACTCATACTTTCAGTTCCATCTTTTCTATTACAATATGTTGGAATAGACTCCATTGGACCGGGGCGATACAAAGAAATACCAGCCATGATATCATCAAGAGAATCAACCTTGATTCTCACCATAGCCTTTTGCATTCCCGGCTCTTCGCATTGGAATACACCAGTCAACTTGCCGCTTTTATATAGGTCGAATGTTTTCTTATCATCTAAAGGCAAGTTCCAAATATCAACCTTGATCCCATAGTTTTGCTCAACAAGTTTGCAACATTGATTTATAACAGACAATGTACTCAAAGCAAGAATATCAAACTTGATTAGGCCAAGCAATTCTAGATCGTTATACTCAAACTGTGTTGCAAAAGCAAACCTTACCTCTCCATCATCTCCTGCATCTTCGTCTTTAATCTTACTTTGACGCAAAGGAGCTATATCTGCTAGAGGCTCACTAGAAATAACAATACCGGCAGCGTGGACTCCAAAAGTTGATAATAGCCCCTCAATACTATCTGAATGTTGTAATATGTCAGGGTATTTGTGCATGTAGTAAGCGAATTTGCCACACCACTTATTAGCGTCTTTGACTGTCTTAATCGCATGTTCCTGTCCATCCTCTCCCTCTATCTTTAGAAATGCTCCGTACTGGGGAGGTAAAGAATCGAGAATTTCTCTGCCTAAAAGATTTGTTTCCGTCTTCCATGCATCATACCCTTTGAAAAACGAATTCTCCGGATCTAACGCCTTGACAGCTCTAGTTACAAATGATCGAAGTTTCAGCGCAGAATAAGTACCAATGTTTCCAACGTTTTCTCTTCCATATGTATCTATGATATACTTATAAATCTCTTCTCTGCGCTCATAGTCAAAATCGGAATCAATATCAGGAAAGCCCTTACGAGCAAAAGCTCTACGTTTAGGCAAAAACTTTGAATCATTCGCCGGCTTTTTATCAGTCATCCCAAGAGCATAGGCCGTCCATGAATTGATATCATTACGATGACCCTTTTTACCTTCAGAGTGCTTCCATATAAAATGAAACTTTTGTAGAACAGGCTTATCATCAAGCCCCTCTGTCTTTTCCATAATATCAAGCTCCTTCTCAACCAAAGGTAGAAGGCTCTTGTCTTTTACAGCATCAAGGATTTCTTGCTTCATATCCGCCATTTTAAACCCCAAAACACATTCCAGTACGACCTTTTTCTTTTGCGTAGCGACTTTGCTTAACAATCAAAACTTCTGTAGCTGATGATTTCTTTTCCATTTTCTGCATATGCTTTACAACATTTTTCTCATAAAATACGAAACCATCGCTCTCGGTATACAAAGATCGGATAAAAGGACTATCATAGTATGAAATTGCACAACTTCCGTCTATCTTTTTGACAACCTCAGAAAGAGCCTTATGATCAAAGCCTTCAGTTTTATTAACATGATAAAAGGCCTTCTCTACATCCTTATATGGAGGATCAAGATAAAACAAAGTCTCTTGACAATCCCATTTCTTAATACATTCAATATAGTCTAGATTTTCAATATATACACCCTTGAAGAACTTAGCGCATCTATCAATAAAATCAGGAAGAGCAGCCCATGACAAGCAAATATTCTCTCCTGTTCTAGATACACACCAAGTTCCATCTTCTTTACCAAACATTGACTGTCTATTGTAGATAAGATAATTTCTGGCCCATTCAACAGGATTTTCTTTGATAAAATCTCTTTCAGACTCAATGTATTCAACCGCTTTTTCTAATTCTTCTCTTGAATATAGAGTAAGTTCTACTTTTTGTAAAAACTCTTCTTTATAGTCTCGCAATACTCTAAAAAGATTCCAAACATGACTATCTAAATCATTGTATACAAGTCTATAATTAGCATCAGACTGTGGCATAGCAAAACCAACAGCAAAACTGCCGCCAAATGGCTCGCAATAAACAGTATGAACTGGAAGCAACTTAATGATCCAATCTCTAATCTTCACTTTGCCTCCAACTCTTTTTATGATAGTGTCTGCCATTAATCAAAAAGTCCTTTATATGATTCTTTTGGTCGCTCCACTTTTCTAAAGAACGAGAGAGGTATACAAGCCCACAAATCATAATAGCCAGTTTCACTTCTTAATCTTTTTTGCAATAATCCAGTAACAAGGATTTCTTCTGGTTTATCGCAAAAGTTTTCTTTTTCCAAAGAGGATTTATAATTCTTTTCAATCCAATCAAGTATATTTACTCTTTTCTCTACAAAGAGAGAATCTGGATTACTTGAATTATAACAAACAACAATATCTGCTTTAGAATGCTTAACGCCTGGAATCTTATCAGTTTTGTATCCAGAATATATCAATCTGTTATGATTTTTGTTTATCTTGTAGTAAAAAGTTCCGCAAACCGCAACAGAGTATTTTTTCTCGCCGGCTTCTATGTAAAAATCTATTCCGCATTGATCTTCTTCTCTTGATGATTTTATTACAGTCCATCCTTTTGCTTCAAAAAAATCACGAACAATATCTTGAGCGCTCCTGCCTTTATCACTTCCTCCATGATTATCATTTGGATGTTTCCAAGATATTTTGCTTGACATATTTATCCTTTCAATACCTATCTACGCCGCCCGCGTCATCCGTAACATCTCTATCTTCAAACAGTTCCTCATGACCAGAAGCATCTTCTTTACTAACAGTAACTTCTCCAAAGAAATCTTGATCCTGAATAAAATGCTTATCATCAAAACCAAGAAACCTTTCCCAAATCAAATCATACTTCAATGGATCTGGCCCATACGAAATGCCCAAAACTCTCAGAAGAACACTAGCATAACCAGAACCTCTACCGCAACCAGTGAGGATATTTTGATCCTTAGCCTTCTGTATATAATCTCGCACAATAAGGAAGTAAGTGGCGAAATCGTATTTGTTATTATCCCAAGCAACTCGAACGTCTTCAAGTTCTCTCTTCAATCTGTCAATATGAGGTTGACTTTGATCCCATCCAAACTTTTTCATTCCATCCCATGCAAGATGAGAAAGGAAATCAAAAGGAGAAGCAAATCCTTCGGGAATCTTATATCTTGGGAGCCTCATGCCAGAAGTCAGATTTTCATATATATCCTTAGCATCAACCTTATCAGCAACCATCACGGTATTTAGAAGAAACTCTGGATGATTACCAAAAGCAACAGCCATCTCAGGAGCAGACTTAAGATAAAACTCTCGATAAGGGAAGTGAAGCCTCTTTGGATCGTTTAAGCACCTACTCGTACTCATGCACATAAGAAGCTCTTGAGACATTCCATGTTCTTTCTTGCAATAATGACAATCATTTGTTGCAATAATCGGAACGCCCATTTCATTGCCAAGTTTGATTATGTCAGGTATAATAGCTCCCTCTGCTTCAATACCGTGATACATAACTTCTAGATGAAAATCTTCTTTGAAAATATCCTTGAAAAGAGCAACAGCGGCCTTTGCCTGATCATATCTATCGTGCAAAAGATTAGCATTAACAACGCTACTCAAACATGCAGAATTACACATAAGACCTTCGCTATGCTCTGCAAGAAGAGGGATATCAATGCGAGGGTCTATATATACTCCCTCTGTCCATGACTTTTGAGATAGCCTACAAAGGTTTTGCCAACCCTTCCAGTTTTTGGCAACTAAAACAAGATGACGGTTGCCTTTCCTTCCATCAGTCTGACCTTCAATAATCTTGTTGCCTTCTTTCTTTTCACCTCTATGATTATGATTCTTAGAAAGATAGAACTCGCAATTATGTAAAATGCAATCAGAAACATAACTATTGTCTTCTTCTACTTCAAAATTAAATACTTCTGCAACATCTTCTGTTTTTGAAACGGAAACCAACGGCTTGTAAAGATAGCGAGAGTCTTGAAGCGTTCTTGCATATTTCCTGTCTGGATTATAAGGGACAGCATATGCAATTTGACTATTTTCTTGCTTTATTTCCGCAACAGTTGCCCAATGACCTAAATCAGCCAGCAATTGCCTAACACCCCAAGCCAATGATTTAGAAATAACCTTAAAAGTTCTTTGTCCTTCCTGTTTGGCATCTCCATCAAGAACCCCATCTAAAAAGGCTTTTCGTAAACTCGGAATAGCTGTCAAAATTTCATAAGGAACCTTTTTGTCAGTAGCACCAGAACCGCAAAGTCCTTCAAATAAATAAGCAAGAGGCAAACTAGCGAAACTAATTTCTATTCCACCTTTTTCAGGTCTAGGTTGTATATTTATTTCAATTCCAAAATATCTATCTACAATTTCCGCAATTCTATCAGCCAAATCCTGTTCATGAATTCCTAAAGAAAATCTTATACCACCACTTAATGAATGATCTTCATATCTAGAAAAAGAACCTTCAGCAGCAAATAATCCAAGCAAATAGCTTATATCTTCATTCAGTTTTAACTCACATGGTAAATCCCAGGATTTTAATGAATCGTATTTATTGATTTTTTCTATCTTTGAAATAAAACCATCAACACAACCTAATCTTTCCGGCATATAAGAGAGAACATCTATAACCTCATTCGTTCCAAAAAGCTTTGGCAAACATATGTAAGTTTTGTACGTTGACATACCGAGTTTTTTGGATGTTCTTCCTGCTATCAATTGATCTGCTCGAACCCATTTAAGTAAATTAGAATGTTCTGGAACCGCTTTATCTATATCCTTATTTTCTATTGTTCTAACCAATAATGGATGCTCATCTGTTACGGTTATAGTCCTACCTAGTCCTGAAAACTTAAGAGTATAAAAACTTCCATTATGGATTCTTCTGGAAGTAGACAATACCTTACGGAATCTTCCATTATGAGTCAGGACTAAATCACCTTCTATGATATTCTCAACAGATTTAATCCCTTTAGAGGTAACTATTTCTTGTCCTCTAAGAAGACATCCCACAATAGGCTTTATTCCAATACCATTACATTCTTGAATAAACTTGATAGCGCCGCCAATATTACCGTGGTCAGTCAAGGCCAAGGCCTTAAATCCCATTTCCTTAGCAGCCTTTGGAAACTGAGATATCTTATTCAGCCCATCAAACGACGAATACTCGGAATGATTATGCAGATGCACAAAATCACTATTGCTTATGATTCTAGTCATGGTTGATTATCGTCCTAAAGAAATCCAATACCTACAAGAACACTAGGTATGTTTTTTAGGATCAAATCTTTCTCTTATGCCTTTTTCTTTGTCATTAACCCATTTAGGTTTTGTGTTTCGCAGATGTTCTCTTACGTCTGCACACCTTTCCCACACAGGCCTTCCATCTTTTACAGCAGGAGCGGTAATCGCTTTGCGAATCTTCTTGCCACTTTCTGGATCTATAGTTAGAGAATCTTCACTCATCTTTTGAAAGATTTCTATGACTTCGCCGGTAGGCTCGTCTTTATCATTCAGAATCTGATATTGGTAATATGGCATTATCTTTACTATAACCTGCGCATTGAACAACTATAGATGCTATATGACTCTTTTTATATATCTTCCAATTAACCTGCCTACCAAAAACAGTTATCTTGACTGGTTCTATTGGGTTGGTACAGTCTCGTGTTTCGCAATCATTGCAAAGAGGACAAACAACCCCAACTGGACCAACCGGCAATCTATCAAGCGGAACAAGTTTACACTTGTAGATACTCATTCTTCATCCTCATCAGACTTTTTGCGTATTCTCTTTGCGGCAGTTTGAGCCTTCTTCATAGCGTTCTGCCTTTCTTCCAAAATCAACCTTGCCTCTTCATCAGAGATAACCGGAGATTGTTCGGCTTTAGTAACAAGAGATGTTGCAGGGCTACTTCCTTCTACAGCTTCTTGTATCTGTCTAATAGTATCTTCTTCCTCTGTTCCGCCAGTATCATTTTCTAAATCAACTATAACAACCTCTCTTGATGGTTTAAGAGGATTTACAGACTGCTTAGACTGAACGAGGCGAGGCTTAGGAAGGGATGGACGAGCAACCGGAGCAGAAAGCTTAGCAACAGGCTTAGGCAATGAAGGAGAAGTTGATGGCCTTCTCCCCTCTATAACACCCTGAGTAACAAGAAACTCTGTTACTTCTGGGAACATAGCGACAGGAAGAGATGTTGCAACCTCTCCATTTTCATCTAACAAACCTATGCAAGGGCCATATTCTTGAGACTCAAAAAGCCTCAAAGAAATGGAGTAAGTATTTCCTCCGCTCTCATGCTCGTATTCAAAATCTATTCTCTTATTAGACTTAATTGCCATTTGTGTCTCCTATCATTTTCTTTCTTATAAAACCCCTGATTTTTTCTTGATTTCTTCTGAGGTTATCTTTTGTGACTAAAACAAAACTCGGTTCTTTAGGCGGAGGTATGTACTTACTACACTTCGTACATATCGTGCCAAACACGTTCAATCTTTCACCAATATCATTTGAACAAAAAGGGCAAATCATGATAAATCCTCAAGATCTTCATCTTCATCTAGCTCTTCAAACACCATTTCTTTTCTCTCTCCAAATCTTTTATCAAGATATGCTGAATCTATAATATGAGTATCCCATTCAGCTTTCCAAAATTCAAGCCAAGATTCAACAACACCTGGTAGCGGTTCCGGGGTTTTCCATCCAAACTCATTACACCAATATGTAAGGCAGCGAATATCTGTATTGTGCAAATCTTTATTAGATGGCATATATTCAGATATATACACTTTACCATTATTATAAAAATGACATATCAAAAAAGCGAAACCAAATGGACTCAATATTGTAACCTTAGAACGGATCATCCAGTCGCCTTTGTTATTGAATGCTCCCGTCTTGTTCGCAACATCTGACATAATTTTACAAACATCAGCAAAATGTCCATTTGCTTCCAAAAGAGTTAGATCGGAAAATTGAATTTCAAAATCCATTATCAGAAAACCTTGTTCATCTCCGTTTGTATATCGTCCTTTTTTGCGGCCTTTATCCTATCAGATCTTGGAATATAATCATCAAAAATATTGGATACAGAATCTATTCTCTTTTTAGCAAACTCAACATCATCAGGAGAATTATCAATACCAATATAGTTTCTACCAAGAACTTTAGCAACAACGCCTGTCGTTCCAGTTCCCATGAATGGATCTACAACAGTATTTCCCCTATATGTAAATAGCTTGACTAATCTTCTAACTAATTCTTCTGGATAAGGAGCAGGATGATCGTTGAGATTTCTTGTTTCTGGTTGAATAAACCATGTACTAAAAGTCCAATTCTGGAACTCTTCTGAAGTCATATCCGAAAGCTCTGGATCTCCCTCAAGTTTCCAGTTTCCCTTAGACCAAACCATAATATACTCATGATTTCTTCTAATAGCAGGATTTGAACAAGACATATACGAACCAAAAGCGGTAGCCCTACCAGACCAATTCTGTTTGTACCAGCAAATTTCAGTTCTATACTTTAGTCCGACTTCTCTACCAGCGTTTATTAAATCGCCAGCAATCGGTCTCATATATTCTTCATCATCTTGACGATTTCTAACGGAATCTATATTGATGACAAGTCTTCCTCCATCAACAAGAATTCTTTTACATTGAATGAATATATCCTTTAGCCAAGAAACATAAACATGATAAGGATCATTATCGTTTCTATTGCCATATCCCTTAAGATCTATATTGTACGGTGGAGAAGAAACAACCATATGAACGCTTTCATCTGGAATTTTCTTAAGTCCATCAAGTACATCGCTTAGTATAATAGTATTTAGTAAACTCATAATCACTCCGAAAAAATCGTTTTTACCGCTTCAAGTCTTGATTTTGCTATTTCTAGGGCCTTTTGATTTTTGTCGCATCCAACTGGAAATCTATTTTTAATTATTGCCGCTTCAAGCAATGAACCGCTACCGCAAAATGGGTCCAAAACCCTGTCGCCAGGATTACTCCAAATATCAACAACTCTTTCCATAAGTTTCAACGGCTTCTGCGTTGCATATCCATTCTTTTCTGGCTCGTTCCTGCAAATAGCAGGAATATCAACCCACCAGTCCTCAAGCAGCTTACCTCTTTTTTCGTAATGTTCCCAAGGAATCTTCTCTTTTGACCATGCGGCATCTCCGCCAACATTCATCTTCGTTTTATATGGAATTCGAGGCTGGTTAAACGTATAATTTCCAAGACCATACCAAAGAATAGTATTATGCTTTCTCGGCAACCATCTCTTTGTACTCGCAGGATTACTAAAGCACCATATTATTTCATTCATGAAGTTTTCTCTTCCAAAAACTTCATCCATCAAAACTTTTATGTAATGAATAGCTTTATAATCCATATGAACAAGTATACTAGAGTTTGGCTTCATTAACTTTCGAATATTATCAAAACGATTATGCATATACGTTATAAAGTCATCAAAAGTTTTACCTTCTCCATAGTATACATCTTCGCCTTCGCAGCTATACGGAGGGTCCATATAAACAAGATCTACTAAATCTGTTGACAGACTCAAGCAATCAGTATTATGCAACTCATATCTCATTTACTTTTGATCCTCTCAGTTTTTCTATCTCTTCTCTCTTCTTTTTATCTAGATATATCTCGTATCTTATCTTAGTTCTTGCAGGTATCGCTTTCGCTAGTTTTTCTAAATCGTCTAGTCTGTCAACCAGCACATAAGAATCCACCATAGCAAACACCTTTTCAGCAATTGCAAGGTCTTCGCTGTTGAAATCTACTTTTGTTAAGAAATCATGCATATGAGAACTAATAAACAGTGAAGAAGCGACGATTCCCTCATCTTTATCATCCTTATCACCAGATTCAGAGTAAACGATTATTTCTCTGATTATAGAATCAACTACATCATCAATATTTATATTGAGGCCTTTTAGAAGCCTCTCTACTGTATCCCTTATAGATATTTGTTCATATGCAGAAACAAGCTGGACTATCCCTCCAGCGCATTTACATCCATAACAATAAAAATCTTGTCCATCAGGTTTGTCATACACAAAGAAAGATGGAGTATTATCTTTTGTATGAGTAGGAAGAGGACATCTGTATTTATATCTATCTCCCTCATGGCTATTCCATGAAACATTCTTGGAAGCAAGATAATCAGTTATCTTAATTGATTTGGAAATTGTATCTAGTATTACGCTCATAGATCAAAACCTAAATCTGAAACCTGCTTTCTAGATGGTTTCTTTATGGCAGGCGGAGGCGGTTCTAAATCGAATGACAAATCAATATCAGGATTAACTACCATGTCTTCAGCCTTCTTGACGAAACTTGAAGACTCTTCAGAGAAATTATACGTTGCATTGACAGAATAGTAAACCTTACCAATATGAGGATTTACTTCTATCTCAGCTTTTGATTCATTCTTCATAGATCCAAACATAGTAGAACCATATCTGGATTTGATACAAACAAGGAACAATTTATCTTTAGCTTCTGGATGAGGGAACTGCGCATAAATATGATCAGCATCAGCAGAGAAATCATGAGAACCCCTAAGAGCATCAGAACCGACACTCTGTTTACCATCTTTCTGATTTCTCAACGACTTAATTGCTTCTCTATTCAACTGAACTGCCGAAAGAACAGCAAATCCCATTTTCCTTCCAAGTTGTCTAAGGTCTTTGCACATCTGACCGTACCAAGAATGCTCGGCCAGTTTTTGATACCAAGGGTCAGGGCCAAGAATGGAAATATAGTCAATAACAACAAGCCTTGGCCTGAAGAAATGATATCTCTTCTCTATTTCTGCTCTAATCTTAGAAACAGTCATTCTTTCCTGAGCATCTAATATAACAAACTTAGATTCTATCTTCTTGAAATCCTCGATAGCCCTCTTAATCTTTTCTTTATCCTCATCTTTCAGCATTTGAGGTTTCGAAAGCTTCTCCGAAGGAACCCCGGACTCTCTTGATATGATTCTTTGCATAAGCCTATCTTTAGGCATTTCCAAAGATACATACAGCACATTTTCTTGAGATTCTTTACATACATTCAAGGCCATATTAATCATCGTTGCCGACTTATATCCGCCTACGTCAGCTACAATAAGCGTTAGAGAACCAATATCAAGACCAATTGGCATTGTATCATCAAATGGCTTTATTCCTGTAGGAAGAGTTTTCTTCGGGTTTTTAATCTCTTCTTCAAGACTCTTGTACCAATCATCTCCGTAATTAGAAACATCCGCCCATGTTGCAATTTTACCATCAGAAGAACTCGCTCTCAACAGAACCAGATCTTCCGTTAAACCATCAATTGCCATTGCCCAGTCTTGAGACTTCTTACCGTTAAATTTTTCTAATAACCTAGTTGATTCTTTCTTTAGAAATCCCTCTCTAACTCTTCTAACCATAAGAGGGAAATCATTACGATCAACTCTTTCAAGGTCTTTTATGCTTGTATAGTTATTGCGTTCGGCAACAACAGCAAGCTTAGAACTAGAGACTTCGCTTTCTGTCCATTTCCTATAATCGCCATTTGCAACAGATCTCGCAACAAAATCAAGATAATACTCTTCTGTAAACTTTTGTTCTTCTTTATACGAATTGATAATACCATGAACAATTATCTTACACTTTGTATCAAAATGTTCTGGACTAATTTGTTCAGCAATAAACTCAGGGATTAGCCCTTGATTATTCAAAAGAATATTAAGAAGCTTTTGTTGGGCTTCCGAATCATTAATCATTTTCCCCCTCCAACAGAAATAAGCCAAGAATTCTTAGAAGACACCATCTTTTGAAAAGTATATCCAAGGCTATGAGTATAATCTTTTGCCAACACATCAAAACTGCAAACCAAAATTGTTGGCAATTTTTGTTCTATTCTTGTCATCAAAAAATCATCAAACAAAGTAACAAACTGTTGATGATTAAAATCATCTTCTCTTAGGGGTAAACTTATATCATCAATACAAAGCCAATCGCATTCTTTCAAATCATAAGACCTCTCTGTTCGAAGCTTCAAATCTTGCTTAAGAGTTTGATATGAAATTACAGAATAAGTATCCGCTCTATTAGTTGCAAACAATTTTCTCCATATCGCTTCTTTGAGAATCAAACAAGCAATCATTGTTTTGCCTGCCGGCAAGAACCTTGGAGATTGTTTGCCTTCCTTTTTCCCAATCAAATTATCTCCATGAATAATAACAGCGTCTCCATCTGAGAATCGCTTATCCATTTGAGAATACTTGTTATATGATTCTCGTCCTCCAGTCAAAAGGACTCGATCAACTCCGCCAAATAAATAGTTGCGTAATGTATTTTGTATTTCAAGTCTATTATCTTCGCTCCAAACATGCTGTTCAACACCATCTTTGGATACTATGATTCCGCTAGCATTTTCTATTGTTAGATCTCTATACTCTGAAGGGATAACATAGTCAATATTGCCTCGTATTTCTGCTAGCTTCTTACAAAAACAACCCTCTTTGCGGGAACACTGATCTCCGCCAGCATAATGCGGACACGGAGCAGGTTTACCATTTTCGTTACCGGCAGACTTGTAAAAGCTGTAACGATATTTCTTTATGATTAGACTAAGATCCAACATAAATCATTCTCGGCATATTCTGTCATTTTCATAACCAAAGCACAACATCAATTGTTGTAGCACAATATTCCATTGATGAAAAAGCTGTAATTCTTTTCGCAGGAAATACTATAAGAAGTTCTATTTCCAATATTCTCTTTCTTCAAAACCCTTACTCCAACAACGGAAGAATCAACCAGTTTTGATATTGGAGACTTAGATACATCTATAAATCTATGCTTTATAAAAGAGTTAAGTTGGTCTGCTATCAAGTAGCTCATGATTGAAGATTCTTTTTCAAAACATTCAATCTTCTTATATTTGTTTTCAGGAATTTTACATACACTCTTGAGATACGACAAGGACTTCCCAAACTTATATCCCAAAAGATCAACTATGTATGAGGGGTTCTCCAAAAAGTCGTTCATGAATTGTTCGACTTTGACAACCATTTCCTTATGAAGTATTGGAATACTAGTAAAAAAGTCTTCAATATGACTACTATCTATAATAGTACAACATTTTTCGCTTCTGAATGGAACTATACCAAACAATAGCAAAGACTTTCTAAGCCTATCAAAAACTACTTCATTGTTTATAGGCATAGAAACGAAGGGTTTATTCGTTGTTCCTTCTAACTCATCTACAAATCCAAACTTAGAACCTGTATGAAAATATCCTGACAAATAATAGCAAATCATCTCTTGATTTTGCGAGGCTAGGTTATTCAAAAAGCTATCAATAACCATAGCAACAACTTTATTCTGAAATCTAACAGAATCATTCTTTACTTCAGGTTCTACAAGAAATGTATCTTGCAAAAAGCTTGCTAATAAGTGACAAACAACCCTGCTCTTACTATGAAAAAGAACATCTCCGCTCTTAGTATCGTAAAAGCCACCGGCATCTATCATGCCCGATATAACAGCAAGAGTTGTTATGAATCTTACAGAAACCCTTACATCAGCAGTATGAATCTTACTACCGCTTCTTGCTTTTATCTTACCGCTTTTCTTTCCCGGAAATACGTCATTTAATGAGAAGTTCTTTTCGTGTCTAGGAAGAAACTTCGGGACCATTACAAGATCGCCAATTGCTATATCCTTGGCTTCTATGTTGAAAAGGTCTCCATTCCTGTTTACAAGAACATCCTGACTACTTGCTATTTCAATAAAATTGCTTGCACAAGTAAGCTTTATCAAATCCTGATTGGATTCGCAAATCTTAACATCAGATATGTTCATTTTCTCCATTTTCCAAGTGGTGTTATTGAATCCATAAACACTAATTGGAGAATCACTCAAAGATAGGTTCGCCAAATCTTTTACCTTGTGACTGCGACCAAAAACGTCATGAATAAAACAATCTCCACCAATAGATGTTGAACAGTCCTTTGATTCGCTTGGGTTAGACTTTGGTTGTTTTTTCGTCATGATTATGTTCTTTAATGGGCTTAAGTACCACAAAAACAATGTTGTCTGATACTCTCATTTCGTCCCATTTTGCTACATCACTCAAGTCAGACACGGCTTTTGTCAAAAGTTCTTTAGCATTAGCCATGAATGCTCTTTCTCTTCCTTTTAGCTCAATACCAAACTTAACAATACATTTCTTACCAAGCATATTTCTAATCTTCGTCTTCTTAATCTGTATATCATTCTCACCAGTCTTAAGATGAAACATCATTTCTTTTGTTTCAACAGGCTTAGATGAGGTTTTCTTTTTCGAAGCCTCAAACTTCATCTTACCAGCATCTGCATACTTGCAAATAGGCATACCTTGTTGCGTTTTCCCTACTTGAACAAGATCTAGACCCTTGCCTTTCGCCTGAAAAATGGCATTCTTCTTATTGGTCTCTCCAATATTCTTGCCGCTTTCATCAATCAAGACAACAGAGTATCCGTAAATCTCTTCATTTGCAAAAATTCTAACACTCACTATAAAACTCCTTAAACGTACTTCTTTCCTTTGTTTGTAAACTCAACTCTTTCAACCTTACAGGTTTTCAAAAGCTCTTCCAAATTACGATCAATGTAATCTGGCGAATAAGGAGAAAACTTAGCAGTTACATCTCGTATTTTTGCTGCAATAGCGTCTCCTGATCTCGTTGCATCCTTATAGAACCTAACAATAGCCTCTTTTGCGTCAACAGAAGACAAATTCTTCTTCTTGTGAAGCCAAACAAAAGATATAACAAGACCATAGCTCAATAAGAAATTAACTCCTCCAGAGTCAAACATCTTATCAATATTCGAAAAATCAATAATCTTAGTTTCTTCTACGACTAATTGCTTATTATCATTCTCTTTCAAAAACCTACTTATATATCTTTCATACTTCAAACAGTATATAGTAAACTGAGAACTACTAACTAGCGAATCTAATTGAGTTGAAACAAACCACTCAATATATTCTTTGAGAGTCTCTTTGGTTACAACTTTATCTGTCTTCTTCAAAAACTCTTGCTTTACAGAATCTATAAAAGCCGCCTGTCTTGCAACTCCAATACTCGAATCAAATACTTCCTTCAAAGACTTGTCCTTGTCTCCGCAAAGGCTTCTGAAGTATAAAAAGAACTTCTTACTACCCCATTCGCTCACCGGAACTGTTGCATAAGCCTTTTTAACCTTGATATCTTTCCACTTGCATATCTTGGCCGGCTTGCTGGGCACATCAATAATCTCTAATGTATCCTTTGAAGAAACTCTATTGGCCGTATCCTTATGACTTCGCGACAAAATACCCAACATCATGTCATCAGCGCTAGTTTGCATCTTTTTGCCCTTCTTTTCCATATCATTTACCAATGATTAGATACTCGACTCCTGTTGTATTTCCAGAAGCCCTGTACTTATAATCGTATTCTATTTCCTTAACCACAACAGTCTTCTTGTGCTTCTCTATCATACCTGATATCGTCCCGATATCGGACCAGCTACTATCGTTATAGCTAAGCACCCAATAAGATTCTTTTGGCAAGGCAACGAGAAGATTCTCAAATGATTCCCCATACGTTTTAGCCTTTGAAAACTTCTTAGAAGCAAGTTTCAAGTATTCAATTTCATCAAAAGACTTTCTAGCCAAATACTCTTCAAAAAACTTGTACATGAATGCGTAATCGCTCTGCTGCCCTCCGTATGGCGGATCTATATAAAACATATCAATCTTTGAAGATTCTTCCCTCTTAAGAAAATCAAAAACATCATCATTGTACAAATGAGGTTGAATCCCTTTCCTATTATAAACAAGAGGCTTCATTCGATAGAAGTTCATCTCTGAATTTTCATTTCTCTGATGCTGTAATCTATGCTCAAGAGAAGCGATAACTTGACCGCTATTAAGCCTTCCGCCAACAAAGCAATGAGTCATTATAAACTGCATAAGACTCGCATTGGCAACATAGAACTTTGGAGAGTTAACGCCAAAAAGCCTTGCAGAGTTTGTATAAAAAGCATCAATATACTCCGCTTCTCTCTTTGTAAACCTAGAATCTCCATATTTATCGCTTACAAAGAAATCTGTACTTTGTACATCTCTGCTATCAAGCAAAAACTTCCACTCTTCTTCTGTAATAAATCCTTCAGTTGCAAAATTCAACGCATAGCCATTGACAAATGAAGATAAAAGAAGTTCATTTGCATATACCTCTTTGCCCATTTCTCTAAAAAACGTTCCTACAACAAAGCTCCCGCCAAAAAGGTCACAAAGCGACTTTATATCATTGTATGGAAGAGCATCATATATCTCTTTGAAAATAGATGCCAATATCTTTCTCTTGTTACCAATATACGGATTTGGCATAGAAAGAAACTGAGATTGCGCATTGACAGCATCAACAAGCATCAAGTCTCTTTCGCTAGTTGCAAATAGATTACTATAAATTTCAGGTTTGCGAGGCATGACCTTCGCCTTTAAAGTCTCGAATTACGAACTCTGGCTCTGTTTCGTAGATTCTTCTTCTGGCTTTGCTATGAGACAGCATATACTTCATATGATCGTAAAAATCAACGATAAATGCGTCTTTCTTCACAAAACCCGTGGATGGGTCTTCAAACGTTCTAATAACTCTTCCGATTCGCTGCAAAGCTCTAGTCTGAGACTTACCAGATCCTGCCAAAATAAGGCCATCAAGAGGCTTTACATCTACGCCTTCATCAAAAATTGATGTAGCAATAGTTACAGGAATTTCCTTTTTCCTCATACCATCAATATGATCGGCCCTTGCTTTATGACCATGAGTTCCATTTACGAAAAAGCTATTTGGAATCAAAGACTCAAGCAATTCACCATGTTCAATATGTCGCACAAGGATAAGAACGTGCCTATTATTATCTACCATGTTCTTAGCAATATTCGCAATAAGAACATTTCTTTCCTCATTAGTAACTATGCCTTCTTTGTAAACAGTATTATACGCGACATCTTCATCAAAGTTCTTTTTAGTATGAACGAAGTATATAGTTGGCTTGACCAGTATTCCCTTCCTAATAAGGAAGGATGCATTTATTTCGTTAATCAGCTTTCCAAAACAAGAGTCAATAAGGAGGTCATCCCCCATGTCTCTCCAAGGAGTTGCCGAAAGACCAAACCTAAAACGAGCATTAACAGAATGGTCCGCAAGAACCTGGCAAGTTTCAGCAGCCCAATGCTGAACTTCGTCGCAAATCATTCCCTTTGCATTATGAATCAAATCAGCAATTGCGTCTCTTTTCTGTTGCAATTCTTCTGATATCTTTTCTTCTTCATCTTCATCATCAAACTTCTTATACTTCTCTCCAACCGCTCGCACAGCGGTTTGAACAGTCATAACATTTACTGCTTTTATGTCAAACTTACCGCCGCCGATCATTCCAACTTCTAACGGAGAACCATTCATAACTAAGAACTTTTGAAGTTCGCTCTGCGCCTGCCTAAGCAAGTCATTAGATGTAACATAAAATATGAACGGAGAAACGCACAGTTTCTGAATAATGCCAGCGCCTATAGCGGTTTTTCCGCCGCCGGTAGCAACCTTTATAATGCCTCTTTGTTGCTTTACTGCCTTGTTTATAGTATCTTCTTGATAGTCTCTTGTTTGAAACTCATCGCTACAAGAAATCTGAACAGAGTTAGTTTTTGGCTCGCTTCTTTCATCAATAGAAGACACCGGGATACCATACGCCCTGAAAAAATCAAAAGCCCTACTAAGAAGACCTGTTGGGAAATGAACCCCATCCTTCTTGATAGAGCATCTACAATATTTTTGACTATAACAAACTGTTGTTATATAGCCATCCCAGTTTTTAGCGTTTTTGCCTCGCCAAATAGCATTCGGATCTTTGTATCCAAGAGTTTTCTTGAACTCCTGATAAAGATCCTTGTTCATCTTTCCTATTACGAAAGTAGATGAATCCGTAACCCTTAAGGTTACAGACTGAGCATTATCTGTCATAAAGTTCCTACTTCAACCTTTTCTGCAACCGGAACATCTACACCAAACTGATATATCTTCTTAGAAGGAACCTTGTTCTTTCTCTTCAACTTATCTTCATCTTTGTCATTAAGTATAGAAGACTGCCCGTTATTATTTTCGCCGGGTAAAGAACCAGGTTGCCTCTTATAGTCAGATGAGAGTCTAACGAAACTATTTGTTAGTATTGTTTTCACTAGGATTGTTCCTTGCAAGCAAATACTGCAACCTCTGATTTGAGATATTAAGCAAGCTGGATAAGCCTTCTTTACTTGCTCCAACTCTATAAAATGCATCTATAAACTGCCCATTTCTAAGCATTGGAAGAGTATTCTCTGCATTGTTCAAGTGCTTTTGAACCCTTGCAACAATAACCTTTAGAAAATCTTCTTCCGTCATTCCATTATAGTTTACTTCATCTGGCATATTATTTCTCCATCACCACACTCTTGTCTTGGACAACAATTCTTGCAATGTGGCATTCGGCGATACAACCAAATCTTCACTTTGAACTCTAAGAAGAAGTTCAAATGGAAGTTCGGATATACCCCTTGCTCTTCTCTCTTCTTCCACCTTATCCCAAAGCCCCTTACTAAAATCCTTCAAACTTTCTGTTGTGGACCAGTCGGAACCTCTTACTGAATCTAACATCTTTTCGGTTAATCCAAGGAACCAGAAGTTACCAGTCATAGGAGAAAACTGAGCGGTTTTTAGAGAATCTCCCTTTTTCACTCCCAATGCCATATCTTCTATATCTTGAGATTGACAAATAACAGATAAAACGCCTAAGAAACTTGCAACTTCCTCATCGCTACCAAGAGAAACCCCAAGAAAATCAACTATTCTATCTTTCATAAAGAAGTTAGAAAGCATTTCTCTTATAACCGACTCTGGAGAGTCTTCTGGTTTCAACATTATTCTAAGCGCTTCTACAAGTAAAAAAGCAGCCCTAACAGACTCTCTTTCAATATCAAGATTTACAAAAAGATACGGTTCGCCGTCGTGTTCTGACTTAATAACAGCATCAAACTCTGAAGAATGCTTTGCTACTATTCTAACATTTTTGAGTTCTATACTCTTATAAGGACAGAAAATGTTCTTAAGTAACATCCATGTAACATGGAATTGATCAAGTCTCATTTGAAGATTCTTGCCAGTATCCTTTTCTTTACTGCCATACTCTGTCTTGAAATCTCTAATCATTGACATGAAATACTTCATCAATGAAAATCTAGAATCAAGACTATCTATGTTCCTTCCGCAAATCTCGCCCAAAGCGTTTACATATACGGAATATATATCTGCCATAGTATCTAAAACAGATGGCATATTAGGGATTAAGATTACCCCTTCCCTAAAGCAGGCATGAGGGACATCTTCATCAAAAACAACTGGCAAATCTACAAAATCACAATCTAAACGCTTACATAATATCTGTAGCGCCTTCGTAACTATGATAAAATCGCTTATTCTTTTGCTCATGCTTATATATACTAAGTTTTGCTCTTATTTCCTTTGATGATTCAGGTTTACATTATAAGTCCAAGTAAGGCCAACTGTGGGATGGATTCCGAACAGCTTCTGTTCTGGAATATTGCCGGGCATATTGTTAGATAACGAATAAACATCAGCCCCAACAAACGAGCCATTCATGAGAGCCTTACCGCTATGAGTAGTATATTCTGAACAATTATGGAAGTGTCCGCAAACGGTATAATCAGGGATAATTCCTGTTATTCCAGACATCCTCTTCTCTAAGTCCATAAGAGACAAAATGGGAGGATTTTTGGGCTTCATATCATCGCCGTGAACCAAAAGAAACTTGTGGTTCTGTATCTCTTGAATCATCCACCAACTCTTAGTTGTATGCATCTTGAATCTAGGTTGATTCCTAAACTCAGTCTCTATATATTTGTAACAGAAAAGATCAAAGTTATTATACTTTTTCTCTGCTCCGCTTGGCGCAATCCTTCCATGATTACCATACAACGCATAGAACTCAACTTCCTCGAATAAGCTCAGCATGTAATAAATAAAGTCGCTAACGGCTCTATATCCTATCATTACTTGATCCAATATTGGAGTATTAATCCAAACAGGAGACCAAGCGCCAGCAGTATTAGCTCCGTCAACAATATCTCCAAGCGATAGAATATGCAATCTTGGTATTTTGTAAAGCTTCGAATGAAGTTCATAAATATCGGTTATGGCCTTCTTGAGGTTTTCCATTCTCTGAAGAAAGATCTCAAGATTGTACTCAGAAAGACCGCCAGTTTCCTCAAGAGTATGTTCATGACCTATATGAAGATCGCTAAAAACGAGAACCATATCTTCGTCAGTTCTCTTCTCATCTTTATTGGGCTTCTTGTATAGCGGCGGAGGAACTTCTGGAAGGCGTCTAGATGCTTCAACAAGCCTATCTCCAATAATATCAGCTTGAAGTCTATACTTATCAAGATTCTTACTTATACTTAGGTCTCGTTTTTGCGCAGCCTCAAGTAACGTATCCGCTCTTCCTTCCTCGTACTCTGGGCAATGAAAATTGTACTTAGTCCAATCAGTATCTTGATTGAATTTCTTCTCAAGAGAATCAACAGACCTGTTCAGCATTCGAGACAAAACCTTATATGGAGTACCCTTAAGTCTCTCTGTATACAAGGTTTCGAGTTCTGTATCAGTCCATTTTCTTCCATTAAAATTTGACATCTTTCATCCTCTTTCTAAGATCATTCATAATCTTCATGTGGTCAGAAACTTGAGCAATCTTGTTTTTTCTAGTCATTCCGTCAGGGTTTACCCTATACTTGATAAGGTAATCTGTAATATTTGCAAACTTCTTTCCTCCGACAATCGCTCTACACCAAAAATCTAGATCATGAGCGGATTTCATTGAATTATCGGGAGAATACCCCGATAACTGGTAGTATTCATGCTTTCTATACATCGTAGTCGGATTAATCATTGGGCATTTCCCATAAATCACCAATAACGCAACAATATCTTTGTGTGTTAATGGAGGAAAGTCCCATTCTCCAATGAGTTTACCGCCAACGTCTATCTTTTTAGCTCTTCCGCCAACGCAAAAGATTTCAGGATTACTATCCAAAAACTTAACTTGCAACTCAAGTCTATTAGACATACTAACATCATCAGCATCATGTATCGCAATATATTCTCCGACAGATAAATCTATTGCTTCTTTAGACCTAAGCATTACCCCTTTGTTTTCAGAATGATTAACAAACCTTATTCTGTTGTCCTTGAATTCTGAAATAATATCAGCCGTTCTATCAGAAGAACCATCATTAATTATAATCAATTCATAGTCAGAAAATGACTGACTAAGAATCGAAGATACAGATTCTTGTATGAATTTTTCGCAGTTATATGCAGGAGTTATTACGCTAATTTTTGGCATTTACATTTTTACCGAGAAGAAATCTTCATACTGTTTTTTAATAATGTCCCAGTTATATGACTCTTCTATGTTTTTTCTTCCTTCGCCATTCCTATTTCTTATCAAATTATCGGCAAGGATAGAAGCCATCTTGTCTTCAAAAAAACGAGCAACTGTCATATCAAACTTCATCATGCCTTTACTATCTATAGGAGATTCAACAAAGAACCCGCCCTTAAGTTCTGGAATATGACCAACCCCAAGAGCAACCCAAGGCTTTCCGGCAGCCATAGCCTCAAGAACTACAATCGGCCCACACTCTTGTTGCGACGGAAAAACAAAACCATCGCATGCAAAATAAGATTGAACAACATGCGACCGAGGAATATCGTTCAAAAACTTAACCGGGAGACCTTTCTTGTCGCACATGTCCTTAACAAGGGTTCTGAGTCTATTTCCAGGTTCAAAAGCAAGCGTTGAAGAGATAAAAACAAACGTAAAATCTTTATGTTTACTTGCTAATTTTTGTATGATTCCAGGAAGGAATTCTTGTCCTTTACCTGGGAAGAAATTTGATACACAAAGCAGCATTTTTGGCGTTTTTATTCCATAATGCTGCTTGAAATCAAAATCAGTCTTAACAAATTCATTTAGGTCTATCGAGTTATGTATAATACTTACAGGAATTCCCCATTCTTCGCAAGTAACAGCATCTATATAGTTCTTAGCATGGGCTAAAACAGAAAAAGATGCATGATTTTTACGAAAAAGGTCAGCAATGACCTTATTTTGAGGTAATACGGACCTCATCCTATTCATGCCAACAAGAGCAATACTTTTCTTCATAGGAAGATTTACTATATTCTTTAGTATAACCGGCCACATGAAAAACCAATCGCTATATACAAATAGATGATCAAAATTCTCAATTTGCATTCTATGAATAAACTGCTCTTCGCCAAAGGAGCCAATAGGACAAACAGTTACTCCATTATGAGTAACTTGAGACTTGCCATGTTGACTAAATACTGTACAAGAATGTCCAACAGAAACCAAATGCTCTGTTATCTGTTGAACTATCCTTTCCGCACCGCCAGTGTGGAAGGGTTGGGCAAAATTTGTACACACCGCCAGTTTCATATCATCTTAGTGGCTGGAATGTTTTACCATTCCATTTCTTCTTGAACTTCTCATAACTTTGCGCAAAAATCTTCATTCTGTCCGCATTCTTGCCAAGAGTTTGATGAGGAAGGTGATCCACTTTTGCCAAAGAATTCCATCCTATCTTGAACCCGGCCTCTCTAGCTCTAAAGTTGAAATCTGGATCTTCGAAGTATGCAGGATTAAACTGTTCATCAAACAGACCTATTGTATCGACCACTGCTTTTTTAACCATCATTCCTCCACAACCAACATAGGAATATGGCTCTCCCTGTCTCTTGCAATTTCGTCTTGGCATAAAAGAAGAGTCCATAAGCCAAGCGTCTGCTCCTATAACATCATAGTTACCTTTATTCATGAATTCGTGATACTGTTCAAGCCAACCAGAACGAACAAACTGATCATTATCAAGAAAACAAAGAAACTCAGACGGATCAGATTGGAATAAAACATATCCCATATTTCTGCCGCCTATAACACCTGTATTCATATTATTTAGAACAAGCGTTGAGTCAGCCTCTCTCTGTTTTACTGCTTCAATAAGATAGTCAACCGTTCCATCTGTAGAACAGTTGTCTATCATAATCAGCTTGAATTCGGGAGTATGCTCGAACAGAAGTTCAAGGAATTTTTTCGTCAAGTCTTTGCCGTTATATGACAAAACGACAATTGTGGTTCTTCTATCCATTTTTCACATTCTGTTGACTTTATCCAATTTTAGAAGATCATTATCAGAAATTTCACCTGTTTGGCAGAATTTCTTGATCTTATCCAAAGATACACCTGATATCTGCGATATCATTTCACAGTCATTTCCTAAATAAGAAAGCTCTTCTCTCATCGCTTTTTTTGTCTGCAAGAGCTTCGTTTTCTTTACTTTCTTTGCCATATTTTATCTCCACTAAACTATTTCGACTGTATTACTGTCAACCGATTGTCCTACACTAACTCCATCAAACGGTATTATTTGTGCTTTCCATTTCTGACCTGAAGAAGTGTTTGTTGCTGCAATAATTCTTGTGTTCTGCAATGATGTAACTTCCTCAAAGGTTGAAGAACCTCTTACTGCCCTAAACCACTTAATTGAACTTTGATCATTCTGAGTAGAACCCTGGACCTGAGATTCAACATCAACATATGTATAAGTTACCTGAAGAGCAGAAGATGACGGCGCTGTTGGATTAGGAGATACTGTTACATTCCTTACAGAAGGAGGATCGTTTTCTACAGAAACCGCAGCGCTTGTTACTGGATTTCCTATGATATCCCCAGAGGCTGGAACAATAGTTACTTCTAGAACATTACCCATTGTTATTCCAACAACATTATTTCTAACCTCTCCAACAAGAATTTCATCATTAGAGAAACCGCTAACCGTTTCGCCCAAATTGCCTCTCTTAAACTCTACGCCATTTACATACCATATAATGACTGATTTGGTTTTTCCGCTTCCGTCTTGGAATAAAGAATATTCCGCAAAAGCCCTTGTTGCTGTAGTTACATTATCAGAAACCGTTCCGTCGTTCTTCTTTCCCTTAATCGCTATAGTTACTATAGATGGAGGAGCCTCTATAACAGTAACCGATGGAGAACGAATAGTATCGCCAAACAAAACGCCATCGCTCGCTCTTATTGTAGCGTAAACAAAATCTCCAACCTTAAGTATGCTTTCTTCTTTTTCTCTTGCATACTGTTCATAGCTAGTTCCAGCAGGAACTTCATCAGGCCTAAACGAGAAGGCATAAGTCCATATAGGATCATTAGTGTTGTTTATGTTATTCCACTCTCTTAGGTCTCTTAGGTACTCTATTTCAACTCCATTAATATACCAACGAATCTGCGTTTGAGATTTGTCTTCTTGTCTCTGATTGATATCAAAGAATTTATAAGTAAGGCCAACAGATTGATAAAGCGTAAGCTGGGAAGGAATAACTCTAAAGTCAGACACAACTGGAGGTCTTTGCGATAGAGGAGGAGGCAAGAAAACATTCGTGTTGTACATATATCCTAAACCGTCAATTATAACCGGATTATTAGAATCCATATTGAGTATTCTAACTCCAAGTCTTAGATTGCCGGCGTTCTCAATAGATATAAAGAACGAACCAACCTTTTTAGAGTTGAATACTATAAATCCTTCATTTGGATAAACAGCGTAGGTTGCAGGATCTACCGTATTTAGATCTTCATCAAGGATTGTAACCCTCGACGAAACATCCCACTTGCCATATTTTGCTCTCCACATGAATCCATCTATATTTTCCAAAGATTCATTAAGAGACGAGTCATTCTCTTGCTCATAACGTATTGGAATAAAGATCTTTCCAAACCTATCAACATAAGGTTGAGAACCACTATAGTAGTCCTTCCAGTTATACGAACTACTCGTTGTTGCTCCAACTTCTATCGTACTTAAGTCTGGTTTATTTGCTGATACAGAAACAGCAATCTGTTGAGGACTAAAATCTGTTGTATGATTATTGAAATATATGAAGCTTTCAGTAGGAACACTATACTGAATGTTTATTCCCGTAAGAGCAGGAACTCCTGGCGTCGGGATAAGGTCGTATTCATTTTCAATATAAGAACTCAAACCGCTCAAAAGATTAACCTTAAACTTGATGAATCTTCCGCTTACATTGGTAAACGAAACTTCTGTATTAGGATTGAAAGCATCGCTGTAATCTGAATAGTTAAATCCATCATCACTAGTAGATATCTTCCAGTTTCCATCTGTATTAGGATAAAGCTCGTAGTCTAAAGTTATAGCATTTATGATACTTATATTCCCAAGATCAATAACGCACTCATAGAGACCCCAACCAATAGAACCTTCAACTCTTCCTATGGTATTATTAAGAACTTCATCTACAAAAGATGCATCCAAAACCGTCTGGCTTTGTCCTCCAGTTTCGCTTGCAATCTTTTCAAGAGAATCTGTATCTGTTCTAGCAACAAGAGAAGAAAGAGTAACAGGGAAAACGACAGAGAAATTACTAGTTATAACAGGGGTCTTGCCATAGCCATCTATAGCCTGAATATCTTGTATAGCCGTATCTATAGTGTTAATAGATAAATTTTCTTCATTATCAGTATTGAGATATATAACCTTAACATATCTATCAAGGTCTTCATCAAGCATGATTTCGGCATTCTTGATAAGAGCATCATACAAAGGAGATGCACCAAATGGAATCTCATTTTCAATTCTTGATAGACTTTGTATCATATCAGAATATTCACCGTTGTTTACATGAACAACGACTTGCGGTATCCATTCTATATCGCTGAAATAATAAACCGTAGGACTTGATAGTTGAGGAGTTTGAGGAGGATTTAGATCAAACACAGGATTGTCTTTATCTTTCAAGGACTGATCTATTGTTTGATTATTTTCATTATCTCTACCGGGGTCATTCGTTTGCTGATTATCACTTGGCGGAACGGTCTGACTTCCCTCAACGCTCCTACAGCCCTCAAACTCAACAACTGGCTCAGTTGGATTTGTTGGTTCAGACGGAGACGGATCTGTTGGAGAAGGTTCGGCAGGTTGTTCTGGCGGAGGAGTTTGAGTTGAATCTTGATTATCTTTTACATCAACAACTGTTTGTCCGTAAAAGAAGCTATCCAAAACAGTTATACGAACCATAATAGAATAAGGATTTCTAACCTCTCCCTCATTTATCTTCAAGGTCGTATTGCCGTCGCTTCCTCCTTCGCCTGCAACTTGTTGATCTGTAATGCCAAGCTTTTCTTTTATCTCGGAAATTTTCTTGAGTATATCATCTGCTCTTGGTAACATAACAGTAGAACCAATTCCATCATAAATATAGAAGTCATTAGAACTAAACACAACAGGATATACAAGAGCATCTCTAAGAGCAGAATCTTCTGATTGCTGTTGAGAATTATCGCCGCCGCTTGTTTCATTACTTGTTGTTGTTGAATCAGGGAACAGAAGAACACCCTGGACAAGGACTCTAATAGACTGTGTTGGCCTCTCTCCAACATCATTTAACAATTCAATAGAAACAGTAGCGGATTGCTTTCCATCCAAAAGTATATTAGAAGGACTTACAGAAGCATTAATCTGCAAGAAACCTTTTGGCCTTCCGCTCGTAATTCCTCCACATACATACAAATATCTCCAGTTATCACTTGTTCCGCCGAACGCCGTTCGAGCAGTAAGCATTCTAGAAATACTATCATATGAATATGTTGGAGAATCTTCTCCAATACGATCAACAAGATTAAGAACTTGAGATTTAGAATTTGTTCCGCCTAAGAAATAGTGATGATCAACAATGCTTGCTGACATTCCTCTATATCTTGGAATAGGAATCTGATCAAACAAGTAATCATCCAAAGATATTGATAAGTTTGATACGTCTATAACAAAGGTATCAGTTATAAACTCAAGAGGCTGTTCTCCTGTCTCTGCATTCAATTCTCCAGGAACAGCGCCGCCAATAACATGAATTCTCGTTCCATCTGAATCTGCAAATATAAACGGAGAAACCCTTGCATAAAGCGTCAAATCACCACCAGTAAACGCATCGCTCCAACTCCAAGTCAAAGTATCAAAATCAAATACAAGTATTCTATCATTTAGAGCATCTATGCTTCCGCTTTGCCCAATCTTTCTTATACCTCCAATAATATAAGCTTTTCCTTCTATAACAACACAACTTCCCAAGGCAACGCCATATGTATTCTGGTCAAACACTGGCATGTCTGGCAAATCTTCCCATGTATCAGTATATACATTATATCTTTCAACAGAGCTAGTAACAAGCAAATCAGAACCATCTACAGTTATACCACCAAAGACATATATGTAGTTGCCGTCCTCTGCTGACATATGATAAAATCTTGGCGTTCCCATTGATGTCTTAGAAACCCAAATATCAGAAGCTGTATCATACATTTCATTATACGACAAAACAGATTTGCCATTAAGTCCACCTATAGCGTACAGTGTATCACTATAAGCTTCTGGCATCCAATTAAGAGTTAAGCAGCCTCTTGGATGTTGCATAGAAGACTTTGTTACCCATGTATCATTATAGGTATCATATACGTCAAGACTTGCATTAAAAACGTTGTTTATTTCGCCTTCTGGCTTATCAACAACTTCTTCTTCTTTCTTCTGCGATGGGTCATACTTGATTGTAACACAACAAGTCATACTTCTTTCAACATCGCCCCTCTTATCATACTTGGTTTCTGCTTGAACTTGTGCTTCAAAAGCAGATTCCGGTCCAAATGGAGCAACAAAGAATGATGCATAACTCTTTATTCTTCCTTGTTCATCAGGATCTGCTTTAGAAGTATATATTGTGTCGCTTTGAAGTATTATCTTTTCAGGATTCTTACCGGCCACAGTAAGAAATACTGGCGTACCATTAGGAACCGGATTCTCCTTGAACTTTACTTCAAGAACAAACTCGTGAACAGCAACTCCATCGCAAAGAATCTTGTTAACAGACTGTCCATCTCTTCTTATATCAACAACAAAAATATCAAGAGGCTCTTTGAGATCTATTGTTGTTGGAGGAACGCCAGTCTTCAAGTCTCCGCCACCTCGAAGATATCTTGTTTCTCCATTGAAATTAATAGTAGTCCTACCGTTTACAATCGAAAGATCTTTCTTCTTTGCAAGACCAGGCGGAACTTCTATACACTCGCAAGAGTTAACTGTTTGATTGTTTTCACTACCATCATCGCTGCTTGCAGATGATTGAGGCCTTCCTAAAAACTTATTGATTCTAAAATAGAAAACAGTTGTATTTCCTTCTTGCGAAAGAGGAATCTGAGCAAATCCAATAGATTGATTTGCATTATTAACAACATTTTCTCCCAAATCTTCATCATATACAATTTCTAGATTTTCTCCATGAAGAATCTCAAAATCATTACCAGACTCTATATCAACAATTTGACCGTTATCCAAAACGAATATTGGCCTACTAGCATTTTCGGCGCACTGTCTAAAACATCCAGCAGTTGTGCCTCCCGCAATATTTGGGTCATGATATATTGTACATCTAACAAGATCATATCCATCAGCATAAAGAGGATTTACATACTGAGGCATATCCATAAGGAATCTAGAACCAAAGCCTCTTCCTCCAAAGCTAGGCGGATAAATAATAGCTGGTCTTTCTTCAAATGCGCTTAATCCATCATAAACGACAGAGGCCTTAATTGCATACATTTCTGGTAGATATATGATATTGCCAGGGCAAGGGATATAAAGCTCCCATGTAACTCCGCAAGCTGGACCAAAGAAAACATTCCTTGCTGTACCGCTTCTTGTGTACGAAAATACTCCCGGACCTGTTGGAACATTATCAGAAGAATAGAATGGTCTATCTTTTGAATTTCTTCCCTTTCTCAAACTCCATCTTACTACTTGCTGATTAGGAACCGGAATCTTTCTAGGATTATCTACATTAGGACTATCCGGATCTATCATGTAAACATTAGCTCTTTGCTCAGAAACATCAATACAGTTAGATTCTGGCGGCTCAATAGTTGTTTCTACTCTTAGTATGTTTTCGAATACTATATACTGTTTTTTCCTAGAAGAATATCCATTGAAAGAAACCTTGCCAAAAAGCATAACAGCTTGAGGACTTCTTGGCGCTCTTAGCGGAATATCAGCATAGCTTACTTGCCTTGTTGTTCCATCATTCAATCTCTGCAAACCAGTTCTAAGAGGGATTGACGTTGCAGGAGGCTGAACTGCTCTACTTCTTCTTGTAGAAAAAGATGGTTCAAATGGAGGTTGACGAGAGCTTCCAGAACCAGTTTGAGAACAAGGATTACTATCGCTATTATCTTCTGGATCGCATTGAGGGTCTGAAGCTTCAAATACAGCAGCATTACAATCAGCTCCGCCCGGAAGAGATTGCCCTCTATAAGTAACAACCACTCTTGCAACAAATGGCCTTGTTCTTCTTATCCAACATCCATCAAACTCTTTGAACTTATTCGGGTCAAACAATAAGCCGCCAGTTGAAATAAACTCTTGATTATCAAGAGGAACTGTTTGCTTGCAAAGAATCTTGACCATATCAGCGCCAACAATCGGATTATTGTCAACGGTTGGGTCGGCTACGGATGAAGATGAACTTCTTCTCCTTCTTGATTTCTTTCTTAGACCAATAGACGTATTAGTTCCAAAATTAGTCGTGTTATCTCCAATGTTTATCATTTCCATTGTAAACGGATTTTGCATCTCAATTTGAATAGGAAGAGATGTAAACTCAAAAACATTTACGCTTGGATTCTCTCTATCTGGTATAGTGTATGAAACATAAATTGTTGCAGATAGAGTATTTATAGCAGACAAGACATCCTGATCTGATGTCATCCTAAATATACCCTTAATAAAACCATCGCCCATGTCAGATGATGATAAAGCAAAACAGTTCTTAGCTTCAGGAGTCAATGTGGTGTAATTTATTGTCTCTCCAAAAACATCCTCAGCCAACTGAGCGGAACTTACAGTTGCTTTTGCATCAAACTTAATACGGCTAGAATCAGCGATTGCAGCTCCGTACTCATCAGTAATTTGGGCATACAATGCAACTCTTTGATCAAACCATGCCTCTATTTCTTTTTGGAATTTTACAGGAGCGTCCCAAGCCAAACTAATAGCATTTTCATTTACAACTTCATATCTAAACTGTTTTGTTTCAAGTAACGGGATATCGGTTTCGTCAGCGCTATTTAGAGGAACTGTTGAAACATATACAGGAGCGGAAAAATTGCCATATCTATCAGCCGCAATAACTGCATAATAATTGACAATTTCATTTTCTATGTTTCTATCAACAAATGAAGACTCAGATGGATTGCCGCTATAAACCAGCATTGCTGAAGAGCTAACGCCTTGATCATTATTGATTATAGGAGGGCCTGTATCGGACCAGAAAACCAAAACTTGATCTGTAACATCATCATTTATAGCATTCCATGTCAAATATGACTTATGATTTCCTGCCCTAATTTGAACATTTCCAACGCTATTAACAAAAGGAGTAGAAATAGCCGCATTTCTTGCATCTCTATTAGCAAAAGTGGGAATAGTTATAGAAAGTATTGGAGAATCCGAACTGAGACTATAGTTACCTATTGCGCTTTGAGAATATATTCTAAAGTCGTATACTCTTCCATGAACGTAATCATATGGAAGGATAACAGTATGCTCTCCCGCAGAAGCGTTTTCATTATAAACAGCAACTCCATCAGTCTCATTAGATGGCTTTTCTCCAAAACCATTGAATACAAGGACCGGATCCCCAACGGTTCCATCAGAATTTGTAGGAGTAACGTACTCGAAATTGCCAGAGCCGACTTCCTCTTTCCTTATAATCAAAACCTTTCCGCCAGGGAAATTGTAATCATCTGGAACGGAAAATCTCAAAGCAACTATCCTGTCGCCATTATCCAAAACCTTATCATTCCAGTCTTCAGGCACAATAGATGCAGAATAGATATAAGATGAAGGTCTAACAACATCGTGTACGCTAACTTCTGTTATTTTGCCAAAGAAAGAAGAAGTCTTGCCGCCTATGTATATATCCATAGACTCTATGCTATGGAATCCAAGAGTTGCAACAGATCCGTTCCCGCTTGCTTCTCCGTTAATGTAGAATGTTGCCGTCAAAGTATCAAGATCAACAGTTACTGCAACATGATTCCATGCATTACTTGTAAGAGTTCCAGAAGAAGAAGCAAAAGTAAGGTCATCCATAGTAAGATACAAAGTGCCATCAGTATTTGTTCCAAACCTAAATGTCATCTTATCTAAAGATGGGGTCTCTCTAGATATAATAGTTCTTTTGTCTACAAAATCAAACGGATACACCCATGCCATGAATGTGTATTTAGTTTGTACAAGCTTACCATCTCCGTCGTATCCAAATATTCTTGTTGAGTTACCATCAAATCGGATACCGCTTATTCCGCTAGGAACATCATTCTTGTTAAGCCATACAAGGTTATCAAAAGACGAGTTTAGAGTTATAGGATTGTCGCTAAAATCGTAAGCAGACTGACCTACTGATTCATTGAGATGCCACAATCCAATAGTATTTTCATCTCTCTTTATACCAGAACCAGTAATAACCCTATAAGTAAATCCTCCAACTCCGCGAGGCGGGAGTTTGACTCTTGGAGTTGCAGTTAGAAATCTTCCGTTACTGAATACTTGATTAGAATCAAATGTATAAGCAGCATAGAAGTATTCTTCTCCCTCTTCAAGTTCATCATCGAAGGCTCTTTCAACAAAACCTTCTGTTACAATTTCTCCATCAAGGGGGCCTGTTGGATAAGAACCTTTCTTTCTTATGATTCTCACACCAGCATATCCGCTCTCTTGGTCAGCAAAAAAGCTAGTAGCAACCGCTGAAGTGTTGCTTGTATTAATTTGATCATTTTCTACAACAGCAAAGAAGTTAATCTTAATAGGCGTAGAACCTAAGCTGAGAAGATTGTATTTTACTTCGCCGGGGTATGTCGCCTCAAGCCTATCAACCATTCTTCTTGTAAGAGTATGGCGAAGTCCTTGACTATCATTCCAGCTCATAGAACCGCTTTGGTCCATAACAACAGACAAAAGCCTATCCGGAAGGCTTAGTTCAACCTTATTTGATTCGTTGTCTACAGTCGCAATCTTTGTCTGCGCGAATAACGGCTCTAGACTTGCTGTATCAAACTTTTGAGTCCTATTCGTAGCCAAAGCAGAAGCTGGAACGATAATCTTGCATGCATTTTCGTCTATAGCATCTCTATGCGAATAGAATTTGATAGCATAGCTTTTTTCGCAATCAAGCAGCCATTCTTCAGACTCAGAATCATACAACAAAGAACACGTTACATTGTATGGGTCAAAAACCGTTTCTTCATTACTTGCATAATCCCAAATAAGATAAAGGCTATCGCTAATTCCAGAAACAAAAAGAGAAGCAACATAATGCATGTCAAACGATATGGATGAATAACCCGGCAATGGGTCTAAAGCAAAATTATACCAATTATCATCCTTGATTTCATCTATTGTTGTTTTGAATCCATAAATAGGCAAAGAACTACCCGGAAGCATGCTACTATTCATTTCAAACATTCTGAAATGCAAAGTCAAGAACTTGCTTTGATATTCAATAGAAGAAGGAATCGCTTCAGATGTTATTATGAACGAATCAATATACGAATCAGCCGTCTGCGGCTTTATAGAAAGATCAAACCTCCTATCATCTTTTACAACTATTGTTGTCTCTATCCAAGACCAATTTCCAGGAGTAACAGTTCTTGTTTCGGTAGAAGAAGAAAATCCATCTATAAGAATATCAAACGTAAAACTACTAACAGAAGTTCCCGTTTTTACTCTTATGAAAACATTATATTTGCCTGCTTTTTCAGCAATAACAGGATATGTTATAACTGGATAATTTGTTCTTGACTGTATTGGCTCTACATGCAATGCTCCCGAACCATATGATCCGTTTGCATCAACCTCAAAAACAACAGAAGGATCGCCCTGTTCAAGCTTATAGAAATTTGCCGCATCAAAAGCAACATATCCTGTTTGCGGAATAGAAAAAGCCGCCGAAGAATCGGTTGAGCCAACAGTTCTAATAAAAACGGATGCTTTAGTTAATGTCATTGGTAAACACTTATCTTATTCTTAAATGTATTATCGTACCAATCCTTCACTTCACTTAATACGTCATACCAAAAACTCATGGTCGGTTCATCATATGCCTCTTCAAACACTCCAAATTGTCTTATCCCTATTGATATAGCATACTTCAATGTCTCAATCCATACCTCTCTAAACTGCGCGCACATTGCATTGTTTCTATCATAGGTAAGACCAGTAATAGTGCTTTCAGAAGAACCATTATTCCTATATCCCCACGCGCTAAGCCACGGGCATGGAGGATTAAGTGTCCCGCAAGAACGTACAAGATTATGCATTCCCCTTCTCATATGCTGCAATCTAAACCAGTTCCAATCTGTAAAATCAGAAGGATAATAATTTACGAAATCATAGGTCATATAGTTTTTGAATGTCGCAATTCTTGGGTCTATATTAGAAAGAGTTGTATTATAAGTATGAGTCAAATCTTCATTAGCATATAAATCAAAATCATCACTGGCTAGGTTATAAAAGCTAGGAGAACAAGCTAGGTTTGTCAATACTGGAGAAACACTATGAATAGAATACCCGCTCAATGCTCTTTGATTTGTATTTTGAACTCCAAACTTTACAGGATTTACATAACCTGGAGAACCCAACGCTAAAGAGTTTGCAAAAATCATATTCGGGAAATAAGTAAGAGCAGGTTCGCAGCCCCCTTTCCAAAGACAATAAGCATTGGCCTTTCTATACAAAGATGTTGATCTCCAAAATCCCTCAAAAGCCTTTGGCGTTCTTTCATATTCATCTTCGCTAAAATCTAGACAAGGCCAGTCTCCACCATCTCTATGAACAGCTTCGTTCCAAAACTCTTGGAAAGTTCTTTGTCCATCAATAAGGAAACTAGCGTCTGAAGAGAGAGGATCTCCTAAAGCGCAACTCATATAACCCAAATCATTTGCTGTATATTGATTGATACAAGGCATTTCTGCCAAAGTTCCTGATATTGGATATACAGAATTTCCGGGATACAAATCAATACCCAACTCATTCCTAAAGTGACAAAAATACGGACTTTTGAAAGATATGCCAGTAAGAGCGTCTTTGAGCTTGCTATAAAACTCATCATCCCAGCTTACATTATTATCTATTCCATTTTTAGACCACATTCCAAAATTGTATCCATTCAAAACAGATGGTCTTTCTTCTGGCCTATTCCAAAACAGAAACGTATTGTATCCATCCGGGCTACCGTCCCAATCTATAGGATCAGATAATGATCTTCCCCAAGTATAGTTTTCTATTGCATATTCAAAGTCAGTTCTACCAATAGAATTCATCTGACTTATCATATACGGAATTATATCTTGCGAAACTTCATCAACAAAGTAATCAACATTCCTTGCTGGCAATGCAGCGCCTCTCGTATCATATCTAACAAGAGGAGTGACCCAAGAAATTCCCCATAATGATTGAGTAAAATCTGGACCTTGAACAGTTCCGCTTTTGAAAAACGGGTCTTCAAATACAAAACGAGGGTCATGACTTACAAGAGGCTCGCCTATTGGCAAACTCATATCTTGAACAAAACTGCCGAGTTCAGGCCACGAAAGATTATCTCGGAACCCATCGCTTGCTCTAAAAACTTGAGCTTTGCCTCCATACTTTTTCCCTATAAACTCCATTATCAATTCCCGTTATTGAATAATTGAACCAGTTGCAAGTTTTCTAACAAACGATTCTGATGATACTTTGAAATAAGAATTTCCAAATAGCCAAATATCTGAACCATTTATCAATACCTTATGAATAGCGCTCAGTGCAGAATCTGTATGTACGGCAAAATCGCTCGTATATATGATATATCGTCCGTCTGACAACCCAATTACAGCCTTGTCAAAATCAGAATCAATATCATTTACACCTATGCTAGAAGAACTACTTACATCATTAAGAATGTCTAAAAGCTGAAGACCTAGGTTGTTTGTATAAAATGAACCTCCATCTTGATATAACCCATCTGTAGTCCCAAACAACATCTGAGACCTATGCTTTTGAACCTTATTAACAACCTTATCGTTCACTACGCCAGCCCTATTCCAGTTGAATCCATCAGTTGAATAATAGGATTCTCCATTATCAGAAACAGCCATAACAGCATCTGGTGATATGAGTATATTTACTGGCATAGTTGTAGAAACAACCTTATTCCATGCAGACGAAGCTGCTTTTCTTGCATATATTCCATCTTTTGCGCCTATAACAAGATTGCTTCCAAAAACACTTACAAAACCATGAAGCCTATCAGGTAATCCAACCGCAGTATCCTTTGTTACTTGACTAGTTGTTATATCAAAGAAGTACAATTTAGATTCATCTAGAATATAGATGACATTCCCATACTTCTTCATATCTTTGATAAGTAAAGGTCTATCAGACGCTATTGTAAGCCTGTTTACTTCTTTAGTTACGCTATTTATTACAAGAACTCCTCCATATCCTCCAACAAAAACACTGCCCATTTCTGGAACATTTATAACAGAATTTGCATAAGGTATGGACAGATTTCTATTACCAAGATCTGTAAAAAGATCGTAATCAATGGTAGAATTTACTCTATCATACCATGAAGTATCGCATGGAATAACATATTTTGCTTGATAAGCAGGAGCCGTAGAATCAAGCAAACCCGGAGCAAGTCTTTCTCCTCCAATACCGCCGCATATGATATTTGAATGATGAACCTGGCTTAGATGAGAAGGCATACCAGAATTTACCCATTCAAGAGTATCCTCTACAACCCAGTGCGGGTCTCCAACATTCATAAGAGAAGAGTTGATAATACTCATTTCAACTTTATTGTATTTTTCCAAAGCCTTCGGAAGTTCAATTGTTCCATCAATAGAGTTTGCAATAGCTACAATTTCATAACTAGAATAATCATTAGGAAACGAGTCTCCAACCGCACCAGAAACAGGATTATTATACCTTGCAACACCAAAACCTTCAATTGGATCTCGCTTTGTTTCGCCGCCTAAAGAAGATACATTATATCTACCAAACTTAGCTATAAATGATGAACTTTCCGGATTCGAACCCCCTCCAGAACCTCCAGAACCACCAGAACCTCCAGAGCCTCCATCATTAGGAGGTAAAGGCAAGCCTGTGTCTTTATCAAATGGAATAGGTTCAGGAGGCACAACATCAACATTATAAGCAAAGGTTCTTTGTTTTATAAACTCATAAGCAGGATACCAATTTTGCTCCATATCACTTATTGTTGCTAGAGCATCATTATGCATAAAAACATCAGCCCACCAAATAGCTCCTTGACAACCTGCTGTGTAAAGAGATTTATACACAAACTCCGAAATAACCGGACTTACAAAGCCAGAAGATCTTAGATATCCATTCCAAATAAAAGGATACAATGGCTTTCCAGATATTCTTGTTAGTTCTCCAAGGCTTCGAATTGTTAATAGGTAAAATATCTTTTCTTGTATAGGATCTCTTTGTCTACGACCAGTTTGTGAATATAGTAGATTAACATCATATGGAGCTGTGCTATCCCAAAGATACAAAGAAGGAGCAAGATAGTCAATATACTGAGACCAATCTTCCCAATAATACAATTCAAGCTCTCTTTTTGTATTAACCGCATCAGGATTTTGAGAACCATAATCTAGTCCATCTATAGACCAGACTCCATACGAAGGAACTCCTCCATAAAAACCAATCTTTTGAACCGTAGGTCTTGTTTGCCTTATAATGGTATTCAATTCCTGTATCCAAAATAACCATCTTTCTGCCCATTTCTTTTGAAGATAATCATCTTGTTCAGCAGTTGTTTTACCACTAGACCATCCTGGGAATATTTGATCTACAGCCCAAATCCACCAATCTCTTAGCGGCCTTGCAGCCAAACCTGATCCTGGAGAGGATCTTACTAGCGTAGCATTTGCATACTGGCTTATCATTTCCAAACCACTACCAACCTGAACCTGAACCCTTGGTCTAACATCATCAGTAGTATTAAAAGCCTTAAGTTCAAAATTATGAAATACACTACCGCTAAATCCTTCTGGAATATAAGGCTTTCCTCCTGACCTTAAAGTTCCAATGATATTGTTGTAGAAAGTTGTTTTTGCCTTGTCAAGCTTATCTTGCTGAAATAACCATAATAAAGAATCTCCAGAACCGGCAATAAGATCGCTATCAATACCCGGAACAGGAACCCAGGAGTGCCTTTCTCCATTTGGAAGAGTCCAATCATAATAAGCATCAAACTGATAAATACCCAACATATCTAAAACTTCAGGAGGATTAATACTATAGCTTTTTTGAATATCTGATGGCAAACAAATCTTTCTGCCTCCAAGATTGGGATCTCCAACTTTACATATAGAAGTTGAACAATCACAAACATGAACAGAAGTATATGTTACAAACTCTTCTTTCCAATTTAGTTTATTAGGAAAGAAGCTTTCTCTTCTAACAAGACGACCAATGGTAACAGGAATGGCATGATGATTTTTCTCTATATATTGAACATAATCATCATACGCAGAATCTGTTGTTGAGATATCTCCATAATCAGCATGCCATGAATCTATTGGCATATATACCCAAGGATCAAGACCTTCAAAAAGCAAGTCAGAGAACCAATCTCTTCCTCCCTTAGTTAAGTCCTTTGTAAGAAACTCTGATCTATCAATATACCCCTGAGACATATACAAAGAAATACTATTGTCATTCCTAGAGCCAGTTGCCATAGAAACAGACGGATACGCCGTTCTCCATCCTTGTATATATTCGTTTATGTATGAATCAGTTATCTTTTCTGGCAAACCAAGCAACGATATTCCGCTTACAGATCTAAGTCCTCCATCAATAAAGTTATCGCCTTCAAACTCTCTATGCGAAAAATCATCTTGATCAAAAGGCACGGCTTCATCAGAGAAGATACCAAGATTTACCTTTTTGAGTACATTATCTGCTGCAAAGAAAACTCTCAAATCATTTTCTTGTTCCCAATCTTTGATCTCCGCCAAACTATTTCGTAGACTTTCAGGAAGGTTTGTAAAAAAGGCTGGATTTTCTCCCCTATCATTATTGCCCCAACCAGAAATATTCAAATACATAACCCCCTTATATCCATATGTCTTAAGGGCGGGTACGTCTACTGTCGCATCAAGAAGTTCCTTCCATCCGCTTACCGTTTCAGGATGAACATATGACTGTCCTGGTAACGGAAGTCTTCCTTCTAGGCTTTCTTTATCCTGAGAGCTAAACAAGAAATATCTTCTTGGATTATCCTTTGCTGTAAAATAAGCCTTTGGAGCCGCAGGGCCTGCAAGATTTATTCCATATATTCTTCCGCTAACTCTAGGACCAACATCAGGGTCTGGATTATTTGCCCAGAACCATACAAAATATGGTTCATAAGACCTAAGAGCTGCAACTTTTCTATATGATGGGCTTCCGGTATATGCGGTATAAGACCTAAACTCTTCATATCTCAACCAAACGTCCCAAGTTCTAGTTTCTCCCGGAGCAAACTTATCTACAATCCCTTCTCCAGGAACGTTTACGTTGCCTTCTATTCTAAAATAGCCCTTCAGCGTAACAGGATCGTAATCTCCGTATATCCTAAACGGATATGGATAGTTTGTAGAAATACTTGTCATCTGACATCCTGATTCTGGTATGCCAGTTATCCAGTTTTCTACTGACAAACATGGAGCGAACCAATTAATGCCATAAATAGCATTTGGGTCTCCAAACTTTTCACTAGAAATAGGGGTAGATCCTTGCGTACTTATCGCTTCAGGCCTCATTCCATATGAATCATGATTCATATAGTTGCGTATATGCCTGTAATTAGAAGAGCCAGAAGCCCCATTCCATGTACGATGATACATTCCGGAATTCAATCTAATATATGGAGCAGACTGTTCTACCTGAGACTTATTCTTTACTCTAATGTTAAGATTTACACCTCTCCACTCAACAGTCTGTACAGTAACCGAAACCTCCCATACAGAACTAAGATTAACTAGAGGAATACTGTCGCTGCTATTCAACACAACAGATGGTGTATAATCAGCAATAGAGAGCCATACTAATCTCTGTGCGTCGGGAGATCCTGCTTCTCTTGGGGAAAATAACGAGGGCATTAGTTATCCTTCTCCTCCACCAGATGCTCCAAGGTTTCCAGAACCGCCAATGAGATTTTGAGGGAATGCTCCATCTGAATCAAGCTCGCTTCCATAGTTTCCTATAACTGAAGAAACTGAATTGTCGGTATCTCTTACCCATTCTTTGTAAACGCCGAACGTTCCAAACTTACCTTCATCAATATTATCAGATGGGCTGAGCAGCAAAACTCTAAATGGAGGAACAGAGAACGGAACTTCTACTGTTTGTCCCTGATCATTTATCTCATTAACAACTCTTGCTGACTCATAAAGTTGTGATAGGAACTTTTCTATAGAATACAACATTGATTTGACATTTCCCTTGGTAAATCCAGTAAGGCTTGTTATATTACCACTATCGTCTCTTTCTACCGTTAGAAGGGTACTTCTGCTTGCAACAAAAGTGTCTTTAGCAATGTCGGCTCCAGCCTTATGCGCATTTCTGTCATTATAAGTTGGCAAAACAATAGCAGCAACAGACTGAGCCGGCCTCTCAGAAAGACTAATCTCATTCATTTTCCTTCCATCAACAAACAAAGAAACAGCAGCAATATAATTTGTGTCAGTCCATCCTCCAAACTTAGCCTTGTACTTCTTATATTGATTGGCAACAGTTACAACCGCACCAAGCTTCTGTTTAACATCAAAGCAAACATATCTTCTTAGTCTATCCGAACTTGTACTAAATCTGTAACCTATTGTTTGTCTTTCTCCATCAACATAAACGGTTGGAATAACCTCGCTTTTGTTTTCCCAATGAATAGATATCCTGCCAGGTCTATCAGAAATAAATAACTTATCTTCAGAACCAATAAACAACTTATCATCAATAACATCCAAAGACGTTGATGGAAGAATATCTGAACCGATTCTAAGCTGAGAAAATGCAGTTTCAAAAGTAACAGTCGTATCTGTAAAAATATCGCTATCAGCAACTGTAGCTAAAAGACCGCTATCAGTGGATATGTATATTCTATCATTCCATATGACTAGCTTTCTAGAAACATAAGAGTTTTCCATAACTCCTATTCTTTCAAATGTGCTTCCGGTAGGAGACTTTCTCCACAACATATAATCAGTTATCGCAAAAATGTATCCATTTTCGTATGTAAAAGCGTGTATTATTCTTTGCTCTGTAAACTCATCGCTAAATGACCAGCTAACCCCGGCGTTATCGCTTTCAAATACGCCGAGTTCATTACTTACTATTATTCTATTCTTGAGAGCATCATTAAGCATCGCATACGCTTCTGTGCTTCTTGGCCCAAAAATAGGAGTTTGCTGGAAAAAGAAAGAACCCTGTCCAACATCTCTTCTAAGCCTATAAACACCAAGATCGCTACTACAGAAAACCTCTCCATACCCATCTTCTATGATATCTCTAACTATCTTAGTATTTTCAGCTCCAGCAACTTCTGTCCAAATACTAAAGTCTCCAGCCTGCCCTCCCCTACCAAAAAGAATACCTCTATTTGTAGCCGCAAAGTATGTTTCATACTTTTCTGAATAGAAAAACTTCAACACAGGAGTTGTTGTTTCGAATCTTCTTTCCCAAGAAATACCGAAGTTTTCGCTAGTATATATCCCGTCGCTAGTTCCAGCAACAAGAATATTAGAGTCTCCATAGGCCTCGATGATACAATAAAAAACAATAGCATCTCCAAGGATTTCTTCTTCGCTCTCCGGGGCAAACTTATAACCATCATCCACTGTAATCGTATTGATTTGAACAGGCTCAAGTTTCTCTCTTATTCTTCCATCATGATTGATAGAAGGAATCTGAACTTTCTCAAAAACTCCAGCGCCAACTTGTTGAGCGCTAACGCCATTTATCCTATTCTTTGGAAGAATGCCTTGCGTTTCTTCAAGATTTCCAAACTCAACCTTAACTGTTGGCGGAGACGAAAACGGGAAGGACTGCTCGCCATCAACTTCAAATCCGGTTGCAGCCAAAACAGATTCAAACGTAAGAGTCCCATTTTCTTTGTCTATAGAATACAATAATCCAAAATTAGATGCATCTTCATCGTTTAGATATACTGTATATGTTGTTGTTTCAGAGATATCAGTAACAGTTGTATACGTCTGATTATCATCAGACTCCCAATCTGTTACCATCATAGTATTCCCAAGATTGATTCTGTTATCATTATTTTCATCAACATATTGATGTTTATGCTCAGCAATCCTATCTCTCGTCTCTTGCCTTACTGGGTCTTCTAGCATTAGAATATTTCTAGAACCAGTTGTATCTACAACAGAAACCCCATCTTCCGTTGTAACCTTTCCCAAGTAAACAGCATTACTTACCTGAACATTACTTTCTGTAACAAACAGGTCAGATTCATTTCTGAACTTTCTAACAATGTAATATACGCTGCCAGTTTGCTTTAAAACATCCGTATCAACATAGTATGTAACAGCAGGCAAAACTGTAGCAACAAGGCTATAAGAATACTTATTACCAATAGACCTATAAATCTCATAACCATCAAACTGTCCAGCAGTAGGTTGCCAGGACAGCTGTACGCTATGCCCAACTATTGTTGCAGAAAGCGATGTTGGAGGATTAAGAGAAGAAGATGATGTTGGCTTGAGAGTCGTAACTCCAAAGTTTATATACCTATCATTTATTGGATTCAAAGACTCTTGACCATAGATATCAAGCGTAGTTACAAAATAGATATATGAACTATCATTTTGAACTTCATAATCTGTAAAGGTAAACATATCAGAAGGAACAGTTTCAATCAAAGCAAAATCTGACGGATTGATAGAAGAAGAATCATTTGCTCTGTATATCCTATACCCGCTTACTGTATCAGTTTGAGCGCTATTCCATGTCAAAGTATTTTGTCCATCTCCAGCAAATCCAATTTGCTGCGTTGGAGGAGGAGGTTTAGGCAAGTCAGAAAACTCAGCAATCTCATATAGAGTGCTGTTGATTGAACTCTGATTACCAAACTCATCGACGCAATATATTTCAAATGTATATCTATGATTAGAAGAAACAAAAGAAGAATCAAGCACATAGATAGTAGACCTTCCAACATCTATTTCGTCTTGAAGTATCGTTTCGATAGATGTTGCAAAGTCAAACTTCTTAATTGTCAAAAGGTTACTACTAAATATTGATGGAGAGTTTTCCCATTTTAGCACCAAGGCTCCATCAGCCCTTTGAGTAACAGATATGGACTGAATACTCTCTAATGCTTGGAAGCTCCTTGTAACATGGCGAACTCTTTTACCAAAGCTCGTTATCCCATTACTATCTACATTTCTTATAGTAATGTAATACAAGGTTCTTGCTTCGATTGATTTATAGAATGTTTGATTACCCTGCTTATATGCAAATACTTCTATATTTCTTGTTACACTTCCAGCAACAGTTGGAATCCAATCCGAAGTTATAACTGTTCCATCAGCCCTATATTCTTCAATCAATATCTCTGATGCGCCAGAAAAAACAGAATAAGGGTCTGAAAAAGAAGACCAAACCAATGTAATACCATTTGTGGATATTCCAGAAGTTGATTCATAATCAGTTACTACAATATCAACAACATCCTGTGGTCCATCCGAATCCATCGGTTGACCTATTCTCAAGACGCCTTCGGATTCAACATCCCATCTAGTAACAGACTTCAAGATTATTGAATATCTTTGTTCATTTTCAAGAGCATCTATGCTCAAGTTTACATTTTCAGATTCTGTTTCTAAAATGAAAGTATCGCCCGTTGGTATTCTTTCTTCATTTACAGGAGTAATATAAGCTCTATACAAAACAACATTTCCATATGGAGCTGAATCCCAATTCAAATGAATAATACGATCTGAATTTCCGATAGTAACCCTGCTAGGATTTGCGGGTACGCTTAGGTCTTTATCAGTTATTACAAGCAAATAAGAAGAATAAGAACCAGCGTTCCCGCTTATATCTATAGCTCTAACTTTGTAATAATAAATTGAACTTTCTGACAAGCCCGTATCTGTATACTCATTAGTTGTTACTTCATCAATCAACGAATAAGTCATATTATCAGAGCTTCTGTATACTTCATATTTCTGCAAATCTATATCTGACGAAGCACTCCATGTTATGACCGCAGAATCAATTGACTTTGATGACAAAGACATACCAACAATCTGAGATGGAGGAGTTGTATCCGTATAACTAACATTTGCCACATCGCAAAACGGGCTCAGTTGGCCTATGACTCCAGCTCTCAGCCTCATCCACACATAAACTGTGCTATTATCTAACAAGGATTTATTATAGTCGCCAAAGGTTCTAGTTATGAACCTTCCAATCATTCCCCATCCGCTCGAAACATTTAGAGTAAGAGAGGATGGTATAGAAAGTTCCCAACCATTTATTCTTCCCGGCCCTACAAGGTCTGAGATAAAGGCCATATGAGCGTCTATGGTTGTAAATCTTCGCGTATCTACCATCCCGGAGTAGATATCTCCAACCACAAAAGCTTCTAACCCAAAATGCGGGGTACGAACAGGCATTAGATCTTAACTCTCATACTAACAAACTCGTTATTCTCTAGCTCAAACATAACAGAGAAGTTCTTTACAACAGGAACATCGGAATAAGAGCCACAATATATTGAAGACGACAAATCGTTTGCCTTGAATGTAAACGAGTTACTATTGTTTTCAAATACTTCTCCATTGAAAACATCTATTGAGAGATAATAAATCTTTCCTGCATCAATATTAGATAACAAAGGAGTGTAGTTTACTGTAGATGTTTGAACAGGATACATTGTAAATCCCTCATATGGGATTGGGAGTTCATTAACAAACCAGTTAGTCGTATCATTACCGCTGTAAGCAGTATGCTTCAAATCAGTTCTTTCTGGATCGTTGTAGAACCTTATTCTAAAGTGATACGTCTCTGTACTATAGCTTGTATTCAAGAAATCAAAGACTATTGTATCAACATATGTAGTTCCGCAAGACTCTATGAACGAATATGTTTCATCCATAGCCGTTGTGGATACTCCATCATTAACGTCTATTCTAACATAGTAATAAGTGCTACATCTCAAAGCGCTTGAAGTAGATGGGGTAAATGACAAATCAATAGTGCCGCCAGAAGTAACCGAGACTCCTCCTGTTGGGAAAATATCGCCATCTGCGCTAAACCCAACATAAGAGTCAGAACTACTTGCTGAATAAACCAAGGTTGTCATTTCTGGATCTTCATAGAAGTTTACAACAAAGTTGCATGTTCTATCAGTTTCTGCTTCATTCTTAAAGGTCCATTCTACAGCATTGAAAAGTAATGGAAGTCCATATGGGCTATACTCTTCTGGTATCTGCGAAGAAGCCTCGGCCCTAGTCGGAGTTATAAGTCTTATACCAACTCTTAGACCATTTCCAAGTTGATTGTTATCAGTTGTAAATATTCTGTTTTCATCAACTATTTGATACTCAGCAAAATCAGTAGAGTTATTGGTGTTTACTCCGAACACAACATCCGCAGATACAGGTAGCAACTTCGTAGAAGTAAGGATGCCGCTCTTGACTCTACTTGGAAGAACAAAGTTGGTTGTAAAGAAGTGAGTAGAATCGCTTGATATACTCTTGATTACAACGTTCCTAAGCGATGGGCTAAGACCTCTAACTCTGCTCTTCATGACAACCTTGAACTGTATAAACTGTCCAGAGAAGAATGAAATATCAGATGATTGCTCTTTTCCACCAACATAATATTCAAACGGAGCATTAAGTATTTCGTCTTTTGTTGCGCCAGTTTTTACATATATTGTTACGCTAGTGTTATCTGGAACGGTAGCATCCCAAGAAATATTATCCCATGCAACAAGGTTGTTTGTTCCGTTGAATACTTCGCTGTAATATTCTCCGCTTTCTTCTTCAACCAAATCAGCCGAATAGAACCTATCATTACCTTCTCTTATAGCCTCAGCATTGCCAAACTCATCAACCTTGAGTATCCTATTGCTGCTAACAAACGCAGCTAGATCTTCTATTGATATTTCATCAAAGAGATTTTCATCAAGAGCTGTTTGCGCTTCGTCAGTATAGAGATTTGTTTCATTACCTGCTCTATCTATGAGCTTGAGATATACCTTCTTAACATTCTCTGCTTTTCCAATCTTGTAGATATATGAATCAGAAATGAACCAAACAGTATCATCTGGACCGCCAATAACGTCTCTTACATTCTCTCTATGAGTGTATTTTGCATTCCATACATTATCTAGCGCATAAACCGTATTACCTATTGCGGCGTAAAGCGTGTCATTAATGTTCCTGATTGAATACACAGAAGAAGAAACAGTCTTGAATGAGTGTACAAATGGAGAGTCAGGAACTTTAGACCTCTTTATTTGCCCATTGCTTCCAAGTCCTGCAAAAATATATCCTTGACCATTTACGATAGCCTTGCCAATGCTAATGACATTTCTATCTGCATTTACATCAACTATTTGTTGCGTCTTATTCCTTGGATCTAACTTGTATATTCTACCCTCAGAGCCGGTTGCGGCATACAATTCCCTATCAGATTCAACAAGAGAATATATAGCTCCGCTTACGTTGGAAAATACTTCGGTGGTCGAAGTTCCATCAAAGGAGTAAAGAGCGCCATAGCTGCCGCCACCGCCGCCAAAATAAAGGACTTCATCAAAAACTACCGCGCAATAAGCATGAGTATTCGATGGAAGAGTTCTAAATAGACTGAATTTGTAAGTTGAGTTATCCATTACCCACAATTTGCCAGACCCATTCGGACTTCCCGTTCCGGCGTAAACTCTTCCCTGATACTCAATAAGGAATTCTACAGAAGCGCTAGGGTTTGCAACCCCATCAACTATATCAAGGGTATCTATCAAATCCCATGTCTGCGAGTTCCAGTTGTACTTATAAACATTCGCTGGCTCAGCGGTTCCAGCAAGAAGAGCCTGATTGCCGCCAACAGGCTGGTAAGAAAGCATTCTTCTTCCTTTTCCATTGACAAAAGTAAACTGTCTTGTTACTGAGTCAAAGATTTCTCCTACATTATGTAGCAAGAAACGAGTAAAGACCATTGGCTCAATAGGAACCTCTCCATCAGAAGTAAAGTTGGTGAAGTTAGAAACCACCATCTTATCAATGCCGGATACATCATCAAATATTCCCTCTATATCATCTTCAAGAGGAGAGACATTCACTTCAAAAACATTTCTTTCTCTTCTGTCTCCTAGAGTTATTTTGCCTCTTGGAGGAACTCTGTCAAGAATAATCTTGTCAAATGGTAAATCGCTTTGCGAATCATTTATCTGAAGAGTATTGATATCTCCACCAGTTTGAGCAAATATACTTCCGCCAGAAGAAAGAACCTTTTCAAGCTTAGTTGACTTATTTCCTATTGCTATCTGTTGCGCCTTGTTCTGAGCGAAATCGCCAATCTTCTCAATATCAAAACGAACATTTACCTTGACAATATCAGTTTCTGACAATGGATAATCAAACTTAATAAGCTTGTTCTTTGGAGAGAACGAATAGCCTCTCGTTATTCTATTGCCATTAATTATAACTTCAAATACTGCATTTTCAGATATTTGCTTGTTATCCAAACCTATCAATCTGAACGTCTGCAAATCATCATTTCTAGCAGGCTGTACAGGATTCAAAGTAAAGTCTCGACTTGTAAACTTTGTGATTTCTGTCTTTTCCGTGGTAAAAGATTCTTCAACAAAAGTTACTTGGAAAACATTATAGCTAGACGCTATCCATAGAATATTTGGATCTCTCCATTTGATAGCTCTTGCATTAATAAACACTGGAAGATTTACATCTCCTATTCCTGTCTGTATCTTTGCTGATGGAGGAGAGTTGGTGTTATCAAAGTTCAAAGAAGAAATACTAATACCAACCATTTTATTGACACCGGCAGTTGTAGCAATGTAACGTATGGCTGTATTTCTAATAGCAACATCATTAACCTTGTTGGAATTCAATCCGTTTGCAGTTGTAAATACCGTTATTTCTCCATCAGAATAACGAATAAGCCCGCTTTCAGAACCAATCCATGCAACACCTGATGCATCAACCTTTACGGAAGTAAGAATGTTTGTTGGCAAACCGGAAGATTCATCAACCTTAGTAATATCGCTATCCGCAACATCAATAACCCTTGTTTCAGATACATTCTCTTTAGTCAAAACAAGACTATTGTATATGTTATTAAGTTTAACAACATATAGTCCTTCATTAGATACGATATACATCTTATCCGTGCTATCTATATCAATAGCTATTGGAGATTCTGGTAAATTGCCGTTGAGTTTGAAGAAATAGGAATGGTCTGAGCTTGCATACGTTCCAGAAGACGTTGACAAGAACATATTAGCCTTCTTGTCAAATGCAATTGAATTTATTGACAATCCATTGATGTTATAGTTGGCAGAGTCAAGCATGTAAGCCTGGTTCGATTCTCTGTCATAATAGATTAGACCATTTGGAGTTCCTATCCAAGAATCTCCATCATTATTTGCCGCAACAGAAAGAACTTCTGTCTTGGGGATATTTGTTGTAGCAGAAGATACCAGATTTATACCAAATGGAGTAACAGAATCAGAAAGATAATACTTCAATCTTCCTATTACGATTCTAGCGGCCAAGTTGTCAGAGAAGTCTCCAAACCTTAGCTCCTTTCTCATTAGAACGCCGCTAAGAGAATGCTCTCCATAGACTCCGCTTTCATGAGACGGCACTGAATATGTAGGAACAAACGAATAATCATATACGATATCTTTGGTTTGAATAAAGAAGTCTTGATTTGGCAAAACCTCTCCGCTATTTGAAACAGACGAACTTTCAACCAAAATATGAAGAGGCCCGCTGAACCTATCAGGAATCGTTGGCCTGAAAAACTCTCTTGGTAATATAACACTAAAGTTAACATCAAAACTTTGAGTATATGGGCTTGGCCTGCTTTGATTACTGCTATACCAGACCTGCAAAGCAGCATCCCACTTCAAAAGAGATACTGATGGGCTTTGGAAACTTACATCATTTTCTCTTGTAACATAAGCATCATACGGAGAAACAATCATTTCCTGCTGTTTCTCGAATACAACATATACGTCGCCATTGCTCGTATTTAGTCCGCTCTTAGGATGAGTGGAATCATAATCTCCGCTCGTAAGTTGTTCAATCGGTTTAGCAAATACAAGTCTAGGGTTGATATGTCTTCCAAATAGCTGTATATTGTAATCAACAACGTCTTGCCATACAACGACAACTTGACCCTTCATATCTACGCATATCGTTGAGTTATCCGCCTTAAGCGAACCGATTCCAGATACGGCGAAATCTATACCTCCGTTAGCCTTTGATTTCCATGTCTTTGTTCCATCATCATAAATAGCCATTTTGATAGAAGATGAACCATTTCTCTCAAATGCCGTCCAAGACAAGAAAACACTAGTGTTGCTAGCTGTAATGTCAGGCCTCTTAGCTCCAACAGCTTCTGAAGTTACCTGCGCATCTGTTCCGCCAAAAGACTGGCTTTCCCATTGCCCATTTGATGCGTTCCTTCTGCAATAGAATATTTGAGATTGAGAGTATCTATTATCTTCCCAAACAACATGAACATTATTTTTGCTATCAATTGCAATCTTTGGATTGAAAGAATCATATAGATTAGATGTTAATAGATAAGACTCTGACCACCCTGCCGAGTTCTTAGTTATAACAGCAATATCTGTGTAGTCTGCCCTTGTTGTTTCATAAACTACATATACATTATCAAGAGAGTCAATTGCTATACTTGGATTTTGCGAGCTAAATCCATCCGAAACAATCAAAACAGGTTCGCCCCATTGCTCGTTCACAAATGTATTGTAATAAATCTGCCTTCTATTTATACCATTACCATCATCATGCCATACAGCATGCAAAACTCCAGAAGAATCTGTAACAACAGAGGGTCTTCCTGCATTTCCCTGATTAGTAGCAACTGACTCCGTGTTTACATCAGCGATAATGCTATATTGCTGATCTGAAGCTTTCTTTCCATACAGCTTCATTCTAGACTTCTTGCCAACAAGCCTATAACTTGTCATTTCTGTAGTATCATACACAAACGATTGATTGGAACTTTCGAATATAATTTCTTGAGGCAAGAACCATATGTTATTGTAGTAATATCCATCATTTACATAGAATCCAACTCCCTTTGGACTACCAGTATTTGCAGGAGTATCGCTATCTTCGAAATCATCAACTCTAAAATCAAAGTCCAACGTCCATCCTTTTGCGTTATCAACTCTTTCAAACCAAGGAGTTCCCTTCTTTCTGTGAGAGTAGAACCATTTACCAGTAGAAAGAGTTCCATAAGGAGAAGGGTTATATGGGTCTATAACCTGATAATAGCCTGACAAATTAAGAGTTGGGAAAAGATGAGTTCTTTCTATTACATCGAGTCTCGTTGCGGCTTGAGGCCCAATATTGGCTTCTGTTACAAAGATATCAAAGAACAAAGCAAAGAAATAGGTTTCCGAACCAACAAGACCCTTAAGCTCTTCAACAACATCGCTAATACTCTTATCAACAGTTGTTGTAGTATAAACAACTGTATCTGAGTTGTACAATCTTATCGTAAGAGTATCACTAGTTATTTGAATATCGAAATCATAGCTAAATATTGAATCGTAAACAGAGAAAAATGATATTGCATTTGTATGAACAGTTGAAATAACTTCGGTAGATGACTGAGAAAGTTCAGACTGTCTCGTTGAAACAGTTGTATCAATTACAAGACCTTCTTCTATATATGAAGCGGCATTGAATGGGGTTGTCTTTGTTAATTCCCAGAAGTTTATAGATGGATCAAATCCTGCAACAAACAAAGAGTCGCTATCGTATTTGGGAATAAAGTAACTATCGAAAAAGCTTGCGCCATATCCATGAGCGATATAAAGTATGTTTTCTTCCGGAGACAATGCAAATGCGTTTATCTTTGTTCCAAATACGTCTGCGTTTTCCGTTGCCGCAAGAACGGGTTTTTCAGTTTCCTTGATTTTGAATATCTTACCGCTTTCTGATTGATTCAAACTATTTGCAGCAACAAGAACATCTCCTTCGTGTTCTGTAACATCAGCAATAGACATTCCTGTAAAGCTAACAAACTTTTCTAGTCTTATATCTGAATATACAGAAGCGCCTGGCTCATAATCTCCGCTAACATTATAGGCTATTCTCTTTACAAATCCAGTGGCTTCGGAGCCTCCATTAGAACCTATTTCTATAAACCTCTCTGTTGCGGCTTGTATAAACTCTGAAGTTCCATCAAGAATTAGATTGTTCTCTGAGAAAACCTTTATATCGCTATTCTTTCCAATGATTATGATATTCTTTGGTACAGATACGTCTGTATCAAAAACCTTGATACTGCTCTTTCCAAGCAATAATTCAATCTTAGAAGTATAGAATCTTATTTCTGCGAATTTAGAGCCATCAGAAATGGACATTCTCTGATATCCGCTTCCGCTAACGCTTATAGACAACTCCATTGTCCATCCAGTCCCGTTACTAACTTCTCTTTCCCAAAGATTACCAGCAACCCTAAATCTTCCTATTTCATAATTTGTAAAAGCATCTTTAATGTCATTAGTTGCAACGGAAACATAGTAATCTACGCCTCTGCGAACAACATTATCAGGAATCGTGAACTTATTATCATAAGTCTCTATGATATTGTTATAAATATTGTCAGCGCCAGGAGCGGTGCCAATCTTTATATGAGCATACCTGCTGGATCTGTCAAATGGAGAGATAACATCCCATTCAATAGTCGGATTTACGCTGTTTACGCTCAGATTTTCAACAAGTCCATCGGTTTTGAGACTTACAACCCTAAATCCAGGATCTTGTATTATAACGCTTCTAGAGGACATTGTGGCCCCATAGAAGATCCCATCGCTAGGAGTTACTGTGAAATATACTTCATCTTTTGGCTTTAAGGCAAACTTTACAAACTTTTCATCATTTGCTTCAGTTATAAGCTCATTATTTATATACCATCTAATTTGACTCTTATCGCCAACAAGTATTGTTTGCGTATTGGGATCGTTGATAGAATAACTTGCCTCAAGAATATCATCTACATTAGGATTAATTGGTAATATGTTTATAGAATCAACTTCAGGAGACAACTTCGTTACGCTCACAGACTTAGCCGTAATAGTTGGACCATTTTCAAGCATATCAAAAGGCGTAATTTCGCAATACCAAGTATCGCCATACCTCAAATATTCTTTAGAAATTTTCTGATAGTTATCAAACTGAGAATAATGCGTACCATTACGCATCCATTTTGTTTTTATAGAAACAAACTCCGAAGAAGAACCAATATCAAGCTCCAAATCAGTAGATTCAGACGGTTGTTCAGGAGTTATCTTTGCATATGTTAAAAACGGCAAACGATTTACAATGAATGAAAACTTAACCCATTCGCTCTCTTCTCCAGTCGTATCCTTGACTCGAATTTGACCGTAATAGGTATCTCCTCTTTGTACGAATTTTTGCTTCAATCTCCAATACTGAGACCTGTCTCTAGCATATGGCTGCTTTAATATATCAGGGATATAATCGTTACCTCCCCAATTAATAGTATGCTTTCCTATTCTAATTTCATATGACAACTGCTTTATAGATGGAGAAGTTGTTTGTGTGTCCCAATTGATAGTAACCGCACCAAGAGGAACAATCACTGTTCCTTGTTGCGTTTCTTTGTTATTGACCAAAACACTCGTTATAGAAATAGCCATTTATGTCAAATCCTAACTGAAGCCTTGTATAGCTTTAAAGCCCCATCTTCAACACTAATCTCCGAACTAGAATCGAATACATTCTTCTTCACAAACTTAATTTCGTCTTTATTGGCAAAATCTCTTCTAACCTGCCACATAGTTCTATCGCCTCTAAACACAACTCCATCATTCCTTCCTGCATAGAAGTTCTTTCCATTACTAAGAACAGAAGTAACGCCTAAAGAGGTTGGGTCATCGCATGCAAAACATTTGTGTACAATATCTTTGTATAGTAAAGACTTATCTATTATGTATTCAACTCCAAGATTTATAACATTAGCCAAAGTCTTAGAATCAACAACATAAGAATTAAGAACAACAAGCTCATCAAGCAATCCGGCATTTGCTCTTATCAAAGCGCTATACCCAATAGCCGAGTTATTGATATTGAAATAGTAAGAGTTCGAGTTAAGGCTTTGAGGTATTGCCAATCCATCTTCAGAGAACAACTTTGCTTGCACTCCGTTTATGTAAACCTCAAGTCTCCTAGACGGTCCATAATATGCTATCCAGAAATGATGCATCTTACCAGTTTCGTATCTTTCCGTTTCAACAGATACAGTTCTTTTGTCAGAACTAGTAAGTTGAATCTTCATTACATTGAAACCATCTTCTCTACTCTCCTCATATATGACAAATGTTCCGTTCGAGGAGCTTACAAATCCTCCGTAGCTTGAATAAGAAAAAGCAGACTTATCAAACAATGCCATTCTATAATAAACAGGAAGGTTAGTTAATGGGCTAATCGTTGGCGTTACCCAGTGAGGTCTTAGCCAAAACCCAATAGAGAACTCAGACGTATTCTGCAAAAGCAAAGGAGTAGAAAGAGAAGACTTCGGCTTTAGTCTTATTCCATTTCCATAATCTGTTTTTTCAAGAAATGGAAACTGTTCTCCAGAAAGCATAACGACTTGACCGCTAATTTCATCAATCAAAGGAGCTGATTCAAACTTCAAGAAAATCCTAGCAGTATCTTTAACTAGAAATCTTACATAGTCGGTCTCTAATATGTTCAGAGAAATTTGTTCCATTTTATACCCTACTATAGATAAAGCTCAAAGCAAATCTGTTATCTAAAAACTCATCATTAGATTCTGAAATAGAGCGTTCTATCCAAACATAAATAGCTTCATTTGGTTTCAAATCTGCTCCGCTTGCTCTTTGGCCTCCAACATTTATTGAGATAGCATTAGTTTCGTCATTTGCATCAAAAAACTCTGAGATATTCGCTCCAGTCGGAGTTTTACCTCCGGATTTTGTTCTGCTTGATGGGGCTGTATCAATATAGAATTGGTCTCCTATCGCGATGTAGTTTGGCAACCTTTCATCTAATTCTATAGTGCCGCTACTTGAATTGAAAGACTTGATAAGCCTACTTTGTCCGTTATTACTTCCAGATATAAAAGCTATTGGAGCGTTTACAAAATGATTGTCCGGGAAAGCTCCCACCAAGCTCGCAACAGAAAAAGCAGTTATACCAGAAGAGGATGATGCACCGGCATAGTAATCGCTAGAAGGTACTTCTATTGCAATTTTGGTGTATGATAAGTTATTTCTACTATTAAGACCGAAAAATACCTTCAAATCTTTCGCAATTTCGCTTGTGTTAATGTTTTTTATAACTACGCAACGATATTGTTTTCTTTCTGTACCAAAATTCAAATCGAAAAAACTGTTCTTTACTAGTTCTCTAACAATAGCGCCTTTAGGATGCATTCTAAAAGGAGTTCCATAAACATTCCTTTCAGAAATATATCCTGTAACACCAGACCACTTGCTGATACGAATTATTTCATCATCTATTTGAACATATTCATTTTTCTGCAAATCTACAATTGAAAATCCATCAGTAACAGAGTCTCCAAGATACAGAACCGTATCATATACGGACATAGCAGAAGAAAGAGAAATCCCTCCATAAAGTTCATTCGTACTAGTATAACCGCCAAATGATTGAGTAACATTTTTCTGTTCAGATAATGGTTCTGGAGAAGTCAAAAACAATCTTAGACCGCTTCCTATTGTAGAATAAACAGAATTTATCCCCTCATTTGCCACAGAAAAATACACCCAAGAACCAGATGACTGTGTAAACGCAGTATCATAAAGAGATAAAGAAGAAACAAAGCTCATGGAGTTCTCAACTTCAGCTTCAACATCAGCGTATGTATTAAGAGATTCAACCAAATCTCCAATACTTTGACCTGTTATTGGAATCTGTATAACAGTAGACTCAGTGCCGGATGAATCAAGGAAAACTCCCCCAAACACCTTAATACCTTCTACGGTCAAAACACAAAACTTTGCAGATACATATGGAGTTATAGATTCATCTGTTTTTACAAACTGTATCTTGAACGCAGAAGTATCAGTAAGGCTATAAGATGCCTTATCCGTAGAAGTAAGGTCATACGTTCCCACTATCTCTTGTTTCTGGAAAGAATGGCTCATACGCTAATCTCCAAAAACGTTTGACCGTCATATATTTGTATCATTTTCGAGTTTCTCAATATTATGTACAACAATGAATTATCGGAATATAGCCTTCCAATCTGCGAAGAGAAAGTCTTTACAAGACTAATCGTAGCTCCATCATAACTGTATAGATTTCCATTCTTGCATCCCATAAAAAGCTTATTATCAAAATGATACATGGCAATGATTTCTGAATCAATCAAATCCAAACTTATGATTTCTTCCAAAACAAAACCTGTCCATCTATAAACCAAAGCCGTACTATCAGAAGTCTTTACTGATACATACGGGATATCCCCAAAGATTGCTAAACAGTTTATCTCTTCATTTACATAAGTTATAAAAGAACTACCGGGAGAAAACTTGTACAACGATGGCTGGCTTCCATTCTTAGCAAGCCAAACATCTCCGGTAGATTCTTGTACAACTATATCAGCAATATCATTGTTTTCTATATCAAAAAGAGTTCTAAACGTTCTCTCTTCAGAACCAGTTCTATTTCCGCCGTAATCTTGGAACTTGGCTTTTACAACCTTCTCTCCATCGCTATCGCTCAATGTCCAATACTTTACATTTGCAAATGATTCTGGAGGTCCAATGATTTCATCAGGAGTCGCTTCTTCAATAAACTGCATAGCATGAACGTCTGTTGTCTCATCATAAGAGTACATCTTTATAGATACGTCTAGCTTCTTTGTAAACTGATCTGCATCGTTTATCTGTATATATCCAGTAGGAGGCTTTGTATCTACAAGGAAAAAGCCCTCTTGTATGATTGAAACGTTTCTAATATTGACTTCTTGCGATTTGTTCCCATCATCGTCAGCAAGATATACCGTTATAACATAATCATCTGATGGAGGAAGCAAAGATGTATCCCATATTATAGGGCCAGAACCTACTGGTATTTTTTGCGCAACAGGAGTAAATGGAATGCTTGCTTTTGATGAACTAAAGTAAATGTAATACTTTGCTCTTTGCGAAAAGCTATTTATAACAGAAGAATCATCAAATACAAACTTGACACTTGTTCCATAACGAGAGTTTGGCATTGGAGACAAAACGGATGGAGCAATCGGTAGTGACTTTCTAATAGAGAAAGATGCAGCAGATACAGATATCTCGCTTCTTTCTCCCCTTCCGTTTACTGCTCGAATACCAACTCTTACGTTACTGCTCTTTATGCTATTACCAATCTTCCATAAATACTTCCCGATACCAGTTGGAACGGAAGCAATCATCTTCCAATCTGGCTCTGTCATGTAATCATAGTTTTCAGTAAAGTAAATCTCATACCATACATCAAGACTGTCTGTAGACGCAGGAACTGGTTCCTTCCAAAGAACTTCCACCTCTCTAGAAAGAATATCTTCTCCGCCATTCGGATAAACAAGAGTTGGTCTATTAATTGCATTTTGCGGACCAGAAGTAAGAAGCGTAGGAATTTGCGTAGGAGCAGCCGGAGAGACAATTCTCCATTCGAAATTGATATCGAATGTATCTGGAACCGACCATTTATATAGAACAGATAGAATAGCCAATGTCAATCTCCAATATTATACAGTTGTTCCCTCAGAATAATCAATAACAACGTTTCCTTCCTTCAAACCAACAACATCCGTACTAAGAGACATACTAAATGAAATAGAGTTTGCATTATTTGGTAACAAAGTAACAGGCAAGGATGGAACCCCAATCAAAGTCATCTCTTCATGCGTTACTGATATAGAGTTTACAATTATTGTTTTATATATTCCAGAATTCTGTAATGTAAAATTCTTTATTATCTCTCTGCTTCTATCAACAACTCCCAAATCATTCTCTTGACTATCCTCAAGAACAACTCCATCAGATTTGAACTCTATAGAATACTGCTCCAATATTGCATAAGTAAGAGAAAAACTAAACAAAGGAGCATTTTGTGCATTAGAATAAATATCAACAAAAACCTCTTTATTACCAATAGAAGATGTTGACAAAACAAGATTAATAACGGAAGACTGACCAGCAATCAATACGGTTCCTGCTCCCATTGAATTTGAACCTATATTACCATCCCCTCTTATTGTAATATTTGAAATCGTAATAGAGTTTTGAACCATATCTAGTTCAATAAGTAAATTTGAAACATTTACAGACACGATTCTCTGAACATCAACAGGGAAAGAAGACAGTGACAAAGTATTGTTATTTGCTATAGAATTCGAATTATAAGACACAACCATGAAGGACGGTAAAGACGGAATTGGAGTCTGATCCCCTCCTTCAATATCTGGACCAGCAGGAATTAGATTAACATCATCGCTTATCTGAGAAAATGTTTCTACTGTAAAGGCAGCAAATGCAGAAAATGCAGATAAAGCATCATCAGTTATGCTATTCAAAAACAACTGCGATGCAAAACTTCCAGCTTTATTTCTGGAATATGTTCCTTGAATATTAACAGACTTTTCAAAATCCAGAGAAATATCAGTGTCAGGATATGGATAAGAAAGCAAACTTAACCCATTTGTATCAGCAGAAATAGACCCTAATGGAATCAATAATGGTTCAGTTCCGGCATTAACTATACTTATTTGAAATGAACCAATTTGATTTTCACTTATGAATGGCAAGTAAAAAGTATCCCCATTTTCATAAAACTCAGTAAGAATACCATTCTGCTCTTTTGCCATTAATGTATATGACGTTCCTGTTCCAGATAGTATCTGTATTTGAACATCATATATTCTAACTTCAACATTTATTTCGCTTGCATTAGAGCATTCAAAGAAAAAGCTAAATCCAAACTCGCTACCAGCCAATGTGTCATTGGATGGTATATTACTCATGAAACATGAAATTTCAGCCGTCTGAACCGAATCCAAGTTTCCATTAGAGAGACTGGCAACCCCATTTTTAGTTTGAAATGAAAGATCGCCTTTTGTTGTAGATGGGAAAATAGAACAAAAAACATCAGCATTAGAGTCGCTTCTACTAATTTCATATCTTACAATGAACTTCAAAACAGCAGTCGTTGCATTGCTATCCAAATGAGTAGCAATGTCTAAATACGAAAATGTAAAATCAACACTATGCGTACTGAATGATGGCTTACTGTTACTAGAGCTAGCGTATGCAGCAAGAGTTACATTTTCACCAAGCGCATTAGCAAGACTACCCCAGCTTTCTCCGTCATCTCCATCAGCGATTGTGTGTTCATAATACGCTGTAGAATATTCATAATAATTGGTAGCCATATGTATTACGCCTCAACTTCCCATTGTATGCTAAGATCTCCGGTTTTTCTGCCCAAACTTGAAGAAGCAAACCTAAGCGTAAACTGAACTGAATTACTATTATTTGGCTGAAGAACAAATGGTAAAGAAGGAAGATTAACGAGAGAAACCTCTCCTCCTACCAATATGTTTGTAACCCTTATCCCGTATGATATTCCATTATTCTCAAGAGTTATAACCTTGTTAATGGTAGTTCTTTCATTATATGAACCAAGATTTAATGTAGATCCATCATCAAGGTCTGTATCTCCCTGAGAAACGATTAATTCAAACGGTAGAGAAACAGAATATGTTACTGTAAATATGAAAGGATTTTCATCTGGATCATTAGATGAAATTACTACCACAAAAGATTTATCACCAGTTTCTAGCGTATCTAATTCTACAGTAAGAGTACAGTTCTGATTGAAACTCAAACTGACTTCACCAGAAGATGAAGGATTAGAAGTAACCGTTTCACTAGACCCAATTGAAGTAATACTTATTCCATCTTGAGGTATAACAAGAGACGGGATTGCGTAGTTGAATATCTCAAAATTTACGCTACTTACCGATTCTTGGGCAAATCTTCCGAGAGATACAGTACCTTCTTGCGAAACAGAATTTCCATCGTAAATGACATTTATTTGAGGATTTTGTGTTGATGGTTCTGTTACTGTAAAATAGAAAGTATAGAGAAACTTCGGGTCAGAAGCATCAGTAATGCTTTGAAAACTTATAGACTTATTGCCAGTAGATGATGTATCAACATCAATACTTATAAACATTGGCTTTCCTGAAAATATACTAACAGGAAGCGGTTTTACAATATCGCTTAGCACCCATCCATCAGAGTCTCCGCTAGGATCAGCCTCCCATGCTTGCTTGAAAGATCCATCTTGACCAACAGTTATAGAATCAGATGCTATATATACGGTATCTTGGCTGTCGGTTGTTAGAAAAAGATATAAAGTAAAGACTGTATCCTTAACAAACGAACCAATAGACATAGACTGCCCATCTGTTAGCATTTGCCCTTCGCTTGAACTGCCATATCTTATTATCAGATTCGCCATGATTATTATCCTATGCTATTCAAGCAAAACTTAGCCATTAGTATTACTACCGCTGCCATTAGAACCTCCATTACTACCGCTATCGCTGCCTCCTCCATTTCCGGAACCACCAGAACCGCCGCCGATTTCGCCGTTACCAGAACCATTTGAAGGCTCATAACCTATATCGCCTTTTATTGGGCCATTTCCCCCTCCAACCCATGAACCAGAAGATACAGGAGAGGCCCCAAAAGTTCTTATCTTGTAATAGTCAGGATTACCAAAAGAACCCTTCATATCACTTTCGTTATATTTCTCTCTAAATACTGTAAAATTGTTGAATATAGATATCTTTTGATCAATACTGTTATTAGATTCCATCATTGTAGCCCTTGTTGATAACTCGGAGAAAGTTTCAGGATTGCATTGTCCGGGAACATCTACTGTTATTATGCCAAGACCATCAATATTTATGACTCCATCATCCTCAAGCACTGAGAATGAACCCTTGTATATTCCTTCGCTTACCTTTGTTACAACAATTCCAATCTGGTCATTTATTCCCTGTTGATATACATTCATAGTTATATTACTAGACAATCCAAACCTATCAATCGCTCTTAGTTGCTCCAAAACAGAAAGTTTCTTCTTATCTCTGAACTCTATCTTGGCCCATATCGTTGAAACACTAGATGTTTCTTCTTGTATAGAAGTCAAATTAGTATCATCTATGTATGTTGTTGTTTTATTCGCGCTAACAACCGGATAGCTCTTATATAGAGGAACTGGCTGAGTAAGCTCTTCATCAAAGAATAAGTCTATCTTATACTCAAGCGAATTATAGATTGCCATGAAATCTACGCAGAATGATTCTGATTTTCCAAAGAACGTTAGAACTTCGCAGCAAACCTTCTTCACTCCATTTTCTGGAGAAGTAACCCAAGGAGCTACAAACCTATCCTTTTGCGTGAAATACGCTCTAAAGAAATCTCTTTCGCTCTTAGTTCCATCTGTATCTGTTTGAGTTTGAGCTGGCAAATCCGGTCCAATAGGCAACCATTCTGTCCAGTCTTCATCTGTCTCATTCTTAAGTCTATAGGCATAAGCACCAGGAATTCCAATGATATCCAACTCGATAAAGCAATCCGTTATAACAGGAATTGGAGTTTGCAAATCAAGATATGTTGAATACGATATACTTGATGGCCTAATTCTAATCTTTTGATATTGATCAACAGCTCTATCAGGAGATCCGCCAACGACGAAGAATGAAGGGTCTGTTTCATCCGTAAACATACATGGAAGAATAAGATCCCTGTTCTTTGCTTCATATACGCAACCAAGACTACATATTTGAGAATAAACCTTCTGTCCATCATGTAATACTAGATTAATATTCTGGAACGGATCTAAGAAAATAGATGCATCATAAAGAACTTTTCCATTATTTGCAAAACTTGTCAATCTTCTATCATATTCGCCCTGACCAGAACATACAAATTTATCAGCATTAGCATCATATAATGCCATGAAATAATCTGGTGAAACAAACTGTTGGTTTTCTAATATCCTAGAATACCTAAAGTCTTGCCAAATAACATAGAATAGATCATTTTCAGACACAACAACCTTCGGGAACAAACATTCATGGTCGGTAATCGTAACTCTAATATCATCAAATCCACGACCGCTAGATACCCAGTTATCAAGATCCTTATCTCTACTCCACAAATCCGCATCCGTTCTAGCGCAAGGGCAAAGGAGTTCAAACTCGGATTCAACATAGAATGAACCATCTCTATAGCTCTCAACAACGACCCTATAAGGAACTCCGCATATAAGAGGCTGTCTAAATAGAGTTTCAGAATAATCAGTAACCGTCTGCGCTTCTCTCATTTCAAATGGCAATATTTCAGGAGAATACACAACGCCTATTGACTGTCCCGGCTGAACAGTGAGACCTTCTGGCGGGAAATCAGATGAAGAGAAGAACCAGTTAAGCGTATCAGTTTGAGTAAACGAAGACATAATCAAATCTGTTTTTTCAGGATTAGAATAGAAACTGACTCTAAAATGAACAGTCTTATCAACAATAGAGTTATTAGAGAACGAACAACGAACATCGCATCTTGCAGATTGTTTTGATGGGCAATAATAAACGAAATTGCTTTCACCAACAGATGCAGAATCATCTAACAATATAACCCTGATTTCATCCATTGCAGGATTTACATCAAAATCCATTGTAATAGTTTTTCTATCAGCAGAAATAACGAGAGTATCAAGATTTTCTATTCCGGCGGTGGAATCCGTTGTATGATATGTAACACCGGAATGACCAAATACAGTATTAGTTGCAATCAACTTAGAACTGCTAACGAAAACAGCCAGTATAGGCGAATTGAATCTAACCACAGCGTTTACATTACCAGAGGCTCCGGCTGGATCATAATGAAGCAATACGCTTCTTATCTTTTGATCAACTTCAACTCCAGGCAATTCCGTAAGAGGATATTCAAAACTTACGCCGCTAAATAGCTGATAGTTTATATCACTAAGATCTTGAGGGTCTACAGCAATAGGAGATCTCATTTCAGATTCAAAAATTGCAGTAACATTTTCTGTATTTTCAAACCTATTAGATTTTAGATTCAATCCGTCATAAGCAAAAATAGTTCTTACATTAGAAGAATTTACAATATCAACTATAGTTGAGCTTATCTCGTATTCAACAATAACATATAAGACTCTTCCGCTTATATCATCTTCATAAGAAGGAGTATATGTTACTTGATAAACGGTATCTTCAACTGCGGAAAGGCCATTATATGCCAACTGAACATTATCAACTCGCCAACCGCCTATGCTTTCGCTTGAAGAAATCTTCTTGTATAGAGTTGTATATTCCTTGTCCTCATACAACCAGAGGCTAAAGTGGAATGGATTTGTACTTGGCGCAGAAAAACTAAACCCAATCTCGCAGTTCAATTGTGTTATATTTGCTGTGTACGGATCAAAATATGGGTCTATAGCAGAGTTCCATCTGTATATAAACTCATCAATTTCATCTTGTTTGCACATATCCGAAAATTCATCATCAACAACCTTAGAAACAGCAGAATATATACTAGAATTCCCATTTCTATCATCTTGCCAAACAATAACTCTTCTGCCAAACCCATCCACCGCAATAGATGGATTTACACTATTACTTCCTGAATCCGTTATTTGAGAATCAAATCTAAAAGGAACACCCCTAACCCTTGCTCCTCCATAGAATATATTCCAATATCCATCCCTATTGGATTGCCATACAACATGGAACTTATTCTTCTTGTCTATAAACAAGTCAGGATTCTTGTTTTGATATGTATCTGAAACAGTAATAGGTATTTGAGTAAAGTTGTCTGTTGCATTTAGGCTATAATTCAAATCAAACTCTTGTTGATCAACAAGAAGGCTTTCTGCCGTAGTAAATGAGGAAAACTCATCATTCAAACTTTCTTCAGGAACAACCACTACGTTGTCTATTTGAGGACCAGATGAGAAGTCTTTTGGATCATTGAAGAAGTTAGATGCATTTTCAAATCTTAGCAAAGTAGATGTTGAATTAGCAACAAACTTAAACGATACTGTTCTCCAGTTTGTAGGAGTTGGGCCAGTTGCTTCTAATGTTGTGGTAAACAATTTTGTTGTAGGACCAGCTATAACCCTTACTCTCTTCGTTACAACAGATCCTTGAGTGTAGTTATTTGGGTTATTTGACAAGTCAAACGTAACCCAATATGTTTTTCCAACCTCTGTAGCAACATTAGTATAAATAGCTCCCTTATATGCAACATTACCAACTAGCTGTCCGTTTACCTCAACCCAACTTCTTCCAATCGAAGGAGAAAGACCAACAGTGCTTGGCGGAGTATAAGATGAAACTCTTCTATATGAAACGCCTCTATAAACAGTCCATCCATCAATGGAGGTATAACCGTCTTCAAGTCTTGTATGGTCCGCATAAGGCAATACGGTATCCTCAAAACCTCCATTGGACAGAATGTTTCTATCAATATCATGAACAACCATTTGAGATGTATCTCTATCAAAACTAGAGAAATCAAAATAATCAGAATTCAAAGTTATCGAATGCGGACCTATATTGATATCATAAAACTTTTGATAGAAATCTCCATTCTCATACATATTGCCCTTGAACGGGATTATTTCGTTAATCTTAAATCCATTTCCAGGAGGCATTCCAAGAACAATGTCAAACTTCCTGTATTGGTCTGTAAAATCAGCCAAGAAAGAAGTTGCAGCGACAATATCATTTCCATAGGAAACAATTATATCTGCATTGTACCTGTATTTGTCTTTTTCTGCTGTGGTTTCTTTTCTTCTCTTAAGAACGCTATCAATATGGTCGCTACCCATTTTCGAGTAATGTACAGCCACCTTTAGATTTTTCAACTCAGCAAAATCAACATATCCATCTAAAAGCCTATATATAATATGAGTTTTATAAGCAGATCTCTCGTCAGAATCATTTGCGCTTGTTGAAAGAATAAGTGCTAACTTGTATCTTCCGGTTCCAATCTCATACTCTATCTCGTTATTGAAACCAGAACAATCGCCATCATCTTGACTGTTTCTTTGACAAAACTGAGAGTATGTTTCTGTGTTTTTGGCCCTAAACCTTATCTTCTCTGGAACCAAAAGAAGCATCCAATGTCGAATGTTAGATTCATGAGTAAGAGTTGGAGATTGAGTATACTCTCCATATATGAGAGGATAATTATGCTCAACTCCTGAGTATACATCTCCTCCGACTTTCGTTGCAATATTTTGTGAATCTAACTTAAAAGCTCCGCAAATAGGAATGCTATTCTCATAGAATCTTTCATACTTATCTATTGTATATACATTCTTACTTCTCAAATAAGTATAATTACCAACCGGAGTAAAGGTACTCTTCCACTGATTGAATCTTTCCTCTATATCCTCATCAGTAAGAATTCCCGTAGCCAACTTAGGCATCCATAGGCTAAATGAAACTTGATAACTCAACTGAGAAAAACCGGCTGGAAAATCGTTTCCATATTCATCTTTAGAAATAGTCGTATACGCCATTGCCGTATCTTGAGAAGGATTTCCTGTTACAGCAACAAAAGTGCTACTATATACAGAAGCCTTTCCGTTATTCCCAAGAACTCTAGTAAAACCAGTCTGTATAGGAGAGCCGGGCGTTTGTATGCTATAAAGGTCTACATTGGCATCAGACAAAGCATTCTTATCAAGAATAGACATTGCTATCTGATTTGTTATAGCTCTAGAACACTGCCCTAATATTGAATAATACAACTGAGTTGGACCTAACCTGTCAGATTCCCACACAATATGTAGATTGCCGTCTTTATCGCATTTTATCTTTGCGTTTTTGTTCTCGCCAACTTGGGTCAACTGTTTCCATTGAGTATTCTCAATAGATTGACCAACTCTAAAAGAGTAATAGAACAACTGATAAATACCGTCAACAGGGGCCTGGCATACTACATATGCAATTTCTTCGCCTGTTGCTTCTATTTTCCTTACTGCCACAACTGGATATACGCAACTAACCTCTCTATTGTAAATATCATAAACATATGGAAGAGGATTTACATCCGTCAAACTAGCAGATGGAAGTTCTGTATCTGAATCAACAACAACAAACTTTTGACAGTATATAGTCTCAAAAATATTCGGACCAACATCATTGTTAAAACCATTGGGAACATTTATTCTAATTACATTATTGACATAATCTCTACTGACTATTTCATGAGACTGATACCCAACTTGCGGAGACAAAAACACCAAAGTATTACCTTGGTCATATATAGCAGAAGAATCAACCAAAACATCAAGAGTTCTATTGCTCTTTAACGCAGCCTCAAAAGTTCCATCGCCAGAAATCACATCAGTTCGGATAGTAAACCTATCATCTGACTTCAACTCTATAAAAGTAGATTGATCAACAGCCTTAATGTTATAAGATCTAGCAGATAAATCGTTATTAACCAAAGTGACAAATGCTGATATTATTTCAGCAACTGTTCCAAGGATAGTTGTATATTGTATCTCAAAAACAGTTCCATCATCTACTCTAAAAATGATACCATACTTTTCATTTGCAGATATATTGCTTGGAGTTACTGTGTGATAGAACCTTGGAGGATTCAATATCGAACCGTCTCTTACCGGATTCCCCTTATACTTCAAAGAACTTGGCAGACTTGCAATAAAGACCCTACTAGAAAGAGTAGGCATTACATCAGGACTGTTTTCAAACGTCTCTTGCGAGCTAAAAACAACAAGTCCTGAACCATCATGAAGAAGGGCTGAAGAAGTTGAATTGAAAATTCTACAAACAGCCTCGTTGCTTACAGGATAAACCTCGTTCAAATCAGAGCAAAAACCTGCCTTAGAGTTATGAAAAGTTGATTCTTCATCAAAAATAGACATATCGCCAACAACAGCGCCGTCAACGCAAAAATCATCAAGCTTCCTAAGAGTCAATCCTTCGCCGGGAATGGGGTCCAATATAGCGCATTCAGGAGCAGCCGGATCACTCGTCGCCTGTAATGCTTTCATTTCTTCTGGAACAAAATGAACATAAGAACCGGAATCAAATATTTGACCGCTCTTATCATTTGGCATAGAATACAAAACCGGGAACTTCAAAAGAGTCTTTGAAGATAAAGAAGATCCGCTTATAACATCAATGGCTCTAAACGATATTGAACCTTCACCGGAATAGTTTGTCTTTACAACAAAGTTTTTACTATTTACACTAACTCTTAAACTTGAGTTTGGTTTAGAATGAACTTTAATAGTTGCTTTTTCTTGCAGTCCAACAAACGGAGGATATACAGAAATCTTGTCGCCAGTACCCTTTGGTACAGAACTTTCAATCTGAAATGAAAATGCAGCAATATCAGAAAGTCTCCATACGCCAGAATCTGTCTTCTCTTCAACGTTAGCATACACAGATATTACGCTTGCAGAATCTGCTTCTGTCAAACCCAAATCAACTCTACCGCTTACAATAGCAGTTCCCTCAACATAAACATGATTACCAGAAACAAAACCATTAGTTAGAGTGTTTGGCTTCAGAGTCCTGTTAAATGTTGCATTTTCAATCTCTATTCTATAAGACTTAGAAGAATCAAGATTGCTTACAGTAAAAGCAATAGCCTTTGTACCAGAAAGCGGTGCGCTAAATGGTTGTAGTTTAAGTTTGGCTGACACGGTAAATAGTCTCCATTGTTTCTCCAAACGCCTTTTCTGCTACCTCATAAGAGAAATTGTTATGAACATACTCATATGCTTTATCGGCTTTAGATAACGCTTGATCTCTGTTGGAAAAAACACTTCTCATGGCTGTTTGTATGGACGAAATAGGAATCCTCGGCCACTTCTTATTTGCAAACTGAAGTATATTGTCCATATTTGAATGCATCATAAAACCATCAGGTTCGAGCATTGTGCATCTTTCATTAGATGCATACTCCTGACACCCAGAAAAATTGGTTATTATAATGGGAACCTTTACTGCCATACATTGTAAACCCGGTAATCCGAATCCTTCTCCCAAAGTGGGCATCACAAGACAACTTACAGACTTGTAGAAGGACGGTAAATATGCGTTGTCGAATATTCTTCTTTCAAGCAAAATGGGTGGTAATTCCTTTGTTAACCCCAAAGATGCTGTAAGTTTTCCTATTTCTTTAGTTGCCAAATCATTCTTATCTGTTTTGATTATAAGCTGGACGTTATCTGAAGCGCTAAACTCTCTACAAAAAGCCTCAACAAGTTCCGCCCAACCTTTTCTCTTTTTCCATGTACCAACAAACAAAAAAGTAAATGGCTTGCGATTTTCTAATGGAAGAACCTTATCATGCCAATATCTTGAATCAAAACAATGAGGAATATAGAATAAAGGTCTTCGAACACCGGCATGAGCAAAAACTTTATAGTTAAACTGCGAAGGACATATAACTCCATCCATTCTGTTTAGAAGTTCAATCCATTTCTCTGGCGGCTCATACGTTTCAAAGGTAGCGAAACCCAGCGCCCTATCAGTCCTTGGGATTCTCATTTGCATTGGAGGAATGCAATGATAAACCTGAGTGGCTCTAGGATTAGGCCTTTTCCTTATAAGAGAATCAAGAGAACTTCTTGTTTCAGCATCAACAAACTGTTTAGATATACTTCCATTAAGAGGAACTAATCTTATATCATATTTCCCTGAACGAAGCATCGCAGATACAAGATCTAGAGAGGCCTGGCCGTAGCCTGTTTCATTAAAAAAACCTATCCACTCAATTGGTGTCATAAACATCTCTCCATCTTTCACCAACTTGTTTAGAAAATGGAATTATTGTTTCTGGTTTTATTTTCTTCTTATCCGCAAGTCTGTGACAATTTGGACATAAATAACTTAAATTATCATGAGAATTAGCATTTGGAATTTTTCTACCATATATATGATGAAGATCGCACATATCTTCAGACCAGCCACATCGAGAACATCCTATTTTCAAATTAACCAAAACTCTTTTTCTGGGTATAGAATTAAGATACCAAATAGAATCAACTCCAGTAAATCTTTCTTTAGCCTTTATTTTTGTCCAGTTTGCGTTTCTTCTATCCTTAGCATAATATTTACCTGAGCAAAATTTGTTACAAAATTTCCTTCTTCTTTCATATCCATTATCAAATTCATTACCGCAAAATAAACATTTTGATATTTTGCATCCAGGTTTTTTAGGCATACTACTGCCACATTTGCGTGAACAGCATTTTCTTATATCTTTACTGACAAATTCTTTTTTACAAAAAGCACATGTTCTTAAATGCGATGCATTCCAACATTTATTGCTACAATATTTTGAACCAGAAGTTTTACTTTCAAAGTTCAATTTACATACACAGCAAATAACATTCATAAATTCTCCCAATATGGTTTATTCCGTGATACTGGATACACAGATAATCGGAAGAATTCCTTTTATTTCATCAATTGGAATCATGTGCTAACGATTACATCGCCAGAAAGCTTAGCCCTTACATCGTTTATCTTATTGAAAAGGCCTCCGCTTATCTGCCAAACAATGTTGCCGTCAGAATCAACCTTGATTACTCTTCCTGCATTCCCAATGAACGATGTTTCTGCAATGACAACATTAGTATTGTCGTCTATAACAGCATCAGAAGGATAAGCATTATCAGAGGCAAGATACTCAAAACTTACAGATTTATCTTTTCTACTAAGTATGATCGTTTTGCCTCTGTAGTTTGTCAATTTTCTAATCGCTTGTTGTTCATACGTCTCAACCCCATCACCCGGAGTTGGAGCCGGTAATGGGTCTGACTCTTTTACCAGCCCGCTCACAAGAATTTTTTCTGAGTCAATTTCATATATAGATCCCAGAGTGAAATCTGAGAAAGTTAACGAACTATAAGAGAACTCAACCATTTCATCATCGAAATTGATTTCAACAAGATGAGGAGGGTCTGTTTGTTCCGAATCTCCTTCTCCTGCATCAGAAGCCACAATATGTAATATGAGAGTATTTGTTGTTCTAGCAGTCGTAATCCCGGTTGCGGTTTCTATATAAACAGCCGTAAAGATAAGCTGCCATGTCCTTATTTGAGAATCATTTGGAGAGTTAAGATTTACTGTTGCAACATTACCCGGAGTTGGAGCAGCAAAAGAAACAATGTCCTGTATTGCTGCTGGAATATTGTTTTCCCATACCAACTCAAATCCATCTCCCGGAGGGTCAACAGACACGGTAAATGTTGTACTCTCTCCGACCTTGAGAGTAAGAACGCTCGTATCGCCAGTAGAAACCTCTTCCTCTATTATGGTAGAGTTACAAATCATCCAGTTTCCGCTACTAGAAACATTAGCAAAAACCGGCCTACTAATATCATTCATGTAAACAAAGTCGCCAAGGAAAACATTAATACCCTTACTCGTAAGCAATCTTCTAGCGCTATCTGGATAAGCAAAAGGCGTAGGAAGGAATCCGGACAACATATCAATGTACACTTCAAAATCAGGATCCTGCAACTGCTCAACCTTATCATTCGTTAGAGCAATTTCTAAAAGCTTTGCAGTTTTCGCTGTATCTAAAATCTGGTCCTGCTCGCCAAGAACAAGATTTGCAGAACCAATCCAAAGACGCATCTTCGTTATATCAACCTTTTCTGGATCTATTTCTTGACTGAAAGAAACAGTAAGAACGCCCTTCCTTTGATTATAAACAGCCGTCAATGGATAGAAATAGGAAGGATCTGTTGCATTATGACCGCCAAGCCCTCTTACAAACTCTCCTGTTGGAGTCGTTTCTATAACTCTGTCGTTTGCCGTATCCGCTATAATAAAGTTTCTGTTTTGAAGCCTATATACAGAGAACGGGTTATTGAAACCGGGAGAGAAACCGGCGGAAGCGATATCTATTGCCTGTTGAGGAGACAATAGTGTTCTAAAAAGAAGTCCTCTAAATCCATAGATAGCTGTTCCTTGCGGATCATTTTCATTGACACCATTTTGGTAAATGTAGTAAATATCTCCTACAGATATGGGTTCTTGAAGGATAATCTTAGACCTTAATGGGTTATACTCGTCAAGAACTTGCTTCCCATTAACGTATGTACCCCTATCCCATTCTTGAGCATTTGATATAGTAAAGCCGGTAATATCTGAACTTACAATAAGTTGTAATTCAATCTGCTCAAGCGTAGGGGTCTTGGTTCTATCTGGATTGGAAACCAAAACAACTTCTATTTCCGCATCAGTTCCAGAAAGAGAAAACACATCGCCAGACCTGAGATTGGCGGTATATATTGCTCTATCCAAAAGAGCAGGAGAGTTTGCAACCCTTATTCTTATTCTTACGTCGCAATCCTCTGGAATTGTTGCATCATAGTTGATGGAACTAAATAAAACGGAAACTCCGCTAGAATATCTAAAGCGGATTATGCCGCTTGGAGGATAAAGACTCTGATTTCTTAGGAAGATATTATCTATCCAGAATGTATGCTTTGTTATAGTGTCATCTGTATAGAAGACGATTTCTTGAACATCGCTCTTGTCTTCTTGCGAAATATCAAAAACTCTTCTTTCAAAAGAGTTGAAAGCAGGATCAACATTATCAGTTATTTCATCCGGACCAAGAACAAGATATGGTTGCGATTGCTTTGCTGAATCTCCGGTTCCGTTTACAAAATACATATAAACAGCGCCGTGCGATATAGAAAGACTCTTGACATCCAAAATCAACTCATCATAAAGGCTCCAATCCTTATTCTGCGTCAAGGTTCTCTTATATATTATCCTTGATTCTCTCTCGGTTTGGAACTTTCCGCTATAAAAACCCTGAGTCTTCAAAGAAGAAGTATCTTCTGATGTTACGCCTATTTTGTCTGTTGTAATTTGAACAATGCTTGTAAAGCCAGGTATTGCAACGCCTGCATTTGGTACTTGCTCGAAGTTTTCTACCGTAGTGGAGCTTCCGCCTCCCCTAGTAAGAGTTACAGTATCTCTTGCAATTGTAACATTCTGTTTTTCCGTAGCAGTAAAGAACGCTTGAGTATTTGCCCAGTATATAGAAGTAATAGACCCTTGAGATACAGGCTTGCCAGAAATACAATGAGTATCAAGACTTAGGTTTGCAGAAGTTGCATCAAAATCAATACCAGAATCTGGAGTAATACCAGGATAGCATACGAACAAGTTTGGATAATCAACAAGCTCGCTCAAGTTAAGATTCATTGTATCTGCAAGATAATACTGGGCCGTGATAAGCTTCATTGTATTGACTGCGCCAACTTCTCCAAGGAGTTGTCTATTACCAGAGTTTATAAGTCTCGTAAACGAATCTAACTGAGCGTGAGTAAGAAGACCATTATTAGCAAGATCGTTATGGTCTAACTGAGGAATCCTTGCAGGATCCAGTCTTCCGCTAACAACCTTAGAAGCATCAAAATCTTCAATACGAGCGCCGGGTAACTGATTTCTTGTTTCTGTCTGCAAGTCTATTTTACTTGGGCTTCCTCTGTGCTTATGCTTGGCAACTTCATCTTTAATGAACTCAAGGAAGCTAATCTCTTGCCTAAAATCGGCATCAATAGAAGCGATTCCATTCGCATTAGTAATAACTCTAGCCAATCTTATAGCATGACTAATTGGAAGAGTTCTACTCCAAACAAACTCAACGCTTCTGGTTCTTACTGTTCCGCTATTCAAAACGGCATAAATATAGAAAGTATCATCTGGCGGCAAATCATTGACCTCTCCGACAGAATCAGTTTGAACAGCAAGGCTAGATATAATACCTATACCAGGAGTTATGTCAACTGCTATAGTATTTGATCCAGTATTATTTCTTTCAGAAACAGTCCATCCGCTAATAACACCATTACCAAAAACAGCATACAACCCATAGAGCTGCTTATCTATTACTAGGAAGCGGTCTATTTCTCGCTGTACGTTTACGCCATCACCAAGATCATCTCCGTAGGTGAAGTAAGCTAAACCGTAAAATGGTGTACTGCCAGGCATTTAGTTATTGTCCTACCCTTCCGCCTCTAGTTACTCCAACAATCATAATTCCTTCTGCGGCTGTATTTCTTGTAAGCTGGTACATGCCCATACCTCTATAACCTTGTCGGTTATTTCTTATATTAAGAAAATTCTCAGCAGAATTCCTATCCTTCTTTATCTCATCTTTCATTTTACTCCAAATTGCCGATGCTGCATTCTTTGACATATTAGCCTCCTATATTACCAGAAATAGAGCCATCCAACCCAAGTCCAATCTCATTAGTATTGCCCCATTGTATATCCTGTCTTGGGAACAACCATAAGCATTCGAAGTCTTGATACCACGTGTTCTTAGAAGCATCGACTTCGCTCTTTACAGAAGTAACAATCAGAGGTTGTTTTTCTCTAGAACCTAATGGCTGGAACGTAACAACATCTAATGCCTTTATATTATTCCTTCCAATTGCTTTGAAAGAAACCTTTATTGGAGGAATAAACATTCTTGTATAATTCTTCACAACCCATTTTACGGTATCTTCGCTTCCAAATATACCATCCATTTGCAAGAAAGGCTTCTTATATCCCAAGAAACCAGGAGAATCAGGGTCGTTCAACGAAGCGTAGTTTGTATGTCCCGCTACAAGAATCTCTCCATTTGGAGTTGTTGTTATAACCTTTATCTCGTTCATAACATCTTGAACAACTCTTTCTATCTTGTAATCTCCTATTATCTGCCTATTAAGTTCTGGGCAATCGCTCCCATCAATATTCAACTGCTTTGGCGTTGCAAAGAAATCTACCTTACTAAGCGCCGCCCAATCCTGTATAGTCCAATTTGTCTGAGAACCCGACTGACCGCCCCACATTTCTTGATCATACGGCAACGGATTGAAATGGAAAACTCCTAATCTATCAAAGAACGCTACCTTATTCGAAAGACCTGCCATTTTTTCTATAGCATCCCAATAACTACTTCCATCTGCAAATCTCATAAATGGAGACTGCAACATATCGTAAGAACCAGGCAAAGCATATTCTCTATTATAGATTTTATCCCCATTGAAGAAGAAATTATACCAACCTCCCTTAGATTCAGAATTAGCAAGAACCCTTATCAAAGAACCCGGCTCAAAAGACGAATCATTATCAGTGCCATCTCTTAGTCCTGCAAGCTGTATAATATCTCGCACAGCATTTACATCTCTCATCCTATCAAAAAATGGAGAGTTCATGAAAAACTGATCTTTCAAGATCTTAGAATAATCTATCATTTTACAATCCAAAACTCTCTTATTCGTTTCGGTTGTTATTGTTCCGCCATGACAAAGGCCTGTGAACACAATTCTATCCCTAGGATCTGATGGGGTTTCCATTATCCCATTTTCCCACCAAATACTTACCTGCAAATAGAATGTCTTATCAATAAGCTTATTAAGATAGTTAGACTGATTATTCCTAAACTTCATTCCATCGCTAACAAGGAACGAAATAGAACCGCTATGCTCAAGTTTTTGCCAATCCGTTTCAGACCACTCATCATTAAACGAAAGAACATGCTGGCTTACATCAACAGGGGTTTTTCTAAAAATACAACCCTTCGGCGGAACAAACAGTCTAAGCGTATATATCAAAGGAGTAACGCAATCTTGAAGAACCCACGGAACCCCATTAGGATCATCTATTGCCGGGAACATATAACCGCCTGGCAACACGCTAATAGTGGCCTGCATAAGCTTACTATTTTCCGAGGTTGACCCCTGAGAGATAGTACATTCTGTTGCGGAAACAGTCAAATTAGAAGGAAGCGCTCCATAAGAAGCAGCCATATCATTCTTCATCATGTCAGGAGCTTTTCCATAGTTCAAAACAAACTCTTTTTGAACATCAATAGCCCATGTATCTCTAGATTTAGCCTTCTCTGATGGCTTTTTAGGGTCTACGCATATTTCGGTATATGTTCCTGCCTCATTCGTATACTGCTGCTTTTCCAAGTTTACTGATACCGATGGATCGAGACTCTTTCCCTTGTCTCGCCATAAAAACTCAACTTCATCAGCATTAACTGGACCTTGTATAGAAAAAGGCTGAGGCATCAAGAAGTCAAACAGTTGATTGTATATTACTGGCGCGAAAGAAAATCCGCACTTTCTATTACCGCCCATAATTGCTATTTGAGCAAAAGGAATAAGCATTTGCACTGTTTTATAAGAAACCTGACTCTCGTTGACCGGAACATCATAAGAAGTTGTTCCTCCATCAGCATCAGGAAGTTCTATAGATATAGGAGTTTTTGCTGGGTCTATATCCTTTCTTGATATAACCCAAGGATTATTTTCAAATCCAGCAAAAGTAACAACAATATGACCAGCATGCTGTCTTACTGTAACCTTAAGTTTTTCCATCCCCAACAAAGTTGCAGAAGATGCAGCATCATATGTAGACAACTTTCTAAGAACAGGACTAAGAGCAAGCTTCGCAACAGTAACCTCTTTTAACTGTCCTCCCAAATCAACATCTCTTGAACTTTGAGTTTCATCTGCTCCGGTCCTGCATGGCTGAACCTCGTCCGAGTCTGTTTCTCTTGCTGGCGGAGGATTTTGATAATTAAAAGACTCTTTTACAGAACATTGCAACGTTGGAGTAACGCCAACATGACAAAAGATAGGGAAAGAATTTTCCGCAATAATAATCCAATAGTTATGGTCAGGATGATTAACCCCGATTTCTATTATGTAATATACTTGTCTACTAAAATCGAAAATCTTTCTCGTATTTTCTATTATCTTGTTATTACGGCTTTGGTCTAAAAGACCATCCGCGCCAAGCGCTCCGCAAACAACACTACTATTGGTAGAATAAACGTCTAAATACTTGAATTTTTCAAGCATTCTAAACTTAGCATTTGTCGAACCAATATTCGTACTCGCCGGAGCTTTTGTTGAAAACTCTATACTAAAATCTTCTCCCTGAAATATTGGAGTCCTCTTAAGTAATCTCCAATGCATTCCGGGATTTATACCGCCATTACCGCCAAATGAACCATACATATTCTCAGAAATTTGGAATATGCTTTCAACATTATTATCCTTCATCACTTGAATTGGGTCGCCAGCATGAGAAATGCCATCAGTTGATGGAACAACAATTGTATTTTGTTCAACCCTCTTGTTTTGAGTAGTATCGTTTTCGGGATTAAAATCCTCGGTATTGACAAAAGTAACAGCAACAGACTGTCCTACGTTTTCCCATCTATAATCCCACTTAGTGCAAAAAGCTTTTCTTACTCTAACAAAATCTTCTTCTATCTTCTGAATAGAATCATATTCTGTTGGCAATACATTATCGCTACAGAACAAGCTTCCATCAGATATCCATGTCTGATGAGCCGCAATCGCAGAAGATTCAACAGCTTTATAATCTAATGTTCTAAGATAATTTGCTGTCAAATCAGTAGGAACTAAAGACAAAAACATAAGCTGAGAAAGAGGGATAACATTGTCCCAAGAATAAGGTCCATTATCTCTTGATTTGGTTGCTTCTTTTCCAGGATCTGGAGCTTCTTTTGGAGCGTCTGGATCTATAAACGATATGAAGTTGTGTATATAAAACTGAGGGATAACTCTAAGATAAGCACCATCAACTCCCGGAATAGTAACAATCCTATTCCTCAGTTCTTGAGGAGCATACATAAGAGTTTCTGGCGAAAATATAAACGCCTGGTCCTGTTGAACTCTTTCGTAAATAGGACAGTTCGCCCAAAGTTCACACTTGAACTTAAGATTGCCAGGCCTACCCGGTGAAGCTGTTCTCCAATCTACTCCGCTCATTTTTCAAGGTTTCCCATAAGTTATATCTAATATAGGGGTTTCTGGATACGAAAAAGCTCTAAAATTACCAGAGGCATCCTTATAGAACAATCTCAAAAGACCGCCAGCCGTAGAATATCCCAGAGACGGGGTTTCGGATATTGCATAATTGCCACCGAAAACGTCCATATCTTTATACGGGAAAACAATCTCTTCTTCCTTGTTTTTCAACGCAGTCTTTACTTCTGGACTCAAAGAACCAACAACAAATACTGGTTTGCTACTTCCTACATCAGGGTCAAGGATATCTTTCATTTGCATGGTAGAAGTTACGGATGCTCCTGCATCAAACTTTCTCACAAATAACATACCATCAACTTGATATGTCAAATACATTTTCTGCAATTGCGTATCCACAGCATATCCTAAAAAGTAAACAGGCTTCAACTCTTGTATCGAACTATTCTTATGAATATACATACCATCATCAATAAACTCAAACCAAGAAAACCCTTCATCAGAACTTCCTCTACAATGAATCTTTCCTCCGCTTACAAATATAACTTTCAACTGACCAGATGAATCCCTATAAGAAACAAAATCAACATCCGGAAAACCCTGCGTATAATTTGCCGAATCGCCAGAAATAGTTATCCTATAATCATACCTCTTCAAGCTTTTCATTTCTTCATTTAGGAGAATCTGCGATTTTATATAGTTATCATCCATATTTCCAACAACAACAGAACTTACCGACTCTCTCATTCTTATACCAAATGAAGAAAAATGATACAATCCATACGAAACTAGAGTTTGCGCATTTATGCTATTAGGTCTCTTATACGCTAAAAATGCATCATCATATTGAAAATCATTACACTGTATTATCTTATGCATAAGAGAGTTATTGAGAGTATAAAACAAATGAACTTTATTACCTATTATATCAGAAACAGCGACAGGATTTCCAACTTCATCTCCAACAATAGTTCTTACAATGCCTTTGAAATCATACCATGTTCTTCCCCTATCCGGAGAAAGTAAACAAGATATTTCTTTATCTGATTTATCTTGCAATCCAGGCATCGCTCCGTCCTCAAATGGACCGACCAAATGACTTCCATCAGCATTTGCTCCGCCTTTGGATAAATCTCCATCGCCGCCATTTTCATCCTCATAAAATACAAGCCAATCGCCTCTTGAATTAAAACAAGTGCTAACGGCGTTTGTTGACACCTTATATTTCTGATAAAACTCTTCTTCTACAGAATCAACTTCTATAGCAGTAACCGTCATTTCTTTTAAGATTTCACCATCCACAAACCAGTTTTCAAGAGGAATATACTTTGTTGTTACGCATATTACTCTTTCTCTTTCTGAATGCGGTCCCTGATAAGCAATTCCAATATTGTCTATTACATTTTTTGAACCCGGGAAAACAAAAGCAATTATCCTTTCATCTTGTTCTACAAACTTCTTGGAAGGAGTATATCTTAGTGTAACTTTTCTCATTCTCCTACCGGGTATTCCTGTAACATTTAATCTTCCTGATGACTCTTCTACTGTAAACGCAAGATTATCCGTTTTTACAGATGAGAACAGGTCTTTACCCATTAGAATAGCGGCTTTATCCTTAGTAATTTCAATTCCTTTGAAGTATCCGGGCTGATCTCCCAAAATACCGTCATAACCGCCATATTTTATGCTTTCTTCCGTCAAACTAGAATCTATCGCAGGAAGAGAATGGCCAGAAGATTGAGGTTCAGATCTCTTTAGTGTTTGAAACTCTCTTTCCAAAGTTCCATTATTGAATATTCTAAAGTTTGTGGTTCCATTATTAGAATCTGGATATACAAGACAACCATAGTAGTTTTTGGGGTCAGTTGTTACAGAATATTTTTCATCTGAAGAAATCCTAGTACCAACAAATATTCCGCCATCTCTCGTAAGCGGATTTTGCGCCTGAAACTTTTCTACATATATTCTTGATTTTGTAGTTAGTTGATTCATAAAAAACGGAGTTCTCAACAACATATCAGCTCGTATCGTTCCTCTTGTGCAAAAACCAAAATCATAAACAAACACCACATTACAAGTGGAAAGAGTCGCCGACCCCTGCATAGGAACTGAAGTAAACTTAGCTGATGAAAGATCGTATGAGTCTCTTCCAGGAGTCTGATTTTTTACGAAATCCAAATTGGGGATTCCAACTCCTGTTCCATTCTTATCTTGAACAAAAGAAGAACATGCCGCAATAGCATTTGCAAATCTTCTCTCATATCCATACTTTTCATTATCATACAGCGCCATGTTTACATGGTCGCTTATATCAAACAAAAAATCATCAAACAATAAATCGTTTGCCGACGAAAGAAGAATTTCTCCATTCTCATCAAAAGCTCCCGGAGCAGAAGATTGCAAGTCCTGAAGTAAACTATCAAACCAACCTTGATCTCTGATATCATTCCTTGCAATAATAAGACTTGGCTGACCAGTTCCGCCCCTCAAATCCAAAGATAATATTCCTCTAGAATCAGCAAAATAACAACCTTTTATAAAAGGAACTCTTTGCGCCTTCTCAAGTTTGCTCTCAACAAGCCTTTGTCCTTCTATACTAGTAAGAATGATTTCGCTTCTTAATTTAGCGATTCTCTTCGCTTTTTCAGAAGCGCTCAAAAATCCATCAGACTGAACAGAACTGATTTGTCTCAATATCTCGTCATCATGAACAATATCAGCAAGAACGCATCTTTCGCTCTCTTTCTTTCTAACTTTGAACTCAAACTTCTTGAAATTCCACCCCTTTACCTTATCAAGAGGAGGAAGTTGATATGCGCTTTGATCGGGGAAAAGAAAAAAGTTAGTTATATTCTCTGTTGCATGCCTAAATAACGGCTTAATAGCCGCAGCATACGAAATATAAACCTTATCACCAGCTTTGAGTGGAGGGAGCGGAGGGCCTTCAAGATTAGGGTCTACTGTCTCCTGAAGATTGAACTCAATAACCTTATCAGTCAAATCATCAGTGCTTCCATTCCAAAAGCAATGACCATTTGCCCTATCAAACTCATTATCTGCTCTATACAAATTTTTCCTAGAATCCCTAACAATTCGAACAAACAAATTAGAACTATCCGAGTATGAATAATTCGTGTACTCGGCCTGAATCTGTCCTTCAGCAGTCTGAGGCCAACCCCTAATGGCTCCATTAGAATTCCCCAAATTCTCAAGTTCATTCAAATCGCCTAACCCAAGAAGAATTCTCATATCGCTATCAGTAAGCTGATCGGGAGCGACTCTTCTACCAAGACGAGCTTCAACCTCATCAGAAGGAATCGCCTTTGCCTGAGCCATTTGTTCTGAAGTTAAAGGAGTTGTTGGGGTTACAAATTCAATTGGAGCCTTTGTTACACCAAGAACGCCTTCTATATAATCTGGCAAAGTTATAGTTTTAGAATCTATATTTTCTTGGGTTAAAATATATTCTCTATTAAGTTTGCTTTCAGCATCGCATACATGGAAAACCCATCTTGATATTGTTCTTTCCGAATCGCCAGTAAGAGTACACGCTAATGCTCCGCCAATAACAGCGCCAGCACCGCCGCCTAAGAATCCAAGAGCATCAAAAGCCCCTTGTCCTGCATCTCGCAAATTAGTTCCAGTAATACGAGAACTAACCCCATACCAAAACTCTGCATATAATCGGTCTGCCGGCAATAGGCGTATTGTCTCTCTGGAGGAAATCACTTGTCCGCCAGCGTTCCTAGTACGAGGCCTTGCTGTTGTTCCTACTTCCGGAATGTATCCATTGGGAATAAGATCTATATTATCATACGCAAGGACGCTACTAGGGAGTAGATTGCCTAAGCAAACATTAGACACTCTTTAATGCTCCTTAATACGCTTCATAGTCTCAGTAATAATTTCAGTTCCAATCTTAGAGAAAGCATCGACAAACGAACCTTTTATCTTCTCTAAGTCTTCTTCGGTAATAACAAACTTGTTGGCATTTGGCGATTTATTTTCAAGAGCTTTATTTACACCCTCTTTAACTCCGTCGCCTATTGCTGAAGACATCTTAGTAAGACCTTCTTCGCTAATCCCTGTTATCTCGCCAGTTCCTTGCGGGCCAACTCCAAATGTAGCGGCAGCAGGAGATATTTTAGAACCCTTTTCCGCTTGCCATCGCATTAATGCTCTTGCATTTCCCTGCATGCCATTCAATGCCGAAATACCATATTGAGAAAGAACATCTTGTTCATATTCTCCTGGCGTACCTTCTGTAAATCCGCCAGCAGTCCACTGCGCAGAAGACGTTCTTCCTCCAGTTGTACCACCAAGAGCAAGAGCCTTAATCCTATCAGGCCTTCCAAATGCCAAATTACCAAGGCCTTTTTGTTGATTAATAATAATTCTAGTGAAAACACCAGCGCCAGTAGTCATTGCCTGAATGGCACTAATCCATCCTTCTCTCATAGATTTATTTAAATCAGTCTGCTTTTGAACAAGAGAAACTTCTTTTTGTCTATTTTCATATATCTTTTTCTGTACATCGTAAATTTCTCTTTCGATTCCTGCTCTTTCTTCAGGAGGAGCAATGGCTAGTTTAGCTTGAAGACGAGTCATTTCCTTCTGAGATTCAACATCTTGAGCCTTTATCATTTCAAGCTCTTGCGAAATCAAGTCGTTGACTTGTTGCCTTGTTCCAACCTGAGCCTTCAATCCAGCGCCAGCGCTGTCCAACAACGAGACATACGCTTCTGCTATAGAAACTTGCCTTTCAAGCTGTTCAATTTGAGGCTGATTAGCACTTATAGATTCTTGTATATTCTTATTTTTCTTCTCAATGATTTCGTTCATTTGAGTTCGAATTTCATTCATAGCTGCTTCATTTTCAAAAAGAGCCTGTTCATTATCTGGTTGTATGCCTGTCCTTTGCTTTTCAAGAAGAGACATTCTTTCTTTAAGAATATTTTCTTGCCTTTCTAACTGTTTATTATTTTCCTCAATTGACCCTCTAACTGCACCAACATCACCAGCTTTACCATATATTGTAATCTGAGAACTTAATAATCTAGTTGACATTTCAACTTGTCTTGAGATTATCTGCGTTGTTAATTTTTGTCTTTCAAGTTGATTATTGATATCTCCATCAACTTTTTCTTGTATTTTCTTTTGTTCAACTATTTTTTCTTCTTCTTTTACCTGCAAAGCAGACAATTGTTGTCTTGCTTGATTAATTGCAATATTAGTTTCATCGCTAGCCTCTATTGTTCTCCATCTGCCAAACATGCTTGATGCTTTATCAAACTTTTCCTTTTCTGCCTTAGCTTCAAGTAGAGAAAGTTGCATCTTCAATTTTCTAACTGGATCTGCTTCTTTAGCCGCCATTTCAGCATACTTTGCATTTTCATTAAATGCATTTCCTGCAAAATCTTTTCCGCCCAAAGCTCTTTCTGCGAGATTTTCTATTCCATATCCAACTCCAAAAGCAGCAGCAGCAGTAGCGGTAATAGCTGCTCCGGTCCCAAGGCCTGCCAATATCCCGCCACCGGAAACCGCACCACCAGCGCCGGTCGCGGCTCCAGCAGACCCGGCAGCACCAGCGGCCCCAGCAGCTCCGGCAGCCCTTCCTCCAACACCTAACATTCTAAATAATGGTCCTAGTTTTCTAAGAGACAGCAAAGAAGTCATGCCGCCAACAACAGAAAGAATAGAAGACACTATCCCGCTAGCAATTGTCAAATGATGATTCATTTTCTCAAGAGCAGCAGAAACCTTATCTATTCCTCCAGCCCAGTTATCTATACCTTTTGTTATAGCATCTACAGTTTCTTTACCGGCCTTCATTGCTCCGGTTTCCATAGCAGCAGCCATTTTTCTTGCATATATTGCCGGCTTTTGTTCAGAATCTAGAGCTGACTGCTCTCCGGGAGATCGTTCCTGAGCCAAAGCCATAGCTTGAAAACTCTTGTATGTGTCATAATCTATTTGACCGCTAGCCTGCAATGCAGAAGCAAGTTGTTTTGCCGCTTCTATATTTCCGCCTTCTAACATATCTTGCAAGAAAGGATTACTCTTAATAGTCCCTTCTATCGTAGACCTAAATTCATTCATTGCATTAATGTTATTGCCGACAGTTTTTCTAACTGCCTCTAAATACTTATTTAGATTACCAGGATCTTTGAGACTAAAAGACTTTTCCAAAGAAGCATTTAGCTTCATGGCGTCATCATAGCTCATATTGTACGTTTTTCTAAGATCTTCAATTCTACCCTTATACTGACCAAGCGTTGTTCCAAATCTTTGTAGAATAGCCATATTCTGAACCACAGAATCTCTGTATTTCAGATTCATCTGTACGGCTTTTTCTAGACTCAATGTTGGAGCATTTATAGCTCCAGCAAATGCGATAACGGGAGAAGATACCGTTCTAAATGCCCTACCTAAAGAATTCACTGCATCTTCAAATGCTCTTACCTTTGGATGGGCTTTCCTAAAAGAGTCATCAATCTTATCAAGAGACTCAATCATCTCTTGCGCTTTTACAGCGCCACACTGTACAACTAGCCTAGCATGAATCTCTTTTATGTTTTTGGGTAAATTGTTTGGATCAAATGGCATAAGTGTTTATCGTCCTATGATAAACACTTATTACAAGAAAAAACCGTACAATCCTTGAATTGTACGGTCTCAAAATGCCATATTCTATTCTAGAAAACTAATCCCTAAATAAGAACCTAAAAAACAGGCCATGACTCTCTTCGATTTTTTTGGCTTGTTCGGCCTCTTTATTAGCCTTTTGTTCAAGTTCAACAATGTAAGATTCGTATGTTTTCCCGGGATTATAAGACTTCCACCTAGCAACGATTTCCGCCTCTGGACCGTTCGGATTATCAATCGCCTTATTATACAAATCCCTAGTTTCAATAGCCGCTGAACGAGAAGATTCCACAATACCAATCTTTTGTTCATTTCCGCTAAAATGACCAGATTCAGGTATTCCAAAAAAGAAAACAAAATGAAGCATGTACGTTAGTATTGGGATTGTAAGAATAAGTCTCAAAACCTCAGGCATAAGGCATATGAAAATAAAGTAAATAACCAATATACCTGTTGGAATCACCAACGGTAACAAACCGCTGTTCAATGAAGCCAAAAATCCATGTCCATCCCACAATCCCCAAAGAAGACCCTTGGCAACACAAACAATAATGCCAAAAACAAAAAGCCACAACTCAATCCTCAATACAACCAACAGGAAATTGAGAGGCGAAGGAAAAACTCGGCCAGATAGCCCTAATGCTTTTCTCTCTAAACCTTCTGTTTCGTAGAGCATTTTCATCTCCTAATCCATCTACTCTATGCAGAAGTTACAAGAAAGTTTAGCCAGCACAAAAGTCTTGGATGCAAACGCTTACCTAACTTACTGAGGTAACTGCTCTTCAAGGTCAGCATTTATACATTGAGCAAGCTTAGGATTTAGCAACGAAACCATTTCTTGATTAGCAGGAATAGGCTCTCCCTGAGCATCTTCAAAGGTCCAAGACTTCAATAGCTTTACAAACCTATAAAACGATACAGCTCCTGAAGAAACCTTGAAATCTCCATTAGGGGAAAACTGTATACCAGTATCTACAAAATCTATCGTATCTCGATATGTTGGAATTCTGAAAAACACTTTGTATGACTTTACACCATCAGAGGTTTCTGTTACTCCATCCGGTTTAGTCCCCTTACCATTTTTTGTCCAACAAAAATGAATGCCATTGACCTCGATAGTATATACTTCAACAACAATTTCTTCGTCTTTACCAACAAAAATACTCATACCATTCTCCTTATCGCATTTAGTCCTGCAAATGATTCCATCTGTTTTTGTTCTATTTTCTTTTTCATCAAACACACCATTGTGTGAATTTTCATGTCTCGAATATCCAAAGACCTAATATATTCAAGAGACCATCCATATTCTGATGCAAGCAAATGTTCTTTGATCGATTCGTGCAGACTTTCATCTATATCTTTGCCGCTAAGCAAGTTTGCCGCATCAGTTATGATTTTTTTTTCTCGTCCTCGTCTATCGAAATACTCTTATCGTACTTCTCAAGCAATGCGCTTGCGATAATAGAAGGCAGAGATCCTATTGTATCAGAATTAACCGGAATGGGCTTTCCTTCTCCATCAACAACATCCCATTCTCTCAAACAGTTTCTAAAAACATTGTCTTGATACTTTGACCAATCTATTCTATTTGTACCGTCAGATGGATTATAATAAGTAGATGATCTTACAATTGTATTATTAGACTTCCACGTTGGACTTATCCATTTAGTATTTAGAATATCAACGCTTTCATCTTTTTTCTCAACAAGCTTCTTACCTTCCTCGTCTGACAGTATTTTATACTGAAGAACTCCGTACTTATTCTTTTTTGCTTGATAGTATAAAGGAATATGTATGAGATTTTCCCCTTCTTCTACAATTAACGACTTTGCCATGATTCCTCCTTAGCGACAACAGAACATGCCCTCGTTTGTAACGAAGGCATTGCCCTATGAACATATCGTCATTTATGCAAATCTTTCACTTAGGAAAGAGGCGAGAAATATCCAGGAGCCGTTGGCCCTCCGAATGTATTAGAAGAATTATCAACAGAAGTATTGCAAGCTCCGATTTCAATAGCCTCATAATCGTTTTCGCAATCGCCAAGAGCGCTAAACGGCATTCTAGTTTCAATGAGGTCATTAGAAATTGCGACTTCTTCAATCTGGAAAATAACTCCCCAAAGAGCCGTTGCCCAATAAGGAACAATGGAACTGCCCAAAGTGTATCCAAACTGAATCTTTGTTTGAGAAGTAAAGCGATTCTGGTTATTATATACAAAGTCATGGAACTGCTTATTTGCGAAACCCATAAAAGCAACACTACCCTCAATTGTTCTCTTACGAGCAGTAATGTCTTGAGGAACAAGTTTTCCATTCAAGGTGTAGAAACGGTCTGCATTGTTGTTTAGGGTAACTTCAAACGAACGAATAAACGAACCCGGAACAACAATAGACTCTTCTCTAGCAAATATATTGATTCTAAAGTCATTCCATGTTACAATACGAGCAGGAGAAAGGAAAGTTGGATCTCTTTCGGTTGTCAAAGCTTCTCTTACGTTATCAGTTACATTGGCTCCGCCTATAACTCCAAAGTTCATATTTACAATATCTGCTTGCGTAACGTTAATTCTCATTGTATTTATGATACAGTTAGGATAACGAAAAGCGGTATTATCGGTATAGCGAACATCAACATTGAACTGATTTATAAGTCTACCAACCGAGTCTCTTTGAGAAGCAATTCTCCACAAACGATTTGCTAGGTTTGTCTGGCATGTTGCGGTTGGCTCTCCGCAATCCTTTGCTGTTCCATTCTGAATACCTTCATGAACAAGAGGAAAATCGCAAGAACCATCAACCATGCGGGGACCAACTTGGTAGAGGGTTCTATCAATACGACCATCAACTACGTCTGGATATGTAATTTCTTGCTTTGCTCTGATATCGCAGGACTTAGCCCTTACAAAGATTTCTTGACCGATAGACCCACCGCTGAATCTTACGGAACCAACAAATCCCATTTGTGCTGTCGGAATAGGCATTTTTGTAACTCCTAACTTAAGTGAACGCCGCCATTAGCATGCTGGGGTTGCTGTACCATCAGTATATGTCGCAGGACTACCAGTAATATTGTCTCTACAAATAAGAACCCCTGTTATCTTGCAAAGATCTGCCCACCCAAGCGGGACCGTAATATTCTGATCTATAAGGTAGTCGTTTATGTCCGTAATCGCATTACCCCATTGATCGTTTCCAGCTCTGTTTACAACGTGATTGTTTATTGATCTTACAGCGCTCAAATATGTAGTTGGAGAGCGATAAATGTCAGTATTGACAAGATAACTTGTCCAGAATTCATTTACAAGATCAATTGTTGGGTAAACATTGTCTGACAGAACGATTTTGTATACCGCATCATATAGATAAGTAACAGAGCCGAGGTTATTAGCCCTTGAATCGGAATAGTATGTTGCGATAGCCAGATAATCTATTCCTGATATAACATTGTTAGATGCCATTTGTGTTAACTCCTCTTTCTAAGCTTGGTCCCCGATAAGCAAGTCCCGCACTCTATATCTTATTCACATAAAATACAGAGTCTCCTCTTTTTTTCTAAAAGCCTATCGAAAATCCTTCTAATTGGAGGAACTAATTCATACAGAATCCAAAACCATACATTGCTTAGAAGAAGCAGTTTCTTTTACAGCAGCCATAAGATTGTCTAAAAATCTGTTACTAGAATAGATTACGGCCAACTGCTTTGCTGCCTCAGATGCTTCTTTAAGCCTACCCTTATCGCTCATTACATCATAAACTATAGAACGAAGTTCGGTAGGAGAAATTATGGCAAATTCTTCTTCATTTTGCCCTATAAATGTATTATACGAAACTGTGAACTTAAGTCCTTCCGGCATTTGCGAAATTATTTCTCCAACTCTACCATAATTAGGGCCAACAGGAACACATCCGCAAGCCATTCCTTCCAATAACGAAAGCCCTGTGGCTGATTTAATTGAACAATCAACAATAACTGCTGACTTGTTATAAATCTCATTCAATTTGGAGGAAGGGATGCCGTCTTTTATAGAGCAATAATCGCTCGTATACTCTAAATTATCCGCTTTGTACCTCTCTTTGAGTAAATCTATGTTGTAATCGCCCGGATCGTATAAATTGGTATGCAAATAGGATTTTATCCCAGTTCCGGCCATAGCCATTATGAATGCTGGCAAATTACTTGCTTGAGCGTTCCTTGCCGAACACAAAACCGTATCCCTATCAAATCCATCAATATAGTTAAAGATTTGATGATTTACTCCATATGGATTACAAATGCATTTTACATTAGCAACAGCCAAGATTTCTTCTGCACCAAAATCGCTCGTAACCAAAGAACAGTCAGCATATTCAAAAGCATCCTTCAAGGACGGAGACAATCCCTTAGAATCAAAAGTATATATAGCTATCCACTTAAACAGGGTTGGATACATTGCCTTAATCGCATAGATAAAGTTTGTATCCTTATGGTCTCCTATAGTAACAACCAAATCTGGCTGTATTCTTTTCATAAGCTCATAGATAAACGGAGAAGCCTCTTCTGTTTTAGGAGTAAAGGGGTATAGTTGACAAATAGTTCTACCATCTTTCTCATACGCATGAACTCCCTCATCAGATGGCATGAAATAGCCTTCATCATGATGCCAAACAGCAGAAGAAACCTGGTGTCCTTCAGAAATAAATCTCTCAATAACATCCGCATTCATTTTGCCATTACGAACAAGCAAATAAGGAGATGCTCCAATAGTCAATATTTTCATTTTTTACTCCATAAGTATATACATAGGGTTCTTCATCGCATACGCCGTTATGTCATATAACTCATCTATCTTTGATTGCGACAGCAAAGAACAACAATCAACAATAACAACATCTACATCAGCATGACCCCATAACTTGTCAAAAGTTTCAGGAGTAATGATGGTAATCTTGTTTTTTATATTTGGATACTGTTTCTGAAATATCGCAGAAATCTTGAGAGTATGAAAGACTACAATAGCCTTATCAAACTTTTCCTCAATAATTTTCGCCAAAGCAGAAGTATGACCGCATCCTCTTGCTGTACAAAGTTTGATCGTTCCAAACTCTTTTGCATATTTCAGTCTAGGCAAACAATGCGATACCGAATCAATTTCTTTTCTTCTGTCTTGCAAAAGCTCTATTAAAGAAACAAGGCAAGAATATAACTTGCCGCACCTTCTACCAGATTCTATTTTTTCCATAGGAACATCTCCTTTTGAGTCTGACTTGACTCATTAGGAGATATCGACTTATTTGCGAAATAACTTAATCTGAGCAGAAGGCCATTGCTTCTTAATGGCATCAACGCATCCTTCTGGAATACCGCCCAAAGCCATTATACTTACCATATTAGTAGATGGGTCATATCTGCCTCTACATAGATTTGCATTGTAAATAGAAGGAGAAACAACTTCAGAATGACCAAACCTGGGGTCTTCCGTATCTCTAGTCCAAAGCCTACCATCCCACCACCACAACGTAATAGGTTTACCTTTTGAAGGCTTATGACCTATATCAAAATAAGGATGATTTGCTTGCTTGTACCACATATATTACGACAACTGAGGGTCTGACCATCCATGACGAGTCTGTATTTCTTGCTCTTCAGCAAACCATGAAATACTTGCAGCATGCAATAGAGTTCCCTTGTACTTAAAACCATATTCAATATCGCTAGGCCATGAATTGTAAATAAACCTAGTCAATCTGATAACCTTTGTTTGTTCGCTTACAAGGTAAGGGAAGTGAGGATTTGGAAATACTTGTATAGTTGTTGAATCTGGAATTGCCGCAACCCTAAGTTCTTCCGCCTGATATATATTCTCAACAACTATCTTATCCTCGCATTGGAATATTGAAGAATCAGCAACCTTAATAAAAGTATCTTCTGCGGCTATGTCAGCCGTAATGGTTGTTGTTTCGTATTGTCCCACAAGAGGGAAGATGTTCTTTTTCAAACCAAGCTGAATAATATCAGCAAGCTGCATAACGGTTCTATATGAATCTTCATGATTATCAGCAGCAGAATAAATGGCAATTTGAAGAGAATATCTCTCTTTGGTAGTACCAAGAGTAAACCATTCCGAAGACCTTTTTTGTCCAAGAATGGTTATGGCAGGATACATTGGAATAACATCTGGCTCTCCAATATAAATTGCCTGCATAAACTGTCCATTATAAGTCTTTGTAAGCATAGCGTTATTCGAAACTCTCCATCCAGTAATAACCTGTATAGGAGTTTCAAGAATAATCGTATTGTTATCTGGAACTTCATATATTCTAAGACCAGGCTCTCCATCAACTCCATTGTGAAGAGCAACCTCATCGCCAGCCTTGAATCTAATCGAAGAAGTGACTTTAAGAGTTGTGGTATTATATGGAGCATCTTCCGTAAGGGCAACATTAGTGTTTACCCAACGGTATATGGTTCTCCTGACGCTTTCAAGAATATCTATCATTATAGTTACCTACCAAACAAATCATCAAGAAATTCATTAACAACATCTTCGATTTTCTTATCTATTTCTTCTTCATTTTCAAGATTGACTTCAATATCAGACGTTTTCATATACTGTTCATAATCATATCTCTTTATGGCAGATTCTTTATCTGGAGATACTATTGATTCCATTTTCAAACCAACATCAGTTATCTTTGTTTTGCTTGAGATATTTGAAACAGATTTAGCAAAATCGCTTATCTGTTCAGAAAACTGCTTAGAATCCTCGCTCATGCGTCACCGCCCTTCATCTCTCTATCTCCGCCTTCAAGACCAGGTAATCCATACCTATCTCTAAGCGTTGGATTGAAGAAACGATGACCAATTCTCTTTTGACCATGCAGTATTATGATACCCTGCAAGATTGAATTCAAATCAGATAAAGCCCACTTTCGAAGATTTTTGCCATAATCAGAAATATTGGGATTAGCTTGCGATGCAAAAAACTTATCGTACAAGTTAGCAGCAGCAAGGCGAGCGCAAATTAGATTGATAGTTGGAGGAAACTTTACTCTCAAAACTCTTGTTGTTTCTGCCATATAGATTCCATAAAGAGCTGTATCCAAAATAATAACATATCCTGATACAGAAGAAACAATTGCCCTCTCTTCTGTAAGAGAGTCTATAAACACAAGAATATCGCCAGCGCTTATCGGTCCCGGCTTATCAACCTGAACATCATTATTATAAGCATCTATATCCGCAATCAACCTAAGTTCTAAATCTGTTTTTTCTTCTAACGGAGTAACATACAGCTCGCTTATAGAGGCATCTATCTGGTCGCTAGCCCAAACGATATACTGATTTACTGTATCATCAGATATAACGTTACTACTTCTTTCTTTACCAAAACGCCAAAGAGGGACAGGCTGCCCATTAACAACAGGGCTTGTTGCAGTTGTAAGAGCTTGAGCTAAAATCTCGTAGACCTGTTGTGCTGTTGCATATGCCATTTACTTACCCCATTACTCTGTTTGCATTCTCCTTCTTTTGCGTAATCATGGCTTGAGTGAGCAAACCTTCTACTACGGCGTTTCTAGGACTCTTCGCAAGTCTTACATCTTTGATCGCAAAAGGAAGATTCATTCCCCTTACTATCTTATCTAATTTTTCGCAAAAACCCTTTGGCATACTAGTTCCACCAGCAACAATAATATCAAGGGGTTGAGTAAACTGACTCTTAACTTCTTGGAATTTCTTGCCAAAATGCTTAAATACATGCTCAATCATGGCATCATAGTAGGTATCTAAAGCAAAAACAATATCATCATTTTCATCAAGATTGGTAAAATCGAGCTTCTTTTCTTTGGCGGATATTACTTGAGAAATAGCAACACCTGTCTGGTCGGAAACTTGCTTATCAATCCAATCTCCGCTACGAGCAACGCTCATTCCTATAACAGGAAGACCTTTATAGGCCAAAAGACAGTTTACTCTTCCAGCCCCAAAACTAACGCCAATGCCGGAATATGGAACAACCGTGCCATCTTCTTCTGTAATAGTTGGCCTTTCGCTTAGAACAACGGCGTGACCTTCCTCGATAACCTTTACATTCCATCCAAGTCTTTCAAACAACGCCGAAAGTCTATTTTTATGGAAAGATGAATCAACCGAGCTGTCAACGGACTCCGAGCTTACGCAAATACATACCCACGAAGCATCGTCTGGAGCCTGACCAACAGAAGCCTTGATAATTTCCGCAAGAACAACAAGTTTCTTATCCTCGTTTTTATTCAAAACTCCATCAGCCATAGGTCTACGAACTTCAACCTTGCCGGGGAAAATATTAGCAACCTTTATGCAATCATCTCCAACAACATAATAAGTGTCGTTGTCTTTTACGAATTGCCAATTATTACCTCTAAGGACATCTTCAACGTCATCGCCCTTTGGAAGCTCAACAAACGCATTTCTCGTATTTTTTACCTTTACGATCCCATCAACCATTTCAGCAACCTGAAAAAACATCGTTCCGGGATCACACCCTATAACTCTACTCATCTCTGTTCTCCTTTTCTCTATTACAACAGCCCTTCTAATTCCCTAGCGTTCTTCGCTACATCTTTATCGGTTATCTGTTCATCATGCTTTACATTAGATTCTGCATTATTAACAAGCCTACCAACCGTTCTTTTCTGTATATCAACAAGTCGTTTAGGATCTATTTCGCTTTTTGCCTCTTCAATCTTCTGTTCAGCAATATGCGATATTTTTCCGGAACCGCCAGTCAAGGCTTGTAACGCTGAAATTGCATTATTCAAAGCATTGACATCTATTTGAGGCTGAGAGTTTGCAACTTTCTCATCAATCCTCTTTGTAATCTTGTCTTCTAGCTGCTTAATTGATTCCATTACATCAGAAGACGAAGGCGATTGAGGTTTGGATTCTTGTACATGAACTCTTTTTATCTGATAAGCCCCAGATCCATCATCTCTAACTATACATATCATCTTGTTAGTTGAAAGAAGATTTCTAAGAGTTCTAGATTGGTCAATATAATGCCTTGAAGTTATCATGTCCAAGTCAATCTTATTTCCCGGACCCAAAGTTAAACTCAACTCTGGCACGGACAAATCATGAGATGTATTGTTTTTAACTATATACACTCATTGTCTCCTTGTTTTAGGATAAGCAGGAGGAAGTCTCTTAGAAAAATCCATTTCATTCATCTTTGTGCATGAAGGACAAAGCCAATAAACTTTGCTATCGCCAAAATTGAACTCTATAGTAGGATTATGAGCGTGATGTCTACAATGCATACATACAGCAACAAGTTTGCAACTATTATCTACTTCTTTACTCAAGTCCCATGCTTTGTCTTCCGCCATTTTTTAATCCTTGGATTAATGCGTCTACTATAGTTATATCGGCGTTCATCTTAACAAACTTTTGTCTTACAGATATAGCCTTAGCAACCTTTCTTTGATTTGCAATCTTCTTGAGCGATTGCATTCTTACAGCAAATCTCTGAGGAGATTCAGCATCCAAAATTTGAGCAAAGAACAAGGCATCTTTAGCTTTTTGTCTTGATGGACCATATGGCCTTTTGGAACTCTTAAGATCAACAGGAGCATTCTCTGCGCCTGCAAGCAAATCATCAACAATTTTTTGTATCTTGGAAGATTCAGCCTTATCTCCCTCGGTCTTCTTTAATAAGCCCCTATTATAGGCATCAAAAAGTTTCGGATAGTATCTTTGCGCTACTTGGAATATTCTTCTATCTGGAGACTTATCCAAAAACTCATCAACGCTTCCTCCCTTAACTCCAATATGCCTATAAAAATCATCCTTACTCTTGAACCCATTTCTTTGCAAGAAAGCCTGGTCACCAGTGCTATACGAAATATACTTTTCCAAGAAAGACTTCATTGCATTAATAGCAGTAATTTGATCTACGCAATATTTCTTAAACTCGCTCTTGTCAAGTTCATTTATAATAGCATCTTTGCTTTCATCATTCAGCTTAGCAAAATCAGTTTTACTTCTAACATTTCCCAAGCCGGCAGCAGCCGCAAATCTAGAAACATCCTCATCCTTGAAGAACGAATTAGGATCAGAAAGCCTAGTCCTTATCTCTTCAGACGTTGAATACAGCGTTTCAAGCATTCCTCTTACGTTATCAAAGATAGCAGAGATTTCTTGAGGAGACATAACTTCTATTTCTTCTTCAGTCTTACCTAAATCAACACCTCTTCTTACAAGTTGTGTAAGATAGTTAATCTTATCATCAAATGTTCCTCTGTTCTTTTTAGCAAGTAAAGCTCCAATAGCAGCCGTCTCCGGGAAGAACCCAACAACTTCAATAAAGGACACAAGAGTGTCATTTCCAAACTGAGTAATCAAATCTGGATCTAACAAAACTTCTTTCAAGTTCTCCATAGTTCCATAAGCTTTTTGCTGTATGATATTTCTTGTATTATTTACCTTCATGTAATTAGGATCTTTTTTTCCATTAACTTTCATATTTGGAGGATAATCTATAGCACTTAAAGTTACAAGTTCATCATAAGCAGACTGTTGTGCTGTCATTGCAACATTGCCAGTATTCTTATCCACCTTCGCTTTACAAACACCATCAGCAACCAACTTTTGAATTGCTTCTGCTATATCCGGCTCTGTAGGAGAGAAAGATTTATCGCTCAGATGCTCCAACTTGAATAGCTCGCTCCAGTCTTGATTGATAATGTTAAGCATTCTCTCGTCAGTTATACTCTTAACTCCTCTTGATATCGCTTCCAAGGTTTGTTTTACAGACAACTCGCAAGATTGTCTAACTCTTGACCAAAGAATCTTCTTTCTCATTGCGTTTATTTTTTGATCAGGACTGGTTGATTTTGCATATAGAGCATCTAATTTTCCAGAAAGAGCCATCATAAACTGGTTAAGTCTATTCCAGTTATTTCGCAAACTATCCGCCTTATCAACATCAACTAAATCGCCTTTTTCCGCTTTTGGACCTTCAATTCTTAGCCCCTCAGTTTCAAAGACATTTTTACCCATTTCAATTCTAAAATCGCTTCTAAACCCTCTATCAGGAGCGCTTTCAAATGGGTCAACCATTTTATCTCCCTTTTTAGGAGCATCTGGAGTAAACTGAATCTCTTTGCCAATCTTACTACTAGCCCCTCTTACAATTTCTTTTAGAACCCAATCAAAGAATTTATGATGTAAATGATTTCCAGGATTCGATATAATATCTTTCATTTCTACAACAAGAGCATCCGCATGCCTTTGAAGAACATCCATCGCATTAGCTCTATATGTACCTTCTTTTGCAGATACAAGTAGTTCGCTTTCAATCGGGTCAAGATCCGGACCAATAGCATTAAACATATCTTGTCTTGCATATGGCTCTAAAAAGAAGGACAAGAAAATATCTTTGTTATTACTATCCGGGAAAAACAGATCGTTTGATATAAATGAAAATGGGTCAATACTTTCCATAATCTGCTTAGGGATTATTGGAGGAGGGCCTTTTTCTCCCCTCTCTTGCCTCTTTTGATCTCGCATTGCTTTTTGCTTTCCGCTCAATGGCTGACCAAGCAATAAGCTCCATCTTACAAGAGATTCTGGGTCTTGTTTATTGTTCAAATAACTATCCAAAAAGAGTTTAGAAAGAGATTTTCTATCTTCTTCGCTTATAGAGCTAGCAACTGCCGAACCCATTTGCTCAGCAGCAACTTCTTCCAAAAGTTTTCTATTAGAATCATTTCTTGCAAATTCCGGTAACTTCAAAAGACCTTCAAGAGTCTTCTCAGCCTTCTCTCTGCCCTGTTGTAAGTATCTACTTCTATCAAAAATAGCCTTAACTTCTCCCTTTGAAAGATTTCTTGGAATAGAAACATCTTCGGGCTTCATCCCGGGTTCTTCAATATCTCCTTCTCTATAATACTTATTAAAAGCCGTTTCAAATGCTCTTTCAAATATACTTATGGCTTCAAATTTCTTCTGTGTTTGTTCTTTAGTAAGAGGTTTATTTTCAGGACTAAGCTTGTTTTCTTTTTCATCCTTAACAAAGGTTCTGAACTGATCTTTTATTTGTTCAGGAGTAATTTCATTATTACTCGTATACTCTTCAATCATCTTATTGAATTTGAACTTAAAAGCCTCAACCCACATTGAAACGGTTATAGAAGAAGTGGGAATAGCATTTTGACCGCCAAGATACGGAGCAACAACGCCTGAATCGGAAGACTCTTGAGAAGGCGCTTTAGACATGGGCTTAGGAACCAATGGCTTATCAGGATATCCTTTATTAACCATTGGAGGAATAGAAGAAGGGTCATGCAATGGAGTTTCATACTCATCACCCGTAAAAGGGCGATGCTTATATGGCCTAAGAGTTGCTGCTTCTTTCAAAAGAGCCTCGCTCATTTCTTTAATAAATGTTATAGCATTCATTTCTTTACTCCGTAACTGTCGGTATTCAGTAATTCGATAAAATACCGAATCTTCCTCTAATGTTTGGAAGAACAGCTAAATAACAACAGACTATCAATTATCGTCAATCGTACTCTGTTTTACTAACATCATTGGAGGAATTCTGTTTCCCATTAAGAAGCTTTGCATGCTCTCTAATAGCAGCAAGACTAACATGGGAATTGCCATCCTTATATCTTTGATCAATATCAGAAACAATCTTTTCTCTAACGCAAGAGGAATAATCAAGTTCAACAAACTCAAGATTTTGTATTCCCTGAAGCCTATTGATAGCGTCAGCAAGACCATTAAGTTTTGCTCCAAGGTCTGATTGCTCAACGTCTCCGGTGCAAACAATCTTAGATCCTTCTCCGATACGAGTAAGCATCATTCTCATCTGAGCAATAGTTGAATTCTGAACCTCATCAGCAATAACATATGACTTTTTGAAAGTAATACCCCTCATATAGGCAAGAGGATAAACAACAATCTTTCTTGCCTCAATCAATTCTTTTAGGTCTTCTTGACTGAGATAGTCTGACACGACCTCATAAAGAGGCATAACAAAAGGAGCAAACTTGTTGTCTGAGTTTCCTGGGAGGAAGCCTAGTTTTTCGCCAGCCTCAACATATGGTCTTGTAAAGATAACTCTCTCAAAGTTACCCTTCATCATTTCTTGAATTCCCCAACCGGCAGCGCAATGAGTGTTATGTGTTACAACAAAACCATCTGTCAAATATAGATGGTCTTCACTGTCAACAAGAATACATTGAGCTTCCTTTTCTCCTATTTTTTCAATAGATTGCAAAACCCTCTTCTTCGGCGCATACTTTGTTTTTGGTTTAGCAAGATTCTTTTTTCTTGCTAATCTAAAAGCCATAGAACAATCTGGAAGATTTAAGAAACATATATAAGATTTTCTTCCATGCTTCTTTTCTCCTAAATATGTATATGTAGGATTCTTTTCTGAAATAGTACACAATCCTCCAAGAGAGTCAACAAGTAATTTAACATCAGAAGCGAGAATTTCAGAAGATGTACAAAAATATGCCTGACCTGTTTTTTTGTTTACAGAGCCATCGGTATCCATAAGTCCCTGCAATATAGCCCATCTATCTTCTTCTGAAGAATACAGATAATCTTCTGGTATAAACTTTTCGTAAGACTTCTTACCCCAAAGCCCATATAGTCTTAAAGAATCTTTATATATGTTTGACTGAGAACCATTCAAATTATGAAGCGTTGTTTTTACAATTCTATAATCATATTCCCCAAAACTTTTCTTTAAAGAATAACCACTTGGTATATCATTTTGTATAGCAGCAAGAATCTCTTCATCTGCGGAAGAAACACAAACGTTTGCATTACATATATTTCCATCTCCAATCAAAACACCAAGAATATATGGATCTATGAGAAGATTTTTCTTAGAAAACCCTACAGCAGAAGAAAGTTCTATGTAAATGTTTCTTTCACCAAGATTTGTATGAAGATTGTTTATTATGTAATCCGTGTCTACGACTTTCTTTTCATCTCTATCTGAAGAATTTCTCTCTGTTATTCTCCAAAGATGCTCTTTACAACACTCTACGGAAGAACCATCTGCAAAGGTTAGCTTATATATATCTTTCTTGCCTTGTGGGAATATTGCTAAAATCTTTGAAGAAGACCCATCAGGCGTACATACTTTGTCTCCTTTTTGCAAACTACCCATTTTTACTGGCCCATTTGGAGTAAAAACAGTAGAATCCAAAGGCTGCGCCTTTCCGGTTCCTGGTGCACCATAAATAAATGTGACTTGATTTTCAGAAATGGCTTTAAGAGCTTTTTTCTGTCCGGCATTTTTCGCAGATACTGATATCAAAAGCTTCGATGGAGAATCTTTAGTAAAGACAAAATCTTCACCCTTCTTACTCTTACTCTTTCGTGCCATGTACTCTCCTTTTAGTAGAGGCTTAAAACAATACAACCTTCCGTTTCCCTCTAACTAGAGGGAAGCAAGTCTTTTCTCTGACTCGCAATAAGGAAGGTCGTTTGCAAACAAAATCTTTCTAAATATAACACTTTCAACGATATTAGTTTTCTAAATTACAGATAAAATACCTCTTATTTTTTCTCAGCAATTTTACTTCTATTTAAACATTTTATCATAAGTTCATTTGCATTTCTTACTCTAATTTCTCCCAAATCAAATATATATGAATTGTTCTTATCTAAGGTTCCATCAATATATTTAATAACCATTGGAGTGTACAATGCAATTCCTTTGCCATATGGCAACTCTAAAAACGAAGTTTTAGCCAATTTAGGCAATTTGTCTATAATCGGGTCTCCCCCTCTAATAATCTTTTCTTTTAGTTCTTTAGAGGGAAGAAAATAAAAATCTATCTCATTCTCTATGCCAAGCTTCCTAAGCTTTGCAAGAAATTCACCAGTCGTCGGTTTGTTATTTTCCATACTAATACTTCGGCATATTTAGCCAATAACATCTAGGTCTCGCACAGAATAGTAATCTTTTCCAGCTCCTGATATCAAAGCCAACTCACCAAATCGAGAAGGAACAACCCTTAACACAACGCCTTCTATGGGTTTTCTGGCAGCATTACCAGAAGCGCCCGGATTTCCTTGGATTCTAACCCTAACTCGCTTACCGCACATGGAATGATTGTACTGCTCGGGAAACGCATCTCTATGCGAATTAGACTGAATAAACTTCATAATTAAGTGCCCCCTCCAAACATATATCTAAACCATCTTGAACGTCCGCCTGGCAAGGTAAACTCTGGTGTGACAATACCTTTTGTTCTTGGATACTTGCCATACTTCTTCTGCTCTAAAAGCCTTGTAAATTCTTCTTCATAGTTCTTCTTCAATGTTTCCATATTAGAAAACGCTTTTTGGGCCGCATCCGAACCCCCAAAAACCTGTTGAGGCTGTTGAAAATTGAGACACATAAGAAGTTCTCTAAGAGCATCTTTTGCTGCTCCATAAAGAACAAGAGGAACGTACAAGTCAGGAATTGTCAGTATGCTATATCCGCTCTGAGGAGGGTAATAGTTTATAACCATAGCAGCATTTTCTAAAAACCTATCCATTTGTTCATCAGAAAACCATCTAAAATTATAATCAGCATAAATCGTATCATATGAAGTCATGGGTGTATCAAAAATAACAGTTCCCTTGAAATAGTTTATCTCATACTCGTTTTCTATGAGCTTGTTATTCCTAAATATCCTCGTCCCATATGCCTGATTCCATCTTGGAAATGTAAACTTAAATGTAGTATAATCAATATTCGGAAGAGACTGTTCGTGATAAACCGGAATCTTTTGCGCGCAACAAATCATTTCGCTTAATGCCGTTCTAAAAGCACTTAAACGAGCGCCATATAATTGAATAGAAGAATTAGCTGTATCCCCGCTAGCAGAAACAACAATTTGTTGAAGCTCTGTTCCAGAAAAACCCTCAGCCACATAGGTCCATGTTACTAGATAACTGCCAGCAGATAAATCAGATGGAATAGTCCAATCAAATGCATAAAAACCTGCTCGAATAAAATCAGGACTAATATCCGAAAGAACAGCCTCTCCATCTTTCGTAATTGCAAGAGAAATTGATTCTGCCGTAAGAGGATTACCATGAACATCTGTAAGACTTAAGAAAAGAGTACATAGGTTTCCTTGAACAAATGTTCCTCTATAATCAGGAGTTGATTTGATAGGAGATTCTGCGACCGTATAAAAAGGACCAAGAGATTGTATCGCATAAACAGGCTCAGATCCTACAGAAGAAATTATCTTCCAAGAAGCGACATAAATAATTCCATCATCTACGGATAAATCATATTCATATACACCTGTAGAAGAATTTGTAACAGCAGTTCCGCTAGAAACCACAACAGTTCCGTCTTGCTTCTTAACTCCATAAGAAGAATCATCAGAAGCAAGCTCAACAGAATAAGCTGAAGATAAAGACCCATCAACTTTGTATTCAATAAATATCTTCTTTGTTGCCATTTCTTACCTAACTCCAGGAGTAATCCTAACAGAAGAACCTTGAGACCCTGTAATTATATTGATTGTTTCTGAAGGTAAAACCTCTTTATTTTCACCAAAAACAACATTAGAACCAACAGTTTCAGAACCTTTTGTAATTTCTATTGTTCTATTATTACCAACACTTGTTTCTGTGGAATTTTGAACAACAACACTAGAATGTCCAACATTTACACTAACAGATCCAGATGTTCCACCAGAACACACTTCAGAAACTTTAACATCTGCATTTTCAGTCTCTTGAGGATTTATAGAAACAAAAGTCAAAATACTATTCGGAGACCCTTGTTCATAGAATTTAACGCCACCTCTAAAATTATCTGGAAAACCCTCATAATGCCAAAGATAATAACCATTGCCAACTTCACTAAAACCCGTAGACACACTGCCACCAACAACAGATAAAGAAGAATCAACAAGTTGAGCATTTAATGTTATACCAGCCTTACTTGAACCCAAAGCTAAGGATATATCAAGAGTGTACGCCATAATTACAAAGCTCCAGGGATTAGATCTGTCATTCTTTTAATAGCAGACAAATCTTGAGATTGTTGACCAGTCAAACCTCCTGTTGCAACAGTAATAGCTTGAACTGGTTGTTGATAATTTATACGAACTATATAGCTACCAGTTGTATCAACAAAAGGATCCCCACCTCCATCAACAAGAAGAACTCCGTTTGTAACATTTAGAGTATGATTTGATTCTTGAGGCTTTATTCTCCATCCATTTGCCAAAAATGCATATAAAGGAACAGCTGTTCCAGCCCCCGGATCAATAGTATCTCCACCGGAAACCAAAAAAGCAAGATCCCATTTACTATTATCACTTAATAAAACCCAGTCTTTCCATCTGGAATACAAATCCTTAACGTCCAGTGTTGTTGTTCCTGACGTTAGTGTAATAATTTTTTGAGAACCATCAAACGAATATCCCATAAAATCTCACTACGTTAAACCGGGTTAAGATAATTCCTATCAATAACTTGCTGCACTGGAATTGAAACGGATTCATTTGTCAATGTATAAGGAATGGTTAAATGTAAATATCCATAGTTCTGAATAACTATATTTACATCGACATTTGCATAATAATCATATGTCAAAGAAAAAGACGTTCCGCTACTAGACGTTCCACCCAAAGAAGATCCATCTGAAATTTTTACAAATGTTATTTTTGATCCAGATCTCAATCCTGTCAACGTAATAGTTGGAGTTTCCTCTGGATATAAAGCTGTTTTATCAACAGTTGTAAATATTATCAAACCATCTATATAGCTTGTAAAACTTGGACCAAGAGCAAAACCGTTAGTTGCAGAATTTGTTGCCCTATTTGTAACGCCACTCCTTATAACCTCTCCAGGAATGAATGTTCCTGTAACACTTGATAATCTAAGAGTCCCGCCTATACCAGAAGCTCCAGCTTCTTCGTCGTCAATAACAGCGGTCGCTCCAGAAGTAGCTCCGTTAATAGTTTCGCCAATAACAAATCTTGAGGTGAACGAAGTATATTTCATAAACGTTGTTGCTGTTAACTTAATTTTAAGATAAAAACCGACATCAGCATCTGGTAAAGTTTCTGCAACAAGATTTTCTGGTGTGGCCTCTTTATAAGATCCATATCCAGATCCAGTATTTATGGCATATTCAATTTTAATACCATAACCCGTTGTTGCATCATTGCCGCAATCATTTACGTTTACTTTATACATTAAACTACGAAAACCTGTTACTCCATATATTTTATGAGGCCATATATATTCGGCATAATCTCCAGAATTTTTGAAATACAAACGTCCTGCATTAGAGAAAGATGCTCCGCTCAAAGTATAAGGAGGAGTATCAAGAGCGGAAGCATTAAAAGTCAAAGCCAAAGCTCCATTACTCGCTCCTTGATAAAGCTCATTAAAGATTGTATCATATATCGTTGTATATCCATTTGCCAAACCATCAGTTGTTGATGTTATAACCGCAGTTGTTGCAGATCCTGAAAGAGGCGAAAAAGAAGCACCGCTAACCCCTTTGCAAATAACTCCAAGATAGTTATTATTCAAAGGAAGACTATATGCATTCATTTTTATATTTTGCAAAATCAAGCCTGAGTTGTTATTCGTAGTACCCGAAGTTCCTCCAAAAGGATAAATTGCAGCAACAGCATTAACTGGATTTCTTATATCCCAGTTATGAAGGAAATTGTTATTACAAAGATTTGATATAGTAGTAATATATCCCGTAGCCGCATTTCCATAATCAAGCCCTATATCATAGTTCAAAAATCTATTATTTGAGGAAGTTGTAAGAGAAATAACCGCAGCAGTTATGCCTCCTCCAATTTCTTCAAATGTATCAAAAACATTACCATTACTATTTGCCAAAATATGCATTGCAGTTGTAGCACCAAAGTTTGCTAATGTTCTATTTGAAGAGCTTGGAGTAAATCCAGAATTTGTACTCATGTACATTTCCCATAATACACCTTGAGCAGACACTGTTATAGCAACACCTTGATTTTCTGCTTCTCCAGAATTTGCTTTTGACCAAGCAAGTAAAGCTGAAATTTCCGTAGCACCAGCAGTTGTTGCAGAACCAGCAGAGGCAACATAAGGAGCGGCAGTTGCTCCGGTATTTACCATAGCAGATCCAACAATTATATTTTGTCCTGTTGTGTTAATTGTTATTGTTGCCGTTGTTGAAACACCTGTTGCTGTAAATGTTACAGAAACTCTTTGCCATTGCAAGCTTGCTGTAAAAGCTTGAGTTGCAGTTCCAAAGCTAATGCTTCCAGCTGTTGCGTTTTGAGGAGTAGCAATATCAGATCTTATGTAAACTGAAAAAGTATACTGAGTGCTAACGACTGTTGTTATTGATTGAGTCGTTGTTGCGTTATTACCTGTAGCAGCCAATCGGTCTGCTGTGCCTGTTATTGCTGCTGTAGAAAAATAAATCTGAGTTGGAGGTATATCAACGTTTGTAGTAACTGTTGTTGTTGTTTTTGTCCAAGAAGCACTACTAAAGTCATCTGTATTCAAAAGTAAATTAGTTACAGTTGTTGCAGCACCATGAGTATAGCAAGACTGTTCGGCTGACTCTGTTCCCGAAGCAAAATTCAAAGTTCCAGAAATTGTTCCAGCATTAGCAACAGTAACAGTCATTGATGTATTTGAATCAACAGATTGTATTTGAGCATTTTGACCTATATTTGTTCCAAAAACATACATTCCTGCAACAAGACCAAAAGTAAGAGTAACACCAAGTATATCTTGCGTTAGATTATTATTGAGAGTAATTTGATAATAAGAATCAACACTTGAAACGGTAGTATTTGCAGGAACTCCAGTTCCAGAAACAGGCATGCCAGCAACAATACCTACTGTGTCAAAGTTAGATCCTATAGCTAGAATTATATTCTTTCCAGATTTTCCTTTACAGTTTGTTATCGTTGCAACAGCGTTAAAGTTGCCTGACGTTGTTACTGTTGTCGAGCCTCCAGAGCCGGATCCGGTGCCTCCTGCAATTCTAACATTATATTTTCTAAGAACATAATAATATGTAGTTCCATTAGAAGGAGCAGAAAGCAAAAGAGAACCATTGTCTGTTGCTGTTACAGTTGCTGCTGTTCCGTTTTGATATAATCTAGTTGTAGCATCTCTTGTAGTAAATCCAGCAGAAGTTCCTCGGTATATTTCATAAACAACTGTCGCAGCAGAGGGAGCTCTTTGTGTCCATGTTAAGACATTTGTACCTGAAGCTGTATTTACAACACCGAAGTTGAATGGATGAAATTTATCATCTCCCAAATAAGGAGTAACAGAATACAATCTACTTTCTTGATAACTTGTTAAATCAGACCAGTCCCTGTAGCTTCTTTGCTTGAAATAATACTTCGTATCATCAAGCATTTTATCACCCAGATTAGGATCGTATCCATATCTAGCGCCAGCAACATATATTGTTCTACCATAAAACATACTTTGAGACGTTGACGTATTTGTAAATGTATTATTATTAGATCTAATTAAGTTATATGGCGCGCAACCATGAATATCTATATTAGAAAAAGAACAATCAAAAACAGAATCAAGCAAATAAAGCCCAAATGAAGAAGTTTTTGTTGGATGCAAACAAAATAATCTTAGTTTATCAAATATTGCATCTTGCGTGAATGACAAACCAAGAATACCCGTTACAGCAGCAGCAGCAGCAAGAGCTTGCGGATTAGAAACAACAATCTTCAAATCTGTTACAGATGCATTTGATATATAACTCCAAAGAGCATTAGTACCAAATCTACCTCTTCTTGTTTGCCATGCAGAAGAACCAAAAAACAATCTATCAGGATGCAAACCCATGCCAACAGATTCAATAAGAAGATTATATGTTTCTGAGATAAGCGGAATAATCGAAAAACCGCAATTCTTCAAAGAGCAAATCTTAGACTGAGTAAAGTTGTTATATGACTCGGAAAAAATAGCTTTATCAACAGTTATGTTTCCACCAGATGTAAGCAATATATTTGCGCTTAAGACTAAAGAAGAAGTCTGCAAGCTTGCAGGAGTCAAGTCGTCAATAACAATATTTGGAACCCTAACTTTTGCTCCATTAGGAACTACATTACCATTTGTTCCATCGCCGAACCTTATGGTTGAAGTTAATTGAGATTTATAAGGATTATAGACAGTATATGTATTAGGACCAGCAGAGGCTGTAGTAACCAGATTAAGCCTCAAGACTGTTGCCGAAATAACCGCATCCACAACCGAGTTAGCTGCAATTCCTGTTCCAGATATTGCAGCGCCTTCTATAATTCCAGACGTTGATGTAACAGTAACATACTTGGAAACTGTAGAAGAACCACCAGTAACAGAAAGAGGTCCATAATTAACAACGCTCGTTCCATAAACGGTTGAATCTGCGTCTTGAGTAAAGAAATTACCCCTAACTCCCGAACTAACTCCAGAAATACCATCTCTAATAAGAGGGGTAACACCAGAGTAAGATCCTGTTACATTGTTCCAAATCTCATAAATTCCAGTTCCGCTTCCCGTTTCAACCCAAATACAAGGACAATGGTTTCTATAAGGAAGTGTCATTGTTTGATTTGAAGTTCCATCTCCTGTATCTATTTCAATCCAATTGCCAGTTACCTCAACAGTTCCAAGACCACTTGCAGGAACTATTGAATTAACAGTAGCACCAGTATTGCGACCCATAGCAAACTGTATTGGAGTTGAAGTAGAACTATTTGTAATCAACAATTTACCATTATTAATCGTTATTGTTTTCCAAAATTTAGTCTGGTCTGTATCAACTGTTATAATTGCGCCATTATTAATGGTCAAGGTATCGCCTGAGTTCCACTTTATTGGAGTTTCGCAAACAGATGTATAAGCAGCAGAAGTTAGGGTTCCACCTGTCCAATCAATTCCGTCAGGCGATGTTGCAAGACCGTTCGTTGTTGCATTTGTTATTGCGCCAAAAAGTTTAAGACTTGTTGAATAAGAAATAGAAGACCAGTTACCAGAAACCGGCAAAACTCTTTGAGTCCAATCTATTCCATCAGTAGAAGTTAGAGCAACAGTACCACCAGTTGCAACTGCAACAAAAACCCCATTTCCATAAGCTATAGAAGTCCAGTTTCCTGTTACAGGCAAAGTATTACAAGCAGTCCAGTTAGCTCCTCCATCCGTTGAATAAGCTCCTGCTGTTGAATTGTATCGCAAAGCAACAAGAGTTCCTCCTCCAGCCGCGACGCATCTCCAATCACCAGAGGACGGTAAAGTTGCGGCACTCCAAGAAGTTCCATCCGTTGAATATGCCGCCGCAGTTGAAGTACCGCCAGAAACAGCGGCAAAATTACCATTTACAGAATCATAAGCAACAGATAACCAGTTTGCAGAAGATGGTAAAGTTGCAGCTGTAAAAGTTATACCATCCGTTGAATAAGCAGCAGCAGTTGAAGATGTTGTTGAAACAGCAACAAATTTACCTTCGCCAAAAACCAAAGAAGTCCAAACAGCAGTCGAAGGCATGCCTGTTGCATTTGCCGTCCAAGTAGCGCAATCATAACTATAATTAAGGACTCTAGTGCTTGCTGCAACAGCAACAGCAACGGAATTTCCATTTCCAGCGGGGTCTCCACAACAAACAGCATTCCAAGAGTTTGCCGCAGAGAGAGCGTTCGTACCAGTTGACCACGTTACGCCGTCAATAGACGTAGTTCTCGTTCTTGAACCAGTAATTACCGCCATAAATGCGTTACTATCAAGAACGTCAACATTGTTACTAACGTTTGCGACTATTGCTGCCATATTTTACTATCGTCCAAAAAAATATTATGCTATTATGCATTAGCATAGTTACGTTCAAGAGGAGCAACTAGAGAAACGCTATTTGCGGTAGAACGGGCTATAGTTCCTGTTGCCTTAACATACTGACCTGTATTCAAACCAATACCAACTGCCGTTATAGCAGCATCAACAGCTGCCGTTCTACCACCTTGAACATTTCCATCATAATTGAATGACAATTGAACGCTAGATTGACTAGAAACGCTAGCTGTCATATCTGCTCCAGCATTATTATCAACTATTACAGCACTAGCACTACCAAACGGATTAAACTGAATAGTTACGCTAGCACCTGCTGATTCGTTTGTAAAGTTAGAATCTCCAGTATCGGCTTTTTCAACAGCAACCGAACCGCTTGATCCCCCGGCGGTAGCCCTATATAGTCCATTATTAGCAGTTGTAGCAAACCCGCTAATATAAAATTCTTCATTATCAAGTATCTGAGAAAGATCCGTTGTTGAGCTTGTAAGCGTAGCTGTTTGAGCAGAAGCGCTTGTTATAGCAAATCCAGTATTAGTAGCCTGATGGGTATATGTGAAATATATCCAATATTTAGCACTTGCATCCAATCTCAAGTTGTCTCCAAAGTTTATTGTAAGAACAGCAACATATGGGAACGTTCTTTGAGTTCCAGTATTATCATAAAACTGGATTCTGTTAGTATCACTTGAACTAAATCCTTCAATAATAACACCTGAACCACCTGAGTTTGGATTTGTTGGAGATGGATTTCCACAAACGAGCGTATCACCAACGAATCTCATAAGAGCATCAGCAGTCTTTCCTGTTACAGACTGATCTGTTGTATCAATATCAGAATTCTGTCTTAGAAGATATTGAACTTTTGTATAAATTTCTTCCGCTGTAGCAACAATAGGAGTTCCTCTTTGCAAGGTAAAGCTTTGATTGGAAACTGTACCTGCAAAAGTTCCTCCAGTGATAGTTACTTGAGTTGCTGTTGGATTTCCTGATATTGTATAAGTTCCAGCATTAGCTCCTTCATGTATAGTTAATGTTCCTCCTGCATAAGGATTTCCAGAAGTATTTATACCGCCTTCTGAAGTTGTAAACACGGTTCCGCCAGAAGAACACGATCCATCAACACCAGAATGAGTTCCAACATCAACAACAATGCCAAAGTTTCTATCAGTTGAAGAATCAACATCTCTTGTAAAGGCTTGATCAAAATATCTAACAAGAATTTCGGTATACGGAGAATCAGCACCTACGGCAGTATCATCATCAGTGATTTTAAGGTCAGTACCCGTAGATATAGGAAAGCGATAAGCAATAGAGTCCATTGTAGTAACACCGATATCGCTTAAGCTTGACTTTCCATATAACTGATTATATTCACGACAGAAAAGATTAAAAACAGTTCTTCTGTCATAATCAGAACCTTCTGCATAGTTAGCATCACCATCATCATCTCTTAAGATTTGAACGGCCTGATTCACCTGTCCTGTAAGTTGAACGTTTACTGCGGAACCACCGCTTGATTGCTGAAAATACAATTGATCGTCTGACTCAATTGTACCAAGACCTATAATTCCTGCCCATTTTTGAGTGGTATTTCCTGAGGTATTCTTAACTGTCCATCCTGCCGTTCTAATAAGATACCTACTTGAATCCGAATCAAAATCCCATCCTTCAATAAACTCAAAAGATTCATCAGTAATAGGGGTCATTGGAAACGGGAATGCTGCAAGATTCTTGCTATTAGTATCATCTCTCCACTCTTCTTTCAAGAATGAATATAAACACTTAAGAGTAACCCCATCCGTAGAAAGATTACCTGTTTGATTTAGTTTTATTGTCTTTCCAGAAGTATCTATAAAAACTTCTGTTGCTGTATTATTACTTGCGTGATCATTTAAGTTGTCAGGATCTGTGATTAATGCCATTTGCTAAACTCCAAAATGTTATACCATAAACTACAAAAAAAATATGGTTATTCCTCTTTTTTCTCTTCCAAAAACAAGATGTAATTTGGATTAGACACTTCCCAAATATTATCTAATTTTCTAATTTCAACAACTTCAAATATATAACCAAAATCAAGTAATATATCTTGCCCAACAAAAGGCAATGAATCAAATACTTTACCAATATTTTTCCCATCTATTGATTTTATAACCACATATTTCATAAAACACTCTCCTTATGTTATGAAACCGATATTCCTGAAAGAGTTCCATCCAAATTATAGCTAAAGGTCTTCGTAACATATGGACCTGTGCCAACGATCTGATTTAATGTCCCATCTAAATTATAAGAAAGGGTCTTCGTTCCGCTAGAATCAGTAATAACAGAAAGGCGACCATCTCCATCATATGTAAAACTTTTTGATAATTCTGCCGCACCGCTTCCCGAAGGAGGAGTCGCCCATAAAGCGGTTGTTCCATTAGTTTTCAAAAACTTATCTGTATTTCCAACCTGAGAAGGAAGTAAAGCGTTAATCGCATCAGAAGCACTAGTTTGACCTGTTCCTCCTTTTGTAATAGGAATTGTACTAGCATTCCAAGTTCCTGTTACAATTGTTCCAAGAGTAACAATATCTATAGAGCCAGAAGCCGGTGCGTAAACTCCACTATGATTATGAGAAGAAGAAGCGGCGTCAGTAATTCCATAACCAGACAACGTGGTAGGAGTTGAAGTTATATCAGTCCAAGGGTGAGTATGAGGACCGCCTCCAGATGAAGATCCGTTCTCCCATTTTTGATTCGTAGAATTATATATTAAAACATCATTATCCTGAACATTTACTACAGAAATGTCAGATAATTCTGATATTTTATCTATAATTCTAACACCCAAAGGCATTATTTAATCTCCTATATTATCTTTAAAATAGGACCATACACTATATTGTAAATTCCAATATATGTTATAAATTCCTTTTTAAACAAAAATTGTTTCTATAGCCGAAACAACCATGTATGGTTCAACAAAAACATCTTGTTTAAAATCAAGACTTTCCCACAGTCCAAACTGGTCTGTTCTTAGAAACTTTTTATCTTTTAACAAATTAATATTTACAGGATAGCCATAAATCTTTGGATCTGAACGACCAAAAACAACAACTCCTCTTTTTTTATAATAAGTAGCAAAATGATTGAAGAAATTATCAACCGAAGCCCAAGTATCTACTTCGTCTAGTAATTTTTTCAAATCTTTCAAACTCAAATCGTATCGAACCTCATTAGCTCCGATTTGAAGCTCACCCGAGACTCCGACCTGTATAACATAATAGCCTTTACTTCGCAAAAGTTTTACAACATCCTCCCAAAATGGATAGTTTTTAGGATTATCCTTTTCTGGTTCATTCAAATTAAACCTTCTTAACTTTTTTGAGAATGGACTTATAATAATCTTTTTCATAACCACATTTTCCTATAAGCTTCAACAAGGCTTTCTGTCCAACCTCGATCTGTCATGAATTTATACACATTGTGTTTATCTTTATCTACTCCTATAGAGTAAGCTTCCGCTATAGAAATAAGTCTTACGCCTTCATCTTCAAAAACTTCAGGATAACAAACAGCAAGCGTTAGATTCTTGTACTTAGCCTTTATTTCTGGCATAATCATTTTGAAAGCGTAATGATCTCCAAGACCGCTATCTAAAACAATAAGTTGCGGCCTATCTACAGAAATTCCAACATCTTCTAAATACTTATGGAATATCATTTCGTCGTGTTCCCAGAAAAATTCCTGGGTATATGAACGGATTCCTCCTTGAGGAGACCTCATATGCCATATAATAGCTTCTGGATCAACAAGAAGTTTGAATCCCTTCCTCTTGAACTCGTATGTGAACATTGTTTCTTCTCTATGTCCGGCAGGACTTAGTTTCAAACAATATCCATGAGTTGCCGCTGACTTTCTAAACAAAAACGTATTGTTCATATGGTCAACTTCTTTGACTCCCTTGAACCTTGACCATTGAACATTTGCGCTAGTAAAAATGTCTTCTATTCTGCCAGATGTACTTGCAGGATTCGCCTCTGGCTGTCCAGGAATCAAAACAAGACCGCTTATAACTCCAACATCATCTTTGATGTTACGGACCAAAATTTCAAGCACGTTTGGCTCTGGAACATCATCATCATCTACTCTCCATATCCATTCAGTCTGAGACAGTCCAATAGCTATTTGGTGATTAGCAACCTGTCCCTTCTTTTGACCAAAAATAACTTGAAAATCAATTCCCTTAGAAAACAATAAGCCAAATATACTGGCATATGTAGGATCATTTCTTAGATCTTTTTGTTCTCCATCATCAAATATAAGTATCTTCTTAGGTTTATGAGTTTGATTAGCAATCGCAACTATACACATCGGAAGAGTTGTATAGTAACGGTCTTTAGTTGATACTTCTGCTGTTACTTCAACATTTTTCATTTATTTCTCCGCTTTAACTACAATATTCCTTGCTATATTGTTAGCCTTGAAAAGGCTCTCGAATGTTCCAGCATCTGTCCACTCGCCTTTCACAACGCTATAATGTACGCCGCCATCCTTTTTGATATAAGCATTATTAACGTCAGTTATCTCAAGCTCTCCCCTTGATGAAGGCTTCAGTTTTCTAATGATAGTAAAAACGTCCTTATCATATACATACAAACCAGTAACCGCATAATTAGATGGAGGGTCTTTTGGCTTTTCCAAAATCCAAACGATCTTTCCATTAACAATAGTTGGAACACCAAACCTACGAGGCTCATCTGTTTCTTTGATAAAAAGTCTTGCTCCTGTTGTGAAATCATGTACATCAAACTTGTCTTCAAAAATATTATCTCCAAGAATAACGGCAACGGAATTATCTCCAACAAAATTCTCTGCTAAGCCCAGAGCCTGAGCAATGCCGCCAGCCTCATCTTGTACTTTATAAGAAATGCTTACTCCAAAGTCTTTACCGCTACCAAGCAGTTGCAAAATATGTCCGCAATGTTCAGTTCCAGAAACGATTAGAATATCTTTTATTCCCATTCCAATAAGAGTCTGCAATGGATAAAAAATCATTGGCTTATTGTATATTGGAAGCAAATGTTTATTCGTTACTTTACAAAGAGGGCCAAGACGAGAACCTGTACCGCCAGCCAATAGAACACCCTTCTTCACTGACATATTGCCTCCATTTCTTGATATTTCAAGTATTTTCTTTCAAGTCTATTTTTTGGATTATCACGATATATCCATTCAGATATTTTATAAACCTGATGCTTACCAGTATATCTCATCATATAATGATTTGATTTTTCATTTTGACAATACAACTTTGTTTTTTGAATTCCAAGATATCCAATCAGTCTTTTTTGTATTTCAAGCAACAATTCTTTTGTACCAACAATCTGAAAACAATAAGATTCCCTATGCGGATAAACAAGAAGACTGCCATCCCCTTCAAATATTCCTCTAATAAAAGCCCTATCCAATTCTTCTCCGTTAATACATTTCAAATATCTTTCTTTGCTAGTTTTTGCTGGCTTTATACCCAGCTCAATAATCTTATTTCGCAATACTTTAGAAGACATTTTAAGCAATTTGTTTTTATAGATTTTCTTTGTTTTCTTTAGATAAGAGTTTTGTTCAAGAATTGGACCAGAATATCCAAAAAAGTCTTTAATTTTCTCTAATATGGATTGATCTTTTATTGCAACTTTACATCCAAAATAATTTGCATCTTTAGATACAAAACCATCAGAGAGAAACCACCCAAGAATCCAAGCTACATCAGTAGTAATACAATCTAAAACATCTTGCTTAATACAATAAACCTGATGACTAAGAAATCTTTCTTTGGGAAATGCTTTCATATTGGAGTTTTTCATTCTTTGAAAAACAGTCCACTGCGAAACCCCAAGCTCTTTCGATATGGCTTTTTGAGATTTCTTTTCAACAAAATACAATCTTCTTATTTCAGAATCTAATATATCTAATTTCTTTAGCATACTATATCTATCGACAAAACAATAAATAAAATACAGTTCGTAACCTTCGTAATTGGAAAAAGTCTAGACCCAGTTCCTCCTGCAAGAATTACTCCTTTCATACATTGCCTCCTTCAACATATTTTCTAATACAATCATCAACAGCATAACTTGACGGTCTCATTTGTAGACCAAGAGCATTCAATTTCTTTATTGATAGAACACAGTTAGACCTTTTTGCCAAAGTAATAGAATCCAAATCATCTGCTGTTATTGTCTTATAAGATAACGTTTTACCGCTTATCTGTTCATACTTCTTAAGTATTTCACTATGCAATATCGGGTCTGGATTAACAACATTGTAAATACCAGAAGCGTTCATTGAAATAAGAGACCTCATAACCTCCAAAAGATCAGGAATATAAGTTATTGAATTTGGAGCGTCTACAACCATGCTGTATCCAAGAAGCTTTGAAAGAAGATTCCTTGGACTCCTATCAGAACTAAGCGGCATTCTAATTCTAAGTTGCAAAACATCGTGACCATTCAAGTATCTTTCTGAAACTATCTTTGTCCAACTATAGTAACTTGAGTCATGATTTGGAGCAGCATCTTCTGTAAACCCATTTCCATCATAGTTTCCCTGATAGATACATCCGCTACCGACATGAACCATTTTTGCGCCAAATTTATTACATGCTGATTGAATATAAGTAGGAAGAATAACATTACCGAAGAATGTCTCTTCTTTATGGACTTCGCACCAATCAATATTTGGTCTTCCAGTTTTACCAGCGCAGTTGATTACAAACTTAGGCTTCCATACCTTAATACAAAAATCAGCCTCAGCCTGCGTACACAATTTTTCTTCGAATAAGTAGCAATCAAAATATTCTGCAACCTTATTCCCCAAATAGCCATTACCAATTACAAGAACATTGTTATTCATTTTACTTCTTTCTAAGAGGTTCCCACCATTGTCTATTTTTCAAATACCAATCAACCGTTTTAGATATGTTCGTTTCAAAGCTATTTTTAGGACTCCATCCAAGATCCATTGTTTTAGAACAATCAAGAGAATACCTTAGATCATGTCCAAGCCTATCTTCAACAAACTCTATACTAGATTCATCTTTACCCATTTTTTCAAGTATGATTTTCGTTAGATCTATGTTTTTGACTTCATTTCCTCCGCCAATGTTATAAATCTCACCAGTAACACCTCTATTGGCAACAGCCAATATTGCTTCGCAGTTGTCTTCTACAAATATCCAATCCCTTATATTACCTCCATTACCATATACCGGAACCTTCTTACCGCTCATAAGGTTAGAAATGAACAACGGTATAATCTTTTCTGGAAACTGATATGGACCGAAATTATTAGAAGATCGTGTTACAATAATCGGAACCTTAAACGTTCTCATATAAGCAAAACACAACATTTCAGCAGCAGCCTTTGAAGCGCTATATGGAGAAGACGGACAAAGAATATCAGTCTCTTGAGAAGACTTTTGATCCATAGAAAGAGAACCATACACTTCATCAGTGCTAATCTGAACAAACAGGTCTACCTTTTTATCTTTACATACTTCAAGTAGATTCTGTACTCCAAATACATTGGTTTCCAAAAAGATATAAGGGTTTCTTATAGAGTTATCAACATGACTTTCTGCTGCAAAATTGAAAACAAAAGAACCCTTATCAATAACATCATACATAGCCTTCTTATCTCTTATATCAGCATTAACAAACCTATAATTAGGATTCTTCTCGAAGTCTCTAATTGTTTCTGGATTTGCAGCGTAAGTTAGACTATCAACATTGGTAACTTTGTGACCGCTGTTAAGAAGTAATCTTATAAAGTTTGAACCTATAAAACCTGCACCACCAGTTACAAATATACTCATGCGATTACTCCATGTTTAGCCTTGAATCTATCTAATATTTCCTGCGTTCTTTTAGAAGCCATGTTTCCATTGATCTTCACTATGTAGGTAAAAGATGCTTTTTCGTTCTTCTTGATAGAATATTCTGCCTTAGCAATCCTTATCCACATATCCCAATCCTCTATAGAGTTAATAGTCCCATCAAAATCTCCTACAGCCATACAGTTTCTCTTATGAACAACTCCTGATATATACATAAAGGCATTATTGAGCATGAACTTCCAACCCGGAAACTCTGGCGGATTTGGGATTCCTTGAGGATACGCTTTTTCTCCATTGTCAAACTCGTGTCTTGGATAGCAATAAACAAGGTCGCAATTTTGAATAGCTTCAATCTGAGATTCCAAATACCCCTCATCCCATACATCGTCAGAATCGCAATATGCAATATAAGCAAACGATGGATCTTTTCTAACAAGATCTAATGCCGCATTCCTAGCGGAACTAACTCCTCCGTTTTCTTTTTCTATAATCCTTATACGGCTTGGATAGTGACGACCAAGAACCTTTGCCGCCTTATTGTTTTCTGAAGAACCGTCATCAACTAAGAAGAGAACCCAGTCTCTATACGTTTGATTCAATATTCCCATAACAGAAGATATCATCAAAGAACTATCATTGTAATACGGCATTATAATAGCAACTTTAGATGACTTCTCTATTGGCTTGATCAAACCTTTTCCAACGAGATCGTCATAATTGTCTCGGATGAACTTTGGAAAAGAATTATCAACCTCAACAAGCATTGGCTTGTGAGGAGGATTCTCTCTTCCAAATGCATCAGTGCTTTCAGAAATATTCTTGTTTATGAGTTCAATCTTTTTGTATTGATCCTGATTTATCTCTTCATGAGCATAAGATTCAAGCTTTTCTATTATCCTATTTGCCCCTCCAATCCAACTAAAGTGCCAACCTCCATTGTGTATAAGTCGGTCTTTTCCGCACTCCGCATATCTCAAATCAGTCAACCATGCGTTCATTTTTCTGAGATTTTCAAGAGTTGTTATCCTTCCAAAAACCCCCGTTTCCAACTCTCCAATTCCAACATTCATATTGAGGTAATAGTTATACTGATTCATCTCAAAACACATAAAACTCAAAGAAGGATCATATTCTTTTATCTTCTCTCCTCTTGGAATCTCGTCAATATCAGACAAAATAATAATGTCTTTGGGCTTACAATCTTTCAAGCCCCTATCCAAAACATTCCTCTGATAATGCTCCCTTAACCAAGGATCGCTAAATCTTGGACAATCATCAACTATAACATGGACTATCTTGTGTAAGAACTTAGCAAATCTTTGCTTGTTCTCATTGAAATAAAGAGGCTTTGGCTTGCCTTGATGAGTTATTGTCATCTCTGATAAAACAAAATAATCAACATATGGGTCAAGCTCATTAAGCCTAATCTCCAATAAGTCTAGTTCATTGAAAAAGGGGAAGCAATCAAATACCTTCCTTTTCTCTTTTACGGCAGAAAGATGAAGCTTCCCATTTGAATACTGAGCAAACAAAGAAGAAAATCCAGTAGCCAATAGCTGACTTACTAAGAAGTCTTTTGCTCCATCCTCTGTAACAACAACTATCTTGCCGCCATCCGTTAGAACTCTATTACTCTCTTTAATGACGCTTGTTATATCATTAATACCAAATCTCTCAAGCAAATTCTGAAGAACAATCTCTGTGACAGAGTTATCTTCTAAATCCATTTTCCTAGCATCTAACATAAGATGCGTTTTTGAAGTATCCATATCAGCAGAAAAGAATCCTGGCAAGTTTTGTTCAGCATTGATGAAGTTTATCTTTAGATTCTTTGTCTTATACTTATTGATAAGCTTTACATTATTGATTTTTATGTTCGTGTGGTCCTCTCCTCTTGTGGAGGCGTTCTTGTGCCATAGAGGGTAAGGACTTGTTGCGACACCCGGACCAGAATGAACATATTGGTCATTATCAGGAACCTGTACTAGGGAATAGCCTGCGGCTTTCGCTCTGATACAGAAATCAAAATCTTCTCCGGCTCCAGGATTGAATCTTTCATCTAATAACCCCAATTCATCAAACAACTTCCTAGGAATCATTACGCAGAAAAATATAAGAAATTCACCATCTTTGTTATCAAAAGCATCTAAGAAATTGCAATAGTTTTTGCTTGGCCCAGTAACTCCAACCTTATCTTTACTACTAAATGGCCTTGCCATCAAATCTAGCCATTCATTTTTCTTTTGATAGTCAAGAAGAATGACATCATTATTAAGCAAAACAACAAACTCTCCCTTGGAGGCTTTTATTCCCTCATTTGCGGCTCTAGTATATCCAGCAGATTCGTCCATCCATACTAACTTGAACGGACTTCCAAGGCCTTCAACATAACTTCTCGTCCCATCTGTGCATCCATTAGCAACAACAATAACCTCTACATTTGAAAGGTCTGTATGCTTAATAATGCTTTCAATGCAAGGCTTGAGGCAATCATCAAGATGATTGTAAGTCGGAATTACAATCGAATACTTTGGAGTAGACGGAGTAACAGAAGATCTCTTTACTGTTGTAAACCAAAGATTAGATTGAACATCAAAAGAATTGCCAAAAGTTTCATGCACAGCGGTTCTAACTCCTTCGCTATACAAGAAATCATGTCCAGCAATAACTCCTCCATCCTTCACTTTGGGCAACCAAAGCTTTATATCTTGCAAAACATATTCATACGAATGATTTGCATCTATAAACACAAAATCTAATGAACGATTAGGAATTGCGGCGGAAGCAGAAGCAGAAGTCATACTATATATAGAAATGTTCTTTTCTAGACCAAATCTAAGTATGTTATTCTTAAACGCATCCAAAATACTAATCTTCTCGGCCAAAGATGTATGTTCTTTTTCTCCTTCGCTTCCCTTGAACGTATCAATAGCTGCGACTTGTAAGTTTTTATCTTTGATTATCTTGGCAACAGAGCAAAGAGACCTTCCTTGCCACACTCCGATTTCTGCCATCTTCCCATTTTCAGGCACCGCTGACACTAAACTCTTATATACGGATACGTCCTCTTCTCCAAACCACCCATCTGGCAACGACGCCTCTGCTTTCCTTCTAAAACGTATACACTTAATTGGAGACGGAGTAAACGACCCATCAGCCCAAAACATACCAAACTGAGGGCCATGCTTCTCTTGAATAAAGCCAAGATCTTCTATATACTTTATAAGGTCTTCCATTCTTCCCTTATAATTAGGATTCATATCATCATGTATTTCTATATACATGAAAGAAAATCTCTTTAATATTTCAGGAGGAGAATTGAAGATAATCTCAAACTCAGAACCCTCGCAATCAACCTTTAGAACCAAATCTTCATTCTCTTTTACATACGAAAAGGCTTCTTGGAAAGAAATGCATTTTACCTTATTAGAGTCGCCTTGTCCCCAAATATTACTGAAGACATCTTTCCCTCCCATTACAACTTCGCTTACGCTACCATCAAGAACGGCCAACTTCTTCGCATCAATTTTCTCTTTGAAACCAAATTCATCTATGAGTTCAACTAGCTTTTTATAGTTATCTGATTGCGGCTCAAAGCAATAACACTTTTTAGCTCCCATTTCCAAGCATCTAAAAGAAAAGAAACCAAAATTAGCACCAATATCAACAATAACCTTGTTTCTAATATCCTTGTCTTCTAGACTATAAACGTCATACATATACATTTCATCATAAGTTCCACTATGTTCTTCCTGCATTCTTTCTTTCATAGTCTTCATTTTTGTTCCGCCTATTAATCCTGCTTTTCTGTATTTATCTAAATTGTCAATAACGAATTTCGGGAAAGAATCATCAATAGCAACAGTCTCAAACTGAACCTGAGGCCTACCGAAAACATCTCTTCCCTCATTAATCGCCTTATCTATATTCTCGTCACTTTTTATAAGATCGTTATTGAACTCAATGTGACCATAACTTTCAATTTTCTGCCTTATATGCTCTCTATCGCCCAAGAAGCTAAAATGCCAACCTCCGTCATCAATAACGGTTTTATAGTCATAATCTCTAGAGCCTCTAACTTGCTGAACTTCTCCCCCTCTAAGCTCAGAGAATGGGAAAATCCTTAGTTTAAACCACTTTACAGGGCATAAATAGTTCAGTTTGTAATAAAAGAGCCTTGTTTGAATACAAGTTAAGCCCATCTCTTTTCTATATTGTTTCACAACAGACGCTTTGGGGATTTCATCTACATCTGAAACAATAATGATATCATCTGGTTTACAGTTCTTAAGCCCTCTCATAATCTGATTTCGCTGAAAAGGCTCCCTAACCCAAGGGTCATTCGTTTCTGGAAACTCTTCAACTACAATATGATCAATCTTGTGTAAGAACTTAGCAAATCTTTGCTTGTTCTCATCAAAATAAAGAGGCTTTGGCTTGCCTTGATGAGTATATTTGGCCTCAACAAGAACGAACCTATCAACAACCTCGTCAAGCTCATTGAGCCTTATTTCCAAAACATCCATCTCATTGAAGAACATGAAACAGTCATAAACCTTTGGCCTTCCGTCTTCTTTTGCGCTTCTAATAAGCCCTAGTCTTCTATACTTATCAAGATTATTCAAAACAAATGAAGGCAAATACGAAAGATCTTCAACCAACTGGAAAGAAATATCTCTACCAAAAACATCTTTACACTCGCTCACCCTACTTTCTATTGCATTCTTGTTTACAATGTGTTCTTGATTATATTCAAGATGAGAAAAAGCTTTGATCTTAGATATTATCTGCTCGCTTCCTCCAATGTAACTAAAATGACAACCTGCGTTTTTCAAAACATTAACAACAGGAGATGTTCTAATATCGTTTATCGTTCTATTGCCAATATCTGAATATCTACATATCTTAGCCAATGTCCATTTAGAATCAGGAATCTCGCAGTTCAAATGATAGTAGAAAACCCTCTGCTCTAACGTATAAATTCCTGTCAAAGAAAAATACTCAAGTATAGCCGACTTACTAGGTATCTCGTCTACATCTGACAATATAACAACAGCATTAGGAATAGCATCCTTCAAAACATTCATCGCTGCATTACGCTGAAAAATCTCATTGTCCCATTTACTTTTTGCCTCTGGAAACTCTTCAACTACAATATGATCAATCTTGTGTAAGAACTTAGCAAACCTTTGCTTGTTCTCGTCAAAATAAAGAGGCTTTGGTTTGCCTTGGTGAGTGTATCTTGCTTCAATAAGTACAAACTTATCCACAACCTCATCAAGTTCATTAAGTCTTATTTCAAGCAAATCAAGCTCATTGAAAAACATGAAACAGTCATAAACCTTTGGACAATGCTTTGCATACAATAAATGGACATTCTTAGATGCCCCTGCCGCAGAACTCTCAAACATGCTCGAAAATGTTCTTCCGCCTGTATGACAAATCGGGAATGGCATTTCTCTGCTATCATTTCCCTTATTGCTATCGCTATACTTGATATCATACGGAACTTCAACAAGTTCATAACCTGCTTTTACTGCTCGTATGCAGAAATCCGTATCCTCATTATACCCGATACCAAAACTCTCATCTAATAAACCTATCTTGTTGAAAACCTCTTTCTTTATCATAGCGCAGAAGAAAAGGATATACTCTTTCTTTACATCATCTCTCCATGCCTTTCTGGGGCCAGTTATACCAATATTGCCTGATGCAAAAGGAGAAGCGAGAATCTCAATCCATCCTGGCGCAACTATTTGCGTATCATTATTTAACAGTATAACATACTCGCCTTTTGCCTCCCTGATGCCCATATTGGTTGGCTTTATATATCCAAGAGGAGCCTCATTCCAAATAAGCCTAAATGGACTTCCAAGGCTTTCAACATACTCTCTAGTTCCATCTGTACAACCATTAGCAACAACGATAACCTCTACGTTTGAAAGGTTCGTATGCCTAATAACGCTTTCAATACAAGGTTTGAGACAATCCTGAAAGTGATTGTAGGTTGGAATTACAATCGAATACTTTGGATAGGATGCCTTACCATATCTTTCAAAGAGTATCTTTTCATTTCTAGGAACAGTCTTATCCCAGTCCTTGAATGTAGACACCGTTTTGCTTCCTTTATGCCAAATAGGAAAATTAAGACCATGTTCATGAGCAAGTCTCGGTCTGGTCAAAGTGCAATCTTCGGGAACCTGTACAACCTTTAGACCATTCCTCTTTACTTTGTTACAAAAATCTATATCCTCTCCATAACCGGGATTGAATACCTCATCCAAGAACCCGATTTTCCTAAAAACATTGTAATCAATCATTACACAGAAAAACAACAAGAACTCGCAACCTGTTCCATAATGAACATCTTTGGCAACGCCAGTTATTCCGACATTACTTTGCTCTCTAAACGGTCTCTCTAAAGCCTTTATCCATTCATGCTTTGGAGATTCCATAATCACGTTATCATTATTGAGCAATATAACGTACTTGCCTTGCGATACCTTAATGCCCTCATTCGTAGATTTTGTATATCCAGCAGCCTCTTTAATATGCAATAGCTTAAATGGATATCCAAGATTCCTTACATATTCTTCAGTACCATCTGTACACCCATTGGCAACGATGATAACCTCTACTTCTGAAAGATCTGTATACCTAATAATGCTTTCAATGCAAGGCTTGAGGCAATCTTCGAGATGATTGTAGGTTGGAATTATAATGGAATACTTTGGAGGCCTATGCTTTTTCAACAGCGGACTGCTTTGGCGAGGAAGAGTAATATGCTTAAAGGTCATCCTATCAAGATGAATCAGAGGATACTTTGTGTTGATATTAGGATTTGCTTCTAGATATTCTCTTGTTATATTTAGATCATAATGCATGTCATCTGGAACTTCAACAACTTTGAATCCAGCCTTGGTTATTCTTGTGCAAAACTCTACATCTTCTTCATATCCTAAGCCAAAATCTTCATCTAAAAGACCCACCAAACTGATAATAGATCTTTTGAACATTGCGCAGAAAAATGCAATAAACTCATTTCTGAAGTTTATCCTACCGCTTTCCCAATAAAAAAGAATGTCTTTATATGGACCAGTTATTCCCGTTTTAGGATCTTTGATAAACGGGCTTTCCAGCATAAATAACCAAAGATTCTTAGGCTGTTCGCATAAGATAACATCATTATTCAAAAGGACGACATATTCGCCTTTTGCCTCTCTAATACCCATATTAGTTGGTTTTATGTAACCGAGAGGAGCGTCGGCCCAAATAAGTCTAAAATGTTCGCCAAGACTTTCAACATACTGCCTCGTTCCATCTGTACAACCATTAGCAACAACAATAACCTCTACATTTGAGAGGTCTGTATACCTAATAATGCTTTCAATACAGGGCTTAAGGCAGTCTTCAAGATGATTGTAGGTCGGAATTACAATCGAATACTTCACATTTTGCATTTTCGATTCCTCGTTTACTTAACGATTATCGACAAACGCAAACTGAATTACACCCTATTACTTGAACCTTACGTCTGGATTTCTTCCCTTGGAGCCTCTTGGTCCTATTCGAGGAGTTTGAATGTTAGGAGTGCCCTTCGTCTTGGCGCAACATACCTTTAACAAATCAAATGTCTTCTGTATACTAACGGCCAAAGCAGCATCTCCTTGATGTATCTCTTCGATTGTCTTGCCCGTAGATATCGCTATCGCTGCCAAAATATGCTTTTCAAGTTCTGTATAATCGCAATCGGCTATTCCGCCCTCTGTAAGAGTTCTTGTCGAATATTCCCAAATTTGTTGAGGGGTAATGCCGTTGAAATCAGTCAACGTTCTTGTTCCATATTCCCAAACTCTGCGAGCAATTTCAAGCCATTCTCCCTCTTGAGCGCCCCAGCATACCCTTAGAGTTCCAGTATTAAGATCGGCAGTTCTATCTGGAGAAGCCCCTCTTCTTTGCCAAACTTCTACAAAATAATACTGCCCACCAACAACAACCGGAATATTTGCAACATTAGTTATTGTATATTCATACCATCCAAGTCTATCCGGGTCTTGCACCAAAGGCATAACAAAGTTTGAATGACTTGACAAGAGATACGTTTCAAATGTTGACGTTGCTGGAACCCAAGCTTTTGTACCATCTTCAGCAGAAAACAACAATGCATAGAAGTTAAGGTTTGGTTGATCGCTATAGGTTATATCAAACGTTTCTCCTATTTCCGGAACGCACTCCTCATTAGAAGTACATCCTGTTACGTCTTCAGATGTAACATCTATGAACGAAAGAACCCTTGAAGTATCAGCTTGATTGTAAAACTTGACTCCGCCTCTAAAATTATCAGGGAAATTGAGATATTCCCAAATATAGAATCCTTCTCCAACCTCATAAAATCCATCAGCAATAAGTCCCGTCATATTGGTGCCATCAGGCCTAATAATTTGCGCAACAAGATTAAGGCCAGCAAATCCAGCTCCAAGGTTGACCGAAATAACTATCGCTCTAGGCATTATTCAAATCTCCCAAATATCACCATTCAATAACAGGAGCCGGAGGATTAGCCCCAGGATAAGATGATCTTCCGCCAGCACCTTTCTCAATTCCAGCAGAGCTTGGAGTTATCAGCCTTCTATTCTGATAGAAAACCATAAGCTTTGTCATTTCTATATCGACATATCTTGTTGAAGTTCCAGCAGTCTTAAATATACCTAGTATAGACGGATGAACCCTTGTAGTAGCAAGAGGTATTGAAGTTGTTATGTCATAAATAAACCCGTTATTGATATAGAATGATACTTTGGTTCTATCGCTAGAAAGTATCCATTTCAAACTAATCCAGTTTGTATCAACAGCAATATTTGTTACAACGTCGGTTGTTGTTGAGCCGTCATGACATCTCATGTACCAATAATCGCCATATGTTGCTCTATCGTAGATAAATCCAATAAACGCATTCGTAGAACCAAACGTTGTATTAGAATCTGATGTCCCCAATATTACTTTATAATCATTAGTCCCATCAGCAATAGTTGGAAGTCTTATAAGACATTCCCAAATAGTTCCATTAAGAATGTTACTTGTCTTTTGGGTTGCAGCATTATAATGAAGGGTTGCATATCCTGTAGTTCCTGTTCCAGTCTGAATCTGAACCCAACCTTGTTCGTCTGTGCTAGTCCCGCTTACGTTTTGCAAAACAGACCCACCAGAAGCCTGTAAAAGATATCCAGTATTTCCAATACTACCAGAGGTTGTTATTCCTCCCCAAAACTCTTCATACATCTTTGCAACACACATTGGATCTTCAACAACAGTATCGTGTCCATTTACAAGTAGCCATCTTCCTAATCCATCTCCGCCGGCCTCGTCATCCCACATAAAAGTAAACTCGTCTTTTGGCCTCATAAGCAAATCAACGCCATATGGAGTTACAATTCTCTTTGCTGCGGAATAAGCGCTTGAACTTTCATGGCATACAAGGATGTCGTACTCTCCTGCGTTTCTTATATAGACTCTTCTTCCCGCGAAATTATAGTCCATACCCTGAAGCCTTCTCGGAGGATCTCCTGTATCTCCTGCTATCTTTATATAGTTTTCATGGAATCCTATAGAATATTTGGTTGCATTAGCAGAAAGAGTTGCAGGAGTATATCTTCCGTGGGCTATTTGTATACACTGATCTCCAACAGTAAACTGTTGAGTATAATTATACGCAGAAGAAGTTGTTCCGCTGCTTAGATTATAAGTTAAGCTTCCGCCGCTATTATAGAACTGCATACTAAGCGGATAGAAATACATTCTTGACGGATCTTGAACTGTCATTATTTGACCGCTTACATTAACTCCTGTAGTAATTAGGTCAAACGAAACCCCGCTACCAGCAATCCATGACAAATTGCCGGAAACATCAGAAGAAAGAACATATCCGCTTCCAACCGGATAAGCGTTTGGCAAAATATATGGAGTGCTAGACGCTAGCGATGCGGGAGCTTTCAGACTTACATAATTTCCTCCGCTATTCTGAGTAAGCCTTATTTCTCCAGCAGCAGTCCCGGAGCCAAGCCTTAGATAATTAGCATTTACTGTATTATCCCAATAGAAATTTGTATTGTTCTGAGATAAAACAGGACCGCTTCCGACAAACAATACAGAACCAGCGGTTCCGCTTGTAACAGTTGCTCCTATTGACATCGAAGCAGTTGCAGGAGCCTGAGAAATCCATGTTGTACCATTGGATGTAAGAACGTTTCCGCTTGTACTTGGAGCAACTAGTCCAACTGGAGAGGTTACATTTCCAAGCAAAACATTATTTGCAGTAAGAGTTGCCCTGCCAGTACCTCCCTGAGCAACAGTAACAGTTGCAGCCGTTGTAAGAATGGTTGTAGATGTATCTGGAAGGGTATACGTTTTAATAGATGTTGTTGGCCCAGAGAACTGCATAAACGCATTATTTGTTCCGCCATTCCCGCCCGGAAGGATTCCGCTTACATCAGCGGTTAGACTTACAGACGCCCACGATGGAGTCGCCCCTCCATGAAGAACTTGAGTAGAAGAACCAGCAGCAAGAGAAGCCAAAGCGGTTGTAGACGTTCCATAAAGCAATGCGCCAGCGCCAGAAATAAGATTGAAATTACCAGAAGCGGCATCAGTATAATCGGTTTCTGCCCCTCCAGTATCAGTAGTAATATTGCCAGAAGAAGCATTAGTTAACACGCCAGTAAGCAAAGTTCCTATATCTCTAGTTCTATTGGTAATTTCAAATATCGCCAGATCTTGAGTTGTATACAAATTCTCTATATATTTGGTACAATCAGTTGCATGATTATTGAACATAACATAAGCACAAGCTGTTGGAGCGTCATTGCTAAACAACATACAAGTATCTAAATTATAAAAAGTGCAATTAAATATAGATATAGGGAACGCGCCCGGTGAAGTTATACTTATTCCAGTTCCTGTTACAGAAGAACCAATAAAAAGACAACGATTAATAATAGGACCGTCATTCGGACTAACTAAAGCAGCCGACGCAACTCCCTTGAATCTACAATCAATATATCTTGCATGTACATCTGTATTAACAACTGTTGTATGACTAGCTCCAGAACATTCAAAATCACACATAATTAAGACTATTGAATCGTCTAATCTCAAACAAGAAGCAGAAGCATTATTAGCAGAATTGACCATCTTAATTTGAATCAATATACAGTTATCAACCGCTGATGATAAAATCAATTCTCCATTTACGCTTCCGCTAAAGTTTATATTTTGTAACACTATATGAGCCGCAGGCGTCCAAGATGCCGTAACAGTAATTGTTGGGAAATTTGTAACATTCAACGAACCGTCTGGATTCCTACCTTGTGCATCCAAATCTCCTATAGAAGAACTATAACCTCGATAAACAAGAGGTCTCATTGCTGCTCCGCCAATCAGAGTAGTAGCTCCAATAGACCCATAAGAACCGCTCTTGACATTGACTCTAATACTTCCAACTCCTGCAAGATTTGTAAAATCAGTAGCAACATTAGCAATCATTTGAGACCATGACCAAGCATTAGCTTCTGATGTTCCATCATTGCTTCCGGCACCAGAAACAGTTACATATCTTTCTGTGAAACTAGCCATACTACAGACATCCTTTACATTATTTTAGTAAAACTATCAATTATCTACAAAAAAACACTATGATAATCCTCTCTACAAATGGATGGAGAGTACATTTCAAATTCAGTTAAATACAGGAAAATTATCTTGTAATTTTGAATATTATGCGAAAAATGCAGCCGGATACCTTGCGTATGGAAAATCATCAATATACAACAAAATACCTGGACACAAATCTTTCAGCAACGTCCATCCCCCAGCCCCGTCATCAACAACTCCAATAGGATTATGCAGTGTGTCTTGCGCTCTCATGCTATCAAACATGGTGCTATAGCTAGAATAATCTTCTATAACACCAGAAGCAGGCAACGTTGAGTTAGCGCTAATAGACAGCACAATATTATAAGTTCCGGCAGGTAATGTAATAGGAGAAAACGAAAAACCTCCGCTTGTATCTCCGGTTGTCATATTTGCTGTACTATCCAAGTCAATCGTTGCTATTGTTGTTCCTCCCGGCGCTGTAGTTGAATCGTAGATTTTTAGTTCATTTATATTGGATGCGCCTGCATAAATCATTACTCCGCTAATAGTGACGGGACTTGTAAGCGTAATCTGTATGCCCCTTTCAAGAGTGTTTGACCCTGTTGTTGTTGCTTGATAAGCGGTAAAAGGATTGCCAACATACATGCTTCCTTGTTTTATAACAAATGGAGTTTCACTTATTGCTGAACCGCCAGCGCTAAATCCGTTCGTTGTAGAATATGCGTTTGTTACTCCATAAGCTGATATAATGTTATTATATTGAGCAGTTGTAACTGTTAGAATTTGCGGATAATCTGTTGTTGGAGCTGCTGATGTATTGTATGCAATAAACCATAATATTTCCCCAATAGCAGGAGTATATGGTGTACCAAATGTAAACTTAATCCACTTATCAACAGCATTAGGCATTGCGGTTGCGGTTGATGTTGCTCTCGTTGTTGATCCAGCTCTGGTTGCCCCGTTTTCGTTATTAATTATACATTGCATAGTTATATTGCCAAGAGTTCCAGTATTAGCATCAAGCATAACATAAAACTCATCTAAAGTATCTGTTGTTTTCGCATGATAACGAACACCAACACCAAATCCACTTGTATTGTTAACATATGCAGAGTTTAGAGAGAATGAGGTACGAGTACCTGAATTCACATAGTGGTTTCCCATAAACAACGGACTTGATACAAGTGCGCTTATTTTCATATCTTTGTTGCCCTTGTTGTAATTCTATACGTTGACCCCTCCATTTGATTAAATACTAAAGGATTGAATGAACCATTGTTTCTATCAACCAAAAGAGTCACAAGCGAACGTATAATATCTCCGCTATCCTGCTCTGCAATAACTCTCTTAATATCATCAAGATCTGCAAAAGAAAACGTAAATGTTCCCATAACATTTCCATTTGAATCATTCCATTGTAGTTGTATCTCAATATTTGTTGGCGCAAGTGCTGTTCCACTTCTTGTTGCTTTAATTACTTGAACTGTATCATTATCTATTCTCATACCTATTCTCCTTTATGTTTTAAGGTATTGTTATTTTCAAAGAGCATATAACATATGCTACTGTTGATATCGAATCTAATTTAAACACCAACCAATCGCCAGCAGTCACCGCAGTTGTCCATCCTGTAAGAGTTGTATCTACAGACTTGTTAGCAGAACTTATTGTTGGTTTAGCAGATGCGGTTATAGTATCCGCTACTGTTGGCGGATAATTTGCGTTTGTATCTTTCCATACATCAACAACCGCAGATCCAGCAGTTGCTGCGCCGGTTGCAGAATGTCCTGTAATATAAGAAGCCGTAATAGTTCCAGTAACAGGAGAAGTAACAAAAGCAACATCGCCAGCAGTTGAAAGAACTGCTGATACAAGCTTTGTTGAACCTGCTCCTGAATATCCTGAGAATCCAGAATAACCGCTAAAGCTGGAATAACCGGAAAATGCAGAATAACCACTAAATCCTGAATATCCCGAGAAACCGGAACGTCCTGAATATCCACTAAAGCCGCTATATCCTGAGAAACCAGAATCTCCTGCATGAGCAAAAGTAACAATTACTTCTTCAGACGCAGAAAAAGCATTATTATGAATTATATAACTAACTCCTATAGTAAACCAGTCTGTATTATTTAAAACACTTGCAACGCTAAATATTGCAAAATTGGCAGAATTATTTCTAGAAACAACTCTTAAAATTCCTTTAACAGGATTTGTAGAATCGCCAAGAAACCCAAGCCACGGATCAGTGTTAGCCCCATCTGAATTTGTATTACTTATATATATCTCAGTTACAGAAGAATATGTAGCATTATTAAACGCTACATAAGGAGCGCCAGGGTCCGTCGCTGTTGTTCCTGTATCAAACCACTGAGGCTGACTGTCTCCACCAAAAACTCCTCGATAACCTGAGAAGCCGCTAAAACCTGAATATCCGCTAAATCCAGAACGCCCTGAATATCCAGAGAAACCACTAAAGCCGCTATATCCGCTAAAGCCAGATGTTGAAGAATAGCCTGAAAAGCCAGAATATCCACTAAAACCTGACGTTGATGAATAACCTGAGAAGCCGCTAAAGCCGGAATATCCAGAGAAGCCTGAATATCCTGAGAAACCAGAAAAGCCAGAATATCCACTAAAGCCTGAATAACCAGAAAAGCCAGATCTGCCAGAATAACCAGAATATCCAGAAGAAGACATTAAGCTCCAATGTAAAGCATCAATATCAGGTGGATCTGCCGGCCAAGTGTCCAAAGATGAAATACATATATAAGAACTTCCATTATAAGAAACAACATCGTTTGTTACATAAGCCCCCATTGAAGACCAAGTACCTTGCCAAACGAAACCTGCACCAGAATATCCGCTAAAACCTGAACGGCCAGAATAACCAGAGAAACCGCTGAGGCCAGAATAGCCCGAAAACCCTGAATCTCCTTGAGTTCCTATGCCTGCCGGTCCTGAATAACCAGAAAAGCCCGATGTTCCATAACCAGAATATCCACTAAATCCAGACTGTCCATATCCTGAATAACCGCTGAAGCCTGAACCAGAATATCCTGAAAAACCTGAAGTCGATGAATATCCAGAGAAGCCTGAAGTTGATGAATAGCCGCTAAAACCGGAAGCTGATGAATAACCTGAATAACCAGAAACGCCAGCAGTATCAGCCAACGTATCTCCAATATAAACATAACATCCAAGGTATGCAGGCGCTGTAGAATTGTCTCGTATAACAATAATACCTCTCTCATCAAGAATCCAATCAAGACTTGAAAGCGGAGGAATTTCTACTTTTCCAGAATCATACAATATTGGTCGCCATGTCGTTCCAAACTTCTTTGGAATTATGGACATAACAACGCTACCCTCTGCATATGCAACACCAGTAAGTGGATTAATTTCTCCAATCAAACCGTGTCCAGCAGGAACCGTTACAAGATAAGCGTGACCCTCTCCAGAACCATCTGGAGCAACAGAAAGATTTTGAGAAACAGTCAAATAACTATCAGTTTGACCGTTTGTAGCATTTGTACAAGCAACAATAACGTTTGCAACAGCTCCCGCTGTCGCCGGAATAGTATCAACATAAACATCAGAAGCCACAATAGTAATTTGGCTTGCAATACCTTCATTCCCAAGCGGATAGCCCTTGACTTCGGTATGAGCTAAACCGAAGAGTTTCTTAAATGCCGCCTGAGTTAATGATTCAACTGAAAAAGACATGAATTACCTTTATGATCCTGATACCGATATTGTCTCCAAAACCCCAGTCCAAGCTGCCGCCGCTGTAATCCTAATAGCAATAACATTTCCGCTAGTTGATGTTGATTTTGTTCCTAAAGTACAAGCCCAGTTACTTGTTGATGAAGATTTTGTTCCGCTAACATAACATCCTATGTCCGTATCTATTGTGTAATCAACATAACAATCTTTCCATTCAACAACAGAAGACCCATCCACGGTTGTTGCAGGAGCAAGCATTTCTAGAGTTAGATTATTAGAACTTGGACCAGTCGCTACTGAAACAAAACTTGTTGTTCCGGACTGATTCGCTAATGTAAATACTAAGTTCTGAATTCCTGCTCCAACATAAAAATATCTAATATAGACCCTATTTCCTGATGCAGAAGAATAATTAACCTGACCCGTTGATGGTAAATATCCACTTGTATAGTTAGTAACTGGATACTTTAATCCTCCATTAAAGCATTGCAAACCATCATATCCAGTCGTTCCAGATACTAACGACACTGAAGAGTCCCAACCTCCTGTTCCTCCAGAAGAATAGGTAGTGCTTAGAGTATTAAAGTTTGATAACATCCTATACCATTCATCATCAAAATATTCTGCTGTATCAGTGGATGTTCCTGATGCATTATTCAAATAACCATCAATCAATCTATTTTCCGAAGCAGAAGATACCGCAGAATATGACCCGTAAGGATCGGATGGTGTTATAGTAACACGAGCGTTCGTGCTTCTAACGTTACTAGATGGTACTGTTATTACCTTATCAGTAACAGTCATTGTCTCTCCAATAACAGGAATAGCAGAAACTCCTGTTACCGTGGCGTCATTCCAGGGAATAGAAGCGTTCCCCATAGAATTGCTATTCGATGAAGTAATTACAAGAGGATTGAGAACATAAACATTATCAAAACAATCTAGTCCAACGCAACCAACTTTGAACGTTGTTCCTCTATCATAAAACTTAACTCCAGAAAGATATCTCGTATTAACAGTTGCCCCTTCTACCGCTGTTGGAGTTCCAGAAACAGATGGATTAGCGCCTGCATCATTGTCGTAGAAAACCTCATAATCATTTGACGACTGAGTTGTAAAGCTTCCCTCTCTGGTCATCTTCATCTTATTATATCCCTGAGACAACTGAGCAGCCGTAATAGTTATAACAGCGTTTCCTTTTTGCCATTTCGGGAAAGAGTTATACCATGCAACAGAAGTAACAGAAAGCTGTCCATCAGTCCAAGGAGTCGTACCCTGAGTTCCTGCTCTACTTCCTTCAACGAAATTTGTCGCATGATTAACTTCATCAGTTGCAGCGCCATAAGATCCAGTTCCAACAGCAATATACCAACGAGTATAACCTTCATCTGCTTTATTGAAAGCTGTTGACGTACTTGGACTTGTTAGCGTGAATGTTGGGTCATTAATAATTGTCGTATATTGAGATCCAGCTCCTAGTCCAGTTTTATAGTTTGTATTTCCATTTGAAACATATCCAGTATACAATGTTGTGTTTGCCATTGTAAGATTACCAGACAAATCAGATGCATTTGCAGGAGCAAGATAACTAAAAAGTTCATTACAATCATCTAATGCATCAGCAACGGTTGTCGAAACAGTCCAAGGATTAAGTCCGTCAGTCCAGAATCCATCGGTAGGAGTTCCAAGAGGAACAAACGTTGCATCTGTAACGCTTCCTGAATAACCGGAGAAACCAGAAGTTCCATAACCAGAGTAACCGCTAAAGCCAGAACCGCTATATCCTGAAAATCCTGAATAGCCACTAAAGCCTGAATATCCTGAATAACCTGAATAACCGGACGCTCCAACGCCAGCCGTAATTTGAGACCAACCAGTATTACCAGTTCCGCTTCCTTTTACCCACAAAGCGTCCGATGAGCCAGAGGCATCAGAACGAAGATATACGCTTCCAACGGGAGCTGTAACAACCCCCTCTGGACTTCCTGTTCCATAGGCAACTTGGACGAGATTTTCGCCAAAAAGAATCGGAGTTAGAAATTGATAACCCATTTATCCTACCACCACTACCCTATAACTAATCCCATTACCCGGCGGATTATAGAAAGTTACAAGAACATTATTAGTATCCACTATTTCGACTTGAGAAGAAACAAGAAGATTATTTGAATCAAAGATTTGAACTACAACATCTTCAGTTGCAAGTCCATGTTCTATATTAAACTGGTTCAATATGTTATTACCTGTTATGGTTTCTGCATACTTGCCAGTTCCTCCGCCTCCTCCATTTAGTTCTATATCATAAACTCTGGCAGCAAGATCATCTAGCGCATATTGAACACTACTCGGACTTGAAGACCAACTATTATTGTCAAGAGGAGTATATGACACCTGTACAGCGTCTGGATAGCAACATTTGTTACGAGGAACATGAGGCATTCTTAGTATTCACTCCCTTGCCGCCAATCTTCCAATTTCATTATATAGAACTTGAGGATTTTTAATGTCGCATCCTTTGTGTCTAAGATCCTGAAAAGCCAAAACTCCAATTCCAGCTACAGCAGCTGCGCATAAACTACTTCCTGTTAGTACAGCAAATTTTGAATCTGCAAAAGTTGTTTCAAAATCTTGCGATGGCAAGATAATTCCCTTTGCATTACCATCAGCCATAATAACCTCTGTCCTGCTTATGTTATTCGAGTAACCAACCGAAAAAACCTCGTCATATCTTGCAGGAAAGTCTACATCTTTTGTTCTATTAGTACAGTTTCCTCCAGCCGCAAACATTGAGATACCGCTTCTGTGACATTTTTTAATAGCATCCCTTAATCCAGAATGCTCCGTCTGACAACCAAACGACATAAGAATAATATCAACATCCCTTGTTATAGCCCACAATATTCCTTTTATTACAGCATCAAAATTCCCATCTCCATCATTATCAGCAAGAGATTTAGCAAAATACAAATCAGTGTTTATCGCTAATCCTTTTATTCCCTTATTCCCATTTGCCGCAATAATACCAGCAAGAGCGGTAGAATGCCCAAAAACATCATACACGCTTCCGCTTTCTGTTAAATTTACAGATTTGAACAAGTCGGTTTTTATATCATCATGAGTAGGAACGCCGCTATCTATAATAGCAAGCCTTACAAACTTCCCGTCTCCATGCGTCTTCTGAAAACCGAACATTGAAGAGGAATACTCAACCCGATGAGTTGGGGACGAGCGGATTCTCTTTACACTCGTCTTTTTGCATTTGGGATTTCCATTCTGCATAAAATATTCCGTAATAGTTACCGCGACCAAAAAACTCCATTCTATATGGCAATCCTGCCGTATCCAAAAACTCAACATCCTTCCTTAGAGCAATTGAAGAGTGCAGAGTAAAAAGGTCATCAGTAACAACATACATATGTCTATTGATTTCATCCATTTTCTTGAAAAGATTCTTTCTATCAGGTATCAAATAAACATTGTCCATTGTCCTACCCAAATTATTCCTTACAAACTCTCTCAATCCTCCGCTAGATATACCGACCCCAATACTGTTTTTCTTTGCTCTATTCTTTGGATAATAACTCAAATCATAGCCTTCGCCCTTCCATGTCATATCGCATAATCTGTACAAAACTTGAAGCAAGTGTCTTTCGGTTTTATTATTCTCAAACAAAACCTTATAATATTCTTCAGCCCCAACGGTTGTACAAGAAACTCCTCCGGGTTTTTCCATAAATCCAACTAGATTACCAGAACAAATAGATGAAGAAAAAACAGAAGACTCCGCAGTTGGAGTCATATTTATAACCAAATCAAACTGTTGTTCAGAAAACAGTTCAATCATGGTTTGAACTTTCTTATTGAAAAGTAAAACAGGAAGACTTTCCGGTTCAATAAAGAAAGTTATCGAAGCATCTGGAAATTTCTTCTGCAAACCTTTTATAAGACTTGTTGATGCAAGAACAAGCCAAGGTTTATCTTTGTTTACAATTGCTATATTCATATGTTTACAACTCTATCTGAATAGGATTGTCAATAGAGCCTTCCCTATTTCTGCTCTCTTTGGCTCTTCTAATCTTTTCTTCTTTTTCTTCTTGTTGCTGCTGCTTCTGATGCTCTAAATATATCTTGGTTTGCTCGTTGACTATTTCAAACAAACCGCTTTTGAGTCCATCAGAAACAACCTTGCATGTTTCTGTAAAATCGCTTGGCAAAGAAGAAAGAGGCTTGAAATCATACATGCCTTGAAAATAAAACGATAGGTTGCCATGTTTAACAAGATTCTTACTAGCTGTTGTTACTCGGAGATAAAGCGTTCCATTCTGTATTGATTCTTCATTATCAGACTCTAATAACTCTTCAACCAACGCAATAACTTCATCTCCGCTAGACGCTAGAGTTTCTGAAACATATACGACTTCCTTCCCTTCTATTTCTTTAGCAATATCTCTAATGAATGAAAAGGGATATGTTTTTACAACCTTGTCCATAACCAACGTAACTATTCTGCTTTCTGAATCTATATAAACGAGTATCATCTTGCCTCCCATATCTTGTCTACTATTTCTTTCGTCTGTTTTCCGGTTTTTTCGCCGCTAAACATATCAATAACTTTACTCCTAAGCAATGCCGCCTTTCTGCTATTCAGATTCTTATCAGAAGCCACCAATCTCAAAGAGTCCGACAACCCGCTAATAAACTCGCCTCCAAGCTTAGGGAATCTCTGTCCATCCCAATAATGAATTCCTGTCTTTCCTTTTTCAGCAATTTCAAACCCATCAACATCAACAAGATATGAGTTATTCTCATCTAAGAAATCTAAACTTCCGCCATACTTTGTTGCAATAACAGGAAGTCCGCAAAGAGCCGCCTCGCAATATGGTAATCCAAAACCCTCTCCTCTTGACGGAAGAACAAATGCATTGAATGACTTATAAAACGATGGCATTTGATATTCAGGAATGCCTTTATGAGATATCAAAATATGAGGCTTACAAGGATATTCAGAAAGAATCTTTCCTACCTCTTCTTTTATCTTAGACTGTTGCGTTCTTGAACTTTCAGAAATAAGAAGAACAAGAGATACGTCATCCTTATTCGTAAACGCATCGCAAAATGCTCGCAATAGAACTTCTGAACCTTTTCTATATCCCCAAGTTTGAACGCTTAGAAACGAAAAAGAACGAAGACCTGGTCTAAATTCGCAAGACTGTACTTGAGGGTTATATAGATTAGGATTGACTACAGGATGAACAACTGTAACCTTGCCATTATAACCGCTATCAATAAACGAACGAGCGCTAAAAGAGCTTGTAACCCATAACTCGTTATACTGATTTGCTGCTTTTACAAACTGATTAGGAACGCCAGAAGACTCTGCTGTTGTATACAATATGTTATAATTACCATCCAAAGGCTTCGCTTGCGTTGGAATCACGCTATCGATCTGAATAGCATCCTTACCAACTGGTCTCCTGAATACAGACATTATCTTGGCCTCTATTTCGTTGAGACAGTTTCCTCTTATGGTAACAGGATCTATTTCAACACAAACTCCTTTTCTATATAATGTCAATGCAAGGTTTCTGTTAACTTTTGCATACCCGGAGGCGTCGTAAAAATGACCTCTTATGATAGTTTCTGTCTTTGAACCGCTTTTTCCCCTTTCCGGGACTATAGGTTCTTGAAAAACGGCCCTTTGACTGACTTTAAATAGGTTTTTTTCAATCCTTTCATCAGATACCTCTACAACTCTGAAACAGCCCATAGATACCATTTTTTGAAAGGCTAAACTCTTTTTTACAAGTTCTGTATCTATCTCTTGCGGAGTATCATTCTGATATTCCACAGAAAGACCAATATCATCTATTTGAACCGTATTCTTCGTTGTATTGATAAACTTCATATTCATTTATCGACGCAAAAGAAAACCGCCATCAAAGATGGCGGTTTAAGACTCTGAAGAACCCTCATTTTTCTCTAATTCTCTGTGTTCTCGATTAAGACCTATCCAAAATGAACGTCACCTTACGGGAGAGGTTCGATAGGTATGTTACTTGTGTTTCTCCTTAACATACGGAACGCATATTTCAAACTTTTTAGGGTCAGAGTCTTTCATTGTTCCTCTGTATCGCATAAGAAGGGCGAAAGATTTGCCATGTCTCTAGCGCTTATCTTGTTTTCTCCAAGCAAAGCAATTGATATGGGCTTGAAATTAACTTCAATCTCTTCGTTCAACAATCCTTCCATTTCCTTTTGAAATGCAGCAGCGTTTTCCGGCTTAACTCTAATAACATCTTCGTTATCTACCTTCTCTCCATACTTTGTCACCAATCCACGCCTTACTTGCTCATAAGCAACAAGTTTTTCTTGTATTGTTTTAGCTGCAAGACTAAGCCTATAAGAATCCTTTGCCGGCAGCGGTAAGTTCATCAAAACATTAAGGCTATCAAACATTGGTGTTACATCTCTAAGCGTGATCTTCATTCTAAATTCCTCCGTTTACAATACGCTGTTGTTTCATAAGCTGTATCGACCAAATCTTCTTACGAGTTAAAAGAAAAAGGGCCATCATATAAAGGACTTTTTCTGTTTTGTAAATATGGATAAATAAGGAGTATAAAATGAAAGCAAAAACATACGATGGGTGGACACAAAAAGAAATAGAAACCTACAGAAAAAAGGCAAAAGAAAGATGGAGAAAATTATCTCCCAAGAAAAAAGCAGAAATTCAAAAAAATAAACACCAACAACGAAAACAAAACGGATACTACGAAAAACGAAGACAAAACGAAAGAGAGTTCAAAAGGAAATGCGTTGTCTATAAAGGCGGAAAATGCATGAAATGCGGGTTAATAGATCATCCATCAGTATATGACTTCCATCATCGAGATCCAAAAATGAAAGACTTTGGCATTTGCAAATATCCTTCTCGATGTCTTGATGAAACTGTAAAAAAAGAGCTTGACAAATGCGATATTCTTTGTGCCAATTGCCATAGAAAAGAACATCACTTAAAATAAAGACTGCCGATCATTTGATCGGCAGTCTTCTAGTCATTCAAGGTAGACTAGCACCATTATCAATAACCTATTAGGTTACGGAACCAGTGAACGATACTGCGCTGAGAGCGTAGTCGTTGATGATTGCTACGCCGACTTCCTCATAGATAACCCAGCCGAGGCGGAGTTTCTTAGGATCGTCTGCTGGAAGGACGGTGATATCCTGACGAATCGGGAATGCACCAACCGTATCAGGCGAAGCAAGAAGAAGAACGTAATCGGAACGCATACGAGAGGAAACGTGGAGGTCAGCGGTCCACAAGTGGCCGTAAAGACCAGTTGTAAGGATTTCGCGGACAGTTGCCTGATCGTAGAATGGGTTGATATTAGCAGAAGCAGCTCCACCCTGATTGAACTGGCGAACATCAGCATAGCGGAAAGCGTTCATAACGATCTTGGTGCAAACAAGGTCGTGCTGTTCGATTTCGCGGAATGCGCTGTTGAGCATTGCTGGGGTTAGAGGAGTTGTTTGACCAGAAACAACCTGATCAGCGCGGAGAGCGTTGATGCATGCGTTGAAAATCTGCTCATCCTCTTCCTTTTGGATGGCTTCCTTAGCCTTGATCTGAGCGCGGTCAACGATATAGAAGCGGCGTGCCTTTATTTCGCTGAGGCGGATCGTTGGGTTCGCTGCGATTTCCCAAGTTGGAACGAGGATTTCCTCGCCTTCTTGGATCTGATCAGGAACTGCGCCTCTACGGGAGACGACGAATGCGATTGCAGCAACGTCTCTCTCATAACGAGCGAGAGCGCCCTGTGGCAACTCGTCAACCATAAGAAGCTTACGGCCTACCGCCTGATATTCAAGCGAGCGGCGGATTGGTTCTACCATTGCCTGAGCGAGAGCGGTACGACCCTCATCGGTCTCAAGGGCTTGAGCAATAACCATTTCTTTCTGTTCATCTGTATAAGACTTTACGAGACTCATTTTATATTCTCCTTAGTGTTCCTTGTGTACCCTTTGAATAGGCCATAAGGTAACAGTATAAAAGTAACCCTTTTCCTAGAAGATACAATCCTTCTAAGACAATGCAACATTAGAGCTGCATAACGAAACCAATGAAGCCGCTTCCGTTGTAGGAATTAAGCTGCATCGAGTAATCCAAGTTTGCGCCACCGTCTACGCCAGGGACACCGTTTGGATACTGTTTAACACCAGCGGTCAAAACACCGACCTGGCTTGCGTTGGAGGTTGTGGAGCAAGTTACAAGACCAGCGTTTGCCGTTGTATAGGCAGCAACTGGGTTTGCATAAACCTTGGCACCAACCGTGAACGTATCAGTTGAGAGGAACATATCCGTATAGAACTCTCCGCCCGTGATATAAACGGTCATAAGACCTGAACCAAGGGTTTCATTGAAGTAGTCAGAAACTCTGTTCTGCGTACTCTTCGTTGTTCCGCCTGGGCTTACAACCAAGCTAGCTTGGTATGCAGTGTGACCAGCGGCGGCTGCAAGAGAATCACCAGCCAAACCAATCGGAAGAATGGTTGGGGAGGCGTTGCTTGCCGTTGCGTGCTTGATGTAGCCGGCGCTTGTTAGACCGACAACTTGACCTTGGTAAATACCATAGGTTGCGTCAGATGATCCGTTGTTGATCAAGGTAACGTCTGCTGGATCAACTGGGAACATAGCGACTGCTGTGTGATAACGAGGAATTAAAGCCATTTGAAAATCTCCTTTGTGTACTTATTAGTACAGATTATTACTTGAACCTTCTAAAGTTTGTGTTCAACTCGGTGCTAGGATCGTCCTGCGCGAGCTGATTATTCCTATTTAGAGTAAACATACTCTGAATGGATTCCTTCAATTCTGAACCAATTTTTCTTTGGTTAGAACGTTCGGATATTACCAAAGGCTTTTCTGTGCCTTTCGCAACGGTGTCGAGTCCCTTCTTGGTAGCTCCGAAAAGGGCTGTCTCAAGATCCTTCAAGTCGGATGGCTCATAACGAGAAAGCTTCTCGATTTCTGAGGCAAGCTTATCAAGTTCAATCATGCCTGCCTTGAGCTTACGACCTGCGATTCTTGTAGCAGCTTCTTTCTTTGCCGCCAAGGACTCTGCATCGCCACCAGCAATGACCGTTCCCTTATGCGCTGTTTGTTTTTCAGGCGCATTCTTTTCGTTGTTATCGTACTTAGGATTCGTTCCGCCGCCAGCAGGAATGCTTGGTGCAGCGTTTTCTTCCTTTGGTACGCTTACTAATGTTTCTTTTTCATGACCCATGAAGCTGGAATCTCCGGCTTCAATCTTACCAATATCTGCTGATTCTTGAGGAGTTATTGGGTTGCCGCTCTTTGGCAAGTCCTTATTTGCTGCATATGGCTTTGTATCGCCATCTTCAGAAACAGGAGCTGCTTTTTCGAGCTTCTTATCAGAAGCGGTCTTCTTTGCGCTTGCAGTGATTATTCTCTCTGCAAGAGAGGCTGTACGAGCCTTACTAGAAGCAGCATGGTTTCCAGCGCCCTGGAATCCACCAGTTGCTTCGTGAGTCTTCTCGGAAGTATAACCTACTTCCTTCTCATGACCCATTTCTCCGCTACCAGCATCGAATTCTGGCTTATTAGTTGCAGGAGCAAGTCCAGCATCCTTTTCGCCGCCCATCGTTGCATCGCCGCTGAAGACTTCTGGCTTCTTGGCGTCAAACTTCTCTTCATGACCCATTGTTCCGCCGTCCTTTACCTTACCAAAATCTTCGGTATGGTCTTGGACGTTCTTAAGAGTTACTTCCTTAGCAATCTTTCCTTGAGAGGCTAGAACCTTCATAACATTAGTAAGGTCAAGGCTACTTCCACCTGCGGCGGAAGAAATCTTGCCCTTCTTGAATGTATTTGCTGCGGACTGTGCCATATGATCAACCGTCTCCTCTTCGCCACTCTTCAAGAAGTCTGAATCAGAATCCTCTTTTTCTTCCGAATTTTCTTCAGAATTCTCTTCTCCACCTTCTTCTGGCTCATTAGATTCATGAGCCTCTTCGGATGGTTCAGAGACTTCGCCTTCTGGAGCAGGAGCGGAAACTTCGGTCTCGCCAGGAGCCGGAGCTGCATCAGTCTTAAGTTCTACAGGATTTGCATCAGTTACGCCAGGTGCCTCTTGAACAGCATCCTGAACAGCATCAATAGCCCCGCCAACGGCGCTTCCAACATCCTGAGTTGCATCTACTGCGGTCTCAAGAGCTTGGTCGGCTGCTTGGTCTACACCTTCAGCAACTTCGCCAGGAAGAGAAATCGTTGCGGTTCCATCTAAAGGCATCTGGTGATGAGGTTCTGCTGCTGGATTTTCTCCCTTAGCAGAATCTATAGCTGCATCAAACTGCTCGATAACATCAAGAGGCAATTCGATTGTTATAGTCTGACCACCGAGCGATCCTTCGCCCCCAAGAGGAGCTTCGCCCCCAAGAGGAGCTTCGCCCCCAAGAGGAGCTTCGCCAACAGGGGCTTCTCCGCCCATGTCGCTAGCAAATGGATCTATATCTCCGCCAAGCTCGCCGCCAACATCGCCGCCAATATCGCCTTCAGGGGCTGGCTCTCCACCAATTGGAGGAGGAGAGGATGGTTCGGCTGACAACTCATCAGAAAGATGATCTTCAAACTGAGCATACTTAGTCTTAAGCTGATCGCAGATGAAGCATGCTTGCTTCATATTGAACTGCTTAGAACGAATGAAATCTTCAACGCACTGTACCATCTGATCTGGCGCTGCCCATACGCTTGCAAGCTTGACTGCTACATCGTTGGCATAAACACCAGCGGTGGAGAGTTTCTGACAAACGCAATCAGCAAGATTCTTACCTTCGCATGGTCCGCTCATTGCAAGAGCGTCTTGTCCATACTTACGAGCAATCTTCTCGCGGCAAGTCTCAATTGGGAACTTGCTTCCGAAAGATGCTGTCTTCTTGAGACCAGCAAGAACAGAACCAACAGATGCTGTCTTTACATTGTTGAACAAACCCTTATCCTTCATAGCCAAGATTGTCTTGCCTTTATCAGCAAGCATCATTGAACTAAAGGTATCTTCAGATATTCCGCTAGCCTTGAGAGCCTTGGCGAAAATAGCGCTCTTACGACGGCAACTTGCGCAGCCGCGAGAGAGAGGAAGAGCATTGAATCTCCACTCTGCATAAACAGCCTTCTTTCCGCCCTTCTCAACACCAGCAACATGAACTTCATAAGTTGCGCCAGTATCAAGGCACAAGAACTTGTTATTATCGAGCTTCATTACGCTGGTAGAACCAGTGTAAGGGCTGATTGACCCAAGAGACCACTTCTGATTCTTGGCTGCTGCATCTTCAGCGGCCTTCTTAAGCATCTGAGAAGTCAAACGAGTCATAGCTGCAACAGGGAGAGATGCTGGCTCTTCGCCGCCCATTCCACCCTCGCCACCGGCTTCTGGAAGAGCGAAGCCTTCTCCGCCTTCATCGCCCAAGCCACCCTCATCGCCCTTGTCTTCATTGCCAGAATCAAGGAGGCCAGGATACTTTGTAATTTCAAGTTCAACCTTATAAGCGAATTCAGCAGAGCAGTTTCCGCACTTACCCTTGCCGTCTAGAACATCAACGTCGCTAGAACCGCAAACTGGACAGATTGTGCCAGGTGGCTTAGGCTGCATATCGCCTTCGCCTGCCATATCTTCTTCGCCGCCGCCAAGGTCATCCATTCCGCCGCCGAGATTTTCAGCAGCAGGATCGCCGCCCATTCCGGCGTCAGCGCCAGGCATGGTTGCTCCCATTCCGCCAGCAGGACCGCCGCCGCCCATTCCGCCGCCCATCTGTCCGCCCATCATCTGAGCTTCCTTAACAAGTGCGGTTCTCGAAGAAGCGCGAGTCTCTTTCTTATCATTCTGAGGCTTCTGAGTTGCAGTCTTGAACTGAGCATTCATTGCAGAAGCAAAGGCTTTCTTCTCTGCATCAGAGCAAACACCCTCTTCCTTGCAAGTCATCTCAAATACGCCAGCTTCCTTGTCCAAGTCAACCTTAGCAATAACAAATGGAACATCTATATTGCTCTTGGCGAATGTAAACAAGGCTTTCATGAATTCACTCTTATTTGCTGGATCTACTTTTACGTCTTCCGTAAGAGTTCCGCAAATCTTATAAAGACCGTCTTCTGGACGATCCAATTCAGCAAAAGCTTGACGGAAAGACTCTTCCTTGCTAACGACTTCCTCTGTATTTTCAGAAGCGGCAAGTTTAATGTGAGCTGCTTGTTCAGCAGATGCAAATGCCTTCTTATCAGAAACTACAAACTTGATAGCATCAACAAAGTCTTCGCCCTTAAGGTTTCCAATGTTATCTCCCATAGCTGAGAGCAAGCCGTCAATGGCATTAACATTATTAGAAGAGTTTGCAACCTTCGCAAAATAATTCTTGCGATTACGAGAAGCTGTGCGAGCCTTAACCTTGTTAGGAGATGCATTGATAAGAACAAGATACGAAGCCTTAATAGCTGTGTAAGGAGATGCATTGATTTGATTCATTACAGAGTTAATGTCGCTTGGGGTAAGTCCGTAGTTCGCAATCGCATCAGCAACTGCGCTAGATGCTGCCTTAACAAGCATCTTTGCGGAAGCCCAACGAACAGAATCTGCTTTACCTTCTGGAGAAACCTTCTTTTGATCATTAAGTTGATCTTGAGTAATCGTCTCTGGCATAGTCCACTTATGAGACTTCTGCAAAGACTGCAACTGAGCCTGAGTAATTTGATCCGTGTAATCAGAACCAAGAGACGAAGAAACTCTGCGGCTCATTTCATCCCATTGTGCCTGAGTTATAACTTCTGGATAGCTATCCCAACGAGCATGAGAATCACTATCAATTTCATCAAGCTGCGCTTGGGTTATAACCTCTGGATAGTCGCCCTTACGAACCTGTGGGCTATCAGAAGTGGTGTCATTTAAAGGCTTAAGTTCAGCCTTACCGTCAAGCTGAGCTTGCGTAGTAACTTCAGGATATTTTCCTTCTCTCGCTCCAATAGCGGAACTTACGTTTTCAAGTTGTGCTTGTGTAATAACTTCCTGCTGAGCGGTATCACCCGATGCTACCTTGGTTGTTTTGTTTGCAGACATATTGACTCCTGATTCTTTCTGATAATGACTAAGTATGAGTTTTGCGGCCTCTTGCGGATTCGAAGATACAAGCGACTTAATTTCATCGCCGAATTCATCTACGGAAGCCCAACTTACGAGTTTGCTATCCTTCCATTTACCAACAACAATACCATTGCCTTCTACATTAGCAATGGTAATCTTATATCCATCATTAGTAAACTCTGCAACGTGTTCAGAATTTGCCACTTCCGTACTCCTTTGTGCTAGCAAAACCATCGAGGCGCGCAATGCAGAACTAACATTTTCTAGCTTATCGCTAATATACGCAGATTGCTTTAAAAATTCCTCTTTAATTTCTTGAGAAGCTCCCGAAAATGATGGTCTAGTTACACTTCCTATACCATCAAGAGAACCAGATTGAGGAGTTCCGCTTGGTTGTGTTAAACTTTGTGCTGGCATTTGAGGCTGCTGAGATTGCTGTCCAACCATGCCAGGATTCATTACTTGCTGAGAAGCAGATTGAGGGTCCAAAGACATAACATTACCAAGAGCAATAGACTGCTCTGGCGGAGATGGAAGTTGAGCATAACCCATCTCTGTTAATTCATCCGTTAGAGACTGAACCTTAGCTAGTTGCTCAACAAGATCGCTAACATAATCAAGTTGTATTTGCTGTTTCTGAGCCATCATAGAGCGAGCAACATGCTCCATAAGATTCATAGCCTGAGTCAAAGCCTGAAGCTCTGTCTTCCCAGCAGTTTTTTCCATTGAACCTTCCGTCATTTTGCTAACAGAATCGCTAAGAACAGAAGCAACCTTTTTAAGTTCTTCAATCTTAGAAGATACCGTAGTTTTTAGGACATCTAGGTTCAATATATCGCATACTAAACAATCATGGCATGCAGGATTGACCACAAAGCTATCTTCTATGAATTTTATGTCATAGTTCCATTCATAGACTTTTGATTCTTTGTGCAAAATCTCTTTTGCCTCGCCCACCTTTTTCCCGTCAAGAGGACATGGATCTTGCGGTTTACATGGACTATCATGATACTTACATTCATGCTTACCGCTAAGTTTTCTGTTTTTACCTCCCTTAACATGGGAGCAGAACTCATCTGCGGTATGCGCCTTATTATGGCAAATTGAACATATAGAATAAGAAACCTGAGCGCCCATCGAAGTTCCTGTTATATAGCCTTCTTCGATGCCTCTTGCAAGTCGTGGGTAGGCTGCTCTATCAACCATATTGATACAGTAAATCCCGTTTGAAGATTCATCCCACCAAGAATGAACAACCTTACCTCTAGCATTCTCTACATTATCATTTTGATGGTTTACAAAAACAGGAACGCCAACGAAGGTGTGAGCAGCCTTCTTAAGTTCTTCAGTAGAAAAACAATCTCCGTTATCATTCACTTCATTTGCTTTAATAGCAAAAACCTTAACAAATAGATTGTCTGGGTTTTTCTCTATTGCGGCCTTAAGGTCAAATCCTCCAAGATCTGATTGCTTAGTTTTATCTATAGAAGCGACCTTAATTCGAGAAGTATTATAAAAGTCCCATGCCCCGCCTTTCGGGACATGCAGGGCTTCAACAGCCATTTGAGTCGATGTTTTTGCTCTTTTTTCAAACATTGTTATTGAAACTCCTGATTATCTTCTTAGCTAGATTAGAGGCTTGGGCGTCCGGGTGGTCTGGGCCTACATCTTCAACTGGGGGACGCATAAGAGGTTGCTTCTTAATAGGTTGTATCGGTTCTCTTCCAACAAATTGATCAAATACTTTATCAGCCCTCTGAACTCCCCTAGCATCTGGACTAAGATTCGGCAAAGGATCTTTCTCAATTATATTCCCTTCATCATCCTCTACAATTTTTCCTCCCTGTCCTACTATAATTTTCTTCATTTCAGCCACAGCAGCAGACAAAGAAGGAAGTCCTGTTCTTACTTCTCTCCAAGGAGAAAGTATAACTTTCTTTTGACCAAACTTGTTTTCATAATATCTTTCGCTAGCCATCATTCTTGGTATAGATATTTGTTTAGCAACAACAACGAAAGACATTCTATTTACATGAAGAAAAGAACCCGTAGAATCTTCAACTTCTCCACCAGGAAGATCTTTATACTGAGTCATATCTGGCTTACCCAAAGCAGTTGCTTGGTCAGGATTGTATCCAATACTAAAATCAGGACCAGCCATATAAATAACAAAACCCTCTAAAGCTGTATGAGAACCCGATGATGACTGAATAGCATTTCCATCTTCGTCAAAAGAATAACGGCTTGATCTATCATCAATCCATTTCTTAAGTTGCCTTAGAGCAGGAACAGAATAAGTAAACTCTTCTCTATTTCTTGGATTCATAATTTTTTGAAGAGTATTTTCATCTTCAATAGCATATGCATATTTATATCCGCTCGCAACCTCCGACTTATCAAAAATCTCTCCCTCAGACTGAGCGGTAACACTATAAACTCTACCTATAGTATCTTTATTTGCCAAAGAAGAAACCTGTTCAAAGTTAAGAACAATTTTATCTCCAATAACTCTTTCAACCTTCTGTCCTGTCTCTTTATCTATTACAGGTCTTCCTCCTGCTCCGTATCTCTGCTTCTTCTGTATATAAAATGCTCCGTTATTTGGATCTGAAAAAATACCCCAAATAAACTTCGCTTGCTGTTCGTTATTCCTAATCATGGCATCAGCATTATTGACATATTTGATAAATGTAGATTCAGGATTGAACTGAAACTGGACCGCTTGTTCATCAGGAACAAAGCCATCTATAGGAGAAACATAAACAGCGCTTCTGTTCATTATAATTGGGTCGTTAAAGAACTTCCTCATAATAACTGTATTCGAAGACACCGCTGGATCAAATATATTAGTAACTCCATTTTCATTAACAATGCCAAAAGTAAATCCATTACCAGCAGGAACGACTTGGAATGTTCCATTCGCAGAATTTGGTCTTTCCTTACCAGTAACATTTTCTTGTATATGTCTTGGGATTGAATTTCTCTTTTGAGCAACATGATACTCAAGGCCTTGACTTGCAAGATCTTGATATGCATAACCAAAAATAGAAAACCAATAATTAGAACCTATACCCTTATCAACCTTAGCTCCCGCAGAAAAACCAGCAGAATCGGACGGAAGTTGTATTCCATATTCTCTTACGAAGTTTGCTGTATTAACTAGGTCGGGTTGTTCTCTAGAAAGATCTCCAAGCTCCTTTTCTCCAATCAATCTATCTTCCGCATATGCTATTCTAAGCATACCAGAATAATCTTGACTTCTTGCAGCAGGAAACTTCTTAAACGCCCTATCAAAGTCAGCAATCTGTCTTTGTATACTTTCTTTCACAACATCCGGAAGTTTTGATATCTTTTGCTTAAACCTATTTCTGTCAAACACATGAAAATCCAAACCCCTATTTTTAACATTGATAGAGCCAGGCATTGCTGGCATATCAGCTTGCTTTAGCATCTTATCTATGAGAATTTTAGGATTATCACTCATGCCTTAACATGCTCCGGAATATCTGCGTTTGCTAATGAATCTTTGTTGTAAGGAACTTGGTTTCTTGGAACAGGAGTTCCCCATCTTTGACTTGCGTAAATAAGAGCGCCCTTCATTGTCGGGAAATATTCACCATAAGGGCTATAGGTTTTAGTATCTGGGTCTTTGGTAAATTCTTCAAGCGGAATCTTTTTGATACCAGCAAAGAAAACCTTACCTACATTGTGTTGCATAGACGGACCAACAACAACATAATATACTGAGTTGGTTGTATAATCTCTACCTTCCCAACGGTAGTAAGATCCAGGACCAACCTGCTCTTCAAACTTTTTCTTGAGAGGCTTAGACCTTTCTCGGTAAGTCTCTTCCCACTTAATACCTCGGTCTTTGATCCTTTTACGACCAGCAACCTTATTCAAGTTATATACGAGATTGCTCATCCTTCTTTTACCTCGCTCGAAAGAGTATACTTACAAACGACACAGCCTTCAAATGGACTAAATTCTACATGATTATATTTCAATGTTTCGCCCGCTTGAGCCTTCTTTGACATTGCTTTCTTTTCTTTTGCTGCCTCAGCAAGTTCTTTACTAATAACTTGTTGAACCTTATCTATATGTTCTCCAATTGCATCTTCAGTAAATCTCAAAACTCTCCATCCAAAAGAAGCAAGAGTCATATCTCTTTCTTTATCTTTTTGCCTATCTTCTTCAGAAGAATGCCATTTTTGACCGTCAACCTCAATATCAACACCTATCTGCGGAACTGCAAAATCCATAAGATAGAAGTTTGAATCATTTGGAACCGGCTGCTTATACTGAGCAAAAAGCTTGAAAGGCAACTTCATTGATAACAACGTTCTATACATCTTTGATTCGGGCTTAGTCAAAGGAATAGATGTCGGCCTCATAGGTTGCATATCTTTGTCATCATCTTTTGGGCCTTTGCCTTTCCTATATATCTTCTGAGGAGACCCTCCAGCGGCAGCGCCCATAGGACCGCCCATACCGCCGCCCATGCCCCCTCCCATGCCCCCTCCCATGCCTCCGCCCATACCTCCCATTCCTCCGCCCATGCCACCATCCATACCAGGAGCGCCGCCCATACCACCATCCATACCAGGAGCTCCACCGCCCATGCCCATATCCATCCCGCCAGGAGCGCCACCTCCGCCTGCCATACCTCCCATACCGCCGCCCATTCCTCCACCGCCGCCGCCACCCATAAGCTGACCATTTTGCATAGCTTGAACTTGCTCGTTTCTTATTCGTTCAACTTCAAGATCATAATCAAGATCAAATTCTTCAAGCAAAGTTTGAGCAGAAATAAGTCCGCTCTGCTGCATCTGCAAGAACATTTGCAACTGATTTGTATTATCTCTAAGTCTTAGGTCATCCCACTTAATCTTTGGATACAAGTAAACAGTTTCTCCAAACTCTTTACTCTCTTCTTCATCTATAAATCCTTGCATCTTGGCAACAGGCAAAAAGACGTTCTTTTCAATCCATTGAGCAAGCTCATTTCTCCAAGACTCTAAACGACGAATCATAACTTCAACGCCAACTTGGGCAGAGTTATAACCAGCCATCTCTCCGTTGAGAAGCGTCTGATTCAACATAAGACCGTCAAGAATTTCCTTGCCAACATATTCAAGTTCTTGATTGATATTATGAATCTTGCCGCTAGCGCCATACCATTCATAATCAAAGTTATTATGAGTAACTATGGTTAGATTTGGATCGTTAGCAACAGCAGACAACTGAGCAGAAACATCTGCAATTGCGTCATCATCAGCAGGACGTTCATCTGAACCAACCTTAACGACTCTTACTGGAAGAATAAGTCTTTCTGCCACAATCCAGTTTGCTGTCATCAACTTAGTCTTATAGGCCAAGCTTGTAAACAAACGACGAAGCAAAGACTCTCCATAAGTTCCATACGGACTTCCGCCGTGCTTAATATGACTTGTAACCCTATTAGAAAGCAAGATTGGCTTCTTCGCCATTATCTGAATCTTGATTGTATCAGGAATCTGATCATATAAGAACTTTGGTTGCTTTGTCTGTACAATTCTTTGAAGTTCTTCGTCTGGCAAAAGAACGATTTGAGGGTCTTGCGATATAGGAGTTTTCATAACCTCAATCCAGTCTGGATTGAGTACGGTAATCTTTCCTATCGTTCCGTCTGCGTGATTGCATGCCTCTTTAGTTTCTTTATCAATTCCAGAACCCTTGCAATGAGGACATGCGATTTCCGTCATAACGAAAACATCGCCAAGCAAGAACCTCTGATGGCTTATCATTCTAAGCCAATACATGAGTTCTATCTTTTCAACAAGATGCTCGAAGAACCTAAGAACGCTCTTTTTCTTACATTCAAGTTTTATTCCGTTAATCGGGAACTGCGAATAGAAATCTATACCAGCGGCAACTTTAGGCTCATTTTCATAATAGAATCTTGCCCATTGATAAACTTCCTTTCTCTTGCTTGCTATCTGCCAGTTTTGAGGAGTATGCAACGGAGAGAAGAACATTGGCTGCGTCATTGTTACATTAGCGCCAGAGCCTGCCCACTGAGCGGCTTTCGTTATGGGAATGCTAACAACATTCGATGTTGCAAAATTACCATGAGAAGCATTGCCGTCTTTCTGCACAATACCCTTTGCTGACATGATTTTTGCAGAAGCCAACTTGTTAGGAAGTTGCATCTTGATCGGCTTTTCACTTGGTTTATCTGACATTTATTACTCCATCATTATAGCCCAAGACCATCCGCTGACATTTCTACATTAGAAAGATGACTTTCCTCCGTTACCTGAACATCGTCATCCGAGATTGGTCTCCTCTTAGGTTCTATCGGTTTAACTGATGGAATAATCATTCCGGGTTGAGCAGATTGAGCCGCCCTTGGCATCCCCGGAACATGCATCTTAACAACTTCGTGTTCATTTTGTCCCCTTTGTTCGCCGGGTTCGCTAGGCCTTGGAGGAACCAATTGAGAACGAACTCCGGCAAGAGACCCGCCGCAGTTCGTGCATTTTATATCAGTTGATTTATTATCAGATTGGCAAGTAGGACAAATCTTTTTATTGCCAATCGGCTTGACTGTGTTTATAGATGGGATTGGAGGAATCCCATACGAATCAGCCGTCACTTTTTTTTTACAGAAGAGGCCTCTTTCCAGTTATAAGGCTTAGCATCAGAGTCTGTTGGGTCATACCCTCTCTCTTCTGCCATCTTCTTTCTTGAAGCGTCCATTCTTGCTTCCAAAGTTGCAAACTCTGGAAGATATGGGCGACGACGCTGACCAGGTAACAACTGATAGTTATTACCTTCTGGAATATTGTGGTCAACTTCAAATCTCTTATTTATGTATCCGCCAACCCATTCGCCCTTATTATTGCGATATGGACGGCTATACTTGTCCATTATATTGCCGCGCCAAAAAGTTTCAAAATCAACAGCGTGATCATCGAAAATGAAGTTATGGTCTCTGGCTCTTACCCATGTATGCCATTCGCTACCAATATTACCTGTATTGCTGTATGGGAAAACTCTCTTACTTTCCGGTCCAAAATTAATGAACTCGGTATTTCCATGATATTGAGCTTCTTTCTTGAGGTTATAAGAAGTAGCTTTCTTAGTAATCTTCTGAGAAGATTCCTTAGCAAACCTCTGAATAGAAGCCAAAGATTCTCTTACAATAGCCTCAGCAGAGGCTTGAGTAAATGTTGCATTCACTGTCTCTTCTCCTTGACCTCTGCCATGAATGGCTTGAAAAATGTCGGCGGCAAGTCTTGTTTTCTCTGCCATATCGCTTTCCGGTTCATAATATCGTTGAATGGCATCTTTTACAAGAGCTTGCGAATCAGAAGGGGCCATTACAACAATTTGACTAACAAAATTAGGATCTTCTGCGCTTTGATCCATTAGATTCTTCAACTCTTCAGGAGTATTGAAGTTCAACTCGGGAGACTGTCCTTCTTGGGGAAAAGATTGAGCATTATCACCAGATGGAGGGAGACCCATGCTAGGGTCTTGCTCCATAGGCATTTGAGCAACCTTAGATAAATCAAAATATGAAGAAGCCATAACAACAGGTTCGCTATTGAAAACGTCATCTCTTTCCATATCTACTTCTTCTGTTGCCTCTTCTGCGGCAGCTCCAGCCCTTGTAAGTTCTTCATTTAGCTGATTAAGAAACCCCTCTTGTTTTGATCTTGGCAATGTTGGATCAACAGCCGGATTGACACCCTTGAGATTAGATGTTGCTTGCTCAGCAAGATTCATATTAATCCCTTGAATGCCTCCAGCAGCAGATGGACCAATCATTCCTGGCATTATGCCTCCTTAGAGTTTCTTTCGGATAGAACCTTAAACAATCTTGATACGGCATCGTTATGAACGCTCTTGTACGAAGAATCTCTTCCTTGATCAATAACGCCATCAACAAATCTATTTGTCATATCCTTAGAAGAAGCAATCTTCTTCATTGGAATCTTTTGTTCTGCGGTCTTTTCAACTTTCGGATTTACCCTATTCTCAAGAGCTGTCAACCTATCAAAGTTGGTATTCGTATCAAACATGCTTATCTTGTTAGCAGGAACCCATCCCTTTCCGCTTGATTTTGCGGAAACGGGATTTACCGAAGACGCTTTCTTTGCAAGTTCATCTGCCTCGGCACCAAGTTGAGGAGACATACTTTGTTTGTATTCTGCCTGTTTCTTTTGCCTAATACGGTCAGCAGACTCTTTCTTAGAAGCGGTTAATTCCCTAGAAGAAGGATCGTTAGCCATCTTGGAAAGAACTTCATTATTCCAAATGGAGTTGTTAGTTTCGCAACCAACTTGCTTCTTTGAACCGCCCATATCTGTAATTCCGCCTTCGCTGGCACAGCGAGACGGACGAACGCTAGAACGACCACGAGCGATTGGGTCTCCATAGGCTTCTTTCTGAATCTTCTGTTCCGCCCAAGAACGATCCTTCTCCGCCTTCTTTGCTCGTTTCATTTCAGGCTGACGCTCTGCAAGTTCCTTGCGATAGTCAACCTTCTTAGTATCTGAACCGAGAAGAGCATCAAAATTGATGTTGTCTGATTGTTTACGAATCATTTCGTACCTCCAAAGCCTTGCTTGATAAGCGAATTCACAATATCATTTTTGCTCTCTTTTATAAGAGCATCTTTTGAATAAGCTGCTTTCGCTTGATTTTTCTGATTCACCCCTTCAGGAGAATCCCAAGAGCTAGCCAATTCTTGCTGCTCAACGACTCTTGGCTTGAATGTAACCTTCCATATACCGCCCTGAAAAACAGGTTCAGTTTCTATGTTGAAACCTTGTTCAAGTTGATTACAAATTTTGTCAACAGCATCTTCACCGATTTGTTCGCCGCCGCCAGTTCTTTCTGGTATTTCAAAATAACCAGTTTGCTGTCTTTTGTTATACTGAAAACGTCTCTTGTCGTGTTGAATAAGTTTTCTTTGAGGAACGCCAAGATCCATAAGCAACTTATCTAAAGCCTGCTTAATCTTAATTGAACCTCCATCAACAACGCCTTCATTCGAACCTGCAACATCCTCTTTTCCTACCATGCCAGGATTTGGTTCAACAGCCGCATCTAGCTTGGCTTTATCTGGAACGTTTGGAGCCGATGGTTGCTTACTTTGATTTTGGAGTGTATTATCAAGCTGACCAATCGGATTAAACTCTCCACCAACCTGACTAACCCCCGGAGAAATATTCTCCTGTTGAATACCCTCCCTCTTTGGAGGGGTAGGAGTATTCGCGGGCTGGGATTGTTGGGCCATAACTACTCGTTTAGTGCCACTAGGGACAATAATCATCAGTAACTCCTAGCAATAGAAAAGATTTACTTATCAGCGAACATTGCGTCAACAAAGGCAGAAGGATAAATCTTCTTCCAATAAGTCTTCCATTCATTCTTTGTCTTGGAATCAAGATTTGCAATACGAGTCATCCTGCGAGAAGATGCCTCTTTCTTTTCCTCAGTCTTAGCTTCGCTCTTACCTTCAGACTTCTTAGAGCCTTCGCTACCATCGCCGCTCGTTGGCGCGCCACAGCACTCATCAACCTTATGAACTACACCCTTATTGGCTGCTGGAATTTCGGCATTATCAGCCTTCTTCTCAACAGAGGCCTTCTTTTTCTCGCCCTCTGGCTTACCAGTATTGGTTCCGCCAACAGGGTCCATTTCTTGCATCTTAACATGGCATTCGCCATCTTTGTTTTCTTTGCACTCTTCTTTAGCAACCTTTACTTCCTTCTCGGAAGAGGCGCAAGCTGTCCCGCAGGACTCTTTCTCAACGCCTTCTTTCTTCTCATCTTTCTTCTCGTCCTTCTTCTCACCCTTTGCCTTGCCAAATGGTTCTGCTTTCTTGTCGCCAAAATTGGCAATATTAGCAGTCTTCTCAACAGGAGCCTCTGTAGAGGCTGTCTTGTTAAGAGATTCGTTACTTTCAGCAAGTTTCTTGATGAAATCGCCAAAGGACTGAGCCTTACCAGTCGAGATCTTGTTCGTAATAAACTTCATAGCAATACACTCCTTTTGATTCTAAAGGCTATTTGAGCCTAACTTGTAAGTTTCGCACTTATGTTGCAAAATTCCTTCTTTTATTCCAATTTTACATTATTGGAATTATGGGTAATATTGATCCTTTGGTTTTCCTTTAGGATTTTTGTTATTCGGTTGAGTATAAAGTCTTGGATCGGTTCCATACAAACCGCCTTGCTGAGCCGGCGGAATATTGCCCTGCATTCCGGGTCCAACCATATTAGATTGCCCAACCCCTTGCGGACCCTGAACCATTGGCTGAGAAGTCGAAACCGGCTGATTTCCTAAAACATTAGTTGATGGAGCAGGATTCATAGCGGCACCAGGAGCGGCACCAGGAGCGGCACCAGCGGCAGGAGCAGAACCAGCAGGAGCGGCAGGACCAGCGGAAGGATTAACATTTCCTCTCATCAAAGACTGCAACGCTTGATGAGCTTTAGGCCATTCAGCAATAAGTTTCTTACTATCAGCTCCCTTGAGCATACTTAGCGACTGCAAAGCAGATTGTGCATATTGTTTTTGTTTTGACGTACTTTGAGGATTTTCTGCAACAGCCTTAATACTTGTGAATATTCCATTCATTGATTGAGCTATTGCTTGTTTGACTTGTTCATATTGGGCTTTTTCTTGTTTCAATTGATCAACAAAACCATTCATTTCGCCTATTTGCCTATTAAGCGTTCCCATGAAATTAACATCGCCAGCCCAGTTCTTAGCGCCTTGCCATGCCCCACTCATAAAGTCCATCAATCCCGCTTCTTTTACCAATTCTTCTGCGGCTCTAGTTAGGCTTTCAGAAATCTTTGGCTTAGAAACAAGACTACCTGCAATAGATAAAAGTTGATTGCTCATTTCGAGCATTCTTTCTTGAGACTCAGAAGTTGCTTCATCTATAGAAGCAAAAATTGCAGAACCGTGATCAACCCCTGTCTTTACTTTGTTATCAATCAAATGGGCGATTTTTCTATCAAAAGCATCAAACATATTCTGGAGATTTGAACCCATCTTAAATATAGGTTGCTCATTCTCGGCATATTTATCCCATTTAGAGCCATCATTATTAAGAGACTGTACATATTCTTTATGGCATTCAACCCAAATCTCTTGAGCAGACTTTGATGGAGAAGAAGCTCTCTTGTTGCGGTAACAATTACCCCAACAACGGGAGTTTCTAACAGCATAACCCTGTATACCAACATATTGAGCTGTTTTGATATTTATAACAGAATTTGCTATTGCATCAATCTTGTCAGCAATTTCAGTAAATCCATCCCTATCTAGAGAATTTGCTGCATGAACCATTAATTTGATTGCTCTTTGCATTTAATGAACTCCTATTCACCTAACAATAAACTTTGGATTGAACTTCTTGCCAACAAAAGAAAACTCTTTTACATTTTGCATACGAAAAGCCCTAATTCCTCCAACAGTTTCATCAAAAGTTACAAGAATCTCATGAGATACTTCATTCTCTGGATGAGAAGTAAATCTCCCATGAGGTTCAACATACCTTGTTATTAGATTGTTACCAAAGAAGCCAAGACCCTTCTTTTTAAGTTTTGTTTGATAAGATATCTTCATAACCTCTTTGTTTTCTTTTGCCCAATTGAATGCATCAGATATATTCGTGAACGAAGGTATTCGTTCTTGTAATTCTTCGACACTTTCCGGTTCTATATCTTCTGGCTGTATCGGCTGTTCTGGAGGAAGGCCATCTTCTTGTTGTTGGTCCTGTTGGTCAGCAATAGAATCTTCAATATATTGTCCTATCTCATCTTGACTAAGAACAGGAAGATTTGGATCATCCGCCATTGGTTGAGGTTTAGCGCTCTGCTCATCCAGGTATCCAAAATAGTCTGACAAGGTTGGATATCTCTTAAGAAGCTCTTCATCGCTCATTTCTTGCTGAGCAAGCCTAAGAGTGGAAAGCAGTTCTTTTGAGTTTCTTTTGGCGAAATGGATTTTTGAAGATGACTTATCTATTACAGCCATATCTCCAACTTTAATACCATTTTCAGAAAAGAAGCCAACATTGGCCTCTATAGCATATTTACACGGAGATGAACTAGATACGGTTTTCCTAGAAAGAGGAGAAATTACACCAATATTTACAATGCGACCTTTATCATCAACAAAGGCAATATCTAAAGGAAGAAAAGTATTCTCTCCCCAAAAGTTCAATTTTCTATTAGACCCAAAAATAAATAGCATACCAGAATCTCTAGGCAGATCCTTCACAAACATAAGTCCCTTCGCCTGAGATTCTTCAGTGTCTGCTATTTTCACGTTCAATACTGGAATTGAATTTATGCCCATAGATAATACATACCATTTTTTACCGTCAAATCCTTGTTTGAGTAGGACTTTATACAACTATCCTTGTAAGTACATATAACTAGTTAGGGAGAACACTAAAATGATCAATATACTACAGTTTATTAGCAAATTACTCTTCGGAAATAGCGCCGCTGGAAACCTAACAGTATCTTCGGCAATATCTCAAGTGGAAATAAAAACTGGATGGACTCCCAAAATCGTCTTTATTGGATTTGAAGGACACTCTCATTCAGCAGTTTGCGGTTCGCACCAAGATTGGTTCGATGTTAAAATAGTCAATCAAGGTTTCGTTTTACAATGCAACATAAAAAGCAGTTTTAGAAAAATAACATGGATGGCAACAAAGTAAATGTCGTTGGATGGTATGACAAAAACAACTGCGGAGACGAAAGCTATAAGCTCGCCTTCCCAAAAGTTTTTCCTTCATATGATTTTGTATTCTCTGATTCTCCAATAAAAAACGCCGACGCATACATACTCGGCGGAGGAGATATCATCACAGAACAAGCTCTTTCAACGTTTCAGGCAATAAATAAGCCTAAACACATTATGTCTGTTACTGTATCCAAGAAGTTTCCTTCGCAACTATTCGAGGGATTCCGCACTATAATCACAAGAGACAATGCATCTATGAACCTCTTGGAACAAATTGGTGTTAGTTCTTTATTGTATCCAGATTTCTCTTTCTCCCTAAACGGAAACAAAGAAAACGGTAAAGTCCTAATCAATAAATACTTTACAAAGAACAGAACCGAAATTTATGACAAAGTTGTTGCTGTTGTTATAAATGGAAATCTCATACCAGAACACGGAGCGGCAGCATATAGGCAAATTCGATTTGAAAGATTCTGCTTTGATCTATCAATAGCTATAGATGAAACTCCAGCCAGCTTTATATTTATTCCATTTGGAACAAAATCGCCTTGGGATGATAGAATTGCAAACGCTATGGTCGCTTCTAAATGCAAGTGGTGGAAAAAGAACTGCATCGTATTTGAAGAAATAGGAGTGCAAGAAACTCTAGATATCATATCAGCATGTAATGCAACAATAAGCAGCAGACTTCATTCTTCCATATTTAGCGCCGCTACAGAAGTTCCATTTGTTGATATAACTCACAGTCATAAAAACAAATATCTCCTGGAAACCATGAAATATAACAAAGTGTCAATAAGCTACGTTGATTTTAGCTTGTCTTCTATGAAATCTCTTCTAAAAACATCTTTGTTATCTTCCTCTGCGGAAGAAATAGGAAGCGTAGTTTCAATGAATAAACTATTACTAAGAGACCTTCACAAAAGTATAATACTAACATAATGAGGCGTGATATGTACCTTTTATACGACAAAGACTTTACTATTAGAATAGTATCAGATACACCCGCAAACAGCGAAGGGTTGTCTTCTATCAAAGTCAAAAACAACAAGGAATGGCATAGCTACATATACAAGAAACTACCAAAAGAGATAACCGACAAAATGAATATCTCTATGAAGAAAAAGCCGAACGAACTAAAAATTGCTATCATATGTAACTGGAAAGACCGTTGCGGCATATCAACGTATAGTCAATTCCTTGTTGATGCTCTAAGGCCAAAAGTCAAAGAAGTTTTCATTTTTTCAGAGCATGTTGATGAAAGCGAATGCATAGAAGAAAAAGGAATGGTTCGCTGCTGGAAAAGAGGAGGAGACGTTCATAACCTCATTTCTCTTGTCAAAGAATATCAACCTGATTTCATCATAATACAACACGAATACGGGATCTTTCCAAACGCCTTCAGATTTATGCAAATGATGCAAGCGTTCTCTAATATTCCGTATGTAGTTGTTATGCATAGCGTTTACAGACACCTTGACAAGGCGGTATATAGCGAATCTGCAAAAAATATCATCGTTCACTCTAGCGAAGCAAAAAAGACGCTTCGAGAGGTTGGCAACACAAGCGGCGTCCATATCGTGCCTCATGGTTGTATTCAGTTCAAAGAGACAAATGAACTATGGAACATTTGCTCAAATCCATATACTATCTTGCAGTTTGGTTTTGGTTTCTCATACAAAGGAGTAGACCGAGCGCTTATGGCAATAGCCCAGCTCAAGTCTACCAACAAGAAATACGAAGACATGCAGTATATCTACCTCTGTAGCACTAACTCTCATAATCATGCAGCAAATGCAGAATACTGCAAAGAACTCATGTCTTTAGCAAAATCCTTAGATATTGAAAAGAATGTTGTAATCATACAAAAATACCAAACAGAAGAAATGATAAATCTATATCTTCGATTAGCGAAGATAGCAATATTCCCATACATAATCAATCCATCGAATGAGGTTTTCGGAGCAAGCGGTGCAATTAGAATCGCTCTCGCAAACAAAAGGCCTGTTTTAGCAAGCGAAAGTCATCTCTTTGATGATCTTCAAGACGTTATACCAAGGCCCAAAAATCACATTGAACTAGCCAATGAAATAGACAAGGTATTCAGTATCAAAGAATACAGAAACGAAATCATTAGTAAAGGCTATAAGTTTGTTGAAGAAAATAAATGGGAAACATGCGCTGACAAGTATATTGATGTCTATTACAAAATACTTGACCAGTCGTGACGGATTCCGGCAGAAAACAAAGCAGCCTCAACGAATGACAAATCATTGTCATCGACTTCTACTGCTATATGGTTTTTGGATTCTTGAAAGTTGCTGACCTTTACAAACTTGTGATTTGTATTGATCCATTCCATAATCTCTTTTCTATTATCAGATGTAACATACGCTACAGAATACATATCCTCAACAAAAGGAACGTTTGTATTCGTTTCTGAGTCATAATGAAAAGACAACTTTCCTCCGCGGAATTCTTCGAGCTTGCCTTTTTTCATGTTAAACCATAAAAGCCTGTTCTCGGCTTTCTTCTTCGTTTTTATGGTTTTCTTTTCTATTTCAAGAAGCAAGGTCTTCATTTTTTAATCTCAGATACCATCCAGATCTATCGGCTGAAGATTTTTTAGACATCTCAAACACATTGTCATTAAGGATAAGAACCTTAAGCGTTTGAGCGCCTTTTTCTGTAATTTTGAGATACTTACCTTGGTCTTCAACATACCCTGCTTCAAGCATTTTCTTTAGATTCGTAGCTTCAAGATTAGCTGGTTTAAGAATCTTTCTATTTGCGATTTTGTTATTACCGCTCCACATAGAATAAAGCTGATTAGCAGCAACATCGCTTTTGTTAACCATTCTAGCCCTAACATCTTGCAATGCAGGCATAATCTGTATAAGAATATCTATCAAAGATTGTTGAGCAGTTTTTTCCATTTTAGAACCCCGGTTGAACTCCAAAAGAACGAAGTTTCTTTCGTATTTCCATTTGTATAGTATTTAGAAGTATGGCGTCCGAATTTGACAAAGCAGTAAATCCTGGCAAGTTCAAAGTCGTAAACGCTTGCTGAAAAGTTCTTACCCTAGGATCTTGCTGATCCTGCCTATTAGGGTTCTTTAGTCTATTAGGATCAAGCCTAATATTTTGAACTTGAGACTCAACGTAAGATTTTGTAGCAATCTTTTTCATGACCAGAGACGGTTCCTATGCGGATATGGGTTTTCGCCTTCTTTTCCCCACAAGAAAGGTTCATTCCTAATTTCTCTCCACTCAAATCCTTCATTTACCCAAGGGTCGTTATATCCTTCAAGACCCATTTTGTATCTTCTTTGATTCTTAATATCTCTGTCTCTTCCTCTAGTCTCTTCATCAATTGCTGACCACGAAAAGACTCTTTCTTCCCACGGTAGATCAAGATTAGAAAAAGGACCATGAACGCCCTTCGCTTCAACTGTCTTATTTTCTGGATACTGGCAAGAAACCAACAATGCCCTAATGTAAAGATTCTTGTTTATAAGATGAGTTATCCATTCAATAGCAAGCTTATACTCAACAATGTTAGACATTGTTTTATATGAAAAACTCTTAACGTCCCTGCAAAGAGCATCGCAAATACACTTTTCAATATTCTCAAAATCCATCAATCCTGGATAAAGATAAAGCATTCTTTTCAAACCCTGAAGAGAATGAACAAAGATATTTTCTATACCTTCTGGCGGAGAGGAAGAAAGGGAAGGACTAGAAGCTCTAATAGATTCGCAAACACCTCTCCAAAGACTTTCAACTATAGAATATGCAGCTCTTGCTTTCGCCTTAAATAAACCAATAGCATGACTATGAGGAATATTCCTGTCTTCAATTACAACAAGATCTCTTTCTCCAACAGAGATCTTGTGATGAGCGAGTTCTCGAACAATGTCGTTATACAAGAGTGTTATCCTCTAATGGTCTTCTCTTAACTCCAAGAGTAATATGGAATTCATGATCTTTTATCTTGGGAGATAGTCCGTATGAAGTTCTTATCTTTTCAAGCTCAGGAGCTGTCACCGACATAAACCAAACAGCTTCCATCTCATCCCATCCATCTGGATTCTCTACTTTTTCCACACCGTTAATGGTGTATCTTATTACTTTTCCATTATCCTTAAACTGTATTCCGTTCTCTTCAACCTCTTTTTTCTTAATTACAGTTATATGAGCGCCAATATCATCATAATGCCTTTCATTCTTAGGGGGCTTCTCTGCTTCGCCGCCTAACATTGGAAGGAAACCATCAAATATGGAATTAGGAACGTCTACATAAACAAATCCATCTCTTGTTTGCCTAAGTTTTCCTAGAAAAACAACATCCTTGGCATCGCTAGCCATCTTTGTTAATGACGCATCTATTGAGGCAATCTTGTCTCTTTGGTAATCAACGGTCATAAGAGTGGCATATTCTTCAGGATAAAGATTTGACCAGTAAGTAGTAAGCTTAGCTTGATCTTCCTTTTTCCTTTTAAGCCATTTCTTAGGAACATTTTTTGATGCGATTAGTTTCATTTAATTACTCTGCTTGGACTCTTTACTTTTCTGCAATTTTACAAGCTTTTCCTTTAGCTGTTTTTTATCAACAAAATCAAATCCAGCGTCCGCCTCTTCCTGTATTTGGGCAATCTTCTCTTCTATAAAAGATATGTTCTTGTCTTTTGATGGGTCATGAACGTGAACCCCTTCTGGAATCTTCTGTTCATCCATAATCTCTTTCATACTTTTTGGAGACTTATCTAACTTTTCTTCTTCAACCTTTTTGATCTTAATCTTTGACTTAGGCTTTTCGGTTTTTTCAACCTGTTTTTCAACAGTATTGCTAACCTTTTCAATAATACCATTCTTCAGAAGAACTTTTATTTGCTCATGCGATACATCGTTAGATGCAATAGAAAACGTTTGATTCGGCATCACCGTTGGACCAAAAGATAAAGGTATTTTGCGGTTTGTATTGTTCTTAAAGTCAACAAGGCTTGACTTCTTATAGTCTTTAGATTCTAGCATTTTATTTCTAAGGAGCATTTGAACCTGATACGAATTGAAGATATCGCTAGAAACCTCAATCTCATCACCAGCCCTGAGAGGGCTATATATCCCCTGTATAAACAACTTCCCTTTTACTTCTGCTACCGCTTTAATCTTCATTTGTTACTCCTTTACAGGTTTCTAAGTCTTGGTCTTATACTCTTAAGAATGCCAGATACACTATTGACATTATAAGGTTTTCTATCTCTTGATGTATCGTCCATTTGTCTTTTTGTTGTTTCGTTTATTCCCAAAGCCGCATCTGAGCCGCTTGAACCCTCTTGCCCCTCGTAATCATCATGCAAATCAAGCCCGTGGTCAGTTGATATGCCAGTACCAGTATCCCTTTTAGGATTACCTTCTGGATCGTCAAACATTGGCCTATCTGAAGGCCATTCTTTATTCTGCGACCAACCGCCACCGCCGCCAGGAGTCTGATTAGAAAGTTCAACACCGCCAGGTCTAAGCAGATCATCTCCGTCCCCGCTGTTTGGTTTACCCTTGTTTCTTCTATAAGGGTCTTTTAACAACGGGCTAAGAGGATCAAAGGCTGTTGGCGGATCTCTTCTCGCCTGTTTAGATAGGTTAAAAGGGAGTTTCTTGCTCATCAAAAGGCTCCGCCGCTGAAGAAAGTGGATCTGGTTGAGGAGGAGGTGGGAGTTCGCCCGGATTAGGAATCTGACCCTCGTTACCCATATCTACATCCATACTACTAGATGATGGAGCATTTGGGAAGCCCGGGAAATCAGAATTTTCAACCATATCTCCCCCATCATGAGGAAGAGGAGATAATTCTTCTCCTTGAGCATTTGGATCAAAACCAGACTGCTGCGCCCAAAGATTAGGATCATCTATTGTTGGATTACTATCAAGGAAATCCGCCTCTCTGTCTGCGGGGGTTATTGTTTGAGGATTTATTTTGCTTAGGTCAGGATCCATCTGAGGCCCCATCTGAGCAAGAGTCATAAGCATTTGAACTTTGTCATTATTGATGGCTGCGACTATTTCTTTTTCTTCTGCATTAAGTTCTCTGTTTTCACTATTAGCCTTAAGATAGATACCGAACAAAACCTTATCAGCAGAACGAAGAGAAGAGGTTATTTCTAACGGCTTTTCTTTTCTATTCAAAGGTTTGATATCCATTTCTTTACCGGCGTTCTTTTCATTGGTGGAGTGATCTTCGTTATGAGGAAGACCATCTAGATTTCCAAATCTATCAGGATTATTCGCAAGCTGACTTCCTCTTTGAGGAAGATTCTTGCCAATCTTTGTAACCTCTCCATCTAGCTGTTCTCCAACGAACTTATCCCAAAACTCCGTATCAGCACCCTTATTGGCTTTAGAAAAAGCATCTCTCCACTTTCTATCATGAGCTTCAGATATGGCATTAATTGGAGCAACATCAACGTTGTCTTCTCCATTCTTAAACTGCCTATGAGGGAACAATTCGGATGTTGAATCCTGTATTGCCCCTTCAGTTATCTTCTCATTTGACTTATGCTTAGCCCTTGCTTCGCTAAGAAGACCCTCTTGGGTCTTTGGAGAATCGCCAAGAGGCCTGTGGTCCGTTTCGAGCAATGTGTTAAAGTTTTTTATATCCTTCCCTTCTAAGGAAAGATTATACTTCTGCGAACTAGCAGGAACCGCCGTCGTTTGAGGGGTTACGCTGTCGTTTATTTTCTGCGATTTTTTGAGATTAAAAGCCATTTTATACTCCTCTGCGAGGCCAAGAAGCTCTTCGCTCCAATTGCCTTGCAACTTGTTGTCCCGGACCAACACCATAAGGTGTTCCCTGCATAGATCTCCATACTATATCATTATTACCCTGTACGGGAAGTGAGACCAATTTTCCTTGCGGAAGTTTACTAATATCTTTTTCTACACAATTGTAACACGCTCCTGCAAGAGCATCACAAATGTCATCTGTTGTTACATCTCCATCCTTTTTAGGGTATACTTTATAGCCTGCGTCAAGCCATTTCCTCTGCAAATTCTTCATTTCATTCTTAAGAAGCAAATGATTTGGAATATAGAGTTTACCCTGAACGGCTATTTGATACAAGTTATCATATATGATGTTCTTATATTGTTTAGAGAACGGAGTCATCTTTGTTGGAACTCCTCTCTTTCTTAGTTTATTAATGCTTACCTGACTATTAAAATGGTCATAGGTAACAACTCCAAAACAGAATCTAGAATTCAGTTCGGCAACATATTCATCAATCTCTTCTACAGAAAGAGGCTTACCTGGCATCGGAGTCCAATATTTGATATGATCAACTACTATTCTCCAATCCTTTTTCATCGTTTCTGGATTGAAGAAAACCTCTTTATGAGCAACAACAAGAGCGTAGTTGTGACTAGAAGATGCAGGATCTAAATGGGCATAATAGAAAATACCCGGAGACCCATGATCTCTAAACTTCAAGGTTTTTTCAGCAAAACATTGGTCTACAACCTCTTCTGGGAAGAAGTTCTCACCAGCAGTACCAGAAAACTCCGCTCCAAACTCCATCCTAAACTTGTCTTCTGGCATGTCCGGGAAAGCCGCCATCAATCCTTCTTTGGACTGCATTGGGTTTACTTGCCAAGTTGCAGCCTTACAAACAAGCCTATGGGCCGTCTCCATATGCGTATTGTATAAATCAAAGAATACACCCTCTTTACCTCTTGGAGTAGAAAGACAGATAATCTTACCATCATAAACTTTCTCTGTCTCTGGCTTTCCATCTTGACCAATAATGATATTGCCAGCCTTATCTTTCTTAGGCAATTCTCTAACATAGGTCTTTACTGCGGGAGCAAGAGAGTTGAAAATAGCATCACCAGAAGAAGAACCTGCGGTATTCTTATACAAACCGATTTCGTCCAACAGAAGAACGTAACAAGAAATACCTACAAGAGTATCAGAATTACTATGTCCTGACATAACTACTATTGACCCGGGATTAGGAGCAAAACCCTTAGAGATAAGTTCTTCATTTCTTTTCTTATCTTCTGGAGTAAGGAAATGAATAGCATCTGCCGTTATGCCTTCTGGAATTATCTTGTCCGCGAAATATTCGCTGTTGAGAACCTTTTCTTTGATTTCTCTGAATAGAATCTTAGCCTGTCTTGAAGAGTTTGCTATTGTTAGAATAGTAAATGGAACGGCCATACCAAGGTTATACATCTGATATGGGTTTCCGCCAGGACATTCTAGCAGTCTCATTGCTTCATAAAGAGCAACAATTGATGTTATGAAGTCCTTACCGCTATTATGACAGATGAAACCATTAGAAACAAAATTCTGCAAAGACGGCTTATCAGATACCTGAATATCAAATGTTCTTCTTGTTCCTATCTTTTTGATAGACACTATTGGAGAAAAAACTCGAACCGAAGAATCTTTACCGTCAACGCTTTGTATAACATCTTTGATTTCGTCATTATAACCTATTAGTCCAATCTCTTCTAAGAACAGTTTTACACAAGCGTTCTTGTTGATAGTCAAAATATGCTCTAACTTGTTATTTACTAACTTAGATTGAAAAGAAGAAAAAATACCAAACCTAGACAACAAGTGTTGCACTTGTTTTGTAAGGCTAATACTTTGAAATGATGCTTCTATTTTACAAGTAAATCTTGATAATTTTGAAATATGCAATACCGCATTGCAACTAAAAAGAGACCTCAAATACGCTGCAACAACATTCTTTGGGGCGACAAAAATGCGATGCGGAACAAACTTTTGTTCACCAGACTTATTCTTTATTCCATTATTGTATATGAATGTAATCAGATTAGATTCTGGCGGCTTAACTGCTTTTTGAGCATACACATGACTGTATTTTCTATCATCAAATGTTTTGATAGAATGATCCATAGCGCTTTCTATTTTTGAATTCGAAGAAAGAGAAAGCATTTTGCTCTTAAAGTCTAAGAAAACATCTCCATCTGGCAATGTTGTAGCAATATAACATCCGACAGAATCGCACGAATTACTACTTACATAGCCAAGTATAGCTCCTTCATCTTCTGATATTTCCGTAGAGTTACCGAAAAATGGCTGAGAAGAAACAAGAGCTACCTTGTCTTTTGGCTTCAATTCTTTTAGTTGTTTCCAACCTTCTTCTGTTAGGAAAGGATGATTATCTGTTGCTTCTATCTCATGGCCCGAAAGCGTTTGAACCTTATAAACCTCTCTAGCGCCCTGATAAACAAGATTGCAGTCACCAATTATATTCATTAACGAAGTTTCTTCATTGAATGTCCATGATTCTAAGTCTGTTTTTCCATAGTTCCATAGTTCGCCTAGCGTCCATAATTTACCTGTTTTGGGGTCAACTATTTCGCAATTTTCCGAAAGACAACGACGACCCCAAACAAGAACGAGTTCAATGAATCTTTCCATTGAATTCCATTTATCCAACAAGGCTCCATTAAGAGGATTGTTGAGATCGTTCTTTGCTATAATGTCCAAGTCTTTCTGTGTTAGTTCTAGATTTTCATTTCCCGGACTTCCCCTATAGAAACACTTAAGTATCAACTCTTGTATATCATATGGAATAACCGCTGGATTCTGAAAAGGAAGACCAAGGTACTTTTTATCATACACAAACTCTATTATACTTGGAATCCTAGAAGAAGCAATAACGTCTTCTTTGATCTTATTTCTAAGCTCTTTGAAAAGATCAACAGTTTCGCTTGGCCTGTTAGGTTTGTTGTTTTGTTTTTCTTTAGCCATTCATTTACCTTAGATCTGATGCGACCTTATACGCAAACCATGTCTCTCCAGCATTGAGGGTTATGATTTTCAAAATGTCAACAGCGCCGGCGGTTGCAGAAAGTGATATAGATGACTGTCCCGGAGTTTTAACTGTTACAGGCAACGTTATAGTGTGACCTCCAGATGACTGTTCAACTAACAATGTTAGTTCAAAAGCTTGATCTTCTTCAGAGTCGTGAAGGAATGTAAGAGTTAGATTCTCTGTTAGTATTATCTTTTGATAGTTTCCGCCAGTCGTGCTTATCTGATAAGTATCTTCTACCTCTCCTATGGCATTATATCTAAAATGGCACGAATCAAAAACGGCAGAAGAAAGAGTTCCTTTACCAAAATCTGCTTCTATTTTTTCTGCGGCTAACCTTAGCGGAGTGGCAATGCCGTTTCCGCTATAAACTGTAGAAAGATCAGACAGCAAGCCTCCGTTGTCATTATTAAGATGCAACAAATCCTTGTAAGACTGAGCAGGTGTTTTATCGCCAATAGATGAACTCATAACATCCCCTTCATTATAGATTCTCCCATCCTATCTTATTCATCGGAAGAGTTATATCCTTCCAAGGAATATTGATATCAGACCATCTAGCCTTAGAATCTCCTACCATTGTTATCGTATATCCAGCATTCTCGGAAAGAATGGCATATGTTAATGGAACAGACAAAAACTGGTCTATCAAAAAAGAATCAAGATCCTCATACCCGTATGCTTCTCCGTATTTATCAAGAACATGGGTATTTAAAGCCCTAATAGCGTTATAAACGGCTTGCGGATTATCCAAATGCTTGAATATTATGTGAGCATATGTTCTTCTCAAATAGCTCTGAAGTTCAGTTTTATGCCTTTGTCTTTCATTAACATCTGCATTCTGTATATTATTCCACATACAGATAAGAGGCGACAGGGCTTCATTACCCAATTCATATGCTTCGGATATCTTTTCCGTTATAACTCGATAATCATAGGTTCCTATTCTATGACCATCATCAGGATTTGGACCTCGTACTAAGTCTGACATAATTATCTCTTTACAAGTAAACTAGAATGCGAGAATATCTCCAAGAAAACTCTTGCAAATCGTCTTTTTGCCTAACTCTAAACCAATAGAAAGTCGCCCTCTCTAACAATTCGTCGTCTTTATTTACATATTTAACCAATCTATTCTCGTAGTTACTAGTTATTCCATTACTATTAAACTGTTGAAAATCCCCATTATAATCTTCAAAATACCAATTCGTAACATCTAAAAAGGTGTCCTTTGAAAGCAAGATTAGACCTCTTTCAAAATCTTCATACTCTCTTGCAATCTGCATTTCAAAATGATAGAACCTGAAATCGCCGGGATAATGTTCTATATTAGCATAGAAATTCCAAGAACCTACCGTTTCAATATTAGAAGGAGATATAGAACTAACAAGTTCCGGATCTTGTAGTGTTTCCAAAACAATACTAGCCATCTTATTGCCAGAATGAGTCAAATATTGATTCAAATTCGGATACGCAAAATCAAAATTAGTGGCATTCCTATCAACAACAAAATTAATCATACTTCCTGTTAGATTAACAAAATCATTCCTCCAAGAATAATCGTCAAACTCTCCAGAAAGTTGGTCAAAAGCATATATAAGCTCCTCTTGAACAACTTCATCAGAGCCGCTAGCGACATATCTTCTAAGTTCTTCTAAAACCTTGGTTTTCCTGTATATACAAGCAACAGACTCGGCAAGACAGTTTTCTGCATCTTGCCATGCCTTATTTGGCTCAATAAGAGTTGATTCACTAAACGGGATGGGGAAAACAAAGCTAGATAGCGGATCTCCAAAAACAGCCATTGGCGAGTTAAGCAATGGTTGCGAATAAATCATAGCCTCTCCCATTGTTGCTCCTCTAAAAAGAGCATCCATAAAAGGAACAGGCCTCAAGAAAACAGCAGCGCTATCACCTGACATGCAACCGGCAGAAGAAATATAACCCTCTCTAATAGCTAATATAGGCCAAGTATTAGCATCAAGGTCTCTCATCGTTATTCCGCCAATAAAATCTGCATTGTAAAAGAACGCCCTAATTTCTGCCGTTGATTTGAAATAAGACAGAGAACCCCTATCAGCTCCCCATCCCCAGAAAAATGAATCATCTTCTACGCTAGAAAAGAACGGATCTCTAGAAAGAGATACTTGAGATGTTCTTTGAACAGTCATACCAAGCCTATCAACATAATTATTGGAAAAATCAACCATCTGAGATGTATAATCAGAAGCTCCAGAAAAAGAATATGCAGAATATGAATCAAGATAGAAATTACCTCCAACCTGTAATCTTCCTTTTGCTATTTCAATATTATCCAACCATGCTTGAGATATAAGATTTGGACCATCTATTCTGGTACAAATAAGAGACTGAAAAGCATCAAGACCATCATACCTTCTAAACACCTGTCTATTATAAAGAGGATTGATTTCGTTCTTTACAAACGAATGGAAAATCCTGGCAAGCCTGGAAGTTGACGAAATAGTATCGCTGCCGTCTCTAAATCCTCCGGGAACATATGGCATTAGAATAATAGCATACACGCTTCTGTTCTTAACAGGCTCTGAAACCAAAGCGCTTCTCAACGGTATTTCAACTTCCGTTTGAAAAGAAATATAATCAGACAGTATTTCAATATTGGAACACGGAACAGATATAAGTTGATCGTCATCGAGGCTGTATATTTCTTTGTATCTTAATGCGGAAGCGAGGCTGTCTGCGTCTCCCTCTCTGTATACGCAAACGATATTGTCCTTTGAAAGTATTGCTGTAGGATTCGCAATTGTCTGTTGGCTCCCCTCCTCCGGGGTTGGTCCCTGTATCGAAAAAAAAACACAACTTACAGGGCTGTATTCTGACCTGTTTCCAAACAAATCAACTGTTACGATTTTATAGCAATATGTATTGCCAAGTTCCGCTGTTTCATCAACAAAGTTTGTAGTTGTAGATGTTCCAATTAATGAATATGTTCCATTAATTTCTATTGCTCTGTAAATTTCATAGTATGCAAAATCTGAAGGTATCGCCATATTTTCTCCTTACATAACGTAACCGGCTTCTCCTAGATTAGAAAGAATTTCATATAGAGTGTCATAGGTGTGTAATGCTTTTCTATCGGAAACCTGCATTGTTTGACCGCAATAATACCCAACCATATTGCAATCTGTTCTAATAAGCATTCTATACATATTCATGCTTGTTTCTCTGTCATCTAACCCAACAGCCTTGAACCCGTAACCATCCGGATATCTATCGCCAGACCTATCATATATGTTGTTATATATAGACGGATTATAGTCATTATATTGCAACCACAAAGCAACTTCCTTATTCGGATTCGATGCAAAACATCCCTGAATATCATATGAGGACTGCGCAATTCTCATAGCCTTGAATAGCTCGCTTTGGTCTTTTATTTTGTCAATGTCAAGATTCAAAATGGCTATATTTGTCAAATAGCTATCCGTAAGTAAATTGGTTGCAAGAGAATATTCATCATATAGATAAGAACCAAAATTGACAGGAACTTGAACGTCGGCAAACATATTAGAACCAAAACCAACAGCGCTTTCTTTGAACCTATATCCGCCTCCCATATACGTCGTAGTCGCTCCGTGATACGAGAAGTTTCCAGTCAGAACGCTAGGCCATACGTCTTTTGCTGGTTCATATATCATTTTCCAAAGACCATAATCAGCAGCCGCCATCTTCGGAACAACATAAGCGCATGTTCTAGCCGCAGAAGTGGTATCCAAACTAGAAGGATTGGCATACAATTCGTTTGCAGGAATAGAGTTTCCGTAAATATCCGTAGCTCTTGCAGCATAACTTGCATAGCTTTCTACGCCATTGAACAAAACAGATGTTGACCTAGGATCTGACATAATCCAGCTATGCCACTGAGCATGTTCTGAATAAGTGTCTCCTGTTAGGCCTCCTGCTATTGACATTCCATTTTGATAACTTGGATCTACATATACAGGATCCGGGATTCCAGCAGCGCTACACAGACTTGCAAAAGTGTTGAAGAACTCCTGCATCCTTGGTCTTGTATCTGCTATGCAGTTTTCTAGGAATAAAGAATACTTTCCATTCGACAGCCTATCAGACTCGTAAAAGAATGGTCTTGTTGACACATCTCCCCATCCATAACCAAAACCTTGAGGCCAGAATGCCCATCTAAAGTTTTCAGCAGTTCTTCCTCTTCCAGTTGTGGCAAGCCACATATTTCTAATGCTAACCACCCTATTGAATGCATCAGTAGCTCTTTGAGCCATTGTTCTTGAATCGCCATCATACCAAGAAATAACCCCATTAACATACAGATAAACAAATGGTAAATCAAACAGAGGAGAAGACAATGCTCCAACAGAATCCATTCCTCCTTGTATAAATACCTTTGGAGGAGATTTGAGAGATGATAATGGCTGGAATTCAGAAGACGGAGGCTCCCAAGCAACTTCAATATTGTATTCAGTCAAGTTAGCTGTAGCAGAAACAGTAGCAGGAGGATTAAGAATCTGACTATCCGCAATATTGGTTACTTGATACGAAGTTTGAGAGGATACATTATCATACACATCAACAGAAGCAATCCTATAGTAATAAGTCTCTCCAGGATACACTTGATTATCAACAAAGAAAGGATTCTTAAGGTATGCCTTGATCTGATATTGGCCGTTTGGATCAATTTGACCATTTATAATTGGCGCTTTATACAATATATAATGGCTAAAATCTCCCTCTGTATTTTCGTCCCACCAAAGAGTAATCTTTTGCTCATTAATAGATGGATAGTTTATGTTTGATTTTGCGTCTATGATAGAATGATGAACATTCTTAGGAGCAAGAAGTTGCGTTACAGAGGATGGTTTAGAAGCGTAAATATATCTTCTATCTACTGCATTGAATGTTTCAGTAGAGATTCCGCTTGTCTTGATATTTACAGGCTCCATGCTTCCAACAACATAACCCTGTCTTGCTAGCGCTGCCATTACATTGAGAATATGGGAAGAACCATATTCTGTAGTTGGGAAATCTTCCCACATATTGTCAAAATAAACCACAGCGGCATGCTCATGCCCAGGAACAAGATAATCAGCCAAAAGATGCGGACCCTTTATATCTTTAGAGCTAACAAATGATATTGTATCTCTACAAAGTATATCTTCTGGAGTTTTTTCAGCAATAATCCTCAAACCGTTATATTTGCTATTGATAAAATCAAACAATCTAACTGCGTTCTGCATTCCAGAAACACCGGATGAATAAGAATCAATACCTAGCCAATTGGTTTTTCCATAATAAGCCATTAAGTGAATCTGATCCATAAAATCAGTAACAACGGTCTGATCTTGCATGTTTTCAACTGGCTCAATATCCCTGTTCTCTGGATTCCAATCTCGATGAACAAGACTTCCGTAACCCTGATAGAAGCCAAAGACCGGAACTTCTTGTATAGCATCAATCAGCATATAAAATGTATCTTTTAGAAGTTGAGAATTAACTACAAACTCTCCTGCAACACAGTTTTCACCTGACAAAGTATAACAAGAGTCGCTTTGCGTTGTTGAAATAGATTGAGGATAAGTTCCGGTATCATCCAAGAAAGGAGTCAACACTATTGACGGGTAGTTATGCGAATTATCATTGAAATATAAGCCGGAAGAACTCCACATAAGCTGTCTATCGTAACCGCTGAGCTTGTAATTGTTCTTGATCTTATTAGACCACCATGCCCAGCCCCATTTTGCAGGATTTTGATTGGAAGCGTCCTCGTCTGAACTATAATACAAAGGCTGACCATTACTTGCAACAGCAGGGACTATAGGAGCAAATGGTCTTGGATCTTTCTGGAACTGAACCCCTCCAAAATTATCTGTAAAGTAATCTTTATAAGGAGATACTGAAACCATCCAGTTTCTTATATTCCTTGTAATTCTTACAGAAATCGTAATAGAATATGATTCTCCATAAGCAAGAGAACCCAAAAGATGAGGCGAAGAATTCCAATATTGTTCTCCATCAGCTCTGCCAGACAAAACATTAGTAACAATGGTTTTACCAGAAGATTGCGAAACAATCTCGTTTACATTGAGATTTGTATTTGCAAAATCTTCTAGAACAGAAATTCCAACACAGTATGATTCTCCAACAAGAATCGTTGTTGGAGAGAATCTATCAAAAGGATAACTGAGCGTTGAGCCGGCATAATTCTTGAACCAAGTATCATATTCTACCAAAGTAGAACCCTCTTGTTGGTCAACATAACAACTTCTAACACCAGCAAGAATACCGTCAATAGAAATTCCACCGAGTCTCTGCCTTACATCTCCCGGTAAGTTGTCAGTATTATCTGGAACCGGACCGTCATTCAAATAAGTAATAGTAACATCATATCCATCAGACTGAGCATCTACGCTCACTGTTGTCTTGATGAAGTTTCCAATATCTATTTGAGTTGAATCAAAGTTATATACCAACCAAGAATTAAGTATATCAAACTTAGAAGATGTAATAACTAAATCCGTATCATTATCAGCATCAAGCATTTCAATCTTAGATGGAGAAAGATATCCGCATCCCATCAAGTCAAACTGAACACCAACAACTCCAATGCCGTCTTGGAAATTGGTCAATTCATTGAATAAACTAGTTATAGTCAGATGATTACTTAGTTTCTCTTTCAGTACATGAACAGAGTCATCTGTCTTAACTATTCTGCACATCATCTTTATAAAGTTGCTATCAGATGTATCTTTTATTATGCCGAAGTAAATAGACTTTACATTATCAGTATATCCTTGCTGCTCCTGATAATCTGGACTGTATTTTACTCTAAAAGCTCTACTTGTATAAGAATCCAATGTTGTTGGGTCCATGTTTATAAAACCAACAGCGCCATTTATACTACTAATAATTGGCTTAGGAACAGAAGTATACGAACCATTAACGGTTGTTTCAGAAGAATCGACTAAAGTTACAAATCCAGTTTGAGACCCAGCCGGAGGAGTCCACAATCCATCCACAGTCCTAGTTCTTGTTGTTATGCTAGAAGTAACAGATAATGTTGGTATCTGATATACTGGAGCAAAATCTGGTTTTGTCGCACCAACTCCAGAAGAATAAGTATCCCTAGTGTTATCGTTATAGTCTTTTGATACAGCAGAATGCAAAACCGAAGAAGTTGCAATATTAGGATATGTTGAACTCCAAAGCTTATACTTGTATATAAAGTTCAAATCATGACTCAATATATCAATTTGAGACGAGTTCGTTTCATATGCAGCCGCATCCCAATCGCTCCAAGTAATATCTTGTCCTGTAACTATTGCGAAATTCATCTGCCCAATTCTTTGAGGCCACAAATTGTTTTCAAATCGTACAATATAAGCGCTAACATCAGAATCAACCATAACCCAACTAGAAATACACTGAGTAGGTTCTTCTACTGCAAGATTGTTTACAAACTCAAGATCTGAAATATCAACATTATTAGGCCTTGAAAGATTCCAAAATGCCTTTGCATAATTGGTATTAAACTTAGCGATAGCTGTATTATTGATTATCTTTATGTTGTTGACTAGTCCATAAGAACCATCAAACTCAAGTATTCCAGAATTGCATCTTGTATTTGCTGTCGTATAAGATCTTGGGAAAAGAACATTGTTAGCTATGGTAATATCAGACGACGGAGCCGTAATAACGAGAGAACTCTTTGTTCCTCCTGCATAAATCTCATTTGCATGTATTCTTACAGAGAATGAATCATCAACAACACTAGACCCATCATACAAGTAGTTTCCATATATTGAAACAAATCTTGCATTTGTAATCTTAAACGGACCAGAAGATGTAATACTGTCTCCATGCAAATATGCGTTATGACAAACGTTGCAGAAATTCATGGAGAACTTTTCTGAAGAGCCAAGAGTTGAACCAAAGTTAATTGGCGAATCAGTAGGAGTTCTAACGGCAAAAGAAAGAGCATCATCAGCTATGCCGCTTAGAGTTCCAAACAAACATCCATTCATCACTATATTGTATCCCATCAAATCGTGGCTCTTTATCTTTGTTGTAGAGGTTTGGCATTGATTGAAATATATGCCAGAAACAAAGTGAGACGAATTGGTTGCTTGATAAAGATTCCTAAACTGACAATTCGTGAAAACCACATTCTTGATGATATCAGACGCAGACGAAGGAGAAAGTACGCTACAGCCTATTAGATTTGAAGTATTATCACTTCCTTGTCCTGCCAAGCCATCTCCGCTTATATCTTCAGAAGCTCCAAACTGTACGTCATAAAAATGAACATTATATGCAGCAGCTCCTATTTCAACCAAAGGAGTTGGACTTGCTCTATTAAAGGAAGAGTTATCTGCCGCTATTATAGCATTACTTTCTGTGTAGGTTCTAGAACCATATATGATAATGTTTGGCTTGTTTATTGTAAGTTTTGATGTGAGCAAGAAATTGGAACAAGTAGCAGTATACTCAGTGAGAAGTTCTATAATAACTTCCCCATCTGGTCTATTTGCATCTATCCACGCCATTGCCGCATTTATAGTAGCAAACGAATCAACAGGAGGAAGAACGCTATCATTTGGGGCCACTGTCAAAGTAACCCATTTAGTAAGATCGTTTGTTGGATATGCAACAGTAACAGGATCTGATGCTGTTACAGAATAATAAACAGTATCGCTTACGACTCCGTTGTACCAAATCTTCAAACTTATCAAAAATGGAGTTCCGCTATTATCATGCCAATATGTATACGAAGCGTTTATTCCTCTTTGCTTAGCTGAAAGAGAAGTCTTCTTATGAGGAGTTCCAATAGCATTTACATCGTTATCATTTCTTGGGTCAGAAACGTACCCCCTTGCTTTTGAATCAGAAGTTGGGAAATTATCTCCAAAATCCCATTCAAATATACAATCTTGAGGATTTACTCCATTAAACAGAGAATTAGAAGCGTCAACGTGTACGGTAAATGGAACATCGCCAGAAGACGAAGTTACAAGATTTATAGTTGGTACAACTCTGTTAGTTATATTATTACCCAAAGATCCTAACGCAAAAGAACTATAACTTGCCCACCAACCAGAATCTTCTACCCATCTTCCAAATTCATCTACCAAATCCGTTCTAGTAAATGTAAGACTTGTCCAAACGTTATGATTGCCAATCCATTGAGGAACTCCAATATCTGTTCCTGGCAAAGCTCCAGCTCCCCAAGTTGACCAAGCAGCAGTAACCCAATATGACTTTTCAAAATCAGGAGGACTTACCCATCCCGGAGGAGACTTTAACAGCCCTTTATCTGAGTTCATGACAAACTTAGTTCCATCCCAAGCAACAGTTACATCGCCAATATGTCTTGGAGATTTTGGAGGGGTTGCATAAGGACTAGCCCAAGGCTCGTCTGTTATAGTTATTGTTGCAATCTTAGCATTCATGCCTGCTTCTATAATGTTAGCAACACTTGTTGATTCTGCACCTCCAATACTTGTTGCTGCTGAAAAATTCAAACCAGTAACTTTTACAGGGAAACCTTCTACCGCTATTATAAAACAACCATCCGTTATTGCTTGCCAGTTTGCAAGCGTTTTAACAACTGTCGGTGTAAAAGTTTGATCAGAAGCAACATTGCTAGGCCAACTGCCTGACCACATAATACCGCCATCGCATCCATATTCCACAGCAATAGAACACAACATTTGCATATTGTAATTTTTCTGCGCCCAACCAGTAAGAGGATTGAGTCCTCCTTGCTCAAAGAATGTTGGCATAAAGAATGGCAGATATCGCTTACTATGACCAAGAATCTCTATGGCTTTCATCATAAAGCCTTGTATTGCGTCTCTTTCTCCTTTTTCAGAAGATGCATGCTTTGTATTACCAGATTGAGGATAAAAAGATGGAGCAAGAAAATCATTGTAATCCAAGAATGGATCATCATAAGTTGTTCCGCTAGACAATCTTTGATTTATTCTTATCAAACCATCTCTGAACTGCAAACTAGCGGTTTCCCATCCAGCATATGATGCAGGATCTGCCCAATATCTAGCTCCATAAAAGGTATTAGCCGTAAATGGCGAACCATAAAATCCAACTTGAATTTCCGGATGACCAAGAGATGCTGCAATCGCTTTAGTTCTATTATATATAGACTTAAACTGATCAAGATTATAATCAACAGTTGCCTCTGAAACTCCGTATTGATATCCATTGTTATTAGAAGAAATTACGTTACAATAATCTCCTTCAATATCCCATACAAAATAAGTGGCTTTTTGATTTATACAATTCTGCAAATTTGTTGTTATAAGAGAATCTGTAAACTGAGACCAGCCGGCGGTTGAACTTGTATATACAAGATGAACTCTATCAACATAGTCGCTATTCTTCAAAACATATGGCGCTGGCTTTCCTGACCAAGAAGAAACCATCCCAGTAACAGATGAACCAGTATATACTCCCATATTATCTGCAAATGTAAGAGTTCTTTCTTGACTATATTTGTTAGCAACAGCCATTGAAGAAAAAGCGTGCCACCAATCATTATCAACAACCCACCCATTATTCCATTCATCTGGATCTGCATCTTGTCCAGAATAAACATTACTATCATATTCTTGATAAGTATAAGTATATGTCCCTATCCAATCTACCGTACCAATATTTGTTCCGCCACCAGGAAGAGTGTCAGAATAAGAATAACAATAAATAAATTCTCTACCAGTGTAAGAACTCTGATCTGGAGGGGAAACTATTGCCGGATCTATATATGAAAACTCAAAACAAGGAACCTGAGACAACGCTGTTGGAGAGTTGTTTGAGGAATTTGAATTATATTCAACAAATACAGAACCAACTTCATATGGTCTAGATATAGAAAGACTTGGATATGTTACAGATTGAGATATGAAGTTGTTTATATAGTACAAGTCTGCATTTATTGCCGCCTCTATAATATTGACAACACTTGTTGATTCTGCGCCGCCTATACTTGTTGCTACTGAGAAATCAACATTTTCAATATCTCTGTAATACCCAATAACAAAATATGAGAAACACCCGTTCGTTATTCCTTGCCAATCTGCAAGAGTTTTTGTAGGAACAGCGGGAGGACCGCCAGAAGAAGTCATAAAGTGTCTTTGTCTTTGACTTCTATAACTTGGACTTGATGTAATCCAAAGAATAGCACCATCTGCTATTCTTTTTACCCAAGTCATCATTTTCTTCATATAATCGCCGCTGACAGGCTTAGAAGACCAAGGAGAAGAAGGATGAAAAGCTGGGTTCAAAAACGGATATAAAGGCTTATCTCCGCTTATATATCTTACCGCTTGCGTAAGATTTTCCTTAAAGAAAGAATCATCAAGGGGATCTTCTTCTCCGAAAATTGGATAAATATCACAAGTAACAAAATCTAGATAATCATTGAAAGCTTTTGTTATATATGTATCGCCGGATTTTCTTAAGTTCATTCTTCTAAACTTAGAAACCCATGTATTATAATCTGTATTATATTGCGATGTATTTCCCTTACCGTAAAAATACAAAGCCGGAGCATAGTAACTCTTAAAGCAAGGATTTGCATATATTCCAATCTTTACATCATAGATTCCTTGCAAAGCAAGTCTTTCTTTCATTCTTACAAAAGCATTAATGAAAGAATCAAGCATATTATCAACAACCGTATCGCTATACTGTGTTGGGTCTAGATAAATGCCATAACCCTCTAAGTCAAATGCAAAAAACTTCTTTTGATTAACTCCTAAAGAAGGACTAAGATATGAACTAATAGCAGCATCTATATTCGCATTACTTAGAGTAAGAGTTGAAGTAAGAAGAGTTGTGGCTGCTTGTCCAATACTTTCTGTCCAAGGAGTACATCCTCCTGTTTGCATAAAAGAAATGCCATAATCATCTTCAAAACTAGTTGGAGTTGGCTGTTCTGTTATACTACAAGATATAAAGTATTTGAACTCATCAGATTCTATGATTTCTGATGAACTTTCGCTAAGGACTCCCCACCAATCTTCATCTCTGGCGTAAAGTTCCCATTCATTGCTTATTTCAGTTCCTCCATAGACCCATTGTTCTGTTCCTGGTTTATCATTACCATTTACAGTTGCAACTCCAAGGAACTGGTCAGAAGCAAGATCTACTCCGCTAACAGTAGAACCCCATACGCTCTTTGATTCTATTGTAAATAAAGATCTGCTAAGATTAGCAGGCATCGGCGTTGAAGCGCCATTGGTTGTCATATTGAACAAAAAACCTTTTTGAGCGGATGACCAAGTTACAGTAACAGTACCAAGAGGATACGGATATACCCCATCAAACGAAGGATTTGGTCCTGAACTAATTTTAGATTGTATTGCTGTCTGCAAAATAGAAGCAACCTGAGTCATGGAAACAGCAGAAGAAGTATTAACTCCCTGTATCTTTAGCTTTACATTTGCTACGGTCATAGAAAATGCACCGCTGGAAACAGTCTTCCATAGCGAAAGATCATTAGCTTCTGTTGCTCCAGAAGGTCTCCAGAACCAATTGGAATAAGTGCGATTAGCAGCCAATCCTCCGTTTATAATAAAGCCGTCCGCATAACCCCTTATGGTTTCAACCATTTGAGACATATTAGTGCCGCTTACTTGAACGCCTGCATAAACCGTTGTTGGACTAAAGGTAAACGAACAAAAAGCGTATAGAGGATCATCTTTAGAAACATCAATCATATTACCAAGAACTGTCGTTGCAAAAATCTTCCAATCATCTATATACGTTTGATCATTGCCATAAAAGGGTTGCAAATTTGGAGCAACAAAATCGCAACAATCATTAAATGGGGACGATACAAACAGCCCTCCCTCGTATCTTTGAGAAAGTCTAGTTATCCAATTAAGCCATTTTTGATAAGCTTTTACATTTACTGAATCTTCTGAATCCTTATTATAACTCAAAATAACATTATACAGGTCAGGATATCCTCCTGGGATATCATACCAACCAATTTTCAAATCCGGTCTACCACCAGCGGTTGCTCTATCTTTTGATCTATTATATATTTCAACGAGACAATCAAGGGCTGAATCCTTGTCAGCCTCGCTCATTGCTTCATTCCAAATATAAAATCTCAAATTATCTTCATTCCAAGCGATAGCTTCCCAGCCCTGGCTTATCGCTAGGTCAACATAATAGTTTATCAGATCATCATTTATAGTTAATGTAGAATAGTCAGATATTGGGCTAGGGCAAACTTTCATAACGCCCATGCCATATACAAACCTAAACTGAGTAACAGTAGGTTCTCCTGTAAAATCCAGGCTTGCAAAAAACTTGAATGACATTTATACTTTTCCTATAACAAGTTCCTATACCATTATCGGTTCATAGGCTGTTAAATAAAAGAACACAGAGGTATCTCTGTGTTCAAATAGTATGGGGCGAAACCCTCTACAATACTAGATATTTTGAGAATTAACGACCTGACGAACCAAACCCTCCAGATCCCCTTGCTGATGCAGTTAACTCTTGCATTTCTGTAAACGAAGACTCAACCGTTTCTGTAATAACAAGTTGAGCTATCTTATCGCCTTTCTTATATTTCTTAACTGGTTTTGGCAATATCACATAGATTTCGCCTTCCTTGGTTTGAGCAAACCTAAGAGTTGGCTTAAATCTAACTAAAAGTTCTCCTCTATATCCATTATCTACAAGACCAATACTGTTAGCCAAAACAAGATCATACTTGCTTATACTGGACCTAGGCCAAATCTCTGTATGATATCCTTGGGGAGGGTCTATTGACAATCCTGTTCTATATTGTATAAAACCCTCCGAATCAACCACTCCATCATCAATAGCAACCAAATCAAATCCAGCATCGCCTTCTTTAGCCCTACTAGGCACAACGGCTGATGGATCTAGTTTCTTAAGCCATATTGCTTCATCAATGTTTCCCATGCTATTTCTCCTTTAACCACACTTTGAATTACCACAATCTCTACAAGACAAACATCCTTCTATTCTTACAACATTTGAACTTCCGCAGCTTTGACAAGTTGCGCCAGAGACCTTTGTTCCATCGGCGATATACTTCTTCAAAACTCTTGCTAGTCCCTTACCAAAATTAGTCATATCTCCAGGAGACTTTTCAAGCTGATCTACAACAAACGAAATATCAGAACCATGTCTAAGAGACAAGCTAATCATTCTTGTTATAACAGCTTGTTCGTCCGTTAATAGCTCGCAAAGATTTTCAATAGTAGAACCATCCTCTGCCTTGAGTTCATAATGACCTCTCTTGTTCTTGGTTATAGTTCCTTTCTTTTCGTGAGTGATACACCCATTCTTGCCTGCAAAAACTTCGTAAGGAACACCCTCTAATAAACCAACAATAACAAAGAAATCTTGTCCTCTAGATTTTGTATGATGAATATCGCACTGAAGAGTTGACGGCCTCTTTGGGGCTGTTGTCTTTGTTATATTCTCTTTCTTACCTTCATTTGCAGATACAAGAACACCCGTTCTGCATCCGTCTCTATAAACCGTGAAGCCCTTACATCCAGACTCCCACGCCTTCATATAAACTTCAGCAACAAGTTCTTTCGAAGCGTTATTAGGCAGATTACAAGTCTTACTTATAGCATGGTCAATCCATTTCTGCGCAACAGATTGAATATCCACACTAGCAGACCAGTCTACATCATTAGAGGTTGCCTTATAGTATGGGGATTTTTTGAAGAACGGAAGATCATCTTGAGAGTTAGCTTTCTTATCAATATCTTCTTCTGTGTATCCATTCTTACTCATCCATTCCTTAAACTCATGATGGAATACAAAAAATTCTTGCCACTTATCTCCTTTTGGATCAACAAAATCAACTCTTGCGCTCTCTCCGTCGCCAGGATTAATCTTCTTCCTTCTCTTATAAAATAGCATATATGCCGGCTCGATACCAGAAGTAGTCTGAGTAAGAGTTGAAACAGAACCAGTAGGAGCTGTTGTTGTATTAGCAATATTACGACGCCCGTGTTTCTTGTACAATTCGTATACATCTGGAGCTTCTTCCCAAATGCGAGACAAGAAAGGATGTCCCTTTTCTAGTTCTGCATCAAATATCGGGAAGGCTCCTCTTTCTTTGGCAAGAATACAAGACGACCTATAAGAACCGACAGCAAGCGACTTGTAAATCTTTTCCGTAATAGTCACAGACTCTTTAGACCCATAACGAATTCCAAGAGCGGCCAAAGCGTCTCCAAGAGCGGTAATACCAAGACCAGTTCTACGACCATTTATGCAGGCCGATCTAATTCTTGTCCAAAGATTCTTTTCCACATGCTTCGCGTCAGCAGATTCTGGATCAGAAGCAATCTTTGCAAGAATTTTATCAACTTGTTCAACCTCAATATCAATCATGTCATCCATGAGTCTTTGAGCAACTTGAACAACTTCTTCAAACTCTTTATAATCAAATCTGGCGCTATCCGTAAACTTATGCTTTACAAAGCTAAGAAGATTAACGCACATTAAACGACATGAATCGTAAGCGCTTAGAACAATCTCTCCGCAATTATGAACCGTTATTCCGTTGGCATCAAAACGATGAACAGAAGGAATATGGCAATCATAAACATCTTTTTCTTTACCTTCGTTTATAGAAAAAACTTCTGCAACATATTTTTCAGCATAAAGACCTCTACTCATATAAGAAGAAACAAGTTTCTTAAGCTTATCGTTTTTATCTGGATCTGCAAAGCCAATTCTATCATGGAATATTTTGATATTGTTCTTTGTTATAACAAGTTCATGGGTGGACTGGCAGTAATACTCCTTTGTTCCACCTTTACCATCTGGCATCAATCTATTACCAGCCTCCTTCCTGTTAGAATATATCTTAGAAATAATCCCCATTCTAGAAAGCATTCTTTGAGCAGCATAAAGATTGTTTAGATTAGAAGAGCATAGTCTTATGTCATTTCTCTGTCCCTTCTTATTGAAATTAATAGTTCCATCAGTATCAAACCATCCCATCAAAATACCTTTGTATAGCTGATAGCTTCCTTTTTCTATTTCATCACTAATATTCTTGCTGCCATCCAAGCCAAATTCTTCCGCCAACTCTTTAAGAGCTTTGCAATTGAAGCCTGTTCTATCATGTTTTTCTATACTAGAAGAATCATAAGAACCTGATCCTAAATCAGAACGGCACTTCAACACCTTATTTGCCAAGTCGGTTGCATACTTCATCATAACCATTTTTGAACCGCCCCACCAAGAAAGGTATGCAGTATCTCCGCAAATACACCCATCTCCAACAAGAGAACCTAACAAATAACCTTCTTCAAATAAACCATTTCCACTCCACTCTGTTATTTGAGAATGATTATCAAGGTTTAGTAAATCTCCAAGCTTAATACCTTTTGCTTCTTTCCACTCGGTTCTCTTTTTCCTGTCTTCAAAACTAGCAACCAAAATCTTATGATTTGGAGTACATTCTATTTCAAATCCTTCTTTTGTCTTAATTACAAGAGTTTTCTTTTTACCTGTATTCCAAAAACCCCTTATATCAGAAGGATATCTAACCCCATCAACAACAGCGTCAAAAGGAACACCAATAAGATCAGAAACTCTTCTTGAACCCTCGCTTGTCATAACCCAAGTATCGCCAGTAACGCACGGATTAGTTGAAAGAGATTCGTAGCCAAAGTCTTTATAGATATCAGCAGGAGTATATTTCTGCGCTGTATCCCAGAACAAAAGACCTGGCTCTGCGGATAGCCATGCCGCATCAATGATTTCTTTCCAAAGCTCTACAGCGTCAACTCTTTCGCTAATCTTTGGACTCTTGGAGTTTACAGGCCAACGAAGTTCAACATCTGTCTTGTTCTTAACTGCATTCATAAACTCATCAGTTAAACGAATAGAGATGTTTGCGCCAGTAACCTTAGCCAAATCTTTCTTTATATTAATGAACGTCCTTATTTCTGGATGATGACACGAAATAGTCAACATCAAAGCGCCACGGCGACCATTCTGAGCAACCTCTCTACAAGTATTAGAGAACCTTTCCATGAAAACGCCAATACCATCAGTTGTTCTTGCGGCGTTTTTTGTTTCCAATCCTCTTGGGCGAATGAGGCTTATATCAAAACCAACGCCTCCTCGTCTCTTCATAATTTGGGCTTGTTCTTGGTCTGTTTTGAGGATTCCGCCATAACTATCTTCTGGAGACGGAATAACAAAGCAATTAGAACAAGACTGTATTTGGAAAGGATTACCAATAGCGCTCATTGGAGAGCCTTGCGGCACTATATATCTAAAGTTTTTGAAATACTCATATATCTCTTCTTCAGAAAGAGGATTAGAATATTTACTTTCTATTCTTGCAAACTCTCTTGCAAGTCTCCTGTGCATTTGATCAGGATCTGATTCTAGAATATTTCCCTTATTATCTCTTAGCGCATACTTGCTAACAAAAACGCTTGCCGCAAAACTATCGTTATTGAAATATTCTAATGATCTCTCTATCGCTTCTTGATGTGTATATACTTTATTTTCAACGCCGCACTTAACATTTTCTTTCTTCTCCATTATCATCATTTACTTTCTCCCAAAAATAAAACCCGCGTTAGAAGGTGATTACCAACTTAGCACTCTCGCTTCCTTCTTTGAAATCTTTTTATCTTGTTGACGATTTTTTTGTTACATTAAGTCATCAAAAATATCATCCAAATTTTGAGCATGTCTAGCACCAAATCCAAAATTCGTTTTACTTTGCATTTCCATATAAGAAGAATAATCTTTGTCTTTTACTTCATTAACTGCTTCTTCAAAATGCGATTTTTTCAGAAGGAGTTTTTCTCCAACCAGCGAAGAGTCTTTGACCGCAATGATTGCAGCCGTATTGCAAAGATCGTTTATATGAGCGCCAGTAAGACCTTCTGTTGCAGCAGCTATTTTGTCAAAAGCAACGCTATCATCAATAACAAAATTCTTTGTAAACCTCTTAAGCATCTGCTCTCTGCACTCTGGATTCGGAAGATCAATATTGATTAGTCTATCAAATCTTCCGGGTCTATTCTTAATAGCATTCTCAAGTTCGCCAAGAGCGTTTGTTGTTCCTAGAGTTATGATATCGCCAAAGGATTCAAGACCATCAAGCTTATTCATAAGCTCCATAACAAAGGCTGCATTACCCTTTGATCTGTCTTGAGCAATCCAGTCAATATCTTCAATAATCAAAAGGCACGGAGCAAGGTCTTGCGCCATTTCGCATACATTTCTAATTCCATTTGGCGAAGTAAAATCAGAAGGCATAGTATACAAAACGCTATACATTGCCTCTTTTGCTAAGCACTTGCACACTTTTGTTTTGCCGGTTCCCGGAGGACCATAAAGAATTACGCCTCTCTTAACAGAAAGGCCGTGCTTCTTAAACTGTTCTCTCAATCTAAACATTTCATCAATGTTTGATTTAATCACTTCCTTCACTTTTTCAGGAAGTACAATATCTTCCCACTCAACATTGTCAAGCTTTAAGAAATTACCTCTACAATCAATCCTTTGATTCTTATAGATGTTTCTCTCAGAGGCAAGTTTCTTTATGTCTTCATATATATTTGAGTTTTCCTCTGATGCATGGAAATAGTAACAATGCTCTCCTCTTGGCGCTCTTGTTATCTCAACGCAAATCTTATCTTCTCCTTTTGCATAGAAGATAACAGAATCTCTATATATCTTCTTGAAGACACCGGGAGAGATTTCTATATTCGTCTTCTGAGCAGGAACTTGAGTCATGTATCCAAAAGCAATTTCTTTCTTTATAGTCCAACCATTTGTTTTGAAATAATCTTCCCATACAAACTGAACTTTTCTGTGTTCGTATTCCGAAAGAGGTTCCGTAATAACAGTTGTTCTATTATAAGAGCCAAAGAAGTCAGCTATTGTTGCTTCCTTTATGGACTCGGATTCTGCGCTCATCATTGCAAATGAAAACTCTTGCAATGTCGCATCTATGAATTTGATTTTAGATAAATCCGTCTTCATGTTATATGTTGCTCTTTTCTGTTTTTGCCTTATCTGTGTAGTAACTAAAAATTGGCTCTAACAGTCCCTTAATCATCTTAGATGAATCTGATTCGTCCTGTCTTTTAGAAAAGTCTATAACTGAACAAATCTTATCGTCCAAAGGTATCTTTGCAGCGCCAGCTCCACGGCGACCTCCGCCATATTTCTTACCAAAAATCTTCTGTATAAACTGAGAAACATTAATAGCAAGAACTTCTGTCCTGAAAGATGCTATCAAAAACTTTGGCTTATCAAAGCCTTCATCAACAATTCCTAATACCAAGGCACTATCTATCGACTCAATCTGTAACATTTCTTCACAAATCTTTGCAACTAATGCTCTTTGTTGCGGATTAATGAGTCCTACATTAGATATTGTAAGGTTATTACCGTATATATTAAAACTTCCATAAGCTCTCTTTCTCAACTCTAATAAAGCCAATGGTTTAGGATAATCATATATCTTCCTTAGAAGCTCAATATCCATAACAGAACGCAAAAATTCTATTGCATCTATATCGTTTTGTACGGTTCCTTCAGATTTCAAATCAGCAGTATCTGTGGATATTCCAAGATATAATGCAGTTGCAAGTCCTTTGCTTATAGTCAAACCAAGACTACTTAGCATTTCAACAAGAATAGTTGAACAAGCACCATACGATCTATTCACATAGAAAGGACAATCTAAATGAGGATTTACTGTATGATGATCAATAACCGCATCTGGTTTTCTATCTTTACCTATAAACTGAGATAATCCAATATTGTTCTCTTTACCAAAAGAGCAACTTGTATCTACAACTATAATAACACTCTTATCTATAGTATCTTTGATTTGCTGTATTGACTCTTCCTCGTTCTCTTCATCGCTTTCGAGCTTTGTTGCTGATATGTTCAAAACATTCATCATAACGCTATTTTGCGTATATGGAATTTCTCCGCCATAATAAATATTCGCTATTTTACCTTTACTTTGAGCAAGAATTTGAACAGCAAGAGCAGAAGCTAAACAGTCGGGGTCTGGCTGATCGTGACATATGATTGCGAAAGACTCTCCCTTATCAAAAATCTTTGCCCAAGCTTCAACAATAGATAATTCAAGTTTTATTGATTCGATTGTTTGTTCTGCCATCTTACATCAACCTATTTAGCCATTCTATTCTTGGTCTTTTAGGGGTGTTACACTCAAACACCGCTTGTTCGAGCGAGACCTTCGGCCAATAAGGTGTATCGCTACAATTTACTATTTTTCTAGGGCATTCACTGCGAATCCATCTCATTGTGTAATCAAAGTTTGCGAGAGTATTTGCTGTATGATTAGGATTCACTCCATAGAAGTTTGTTTTATCCCCACGATACCTTCCATCGCATCCGAGTAAAACTATTGAAGAAAAACCCATAGAAACAATCATCTGAACAGCAAGAGCAACAGTACATCCGCCTCCGCAAAGCTTAGATGGATCGTTTGTGAATGTAAAACCGCCTTTTCCAAGAACGAAATGTGTAAAAATATCATCAGAATCAATACCGCTTCTTGTAACTTTTGCGCAAGGAAGAATTCTTAATTCGTCAAGACAGTCTTTGTACAAGGACTCATCTTGCCACAAAAGTATTACCGGAGTTATGGCCTTATAACCCCTATTAATTGCAATTGTAAATCTATCCTTTATGATGTCTAAATCGTTATCTATAAGAGAAGGTCCGTTTCCGATAAGAAACGCCGTTTCTCCAACAAAACGATTCTTCCACTGTTTTATAGGAAACTTGGAACGAGACCTAAAGATCATAATAATTCATCGTCTAAAGCGATTAAACCAATAAAAAACCCACCCTTTGAAGGGTGGGCTTGCTTTGGCTGCAATAACCACTAATTACGTTCCAAATGGGTTTCCATCTATTTCAATGAACTTAGCCCATGAACTCGGAACGTTTAGATTCGCAAGACGAGCAAACCTTGAATAGACAGGACTCCACTTTGGTCTTTCTGGCTTCTTCAGCAACTTAAGACCTGCCTCTTCAGGAGTTCTGTCTGCCTTCTTTGCGTTTACATCTAAGCAGCACATTACAAGGTTATCCCATGTACTCTTTCCTCCCTTTGAACGAGGAATAACGTGGTCAATAGTTCCTGTTTCCATAGTAATCTTCTTGCCAGTGTACTGGCAGGTAAAATTATCACGGATCAACAAGTTCTTCCTTGTCAACTTTACCTCTCTCTGAGGAAGTCTCTCGTAATCGCTTAAAACAATAACTTCAGGAAGTCTTACCTTGCTGTGGCTAGTCTTAATAGCCCGCTGTCCTTCAACAACAGGAAGCTCCATCCACTCTTCGAAAGTGTAAAGCTCATATGTCTCCGGATCCAGGATCTTTGCAAGACCAAGCATTGTCTTTGCAATTGCCTTCTTCACAGGAGTAATAGTAATAGGAGTCCAGCCCTTATTGAGGACCAGAGCTGGTAAAAAAATTGTTGATTGAGTTGCCATTATTTTACATCTCTATAGGAACGCTAAGGTTCTTTTTGAATTCTTCTATAAAATCCTCATTCATGTCAACAACATGAATACTAATCCTGCCATTGTACTCTTGAGAAACAAGGGCCATTTCTCTCGCTACTTCTTCTTTCGACAAGCCTCCAATACCGCATCCAAGACCACCAAAGGCTACAGACTTCTCCCCGTTGCTGATGGCTGTCTCCAAAACGTTCCTCAGCAAAGGCCCTATCGTGCCTATCGTAGTTCTACCGCCGGGGTACTTCATCGTAACCGCATGATAGATTTTCTTCACTCCCAACCTTTTCATTAATCCAGAGTCTGAAATGTATACGTCACCAACATCAAAAGGTCCACTGTTATCAACAACTTCTTTCACAATTTTCCTAATGTTTACGCCGTTGGGACTATCACTAAGGCCCGCAGAGCGAGCAATTGCGCCAGCAACTCCTGCTCCCATAACACCAATTCCATTTGCGGCATTTACTATTACGTCCACATCCCTAACAGAAGTGATATCCCCAACAAAAACCCTCATACAGCCTCCTTTTACGAGTGAAGTATAGCCACCAAATCCTTCATGTAGTTGGGATTGAGTTTCACTTTTTTCTGCAACCTTTCGAGAATCTTCGCATGCATCTGGCTGATTCTTGACTCGCTATAGCCAACATTGTCAGCTATCTCTTTCATGGTCATATTGTTGTAGTAGTGCATGTGAATGATTTTTCTTTCCAGAGGAATGAAGTTTCTTCCCATGAGCTTTTTGAACATCTCATCTTTCAAGACAGAATCAACCGGCTGGTCTTCTTCTGTTGCAAAGCTTTCCAGTTGTATTTCTTCATTAACTGTATCAGTATCAGCAGAGCGACCAGCATACATGCTGTAACATGCTACCGGATTAGACTTCGCCTCTATCTCGATAAACTTCTCGATAGACAGCCCCATATGAGCAGCCATTTCTTCGTTTGTAGGAACTCTTCCAAGTTCCGATTCAAGGGTATTCTTTGCCTTTTGTATACTAGAATACCTTTGCCTGACAAGACGAGGAACCCAATCTACCTGCCTAATATTGTCAATAATAGCGCCTTTAATGCGATGAACCGCATAGGTTTCAAACTTATTCTTTCTTTCTGGATCAAAGCGATTAATAGAGTGGAAGAGTCCGTCCGTTCCCCAAGAAACCAGATCGTTGTAATCCACTTCCTTATACTTCTTCTGCATCTTGTCTGCCACTTTTATTACAAGAGGATAGTAGATTTCCATAAGTGGATTTCTGACAGCCTGATACTCCTTGTTCTTTTCACGCTCTTCCTCTGGGACGGAATTCCTTACCTTTATAAGGTTGTTCCATTTATCGTTTATGAATTCTTCACTTATCATGCAACCTTCCTTTCAGATGCAATTAAGTATACAGCGCCAGTTAGCACCATATACAAACAGAATTTGTTATTGTGTTTTCTTACCCAAGAATGGTCTTTGCTGGATTACTAGAGACAACGGGTGTAAGATATGGATCTTGAGATATTGGTGTCACGGGTAATAAGTCCCCTTCTGTTGGTCTCCAGAACTTTGGCAATTCTGGTGCTAAACCAAACCCTCTAACTCCTTTTTCCTTTTCTCTTACATTTCTAACGAGCTTCATTGTGCTACTAGACTGAATCTGGTGAGCAACTCCCGGCTCAACTGCATTACCAAATATTCTCTCTCTAACAGTGGTTGGGAGATAGGTTTTGGCAACCTCGCCAGTATGAACAAGCTCTTTGACCGCTTTTTCTCTATCCTTCATTTGGGTGAAGACGTAAATAACCGCTGCGACGAAACCCACCCCTAATAGGGCAAGAGCGACCCAGGCGATTTGTTGTAAATATAGAGTTACGGCAACAGCAATACCAAGAGTTGCAACACAACCGGCTGCAACCATAAACGCTGCTGGGGTCTTAAAGAAGAAACCTATAACGAGGCTTGCTCCTATGCCAATAACACTAACCACAACAATCCACGACATCATAGTTTTTAGCATCTTTGAATTTGATGACTTTAGTTCTTTTATTTCGTTTTGAAGTTTTACTCTATCAATCTCTGATGTTTTTGCGTACTCGGTGTATTTCTCTATAGACTCTTGCTGTTTTGCTAATCTTTGCTCTGTATCTTTTAGTTTTTGCTCTACAGCCGAAAGAGTGGCAGAATCCTGCCTCAACCCTCTCGTCTCTTCTTTAATTCCTGAAATATCTGGCTTTACAGCCTCTTTAGCCTCTGGTGGAGTCTTAGATTCAATTGCCTCTGTATGAATATCAATCTTGTCGGCTCGTTCGCCAACATCCCTAGAGATTCCACCAACCTCGGTAGCGACTTTACCAACGTCTTGTTTTTCTGTGTCTATATTTGGAGCTGTCGGAGGAGTCTCTGTTATAACCTTACCTCCGCCTCCAGAACACGAAGTAAGTACAAAAGCCCACCCAAGTGTTCCTAAAACAAAAAGTATAACAAGAGCAAATGGGGTTATCTTCATTAGGCTACTATTCATGTTCTTTCTCCACAAATGTTTGACTTAAAACAGCAAAAGCTTCTTCTTTAGTAAAATCTCTGTAAGAATAAACAACGTAGAACTTACTATTTAGATTCAGTATTCTGGCGTAGAATCCTACCTCGCAGAGCCTATTTTTAGTTAGGGCTGCTACTTCTTCTGTCCAGTCACAACCTTGACCCGCTATTTTAAGTGGTTTTGTCATTGTCAGTTAAAGTTGGCTTATCCAATATGTTCATAAACTCAATTACGGTCCAAGTCAAACCAAGGGTTATCACCCCTGTAAAAGGCCATAAGAACAAACCAGTTATCCAAAACTTTAACGCAATCTCGCCAACCAAGCACGCCCAGAAAGAAGCGCAAACAGTACACTCAAGTACGCCGGGCAATTTAGAATGAATCTTTCCCAAAACAAACCTAAGAGGTTTGGTTATAAGACTAATGGGCCAATCATCTCCTTTTTCTACTAGCAATATGGCTAGAGAATATCCAAACAAAAGAGATAGTATAAGATGTATTATCATCCTTACTCTATATCGGAGCATACAAGAAAAAACTACACTATCCTTCAATAGCGTAGTTTAATTCTTATCTATCCACCAATTTTCTACTTCTGGGAAATCGAATATATAGTTATAACTTTGTATGTATTTAACTATTTCTTCAAAGCCAATAAACTCTCTAAGTTTCTTTGCGGTCTTTATTGTAAAAATGAAATCTGAATCTATTAGGATGAAGCTGTGCTTTATATGTCTATCTAACAATAGATAACTTATTTTGTATCCTTGTGGTGAAATATCACCGTAGAAAGATGACTCATAAAGAATCATACTTTCTTTTTACCAAATCTTGCCTTGTTGGACCTTTCTAAAGCTGATTGTATTATTTGCCACTTTCCGTTATCTTGAGTTTGACTCAAAACAGGATAAGCTTTCATTGTAAAATGCATAGCCAAAACTGTTACATAGAGCCACTTATTTGCAATATCAGATATTGCATACTTTTCAAAGAAGCCCCAGTCAGCAAGTTCTTTATAAATCTGCAACGTTTCCCCATTGATTGATTTATCAGGCCTTGTGCATGCTTCTTTGATCTCGTCATAAATGGTTACTGCTCTCTCTACCGCCTCAATCTTGAAATTCATTGGCTTATTCATCAGATTTCCTCCATCCTACCCTCTTATCGTCAAAACTAACGTACAGCAAAGGAAGCTATCAAAAAATAGACGAAATATAAACGTATGACAAATAGATGGTATACAAACTTAGTTGAACAAGATTTGCGCAAAGAAGCTATTAATTGGAAAGATGTTGGAAAAGGACTAGGTATCGGAGGGATGCTAGGAGCCTTGCCTGCTACCATTGGACTTCTAACCGGCCCTCATAACATGCCTCAAACATCTCAGCCAGAACAAACAAAGCAAGTTGAAACGGTTGCTCCTGAACAAAAGCCTCAAGAACAACCCAAACAACAAGTAAAGCCTCAACCAAGACAAAACGTAGCAGTATCTATAAAAGAAGTACAAGACTTTACAGCTCCGTGGGAAGGGTATAGAGAAAAAGCCTACAAAGATAGCGAAGGCTTTTGGACCATAGGTATCGGTTTTAATATGGACCAACCCGGAGCAGAAAAAGAACTAAAGGCAATCGGCGCAGATAAGGCAAAACTTATCAGCGGCCAACAATCTCTTTCAAAAGAACAAATATCAAAACTATTTGAAAAATACGCAAAAATAGCAATTGCTGATGCGCATAAATGGATACCAAACTTAGATTCACAACCAAAGCAAGTTCAACTCATATGCATTGATATGTCATTCAATATGGGAGGAAGCATAGCCTCCAAATTCCCAGATACCGGGAAACTCATTACAAGTAAACAATATGCAAAAGCCGCGTCTCTTATGGAAAAGAGTAAATGGTACGGACAGGTTGGAAATCGCTCAAGAAACCATGTTCAAGTCATGAAAGAACTTGGCAATCAGGCGACTAAAGCTCCCTAGAGATTTCTGAAAAAATGCGATGAGCAATCTTGGCGGTAGCAATTGCATCAACCTTAGCTCTATGAAGACCCTCTGTGCTTCCTAGACCCTCTCTTATAATAACATCTTTCAGATTTCTTTTTTCGCCAGAAGAAAGATTTCTTACTTCAGAATAGATATCCTTTAGGTCTCGATGCTCTCCAAACGGAAACTCTATTCCGCTTCTTTCGCAATCAAAAAGAACGCAACGCAAATCCCAACTGCCCCATGTATACCAAATACAGTTTGTTGATTCACAACCGTATTCGCTTCTAAACCACTCTCTAAAATCAAAAATAACAGACTCAAATAAAGCCGCTTTATCAATTGATTCTTGCGTTATAGAAGTAAGTCTTCTGCAAAATGGAGATAGTTTGGTTCTTATTTTTGGCTTAACGAGATTGTTCCACGAAGAGATAACTTCATAAGAAGAGTCGCAAACGACTATTCCCATGTCTATTATCTCGTTAATATCAGGAGTATTAGGGGCCTCCCAACAGGTAGCCTCTAAATCAATAATCAAATACATTACTTAAGCAACTTGTTAAGATTTTCCATGAATTCATTTCTGCGTCTTGTACTCCAACCTTTTCTATTAAACTGTTCAACCAGTTTGCCTTCAAGATTGTCAGTATCAATAATACTCTTCATGATATCGCATTCGTCACCAGCTATACTTATAGCTTGTCGTCTAAATGTCTCAAAAGCCTCGGTAGCAATAGGAGCAAGCTCCTTGCATATATTATACATCGCCTCGGCATAAACCCGAATCTCATACTGAGCATGAGGGTCATATCTAAGCGATATAAAATGGAAAAGATTGTGCAAATCAATCTTCCAATACCATTCAGTATAATACGCTACAGGCAAGAACATTCTTGCAGTCTCTCTTGAGACGCCTTGAGATAAAAACTCTTGGTAATCTCCATACGCTTCAGAAGCAATAGTTTGCAACCTACCAATAAAGGCATCCTTCGTTTCCTGAGACAAACTTCCATCAGAGGCTTGTTTGTTCATTTTGCTCTGTCCCATTATTCTTTCTGGATCTGGTACATAGCAAAGGTCGGGAACCTCAGAATAACGAGCCGAATACTCGTTAACGTTAGCGGTTCGATGTCTTATCCATTGACGAGCAACAAATATTGGCATCCTGGCATGAAACTTAAACTCAACCATCTCAAATGGAGTGGTGTGTCTGTGCTTCATAAGATAAGAAACAAGCCCCTTATCTTCGTTTACAGCCTTTGTTCCTCTTCCATAACTTACTCTTGCAGCTTGCACAATTGCGGCATCTGCTGGAATAGAGTATGGGTCCGTAGGACTTGGCATAGAATCTACTAAACGTATAAACCCTGCGTCAAGAACTTTGTACACCTGAAATGCGGGATGCGGCTTTTCTTGGTCTGGATACTTTACTTTTTCAACTTCTGTCATACATACCTCTTGTAAAAGGACTTTAGATGAAGATATCGACACGAACCCCTAAATCAATCGAGGTTTCACTACCGTCCAATTCTGTGACTTTCTCCGTTATCAAATCGAAACACTCCGAAAATAGAGGAAAAAAGAAGTAGTAAATAGAAGTGCATAATGTGAACTATATTTCTTTTAGCGAAGGTTTTTATGAAATGGTATGAAAGAGCAATTCCGAAGATAGGCGATATACAACCTTATTTGAAAGAGGCTGCTAAAAACATAGCTTCTCTTAATAGGGTAAAGAACGTATACGCATGGGGAATTGTTGCTGAAAAATACGACGATAAAAACTTCCGCATCAAAGATGTTGACATTCTTATTGAATGCAATTTTGATTCAGGAGACCTTCTTGCTATAGACAATAGCATGCAAGGAGCGCTAAAAATAGCAAGAAATGAACTTGAAGACTTAGGCTTTAGTCCAGAAGCGGTTGACTTTACAAAAACAATCTTGAAGCACAAAATTCCGTCAATAGATTTTTGGGCTGTATCAAGAGATAAAAAACTACTTCACTGGGGACCAATGACCGAAACAGTTGAAGAATGGAAACAAGTAAGAAAAGAAGCAGAAAGTAAGGCAGAGACTATTACTGGAATAAAGAAAAAAGAAATAGTCAAAGCATCTGAATCTGATAGAAAGAAGTGGCACGAAGCTTACGAAAACCATATTCAAGAATACTCAAACGGATGTCCTCAAGGCTGGTATTCTTCTCAAAACAATGTTGATAAGATATTTGATAAAACCATAAAACTCTAATGAGTAAGTTTGTTATCAAAAATCCAATATGTTCTATTTGCGGAAGCAAAGACGTTTTATTGCTCAATAGACATTTCTTTTACTCTGTAAAATGCGAAGAATGCGACCATTCTTATATTCTTATGGAAGAGAAGAAGCACTCTTCCTTCATAAAGAAAAAAGACCCAAATCGACTTGAAAACTCTTTTTGTCCATATTGGACGCTTACAAAAAACTATAAACAAATGAAAAGATTTGAAGTTCTCCTAAAAGATAATGAAAGCGTCATGTGTCAGGATTTCTCGCCAAAAAGTCTACAAAAGTTCATGGAGAATACTGGGCTATCTTTTACCATAAGCGTTTTAGAAGGAGTCGCTGTCGTCACCATCAGAGATTAACCTATCCATTTCGCTTTTTAGAACATATCTTTCTTTCCAGTCAATCTCTAGGTATTCAGGAACTTCATCATAAATATACGATAAAACAGTATCATTTAGATATTCAGCGATAGTTTCATTAGTCATATACATAGACGGCTCTTTGATAGGAACTCGATTCCTTCTTTCGCCAAAATACCCATTTATAACAGATTCTACAAGATAACTCTTCTTTGGTCCAACAAGTTCATTCGCATCTAGTTCTAAAAAATGGTCTCTTAGGGCGATAAGACTTTGAATGAATCTTTTTTGATATTCTTCTTTGCTTTTAGCCATATTTATCTCCTATATTGATTATCGAACAAAGGTCAAACGCCTCTATAAAATGAAAGGAATTGAGTCGATATAACAACGGAGGTTAACATGATAAAGGCACTCCTCACTGCGACTGTTCAGCTTGTCAGAAAGGCATTGCGATTGAATGAGAACGGGGACGAGAGCGAATCTCTTCCAACAAATAGTATTACTCAATATGTCGATGAAACAGAGACAGAAGCCCTTCCAGTCCCTAAAAAGGACAAGGTTCTGTTTCAAGCAAATACCGTAAATGCAAGCGGACCTATAGAATGTCCAAATCAATGCTCTACTAAAGTAAATCAAAAGCCAGCAGAAAACAACGTCAAAACTGGAACGTTCAAAATAACTCTAGAGTATAACGAAGCGGCTCTTGACCACATTGAACGTTTATGCAGGTTTTTTGAGATATCTCAAACAGATGCTCTTGCAAGAGGAGTATGGCTCCTTTCTATAGCAAGAGATGTTGAGCTAAACAATAAGAAACTTGGAGTTATAACAACGGATAACAATGGCCTTGTTACCGATGTCACTCCAATCAATATTGTTTAAGGCTTGTCCACCAAAAGTATACCGTCAAGATGGTCAATTTCATGCTGGGCGCAACGAGCTTCTAAGTCTCTTAGATGCTCTTTTACCTTTTTGCCCTCATAATCTATATACTCTATAAGTACATATCTATTTCTTTTGACCATTTTTCTAACTCCGGGACAAGAAAGGCATCCCTCTTCCTCTTCAAAAGGAACGCAGCCATAAGTTATGACTGGGTTTATGAAGGTTTTAGGCCTTTTCATCTTTGGAGTCTTCATAACAAACATGCGAATGTCAAGGTTTGCTTGATTAGCAGCAAGTCCTACCCCTTCATTCACAAGCATGATATTAAGCATCTTGTCTGCTGCTCGGCGCAAATCTTCTGAATACTCAGTTTCTTTACACTTTTGCCTTAGTATTTCAGCAGGTATCTGTACAAGCTGTATTTTTGATATATCCATATGAACACTTCGTCTTTTTTGTCGATAAATCTAATGGTTAGTCACAGATAGGCTGTGGCTTGTTAGTAAAAGGAGTTGGCTTATGTTAACCGTTAGGTGTCCTGTTCATTTTCCGCAGTTAGTGTTTGAAAAAGAGATTTGTTTTCCAACAAACTCATCAAAAGTTCCATTGTATAGGCTTGACTGGTCAAAGTTTGACGCTCACAGTAAGCAAACCTTAGAAAAATGGAACAATTTATACAAACCAGATGTTCAAGTTCCGTTCTTCTCTATCGTGCCAGAGAAGATTGAAGGTCTCTTGAATGATAGGACGTTTTTGCTTGAAGGTAAGTATCTAAGTGAAATCAACAGGTGTTTCAGACAAGCGTTTGAGGAGTGGCAAATCAAAAAGCCATTTGACTCTGTAATCGTTGGTACAACGATGGAGATACAAAAAGCATATGTCTTTGTTGGGTTCAAGTTGCTTTGCGACTGTTTGTTCAATGAGAAGAGTTTCTACTTCGAAAAAAGTGTTTTGAAGAAAATCGCTCCTCATGCTATGGCTGCTAGGTTTTGGCAGCAGTATGTAGGAACTGGTTTAATAGAAGAGTTTGCCTATATAGACAAACTCGAAAATCTTCTTTCTACAAAAGATTTAGGAACGGATAGTATTGTTGTTGAGTCATTTATTAAAGACCTAAGAAGTAATATAAAAGGTCTTGAGTTGTGGAGAGAAGTTCCAATAGAAGCCAAATCAACAAAGCCTGCGAATATTAAAGAGAAACTGGAAAATATTAGAGTTGGATTCCTTATTAATGGTGATATATCAGATCGTTGTTGCGAAAAAGATACTGATGGAGATGGAGATTGTCCAATTCATAAGAAAATAAAGAATCAAAGATAAGTATTATCTCATTGTTTCATTAAAGAAACAGACCACTACGTTCTTTGTAGTGGTTTTTTGTTGGAAAAATTTCTATAAGAATTTCAGGTATTAGAAAATTTAATTGTAGCTTTTCGTAAGGCATCGGGTCAGGTCTGGGCAGGTAGGCTTGATTATTTACCTGAGCCTGATCGGCTCAGAGGTCCGAACCTCCTACGTCGGTTCGAACCTTTCCTGTATTATTAGGTTGGATATTAGATAGCCACAACTTTATCTATTGTGGAAGCGCTTATGTCAATTTAGCGCTGCGCTCGACCTTTCAGCCAAAAATGTAACTTTAAGTAAAATTGCACTCTTGGCTGACCCTCTTGTACGAGATGCTAAGTTGGTCTTTTATAGTCGGTGGGAAGACTTAGCTATATATCAGTCTACCGTCTCCTTTTCGTCTAACTGCAAGGTGAAAGGTGAAAGCCAAGCAGTCAACTAAGTTCTATTGAACTTCGGAGAAAACGCATCAGAATCTAGATTCCTTTGCGAATACTGCCCTTTATGGGGCTGTATGCCTAAGACGGAGGCTAAGGCGGGAGCCTATTCAAGAAAGAAGAAGGGTCTTGAATTCCCTTTGTTTATGTTCGTCTTGGGACACTCTAGATGCCCAATGACTGCTTAGTAGGTGTTGTCGGCAAAATGGTGGTATCAGGACCAGCTTTCACCAAAAGAAAAGACCCCGCCTTGGCAGGGTCTTGCAGTTAAAAGTCTTCGTCATCATCGTCATCTTCTAAATCATCATCATCGTCGTAATCGTCGTCATCATCATCGTCCATAAAATCGTCGTCATCATCGTCCCAGTCATCTAGATCGTCATCTTCATCATCTAGATCGTCATCTAATTCTTCATCGTCGTCTTTCTTCATAACCGACTGATGTATATCATTTAATATTCTCATTAGTTCAGTATCACTATTTTTCATCACTACTATCTCCTTTTCTGAAATTGCTTTTTTCAAGACTGTAAATCTCTTTGTTTATATTGTCAACAGCAATCTTATTTAGATGCTCAAAATGAGATGTTCTAAAGACTCTGTTTCCCTTCAACTTCAAAAAAGATTTCCAGAACTTGATTCTACCTTCAATCCACTCTTTATCACTCAAGAATCCAAATTCCTCCCTTACTGTTTCAGTAGACATAAAAAATGCTTCAACAGGGCAGGCGGAGATTCTTTGAAGGTCAATATCTACAATCAGATTAGCTTCATAATCGTTTTCTGGAGGATTGACTTTGTGTTTTGTCCATAAAACAAGATCGTAGATTCTTCCAGCCCTTTCACCAGAAAAGCCCATTTGTAGAAGTTCATTAAGGGCAAACTTTGCACTATCTTCTTCGTTCGTTCCGGTCGCTGGATTTAAGACATACACGCAATCATGGTAAAACCATGCAAGAAGGACATTATTGATTGCGTCTTCTGTGCATTCACACAAAACTTCTACATCAACAATATCCCTAACCCCCTGAGATATATGACTAAAGTTGTGGTAGTTTCTTGGAATCAAAGGGGAACAAGAAACTGGTTCTTGATACATAGCCATTAGTCTATTAAAACTAGATCTAGTTTCAACTAAATCAGACAGCTTTGCTCCTGCATTTATGGCTCTATCGTAGACATAAAACAGGTAGTCTTCCTGATCAAGACTGTTGATAAGATAGTCAGCGTTATTTTCAAGGATATTCATCCATGTTGCTCCAAAACGTCACACAACACTAGGTGTCGGCGTTTCACTAAAAATCTTCTTCGACATCGTTTTTCTTGAACAGGATAGGCTGTCCTTCAAAAGAAGCAATACTGATATCCAAAGAGCCGCCTTCTGTTTCAGTATATATGGCGGTAGTTTCAACATATTGCATTCCAGTAAGTTCCCTAAACGATTCAATCATTTTCTTGATAAGAATGTTGAATTCTTCTGATGAACTTACTCTATCTTTCTTTAGACCGAATATTTTACAGGTTTCTCCAATCTCCTTATTGAAGAAAGAAGATACCCCTTTCCCGGAAAGATGTTGAGCAAAAAAACTTGAAGATTTTGGCAAAAAAGCAAGAGCATGATCGCAGGATACTCTGATAATGGCCTTTCTCGATTCAAAATCAAGAACATCTTCCTTGTTGATTATACAGGTTGGAGTTTGATTTAGATCAGACAATTCATCAACAACGGCTCCCCATGAAAGAATAGGATCAGGAGGAATTGTGTCAGAAAGCAAAGTCTTGATATTCAAGTTATGAATCTTTTCGCTTTTGGGATTCAGGTTGGATCCAGCAATAGCAAAGAATCTTTTACCATTAGGGTCTATATATCTATATACAAAAACCTTTAGAACTGGTTTGGCAATTTTTCTTCTTTCAACAATTGCATTACCAAGCCTAACAACAAGACGAGCAATCTTCTGAGTCAACTCTTCTTTTGTTGCACAAGGAATAAATGGAACGAAGAAGCAACCAAATATACAATCTAGGTTTTGTTGAATGTTTATATTGTTCAAGTCGTATAATATGGCAAAATCTGTTGTATCAAAATAGATAGGGATCTTTATGTATCCATCTTCCATATCATTTACATCAATGAAGTTTCGCTCATAGCGAACATTGCCTTGAGTAATGAAGCTTGGAAGCAAATTATTAGAATATGTTACTTTTTTCATGCAATACCGCCATCTGTGAAAGAATTAACATTTGCTATTCCATAATCGTTCAAAACAACTTTATCTTGATTGTTTCTAACAGTTTTCCCGCAAAAAGCAAGAAGCATACAGAAAGACCTCAAAAGCATATGCTTTGCAGGAGCATCTATATCCTGAACATCAAAAACCATAAAAGAAATGTCGTTATTTAGAATAGATATAGAACTTTCCGTAAGTAATACATCAATAGAGTTTTTATATTGAATAGTCTCACAAAAACTTCTAATGAATTCTTCCTGAAGAACAATGTTTGTTTTAGCGGTTTTACCCGCTAATCTCAAGCAGGCAACAACTACTTCTGTCATTCTGTTTGAATCCAAAAAAGATGAAGCAGTGAAGAAAACAAAGGGTCTTTTGCCTCCCATTTTTGTGGTATGAATTTTCGTGACAAGATTTTTTCTAGAGCAGAGGATTTCAAACTCGTCATAGTTGCAAAAAAGGTCTTTGCACTCAAAACAGAGTTCGTTTATCTTACCAGAAAGCCGTTGTAGTGGTTTTTCTTGTTCGGAGATTTCTTTATTTTCCATAGCACATCTCAGTCAACAAGGGGTTGACCCTTGATGACCGGAATATCGTACAAACAGTCGTCTCCGAACCTTTCTCTCACATGATCAATCATTACGCCGCTATGAGTTGTCACAATAAACTGCTTTTGCGGGAACATTTCAAGAATCTTGTCAAGCATCTTTTTGTGACGTTTGAAATACACATGCATCTCAATATTATCAACAAGAACAATATCGCTCTTGTCAATAGTCTCAGGATCGCAAAGATTTCTCAAAAGAGTGGCAATTTTCTTCTCGCCAGCGCTCATAGACTTGTAGTGGACGTTGACATTGCCTTTTTCAATGATAAAGTCCTGATAAAAGGCCAAAGAATCGTTTTTAGCATCAGAAATTTGATTATACACCTCTTCTGTGGTCATAACTGCCCCTTGGGGCTTCTTTTTGATTTTATCAACGTTTTTAGCGTATGCTGACAAGGCCTCTTTGAGAAGGTCTTTTGAAGCGCTAACCCCCTCAGAAGAAACTGGTTTTTCAACCCTACAGTTATAACCATAAATAGCTCTTCCTAGCTCTATAAAGTCTTTCACCCTATCCGCTGGTATTTGAAACTTGCTATTATTTATTGGGTGGTCAGCATCAATATAAACGCAGTTTTCAGCTTTCCTATCGCTCAAGTCATTTCTTATAACATCATTATCTTTGATGTGAACAACAAACTCTTTACCATCCTCTTCAAATATTCCTATTATTTCCATTTGGTTTGTATATTTAGTGTATGCAATATATCCCGGATCATAATCCGGATGAAACTGCATCTTTCTAAGAAGAAGATTTTCATCATCATCTGTTCTTTTTGCGTACATTTTGGCCCTAGAAAGAACGGCAATAGCATTCAATCCGGTAGATTTTCCGCACCCATTAGGTCCATAAAAAACATTAATCTTCTTATATGAACCATCTTTGTTGGCAAAATTGAAAACGCTTTTGTTTTCAAATCCAGAATAGTTAGATAGTTCTAGCGACTTTATTTTGAGCATGAAAAAACCTCCAGTTGATATTGCTTTATCGACAACCGGAGGTTTATCTTCTAATAAGTGTAAGTTTATCTTCTACATATGCTCGTTATTCGCCGCCAAGCCGCAGATAAAAGAACCAAAATAAGCATTCCCATTACATGCTTTTGGTGTAAAAGGCTACATCTTTCGGACTCTTTAGCCACATCTTTTAGAGTTAGCATACCATCGCTCCTTGAGAGAATGATAGGCAAATGCGTTTCACACCGTGTAATTTGTGTAATGCATTGGTTCGTCAAGATTTTCATTGTAAAAATACCAGCCAATGAACTGATCCCCAAAGTAGTCGCAAACCACAATTACCGCATGTGTAAATGCAAAATTTATTTCAGGACAAGATGCTCCATTGTATGTATCTTCAAAGATATCTTTTTTGAAGACTCCATTGATAATAGAATCATAGTATATATCATGGTCTGTCCATCCAGAAGCTTTTGCTTCTTCCAGTTTTGAATTGCTTTTTCCTGTAGTTTCAAAAATGGTTTTGAATATTTTTGAGGCAGACCTGAGAAGAACACTGTGGCTTATTATTTTGTTTCTGGTTTTACATTCCAGATTAGCATATGTCATTCTGTAAATATCTTTAGTGTCTTCGCTTTGAAAAGTGAATAAGGCATCCGTCTCTATAATGTGAATTTTTACTTTGAGAGAACGAAACTGAGAAGGAGTTATCGCTCCTATTCTTTCAGGAAGCGGTGTTGGTAATTCCTGAAATACTTTTTTGTCCTTGGGATTTTCAAAATCTTTCTTTCCCATGTATTCTAGATCAATTTTACCAGAGAATTTCCTTCGGATGTTTTGGATAAATTTGCTTGCTTTTTCTTCAGACGGAAAACCATAATCGCAAATCATAACATCCCAGTCTGTAAAATTTCCCTTATATTTCTTTGCTTCCTGCTGAATCTGGTCAAAGGTAGGGCCAAGAGAAGACCCGTCGCCATGAAGAATGTCCTCTATGGAGTCTTCGCACTTATCGGTCAAAAACACTCTCACACAAAAGCGATACTCGTCCATTGTTTCCTCCAATATCTGATTAGGAATCGACAAGTTCGCTGTTTGAATTATTCTTTTTCACGATTACCCGTAAATGGAAGCCTTGTCATACCAAGAAGATGCTTGCTTATTTACATCCTCTTCGTCGTCATCATCTTCTTCATCAATTGCTCTTCTTCCTGCCTCATCTTCGAAGTCAAAGGCTATTTGGTCTGGATCTTCATTGCCGCCAAAAGCAATACCTTCTTGCTCAAAGAATTGTAAAGCATCTCGACCGAGTTGTAGGTTTATTTCCCTATCTTCTTGCCTTGCTTTAGCAATGTTCTCTTGAATCTTCGCGTCATTGAATCCGCTTAGAATATATTCTTCTGCTTCTGCATCGAGATTCTGAATAATGTTCGCAATCCTAATCTTGCTTCTTACGAACTTATAGAATATTTCATCTGGATTGAGTCTTCCGTTTTCTCCCTTTACAACCATGTAATGAGTATTTACTGGCATAAAGTTGTTAATTCTGAATGCTCTTCCTTCTGTCTGCTCGGCAGTATATGGAGACCAGTCAAAGTCATTCATTATAACATTGCTTGCGGAGTTCTCAAGACTGATTCCGGTTCCTCCCTTTTTAGCGGAAATAACCATAGCCCTAGCAATACCTTCTGGATCTTTGAACTTCTCAACAGCGTCCATAATTACAGCGCCGTTATCGTCTCCCATAATCCTTACAACTTGGAAGTCAGGATCTTTGGTTTTAACATACTGTAACAGCTCTGCGTATATCTGCTTACATACCCCTCTAAAGTTAGAGAAAACCAGAACCTTTTCATCTCTATCAAGTATTTCCTTAGCCTTCGCTATCGTGTGAGGAACCTTTAGCTCGGCAAGTTTCTTTCTTTGCCCAGTAAGTCCTGCAAGAGCATGTCCTGCATTTCCGGCATACCTTATCCTAAGCCTATCAAGTTCGTCTCTAAATGCTTCCATATCAAAATCTTCTTCTAAAATATAGTTCTCTCCGATTTTGTGTTCTGGAAGATTTGGATTGATAGATTTTTGAGATCTGCTCAAATAAGCGCCGGAAAGGGTAAGCCACTTTCTAAGATTGTACGCTCTTTCTTCTTGTTGAATAAGCGCGGCTTTTGCCTTATTCTCATCTTTGAAATCTGTTGTTGAAATCTTTGAGCCAACGAATTCTTTGTTAAAGTCCCTAGCATCTAGCTTGCCAAGAGTGTGGTCTACAACATTCAAAACGTTATGAACGTCAATAGCGGTATTGGCTACAGATGTAGCAGATGCTGCCCACTTAAACGGAATAGAAGGAGCAAGCATTCCTACGATTCTGGCCATAGCGCTTTTTGCATTCTTAATAAGATGGGCTTCGTCAAAAATGGCAACAGAATATTTTGCCGTAAAAAGACCATCAAGTATCGCTTGTCTAGATCTCCATCTTTCTTTGACAGCAGGAGCTCCCGTTGGTCTTCTAATAATGTTTCCGTCTTGACCAACTTGAGGGTCAACAGAAAGATTAGAATAGGTTATTATTGTCCATCTCTTGTTATCTGATGGGTTAAATGATACTTGCGAAGGATCTTCTCCTAGCTTATCAACAATTTCATTTGCCCATTGAAGCTGTGTTGCTTTAAGAGTTATGATAAGGCAGTTTCCGCCGCTACGTTCAAGTCTCATTTTGGCGGCTGCAAGAGTAGTAAGAGTTTTTCCTGTTCCGGTTTTATCTCCCAAAATAGCATTGTTTCTTTCATATAGCCAACGAACGCCGTCTTTTTGCTTTGGAAACAGTTCAACATTCTTAACTGATTTCTCAACATCTTTATAGAATGTTTTGTAATCAAATTCCGGGTTTCCCCTTTTGTCTCTTATTTGTCTACCGGCCTCATCTTTAACTTCATATCCATCAAGCTCTCCTGGATATCTTGTTCTTTCCATTTTACCGGCTCGTAACAAAAGGCTTAGAGCTACTCTAAGATTAGTTACATCCCAACCTCTGCTCTTTACAAGAGAAGCAAAGCGATAAAACTCATCAAACTTTCCATAAACACACCATCTGTTTTCTTGCTCAAGTCTCATTCCTGTTGGTTCATATCTACCATTTGGAAGTTGTTTGAGCTGAGGAGGAAGTACATTACCATGAGCTTGAGGCGGTTCTGGTCGCAAATCGGTAAGATTGGCCTTACTTGGGAATGAGAATCTAACAAAATCTTCTAACTCTCTTTGAAGAATCGGTGTCCTTGGGAAAGAGATAGATAATAGGAATTTGGTATTATCGCTTATATCTCTAACGATAATTGTCTTATTTGGGTCTTGTAAATTCTCTTTATTTTCTTCAAGAGTTTTCTTGTATTTCTCAGTAATTTGAAGTAGTCTTGTAACATCAAATCCCTTCTGTCTCATAAACTCAGCAAGAGCCTCTAGTGCTGATGGAAGAATTGGGGGATTGCCTCTAAGCAAGAATACCCATCCTCCTTTTCTTCCTCCACCAACATCAACTTCAGGATTCCATCTTGCTCCAATCCTGTTCATTTTAATGAAGTTTGTAACATCGTTGTTCTTTTTGAAGTTTAGTATAAACTCGTCCCAGCTTACTTCTGTAATCTGTATAGGTTCAAAAGCTGCAACTTGCTGTTCTTGTGGCCCTTCTATTTGTTTTGGTTTCAAGAATCTCTGTATTTGAGACACATCAAAACCCATATTGGTAAGCTCTTGAAGAATTTGTTCAAAAAATGGTTGTTCTGTTATTCCTATACTATAGAAACCCGGCCCTCTTTTGTTTTTCTGATCGGAAAACAGCTTAAAGTGAGCAGGTAATAAAGCATTTTTCTTGTAAGGATTTATAGCAGTTGCCCAAGTTGGCAAAGAACCGTCTGGCCTCCTAAGAGAATGAATGTATAATTCAGGTAATGTTTTTAGGCTTTTTAGTTCTTCTTTTTTCAAATCATTGATTTGAACGATAATGTTAGTCCAAGATACTCCATAAGCTTGTTCTTCAACAAAAATAACTTTTCTTTGATTGTTGAGTTGTTCTTGAGGTTGACCAGGTGGACGAATTGGTTGAGGCTGAACCTGTTGTCCTTGTGGAGGCTGTACTGGTTGAGCCGGTTGTGCTGGTTGTATTGGTTGCCTTGGCTGTAGCGGTTGTACCTCTTCTAAAGGTACTTCATCTTCAGCCTGAGCAATCTTGGTAATATCAAAATATGAGCTACTCATCTTTTCTCCATACTATCTTGTTCTTCAATATATTATCGAAGATTTCCTATACCAGCCTAGTTGAGATGCTATTACATTAGGATTATCTGGTTCATCTGGAGGAATATCTGGTCCGCCAAATTCAATATCGCCTTGATCTATCTCTGGTAATGGTTCGGCATTATAGGCGATTGGAGTTCCTCTGGCTTTGCACAATTCAATAATTCTTGGTTCAATATACGCCATTGGGTCAATATCTTTGCAGTCAAGATATTGTTTAGATCCAGGTCTTGCTACTATAAGAAGGTTAATAACTGTTAGTATATATGCATTCAATAGTCTTTGATCTTCTTTCATAAAGTCTGGCAAACGAGGGAACTCTTTTACAAGAAGAGCCTTAAACGCATCATTTGTTGTTGTTGCTCTTGCTGCAATATATGCCTCTTGAATCTTTGGATTTTGCTGAGTTTCCAGTGGAAGAGTAAGGAATGCAGATGCTCTTGTTCTCATTATTGTAAGAACTTGATTGATGTTTTGATCATCAACCTGACCTGTCGCTTTTTGATAATCAGGATCGGCAAGAAGTCTTGGATCTATTTCTTCATCTCCCCATCTTAGTCTGTTTCTTAAAGCTCCTTGCTGAAGCATGTGTTTTTTGTACTCTTGGAAAAGCTCATCATTCTTGAATTGAGGTTCAAATTTTCTAAACATATCAATGTTAGTTCTAAGAACCTTTTGTTTTACTTTATCAGCAAAAGACTGGAATCCAGGAAGTCTACGAACCCATAATGGAGCAATAGCTGAAAGCTCTTTTTCAAATGTTTTATCTAAGTATACAGAATGGTCTCTTCTTACATCTCTTGGGTCTTTTACTTCTGGACTTATTTTTGTAGAAAGGTTATTAGCCATAGCATCTACGTTTTCCGGATTATCAAAAAACTGAGCAACAGCATCGCGAGGCATATCAATAGCAAAATAACCCTCTATCATGGCCGCAGGAGCGCTTTCTACTTTCGCTTGCTGAATAGCCATTTCAAACTCATGGTCTGCGTTTAATTCCGGCATGTAATCGCCAATGGCCTTCTGAATATCTTCAAACTCCTTTTTGGCAACCCTTATTCTCTCTTTCATCTCCTTTGTTTTTCTACTTGTACTAAAGACGTTAGATTTCCAATATAAACCGCTTGCATACTTATTGATAACTGCTTGCTTAAATATCTCTTTACCTCTTGGATATATGTCCCAGTGGTTAGGAACTTTGCCCAAAACTTTTGCAACTTGTTCAGGGGAGTTTTGATACATAGCGGCAAGTCTGCCGTGAACATTCTCAATAAAAGCCGGATCTCTTAGAACGAAATCTGGCATTTGAGCTGCATTTTGAGCAACATCTTCAGCAAGCTGGAAAGCGTCAGCTCCTTGAAGAGCATGAATTTTCTTAAACCACGCTTCCTTACAAGCTGTTTGAAGAGATTGCATTATCTCTGGAAACTCTTGGAATTGTTCATTTTTTATAGCATTGTTATACAAGGATGGGTCTGCTTTGATTCTTGTAATAAGCTCTTCAATTTCCTCCATATTTGGAGTTCCATCATCATTGAAGTAGCTCTTGTTATTATCTCTTTCTTTGAGAATTCTTTCCCAATGATACCTCGCAGAGCCAGTTATCATTGGTTCAAGTCCTTCTCTGAATATGAGATCTGTAATCTCTCTCCAATAAGTAACAGGACAAGAACGACTTACTCCGCCAGCAAAACTTTGGTCCCCGGCAATCTCATATATTTTCTTATTCTTTTCGCCAAATCGAATACCAACACAACCCTTGCCGTTTTCAACAAGAATCCAGAAGTCGCCCTCAGATAAGTATAATGGACCATTAACATTCTTTGTGGTACACCAGCTATTAGGAAGAGAGAAGTTGTTCAATATGTCTAGGTTCTTATCCCAAACTTGTTCTTTTGTGAGAGGATTGCCTTTCTCGTCAACTCCGGGCTTTACGTTGTCTTTCATAGGCAACTTAATCCAACCGGATTTTGTCTTCTCATCAAAAATCTGCCTTGTCATTTCAAGGCTATGTTCGTTTAGATCTTTTTGATAAGTCTTTAGAATATCAATCTTAGATGAGTTATTTTGATCTATAACTCCCTGAACATGATCAACAGGAACTCCGGTCTCGGCTGCAATATCGGCGGCAGGACGAGTCTCTTTAGCAAGCCCCATAACCTGTTGAACTTTAGGTTGAGGTATTCCAGTCTCGTTTGCTATTTCATTAAGTTTCTTACCTCTTAATCCAAGAATTTGCTGAACTTTTTCCACCGGAACTTCTGATGTTTCAGATATCTTTTCCGGAGAAAGAGTCTCTCTAGAAAGAGCAAGAATCTTCTTATATATCCCTTCATCCTTAATTGGTCCATTATATTTGAAAACCGCTTTATTAACTTTGTTGAACATCTTAGCCAAAACAATTGGATTTGCCTGTACTGGCGGCTTCTCTTGAGAAGCATCAGAAGATTCAACTACCTGAGAAAGTACCATATAAACAAAAGCCGGATGAGCAGAATACTCTTGATGATTTACAAGAAGTTCTTTCCATCCATTATATACATCTTTCTTTTGTTTGTTAATAACTCCTAAATAAAAGGCAACGCCTGCTTTGGGATCATTCTGCCAAAGCCAATAAGCGTGTTCCAATTCTGGATTGTGAATGTTATTAAGTTTATTGAAGTTATATCGTTCTTCAATATTATAATCTTTCATGAAATAACTATCTTTATTTATTTCGTCTTCTGGAGTCTTTTCCTCAGTTTTGTTCAAAACTCTAGGAACAAGTTGGGTCTTTATATATTCATTGACATCAGCAGGTCCATTTTTGGGGTCAATCTTCTTTTGTATAATTTCGCCTGTTCCTGGGTTTTCAACAGTATAGCCGCCCCATTTAATGAGCTGATCATAACGCATAATAAAGAGCTGCAAATCAGGATCTGTGATCTTAAACTGCTGGATTCTCTCTTTAGGGCCTGCGAACTTTACTAGCAATTTTGCTGTTGAAAACCATCCCATTAGACATGACTCCACTATTTTAGAGGCTACCTCTATATTTCGCTAAAAAAAGCCTTCATCCTTCTTTCTGTTAACGTTTATCTATAATCATTTTCGACAAAATACTAATAAAAAACCCGCTTCAATAAAGAAGCGGGCGCAGGTCTTGTCATGTCTTCTCTCTCTTCTCTGAAACTTAGTTGGTATAGAAAATACCTCTATTTTCTACAAGACCGAACTGGTCTCTAAGCCAAGTTATAGATATCAAACAACCCTTCTTCTTTTCATGGCCTTGAAAAATGGATAACCATCGCTTGTAAATAAACCCGGAACGAGTTTCTCTTTAGGATTTTCTTCTTTCATTTTCTTTATAAGAAGGGTGCCTACTCCTTGCCTTCTGTAGTTTGGAAGAACCTCAATCATGGAAACATGAATCTCATCATTGAAAATACTATAGCTCAAATAGCCCACATATTGATTCGTATATGTGTCATATGCTCTTACCATCATGTCAGTTTGCCCGTGATGATAGCCGACACATTCTATTTCAGTCTCTAGATATTGTTTTGTGAAATCGCTTTTTCTCTTTTTCTCCAATTCCTCCTCTGACAAGTTTCCTGCTACACTATACCACCCGTTTGCTTTTACCTTTCTTTTTGGCTTCTTAGTCTTTACGGTAGCCTTCGGCTTCTTAGCCTTTCTTATTAGATGCTCAAGCGACCATATCAACTGAGGACGAGATCCGCTCTTTTGAGACCCAAACATTTTAACCATCCATGACGGAAGCTTCATAGAACTCTTGTAGGTCGTTTCAAGTAGTCTTGCCATTTCCTCTATAACTGCATCATCCAAACACCAAGGAAGGTTATTATTTCTATGTTCAGTTTCTGCTTCTTCTCTTTGACTGTCTTTTGCGGTTTCCCATTCATCATAAGCTTTTCTATAATCATCATCGCTCTCAAAATCATCAGGATCTGGCTCGTCTGGATATTCCATCCAATCATCTTCAAAATAGAAATCCTCATCATTCTTTTGTCTTCTATCATAAACTTGAGATATTCTAGAAGTCTTGTCTATAGCTTCGCAAATATAGTTTCTCTTAACAGCCGGATCGAGTTCGTCAAGAGACTTTAGATTTGGATACTTTCTTTCTTCTTGCATCTTCTCAAAAGCTCTTTTTCTAACTCTTTGTTCAAAATCATCCGGTCTGACCATTCCAGTATTGCCATAATACTTAAGACTTTCTTCAATTTCTTTTCTTGCAGGTTCCAGGAATGGTTCAATAAGAGGATTAACGTATGCGTTATTTGATCTTTCGTAGTTCATCTTACTTACTTTACGATGGCTTTGTGCTAAACCAAGAGCAATATACATTATCTTGTCTTGCTTGAAGTCTCCCTCTTTTATTTTCCACATGTCAGATTCAATGGCCGCTCTTGCAAGAACTTTCGCGCAATAATGAGTTTCGCCTCCTCCATCATTATTGTAGCCGCCAGAACGCCCGCTTAGTTCTTCAAGAACCTCATCATACGCCTCTGTATAGTCCCAACTAGAAAGGCTTACCTCTACTCCAAAGTTATCTTTTCCAAAAATGATATTTTCAAGATCGTCGCTAAGATCTCTGTAGCTCAAGTTTCTATAATCGTAATTGCCTTGCAATCTTTCAACAACATTTGTAAAATCATCGCCAATATGTTTATCATTTAGCAAATCTTCAAACTCGCTAGAATCCACGCCATTTTGTATAGCTCGTATAGCAAACTGAGGATTCATCTTTAACTCAGGAGATGCAAGTCTTATTGCATTTGGAGATTTCGCAACAGTCTTTAGAAGAAGCTCCTCGTTCTTATCAGCGCCTTCTTGTTCAAATAACTGCAAAACCTGGGGAGTTACGCCAATCTGTTTAGCATACTGAGGGCCAAACATTTTGTATAGCTCTTTTGGAAGAGGCATGGGATTATCTTTTACATCCATAATTTGATAAAGGTCAGGAGTCATCTGCATATATGGCTTGCCGTCTTTTACCATAATAAACAAATGCTTATATTCCTGTATGTATCTTTCAGCCATGCTGCGAGATCCATAGTCTCCTCTTGTACACCATTTTGTTCCAAGCCCCATTTTTTCGACAGAACCAACATCAGAAACTTTGTAAAGCTGTTCTCCGTTCTTGAGAGTCGCAATAAGTTCAACTCCCGGGAGTTTCATTGGATTGTACTGTAAATAGCCGCCTGACTTAGAGCCAGTGCCAGAATATCTCTCAACAACATTTTCGAGTTCTAACAGGTTTTGATATTTGTTTATGTCTTTCTCAATAGGAATATCTGCTCTGCCTTTGAGTTCAGTAAAGGCCTTAAGAGCGCCAATCAATCTTGGAGAATCTTCATCTGGTATAAACTGCGTTCTTTGATTATTCAATTGCCCAATAACCCAAGGAACGTATTCTTTTGGTATGGTCTTGAAAAACTCTTCTTTTGCTTGCGGGTTGGCAAATCTTGCATCAAGAACCGGAGTCCTTGGTTGATTTTTCTGAACTGGACCTGGGGCCGGAGGCGGCTGAGAAAGAAACTGCTGAATCATTGGCATAAACTGAGGTTCAGGAATAGGACCATTGCTATTTATCTCGTTGCCAATCGCCTTTTGAACATGCTTTGGTAATGTAGAAACGTATTGGATAAACTGCTGGCTGTACCCCAATTGAACTAAATAATTGGATAGCTGAGCTTCCTTGAACCACCCAGAATGTGTATCTATTATCTTCATGGTCTAAAATACTGATTTGCTATTTGATTACCAAAAGCCTCTGCCCCTCCTTCAGGAGACTCAAACTTGCCCTTTGGAAAACTCTGAAAATAGTCTATATTATGCTGAGATTCGTGAGCTGCTGTATTTGCTAGCTGATTCGTAATGTATGATGAAATTTTACCTATAATGTCATTTTGAACGTCTTTGTCAACCGTTGTCCCGTCAAGTTGGGTAACAGCAGGCAACGTCTGATTCTTGACTATATTGAATATTTTTGCAATATCGACATGGACAGTTCCTGGTTCAGAACTTACTGCCAACCCTATAGCATCGGCTCTAGAAACAGGACTTGTATCTATTGTGTGAACGTTGTTTTGATTAAGAACGCCTTTTATTCTGGCAACAACTTGATTCATAAGTTGAGCGCCATTGATTGTTTGATTGATGCCGGGAATCTGAAAAACAGCAGACATTCCGCTACCTTTCAACTGAACACCAGTTGGGCTTTTGAAGTTTTGATACATCCCCATCTGCTGAGGAGTTAGTCTTTGACACCTTTTATACCAAGTCATGCTAGCCTCTTTCAGTTTAACCCCAAATGTCTTTTCATATAATTGATTTGTGTTATCAAATCCAAAATTCTTCATATATCTTTCCATCTCGGGCCATCTTGATCTCATAACGTTTACAGCATAAGCAGCGCTAGTCCACCCGTCTCCGCTCCTTAAAAGGATCTTTTCAAGCTCTGGCCATCTTCCTCTAATAACTTCTCTTGCATACAAATACGCATTCCATGTGTTATTTAGAATCAAAGGTTCCGCCTCAGGCCACCTTTGTCTAAGAATATCTTCAGCATATTCAGTAAGAGATGCTGGATCCTCAGTCGATAGAATGGCTTTTTCAAGCTCGTCCCATCTCATATTACAGTTTTTTGCATACTGAATACAATGCTCAAAGGACTGACTCTTTGATTGTTTCGCGCAATTAAGAAGATATTGCTCAAAAATAGGCTCGGCTCTCTTATGCCCATTTGTCTGCCAAAGATACTCCACCATCTCTTCTGATCTATAAGGATTAGATAGAAAGGCTTGCTCAAGTTCTGGCCAACGTTCAAGTCCATTTATATCTTTGACTACTTCTTTACGAAGCCTGTTGTATCCTTTCAGTTCATTGTAGAAATCCATGTAATATTCCATAGCAAATGTAGATTGCAATATAGCAGGCTCTTTTTCTTTTATTCTCTTGTTTACGCCAATAGCTTCAAGATATTCAGATATTCTATCGCCATCAATAAGGCCGTGATATTTCTTTTTATCGCTCTTTGTTCTTGTAAATATAATGTTGTTTTCAACGGCAGGCATCCTTACTCCATAAGATTTTATATGCCTGAATATCTCTTTAAGAACCTCATTAGGTAAAAATCCATCAGATTTTTCTTCTTCATACTTGAACCAATTTACAAAATCCTGGTCTACCCCTTCGTAATCTCTTGAAGCCGTAAAGTTTTCCCAGAAATGGTCAGCCCTCAAAATGCCTTTTTCTATCAAGGACTTAATGGCGACAACAAGAGATTGAGGAGGCTTTACAATCTGCCTATCCCTAACATCCATTATTTGATCAAGGTCTTTCGTGAACTGAGCATACTTTTCCCATTTAGTTCCGCTATTATACAAAATGAGAAATAAAGAACCGCTCTGTAGGTAAGACTCAGCAGTTTCTAGACCGTCATCATCAGCAGCCGTACACCACTTCGTTCCTTTACCTAGTTCGCATACGGCTTGAGGCGTTGTCATCTCAATAATACGCCACTCATTATCTCGATAAACTTCTCTGGTTCCTTCTGTCTTTATGTCCCTAACAACTTGCCTGTTGCTTCTGTTGTCTTTGCCCTGCATTATATCAATAACACTATCAACGGCAAACTCAAAATCATTGAAAGTTGGATAAGCGCTAATGTCTTTCTTCTGAAACTTATTGAAGTTTGAACCGAAGAAAGAAAGAGACCTACTGAGCCTTCCGGAATCTTCTGGTAAACGAATGCTGCCGTTTAATGCCCATTGCAAAATGAAACGACTATATTGTTTATTGATAGACGGATCGGCTTGCATAACATTATCTATAAGCGCAGGATCGGCTTTGGGGAACTGTTTAAGCAATCCCTGCCTTCTGCTTTGTTCATCAGATAATTTGGTAAACCATCTCATGCTGGACCTTTATATTACATAAAGAGTGTGACCCATAAAGTTTGTTTGCCTTGGTTCAAATCCAAGATAAGTTAGAATGTTTTTGTACTTTTCTGTTTTCTTTGGATTATGAGACGCAATAACTAAATCACCGTATTTGCTTTTCCATTCTATAATCTTACTCTTTATATCATTGATATAGCCAGGATCTGTATCTGGCTCCATTTTGAATTTCATGTTTTGTTGTTTAATATCTACGGCCTGAGTATTTCTTGTTTGTATGGCAAGTTGATACATTTGAGCGCCAGGATGACCTATGATATACAACTCGTATGGACCTATGAAAAACTCTTCATTCTTCTGATACCCCATTTGTTGAAGAGTTCTTAGGTTTTCAGGAGTAATAAAGGCTTCAACCACTTTTATTGATTTTGGAGTCTTAGCTTTTACATACCATCCGTTCTTTTTCTTTGATTTAGAAGAGGCGTTTCTTTCTTGCTTCTTCTCTTCCTTGCTTGGAGCAAGAACATGAAGCTCTTTCATGGCTCTTGTAAATGCAACATACTTGGCGTTTTCTTCTTGAGCTAAAGCTTCTGGAGTCTTAGACTTTGGATGAGGGAAAAGTTGAGGTTCAAGAATGAAAACTCTATCAAACTCAAGACCCTTGGATCTGTGAGCAGAAGTTAATGTTACAAAAGATAGAGGGTCTCTTTCTCTTAACTTCTGAGCTTCAGCAGCGTCGTCAATATTTACGCCAGAAAACTTCTGCTTTATGTAAGAAATAAATGTTGTGCTGTTTGTAACCTGAACGTTGAGTTTTCTGTCTCTGAAGTTGTTTCTTTTTAGAAACTCAATAACGTCCATAAGGGCATCATTAATGATCTTCATTTCCTTGAGTTCGCCTTCTTTGCTTATTTTTCCCTTCCAAGCATTTTCCATTCTAGAAACATAATCAATGAGCGCCATGTCAAGATTGTTAATAGGAATAACTTTGGCGTTTCTTCCTTTGCCAGTTACGTTTTCAATATGGTCTGTAAGCTCTTTGGAAAAATCTCTTCCTATCATAACGAAATCTACATCATTTGACATTAAATCAAGAGCCGTCCTAACAAGAGGAGCGTTTGTTCTTGCAATAAATGAGGTTTGCATTGCAAGCCTGCCGCCTCTATTCTTTTCTGTAACTATGCCGCTAACAGCTTCTTCAGCAGGACGATTCTCTGTTACAGTTCCGTCAAAATCCTTGCCGGCTTGAAGATCCTTAACGTGAGTATTCTCATTGACGTATTGTATAATCTTGCGACCGCTGCGATAGTTGACAGGAAGAGAATGCGGGGCATTGCCATTAGGAGCGTTACCAAGAACTTGTTGTACAGAATTGAAAGCCTGAGCATCAGCTCCTCTAAACATATAAATAGAGTTATGAGTAACTATATTATTTGCTATATATAATCTTTTCCCATCTTCTGTTGGTTCAACTTCGAGACTATAAACTTTACAATTAGAATCTTCTCTTGATACCTGAATTGTTTCCCAATTTCCTCCCCTATTAGATCCCTCAAAAGTTCTAACTTGCATAGCTCCAGAAATTAGATTACAAGATTGAGTTACAAAGCTTTTCTTACTACCAATATAATTCTGTTTTAACGTTCCAAATCTTTCCTGTTCTTTTTTTGTCCAAAGAGGATAAGAAAAATCTCTTCCATAATGAGAAAGGCATTTTTTAGCTTTTTCTAGATTATTTCCAAGTTGATTGTAAAACTTATCAATAAATTCTTGTGATCCTGTTTTTTGCCCATTATGTTTAAATATAAGACCAGGTAAACCAAATTTAGACCAAGTAAGCATTTCCTCCAATCTGGCTTTTTCTTGAGTTTCAAAAACATCTAAAACCCAAAGACTATCCGCTTCTTCCGATATAGCTCTCATTGCTGGTCCAAATGATTGAAAATATTTCACTTTAGCAATGCCAACTCTTGCCGAATCTCCTTTTATCATTAGATATAGCGCATATTTATTATCAGCATTAAATTTAACAAGGCACCTGTGATTTGGTGTACATTTGTGTTCATATTTTGACGTTTTAATTGTTATAAGTTGACCATAGAAATCTCTAGACGCAACTTGTATAACTTTCCTTCCTTGATTTTTTGTTCCAGGGAAATAACTTTTCTTTGTGTTATATGTTATTACTTCATCTCCAGCAACAACGTTCTCTATTGGTTTAGAAATTCCATTAGTCAAAGATATTATAGTTCCCGCAGGTTGACACTGATTTGGATCTCCTACCGCAACAACTCTCGCTCCTGCTTCTGAAAGTTTTTGAAGCATGAAAGTTTGACAACGATTGAAGTCTTGTACTTCGTCAGCCAAAACAACATCATAACGAGGCCACTTGATATTTGGGTTAATCGCAGAATACCATAACGTGTCATCATGGTCTCTCATAATTCCGAGTTCTGCGCTTGGGGCATTGCCTGGCAAGCAATAATGAAGAAGGTCTAAAACTTTATCAATTATCTGAGGAGTATAATCAATTGCTCTTCCGGGTTGCGGATTGTCTTTATTTGTAGAAAGATCCGTGTCAACCCCATATTGCTTGATTATGGCAGCAACTTGTTCTGCTGCATTCAGGGACGCCGGATTAACAGCAAAACCCTTACTCCAGCTCGCAACTTGTTTAATAACCTGCTTTGCAACAAAACGAACAGATTGAGGGAAAGTATTATCTCCCTCCATCATACTATCTAGAATGACTGATATTCTTTCTCCGCCTCTATTCCATAAGTCTGTTTTTTGAATAGCATTGAGATCAGCGCTGCGACCTAAAACTTGTCCAAGGAATGAGTGACTTGTTTTTACTTCAACTCCATTAGGGAATTTGCCTTTACCCTCAGACGCTTCAAGTTGATTCTTCTTGTTGAAAACAAGATAGAGCCATTTTGCTCCAGGGTCTTTGAAAGTCGCCAAGTGGCGAAGCATTGTTGTCTTACCCGTGCCTGCTAATGCATTTATCATAACACTTTGCTGAGTATTTAGGAATGAATTCTCAATCCCCTTTTGATGAGGACTCATTCTATCAGCAGGTATTCTTCCCTTAACTCCCTCTTCCTTTGGCTTTTCAACCTCTTGAGGTTGCTGATTGTTCATTTGGTGGAATATTTTAAACACTTCTTCAGGCGCTGCTCCGCTTACTTTCTTGCCGTCTTTTTCAACAGACTTTATTAGATTAGCAATATTAGCGTTTGGAAGAGTTCCTTCTTCTCCGTTTTCTCTCTTATACTCCCACCCGTTTACGCCTCTGGTAACAGCAATAGGAGTTCCATCATCAAGCATGGTTGCGAGAAGCCATAGTTTTTTATCCGCAGGAGCTGGAACCGGAGCCTGAATTGGTTGAGGGCGAGCTATAGCTGGTTGAGGAGCTTGAGGCTGCTGGCGAGGAGCTTCAACAGGTTTTGTTCCCCTGCATCCCTTTGAGTAGTTAGAACAACCCCAAAATTCTTGTCCGGTTTTACTGTTCTTCCTCTTAACCATAGGACCGCCGCATTGCGGACATGGCCCGTTTGCTTTCTTCTTCATTTGATGTGCTTTCTTGTACCAATTCATCTTAGATAGCCCTTTAATCTCGGATCATTCTTCATCCATGCAGGGATATATGCACTAGGATTTCTGCGTAATTCACTCAACTTGTCCTGAATTTGCTTTTCATGCTGAGGGTTGGATGGATTAGACATATCTTCTGGTTTGAGATTCTTAATCCTTGTATCATGTATAACATCTGTTGGATCTATTATCTCGTCTACAGGACGTATTTTTTCTACTTTTTTGCAAAACTTCATTGGTATATCAGTAAGACCAAGAACGTTTTCAACATTAAGATTGTAATCAAGCATTTCAACAGGTACAACAAATGTTAAAACAACAAGATCGTCATCTCCTGCTATTGCTCTCGCCCAAGCTATAGCTGACTTTTTATTAGTGGTTAGATTCGCAACTCCTGACCTTTTGAAAACTCCGCTTATTTTCATTAAAAGATAATTCTCACGACTTGTGCCATGATATAACGTGACCGTTCCTTCTGAGGCTAAAGTATACCACATATCTTACTTATATTATCGAAAAAGAAGGGCCTTTTCCTTTGAGCAACAAGGAATACTTCATTTTTTACGATAAGATAATAAGCATGAGATGGTTTGAACTAGCAAAATACGGCCAAATCTGGGATAAACAATACAACAATAGATCTCTTATTAGTTGTCTTGAGACTCTCTATGAACTTGTTTACAAATATCAAAGAATTACTACTCAAGGTTTTAAGGGTTATCCCAAAAGATATGAAAATATTCTCAAAGGCTTAGAAGCCTCTACTCGACAATGTATTCAGGATATTGCTAATATATTAGAACCAGTTTTTGCCACTTGGCTACAAGGCCACGCGCTTCTTTCGCCTGCAATATGGGCAGAAGACAGAATTAAACAATGGGATGATATATACGGTCATACTCCAGAAGCAGTCGCTGAATTAATTCTTACAGAAGCTAATGTTGAAAAGAATGTTAAAAACATTGACCCAAGCATAGTGTTTGAAAAAATGGATTATGCTGTAAAAAGCGGAGAAGCTGAAGTAATATCAGCATGGCTCAATGATTGTAAAAATGAACTAATTGAAGCTGATCTAGAAAATCTTATCTCTGACTCAGGAAATGAAAAAACAGAAGACCAGATAAAAGAAGAATTGGAACAATATTATAAAGAAATGGATTTTTCCGAGTTTGTAAATACATTCTACCAAGATGATATGATACAACTTATTTCTGCATTATCTCAGTTTTATGGTCTTGAGGAAATACTTTTCGAATTTATGCAGTTTGCATGTTTCCCTATTTGGTATGAGTTCTGGCAACAAAGAGGAATAGACGAAACTAGAGACCGAGTTGAGAATGCTTATAAAATGATATTACAAATTCCAAATATGCCTTTTAATTTGGCTATATCCTCAATTAACTTGGTTATCAATACATCTCACCAATCAGGTCCGATGTTGGCGTTTATTTCCGAAGCGACAGGAGAAGATTCTAGTGAAATAGAATCAGTCATGAGCAAACTAAGCAATATGACAGATTTTAGACATTGGGATAAACAACTTAAAGAAGTTGGTTCTAAATTCCCTACTAGAAAGAAACCATCCCCTCCAATGCCGCCGCTCTATGAACCCCAGTATGACCAAGAGCCTTTTGAGCCTACTGATCAAAAACCGCCGAATTGAACTGATCGTAATCCAAACCGAGCCATATAACAGTTTTCTTAATAACAGATGGATTTAATTCGTGCTTTTCCCCATGAGCATGAATGTTGCTTGTTTGCTTTGTTTTGGGGTTCACAAACTTATAACCGCCCTCAACTTGCTTGCAACTTATCCCCATCTTGGAAAGCGTTCTTACAAAGTCCTTGGTTGTGATTAATCCCCGCCGCCCTTTTGATTTTGCCATAATCACAAACATCGTCATGTAATGCCAAAAAACACAAAGAACGCCGTATTTATGTTAAAATAGGAGGACTACAAACTCCCTATATATACTTAAGTGTATATGGCAAAGGGTTTTACAATAATAGAATTGCTTGTTGTGATTTTTATTATCGGACTTCTTATTGCCATCATTACGCCTACTCTTGCAAAGGCTAGGTTTACATCTAGAGAGATCGTTTGCAGAAATAATCTCAGACAAATAGCGACAGGCATTCAAATGTACGTTGATGAAAGGAAAGACTTTCCAGATGCATTTGGAAGAGAATGTTCTGTTCCAGAACTAAATCTATCATACAAACTATCATCATTTATCTCTGCTCCTTCCGGTTCAGTAGAACAAAGAATAATGCCGTGGGCTTGCCCTAATGATAAGATCTTGTACTGGTATGGCGAAGGAGGCGGAAGTTACTTGTATGCTCCATATTTCATGAGACGTAACTATGTCCTTCCCATGATAAAGATGTATGAACAGGTTCCAAATCTTCAGCTTATGCAGGACTTCTTTATAGTAGAAAACGGAACTATTAATGTTGTTAGAACTGATACCTCAGTAATCAACGTAAAAAACTACTATGCTATTGATATGTACTGGGTTCAACAATATTTAAGGCGTTAATTTGTTGGTTGCCCTGTATTCCCTGCCAAGCCATCTTAGAGCGGCAGGTAACTGTTTCGGCCAAACATACTTCAATAACTCATACTTCATTGTGTATAAGTCTTTAGCGCCTAAAGCTCTTACAAGGATTTTCTTGGCCTCATCGAAAGACCAACGATTTCCATATTTGGAAGAAAGCCATTGAACTAACTTATCTGGATTGAAGTCTTCATCAACTCGAAATGCTCTATGAGATGCTTGCCATGCATCTTTGCCGCTCTTTTGAGAGAAATTGTAACCCTTGTTTTTTACAAGAAACTCTCTTCGAGAAAGAACATGAAGCTCTCCTCTATTTCCTCTCAACCAGACTCTAGTTATTCTGTTTGGATTAAGATGCCCAATAAAGAGCGCTTGGTTTTCTCCAAATGCCATGAGAGTATTTGCAAGTTCAGGACGGTCGCTCTTGCTGATAGGATCAAATCCTCTTTCAATGGCCCTTTGTCGGGCTAACTGTCTTGCTTCTTCTCTTTTAGCTTTGTTATTACCAAAGTATTGAGCCATTTGACCTTGAACGGTATATGAGCCTCCCGGCCAAACAGGAGCCTCTAGCTCTGTTCCTTTTGCATGGAACTCAATGATGACTTCACCAAACTCAGCAGCCGCCTTTGGATTGGTTGTAACAAATAAGCCTGTTGGATTGTTGTCAGCCTCATACGAATAAACTCTTCCAACTCTAGATTTTCCAGATATACCATAACGACATGCTGCTATCGCATCTTCCATATCCCTAAATCCATGAAAAACTCTAACATAATCAGAGTCTTTTAGAATTGGTCTGTCCTCTGGATAAACATTTGGCGCAATAGTTAGTCTATCTGCAATTTTTTCTAGTTCGAAATATGTAACCATAGATTGTTTTTGATTAGCAAATTCCGGATATTCTTGTAAAACATTTTGAGGAACACTCTTCCCTTCTTGCAAGGCCTTTTGAACAAGACGTTTATGATAGGCTTTTGTCATGTTCCAACCAGCATTTGTCATTTGACCAAGCCTATTTTTCGCGAGACGAGGATTTAGGCGATGTAATTCTTCTAGTAATCGAATACCTAAACCTTGACGTTGAAAATCCTTTACAACCCAGACACCAGATGCTCCCCATTCATCGCTCGCAATACCTACGGGAATCTTATTCGCAAAAGCCGCAATAGTAAACTCTTCTAATGAATATCCTTTAGATTGAATCTCTTCATCAGTAAGATATAAGGCCATCCCTTTTTGGTCTCGAACAATTTCATCATTTTCATCATGCTTTACATATTTGTTCTTTTCTTGTTTTGCTCGTATTTCTACAGGTTGACCATTTATATTAAGAGTATCAATCAGTATTCCAAATTTTTCATATTTTACCCAATCAAGGCCTTTAGAGTCAGCATAAGAATCGTAAGCGCCAGAAGAAATACTGCCAGTATAATTGTCTGCCAAGTATTCTTGTCCAGTCATTTCCCAAGGCTGTCTTGGGTCTCTGGGAGAATCTATTTTAGAAGCAAATACTGTCATTATACAACACCCTTTTGCTGAAGGACTCCATTTATAACAATGCAATCTCTTGGATTTGTTCCATATGGTAATCCCATTGGAGAGCCTTCATTACCTAATTCGCTACACCACTCGCATTCTGGATCGTTACACTGAGAAACTCCCATGAGAACCTCTTGTAATAATTCATAATATACTTCGCCTTTTTTCCATCCTCGCTCATACATGATACTTAGTTCATGATTGGAAGAAGAATTCCATATCATTTTATGAGGAGCAAGGCAAGAAACGCTACTGCCGTTATCAATTAAAGTACCTTTGACCTGAACAATGGCTTGTACTAGTTGTTGCTTTGTTGCTAGTTGTGCTATCTTATACCAAGCCATCTTTATTCCTGACACTTGTTACAGAGAATCTTTTACTATTGACTCAACGGCATGAAGACCAACACCTAATTGTCTTGATATTTGAAGAATAGGAAACCTCTTCTTGTACATATCAAGAATCTTCTCTCTAAACGTATCATTGTCTTGAACCTCAGCTAGGCCAACGTTCTGCCACTGCCCGTCCGCCTTTTTTGATAGTTCATACCATGTAGACATTTAATCCCCCATTCCCTTAGCTCGGCCACGCTCGCAAAATTTTTCGGCCCATTTTTTTTCGCGCAGATCCAAAACTTCCACGTTTAGTAATATCTCATTTCGTCATTGCCGTCCGGTTCTATAACTTCCCCCATGTCCTCTAACTCCCTCGTATCCCCCTGAGAGCCTTCGCTGTACGTTCCGTCAGGATTCTTTACAAGACCGCAATGATCCCTGTATGAATCATATGCGCACTCAGCGCACATCCTGCCAGCATATATCCCATACGAGTTCCTCTCCTCAACATCAGGCTTCTGCTCGCCGCACCTGTTACAAGGAATAACTTCATTATTCGGTTGCTGAATCGCTTCGTCAAAAAACTGAGCCGTCTTCCTCCCAGATCCCGAAGCTACAATAGAATCGTTATTACCAAAATCGCTGTCCGGGATATCCGAATCCTTGCCTAAGAAGTCTGAACCGGCCCAAGGATTGCCGCCGGGCTGCTCGGCTTGATATGGCTTCGTTTCATAAAAATCGCACATATCGTTGCTACAAGAACGACTGAGCATGTTCGTTATACCCATCGTTCCTTGGTCTGATGGCTTTTGCTCCATCTCCCATTGAGATAAAAACCCGCTATGACACTTCGGACAAGTTTCGCTCTTCACCTGAGATACCTTTGACAAATCAAAATAAGAACCTGCCTTCTTTTCGTTTTTCGCGCACTCGGCGCACATCGTTGGTCCCCAACCAGCTTGCGTTGGCTTGCCGCACTTCATACACTTATGACCTTCGCCTTTTGATGGATGCTCGCCAGCGGCAATTTTCGCGCCAAGAGATGAAGCAAATCTTCCCCCGTCCATTTCGTCATCCCTCATCCTCTCATACTGATAGTCGGGGTCGTTTCTTGGGTTGTAAACTTCTTGCTCTTCTTTATAACCGCACTCGGCGCATGTCCTGTATTCTTTGCCGCTTGGCTTTGTATAATGAGTCTCGGTACTTTGGTTCCAAGCATCAACCTCCCCCTCCTCCCAATCAGACATCGGACCTCCGCATTGCGGACATTCATCAAACTTGTTATTAGGAGATTTTGGAAGAGTAGGATCTGTTGGCGGTTGCGATGGAGGAATAGATGGTAATCCCATGCTTCCCTCAAACTGAGCAAACTTTCCTGTAAACTTTTCATTATCAGGATTGAACCTGTGTCCGCACTTATGACAATCATATATCATAGGATGCGATGGACTTAGTACGTTCTTATGGTCCATAACTTCGCCGCACTGAGAGCAACGAGTTGGATTCTTGGCATGATTATCTAGCATTTGCTGATATTCAGGATTTGGCTGTACGCCTTCTGGAATATAAGGAGGTTCCGCTTGGGCCTCTTTGCTAAGATTGAAATATTCCGAAGATTTCTTATTTGTCATGTTCGCTAACTCCTTTTGAGCTTTCCTTATGGCTTCAACCGGAATACTCTTATAAATCATCTTTTCGTATTCTCGATGCGCCCCAATCCAATACCAAACAAAGATTTCGCCTAGCTTATAGGCTAATGCCCTATACCCAGGATGCCCTTTTGTTATCTCCGCCGCATACATCTCTCCATTGCTTCTTGTTATGGGTTTGATGTTCGCTCCCGAAGCAGGGTTGTTTAGTAGCGTTTGATAACGATTGACTGTAAGCTGTTGAATGTCGGGCGGAAGCATTGCTAAGGATTGATGAAATGGATATATAGTAAAATGCCTTCCCATGAGAAGAGCAAACTTTTCTAAACCATCATTTGTGCAATGTTCACACATAAAAACCAATCCCTTGCTTTATGCCTTTGCGCGAAATTATCCTGTACCCTTCTTATTTCGACATCATCTAACCTTCTCCCTTTATAGAAAAACAAGGTTTGATGTAACATTGCTATGCATATACAGATAGCCCAAGAATCAATCTAAAGAAAGAAAAATCCATGAAAACTGTCTTTTGCGAGTATATCCCCAATGAGGTCGAAAAGGATACTTTATACATATCTGAAGAGTATGGCTGCTCTGTCCATCTTTGCGGATGCGGTTGCGGTTCAAAAATTGCTATTTCTATCAAGCCAAGATGGAATGATGGTTGGACATTAACGAAGAACCCCGATGGCTCTGTAACGTTTGAACCTTCGTTACAGCATCGGGGCGGATGTAAGTCCCATTACTTTATTCGTAATAGCCAAATCGTTATGTGCTAGATTTCTTTGTAAGATCGTTGTGCTTCGTAATCAAGTCTCGCAAGGTCTTGCTAGACCTCTTTACAGAAGATAAGTCTTCAAGAATTATAAGAGCCTCGTTATAGTTGTTGCTTCGAACGCAATAAATACAAGCAACCAAAACTTGTTGTAAATCCTCAAAAGTTCCTTTGAGCTTCTTTTGTCCAAATAAAATCTTATTGTATAGATGACATGCTTCGTTTACAATTTGCGATGCTATCTTCTCTTTGGTTAGTTTCTTTTCTTTGATTGGTTTCTTTGCCATACTAGAGTATCGGCAGTCCTTACCTTCGATAATCAAACAACCACCTTGTATCAGGAAAAGGCGTCGTCCTATTCGCATCTATAACCGAACCGTCAATCCTCGCAAGATGATAACTGCTATCTTTTCTTGGAGAAATGTCCGTAAGAAGAGCCATCCTTGGAATACTCTCGTAAATCTTCAAAACTGGAAGAGTATAGGTATTTCGTAATGATGCAGGAGCATAATGATAACTGCCTCCGCAGAGTTTATAATATCGCTCGTCAAACGGACAACACCAAGGGTTTACTCTTTTGCCGATTTCTGGTTTTGGAGCGTCTAGAAAGTTTTCTAGCTTTATTGAAAGAGAATGTTCTGAAATCATGCCCTCGATAAGGCAAGCGTCTGGTAAATCATTATATTGAAACGAGTACATTTGAATAGAAGTTGCGAGTTGGTGTAGATTGTTTTTACAGATGGCTCCCCTTGCTGTATCACGAGATTTTGAAAGAGCCGTCATAGCAAGAGATAAGAGTATCGCAACTATCGCTATAACAACAAGCAACTCGATGAGAGTAAAGCCTTTCATTATATTGTGGGATTCCACAATATAATTGTTTAGTCCTTTGTATTATTATATTGGCTTCTGATTAGGGTCAGGAATAAACAAGCAAGGTATCCCTCTGTGCGCGAATTTTAAGTGACGTATACCTAATTTTAGAAATTGGCTTCTGCTTTTAGGTTTCTATATTCAGTAATCAACTCTGGACCAATAACACGAGGTTGGCCTCTTCCGGGAGGGGTTCCGTCCGCAACTTCTTTATCGCCTGCTAGATTTATAATGCTTTCTATGATTTCAAAAAGTTCTTGAATAGAAGACCTTGGATTGGAGAGAACCCTTACTGACATATCGTGTATCCTCTTGCCTTCATCTGTCCATCCATATTCGCCTACGAATAAGTTTCCTACCTCGTTCATGCTAATAATCACTCTTGCGTTTTTAGCAAGATGAAACATCTTTTTAGCAAAATCAAAAACACGGCTTCTTATATCTTCTTGATTTACTTGAGCCGTCTTTGATTTTGCGTAGTTTTTACTTTCTATCCTTTTCATTTCATTCTCCTGCAAGTCTTCTATTACCAATTCGTCAATATCAAAAAAATACCTCTTTGCTGTGAACGAGATAAGGTATCCCCCATATTGCGAATTTTAAGTGACGGCGTACCCTCTTTCTTCATAATGTAGTTTAGCATGACAATTATGACAAAGCATATCGCATTTCTCTATTTCTTTCTTTATTGTTTCAAGACTCATGTTATCCATATCGCTAATCGTATATTCTTTTTCTCTTCTATCTCTATGATGAAAAACTAAACATGAAATATGAGATTCTCCGCATTTCAAACACTTGTTTCCTTGTTTTATAGAATTGATATATTCTCTATTTCTTTGTATTCTTCTTTTTCTTGCAACCGTATCTGTTTCTTTTATCTCTTCTTTTGTCTTCTTTATTCTTACAGACTTTGGTAGGCTGTTCTTTTTCTTATCATAATATCGCTTGGCATATTCTTGTATTTTGTCTTTATTTTTCTTTGCCCATTCTCTTTTCCATTCAGTTCTTTTTTCTACACTTTTATATGGCATGCGGTATCCTCCTAAAATAATATCGACATTTTGAGGATACCTTCTTTCTGTAACTGAGTATACTCTAGGGTACTCCTTTGAAATATAGATATCTTACTTTTCCTGAAGGGGCGGGCGAGGGGTATGGGGTGCCTCTGTGATGTTAATCATTATGAGTGAGAGAGCATCCCTTCCACTGCGCCCCAACGGAGGGGGTTCTAGCCGGGAAGTTTAGTCCTCAGTTCCTTAATCTTCGCCTTGAGTTTCCTCTCCTCGCCAGCATCATAACGGCAATACCCTTTCGCTACATCCTCGCGCCAGTTTGAGAGAGCGTTCTCTGCATTGAAGAGCTGAACCTCAACGCTGTTCTTATCTGCCCCTCTCATCTTGTCAATGTTCCAGTTCAACATGCTCTTGATTGTTGGAAGGAAAGTTTAGTCCTCATTAAATCGGTACGGAACCCATACCCTTGCGGGCTGGGTTAGGCTGCTCGCCCTTTACCCGTACCATGCTCCGTTGTTAGCCCTTCGTCGTGGGCTTTGTTACCTTGAGGCTGATGCGTCCCTTGTTGTTTGCAGCGAAGGCGAGAACGCGGTTGAGCATGTGGTTGGCTTTATGCCAGCCGGCGACTCTGACAACATCATCGACTTCGAGAGAAACATTGATGTTGAGATGGGTCCGCTTGCTTGAACGGGGCTTGCTTGAACGAGATTTGACTGTTTGAGTTGCCATGCTTCTCATTTCTTTTCAGGAAGTTTAGCCTGGCGCAAAAAGATTCCCCCAACGCCAAGTTGGGGGAGTTTGCGAGCCGCAGAAAGTAGAGTTGTATTTCATACTCTTAACTTCCGCGACGGAAGTTTAGTTTCTCCTCAAACGGCGATGATACATTCGCCGTTGGCCTTGTTACGAACGTAACCGCCGAAGATGGAGTTGTTGCCGACCGATTGGAATTCGGAGCCGAACAGTTCGATGCCCTTGCTGATGAGGGCCGAACCAACCTTTGTTTGGATTTGTTCGGCGTTCATGGTTTGGGCGTTAACTTCAACGATTTCGATGAGTTCGCCGTTGGGCTGGCTGAGGGTCTTGAGATGACGGATTTCAACCTTCATGGGATAGAGTCCTTTCTACCTAGAAGTACCTGCGCGAAAGTTTAGTTTGGGTCATCGCAAAGGGTTTCGGCTTCGCTTGCGGAAACGAACCGAGAACCTTTAGGGATGTACCCATGCAAGTCCTCCTCCAAATACTCTTGCGCCGTTTCGAGCGAACCCCAGCCGCTCTCGTTGTTCCAAAACCCCTTCTCATCGTCGGAGTAGAGGTAGAAAATTCCATCATTGACGTTCATGGCTGCCTGCCTTACGTTGAATGTACCATCCCCAAGTCAGAACGTAAACAATCTCAAACCCTTCGGCAAGGATGGGGAAGGGAAAATTCTCGCCTTGCCACCATTCGCCATTACGCTCGCATCCTCCGTTGTAACGAGTTATGCCGAACCTTGCGGGGATGGCTGCGCCCGAGCCTAGAAACCCCTTGCGGCTTTGCTTGGTTCCGAAAGCATCGACATGGCGATACTTGGCGAGTTTCTCGCATTTCGCCTTGTCCCAAGTCTCTTGGGGATGCTGAAACAATGGAGCATTGTAGTCTACCATGTTTCTAATCCTTCCCCTAGAAGTTTAGTCGATGCGGTTGGTATTTGTAAACTCAACCTTGACGCCGTTGGAGAGGGTATGGACTCCTTCGTAGGCGAGCAAGGATGAGGGCCTCTTGTCCTTCTCGGCTTCGCGGCGAGTTCTTTCTCTTGCCTTCTTCATTACGTCGGCCCATGAGCCTTCGTAATTACTGATGGGTTGATACTTGCCGTCGATTTTCTTTCCGAGTCCCATGCTTATAACTTTCTTGCGCGAAGTTTAGTTCGGATGCGGCTTTCACTCATAACGATTAGATTGGCTTAAATGGCAAGTGCGGCTCGGGCGCGTTACTTCCCGTCCGCTGTCCTCTGAACGCCCCTCCGAGAACGAGTCTCGGAGGCAGAGTCCCTTGCCTGTCCTTTACTACTTTCCTTTGGCGAGGAAAGTTTAGTTGCCGAGAAGCCGAGCGAAAACCGCATCGAGCGGGCGAACGGGCGGAGCGACGGCGGGGGCGAGTTGGGGAGCGGCATCGTCGGCCCCTTCATCCTCATCGCCGCTGCGCTGTACGATTTCGCCGCTGCGGTTGTCGGTCATTTCGGCGTACAGTCCCTTGTCATTGTCGATGCGGAGGGCGAGGTTTGCGGCGGCATCGCCGCCCCAAGCCGCCAACGCCCGCATGAGGTTGCGGCAGTTATCGCGGCTGCCGGTGAAGATTGTAACTCCCTCATCGCCGCTGTCGTGGATCTTGAGGGCGATTTCCGCCGCCTTGTTCGGTTGGGTACGGAACAAGGTGGAGAGAAGTTGCATGACGTAGATATCGCTGTGCCGGGGGCTGTTGAAAACGCGAACGCTGTAGTTGCCAGCCATGATCTGTTCATCGTTCGGAAGGGTAATGTTCCGTTCGGCGATGCGACGGCGGGCGAGTTCGAAGGCGGCGAGGTTGAGGAGAGCGAGCTTTGCCATTTGTCTGTCCTTTCATTGGGTTTGGGCTGTTCTAACTCTCTGCAATTCTGCGCTGAAAGTTTAGTCGGCGAGACAAACAACCATGCGCGGAGAATTACAAAGTTAGAAGTTTAGTCTGCTGTATGGACGATTTCCTTGCCGTCCTTGTCCTCTGCGATACCTCCATGAACCATATGCCGTTGGCTCTTGGGGGCCTTGAAATGCGTCACGGCCTTGTCCTTTGCCGCTGCCAAGCTCGGAGCGTAGAGGGCGATTTCCTTGCCGCGGAAGAAAAAGACGTATCCGCAATCGCCTGGCTGCTTCGTGTTGATTGGTTCTGCTGCCATGATTATAACTTTGCTGACGGAAGTTTAGTTTGGAGGGGTCGGCGATGGCGTTACACTCATAACGATTCGGTTGGCTTAAAGGGGTAGAGCGGCCTCGCCGAGAGCCGCTTCAATACCCCGCCCATGAAAGTACCTTCTAGCGGAAGTTTAGTCCGCTGCGCCTCATGCCTCCGCGACCGTAACGTTGAGGGGGACGTTGGGGCCTCCCATCGAGATGACAAGGGCATCGCGGAAGGTTGCAATCTGGTCCCTCTTTAACTCGCAATACTCCAACAATCCGCCGATGACCGCCGCCTTGCCTTCGGCATGAATCTTCATGGTCGTTTGGATGGCTTGCTGCAAATTCATCTTGCAGACTTCCATGAGAACGCCGATGACGAACAATTCCGAATGTTCTTGGTCATTCCAAACGAGAACGACATGCGGACGCTGCCCCTTCGTTTCGTCCTTCGGCCTGTCCTTGACGATGACCGCCGTAGCCTTGTCGGGCTGGAGTTCGGGCTGTCCAAAAGGAATGTCATGCTCGAAAAAGCCATGACCGTTAAGGCTGTCATCGTTATGGTTGCGGCTGTTCATGGGGTTCCTTTCGTTACTTCTCAATTCTGCGCTGAAAGTTTAGTCGGCTAATGTTTGCTCGGCTGTTCTATTTCACTCATAATGATTCAGTGTTTGCAATGACCAAACGCCAACCTTGTAAGGCTGGCGTTCGGTCCCCAATGGAGACAAACGATTGGGGTTGAGGGTTGGGGAAAGTTTAGCCGGCGTTAGTTGCCGACCTTGCTCATGCTCCGTTCGCCCTCCAAGTATTCCTCGGCGATTGCCCAAACCTTATTCCTCATGCCCTCGGACTGTTCGGCGAGGGTATCGAGGATGCGGAGCCGTTCGCCGCCAAGCGCGATTTCGGCGATATTGGCAACGTCATAGACGACGAAACGGACTTCATCGCCCTCGGCGAGATTCTGATTGCTGTAGTCGGATGAGGGAGAGAGGAATGGGTAGACGTTCTCGCTCGGTTCGGTTGCGCCGTTGTCGTTGTTGACGTATTCGGCTTCGCCCTTCGCCTTGAAGATGAACCGAATATAAACCTTGCCGTTCTCGGGCGTCTTGCGGTTGACGCTGAGACAAGTCGGCTTGCCCTCGGCATCGAGAATCGGCGTATGCCAAGATTCCCCAAAGTCGGGGACCGCCGCCGCTGCTGCATCGAGTTGCTCGGGCGAGAGCGGAGCAAGGTTCGCGGCCTCGCGCTCGGCGATAATCATGCGCTTGGCCTTGTTGGTAACGACGCGCTCGTAGCGGTCGTTAATCTTGCCGTTGACCTTTAAGACCTTGCTGATGGTCGAAACCGCTGCCTTGCCCTTGCCGATGCGGTAGGGGTTCGGTTGGGGGACGGCGATATCGACGGCTTCGATGATTGCCTTCGCCCTCATGTCAGGCTCGGTAACGCAAACCATCGAAACGATGGTCTGAGTCGTCTGATTGTAAAGGCGTTCGATGAGTTCTTTGCGGCTGATGAGTTTCATGGGTTTCTCCTATTGGGTACTCTGCAAAATTGCGAGGAAAGTTTAGTCTGTTGGGATTGTTGAGGCTTTGGTCTGTTTGGATTATTGGAAAGTTTAGTCTGTTGGGGTTGTTCGGAGTTTGTTTCTGCGCAGAAATTTCTGGCTACGACACCCGGACACCCGGTTGACCTGAGACTGGTCACCCGGATCCGGGATCCGGACACTGAAACCCGTTGGAACACTATTTCACTCATAACGATTATGTTGGCGTCTGGTAATGGTTATGGGTGAGTTTCCTAAACTCGGCGAGTTTCCGCAAACGGAAACAAGAGGGATTAAAGAAATAAGCCGACTTGTTTAGGGTCGGCGCGATACACTCCCGATTGCCGCTCGGGTTCGGCTGTTCGGCTACCTACCGACGAGGGGATTTCTTAGAGGGGTTCCAATCCCTAGAGGCGGTATTTCTCTGGCCTTTCGGCTTATACTATAGAGGACGCATCCTCTAGCGGGGTTAGACCCGCATTACCTCATACCATTCTACCTTGCGCTGAAAGTTTAGTCAACGCTTGGGGTTTCCGTCAAGACCGTAGAGGTTCGGATGGTTGATGCGGTCCTCCACATTGGCGTCCGTCTTGAGAAAGAGGAAATGAGCGTTGAGGCACAGTTCGGACTGAAGGAGCATCGCGAACATCTGAAGGGTAGCGAGGATGTTCGGCTGATGCCCAAACTGCTGCTGAACCTTGCCCAAGACCGTCGCGATGGTTGTCTCCACAAGGCTCTTATCGTACTGCCCTTCGAGAGTTGACCCCTCGACCATATCAGTGTTGACCTCGCGGTGCAACGCCTCAAGCTCAGCCTGGGCCGCTGCGAAATCAGTGGCGAGCAGTTCGGCGGGGAGCTTTCCAGTGTCAGCGTCCCTTGTCTTCTTGTGGGAACACAAGTAAGCATCGCGGTTACGGTCCATGCGGGCGATGATGCCGTTGAGCCGACCGATGAGAGCTGCCTTGCTGAGAGTCTGGCGGTGTTTGCTATTGTTCATAGCTACTTTCCTTGCGCAGGAAGTTTAGTCGGCAAAGCCAACCGCAATCAAATCGTCAACGGTGTAGCAATCGACGCTCTTGCCTCCCTCGACAACACAACCCATCGACATCGTTCCTATTGACTGATAAACAGCGAGCAAGCGAACGTAATACCGAGGGTCGTTCTCGGTGGGAAGGTTGACAATCTCCCACTCCTTCTTCTTCGCCTCGATGAACTCCCTTACGTTCTTGAACTCTCCTCTTGGGGTCGGGAAGATGTAAGACTCGACCACCAACACGTTGCCTTGCCAGAGCTGACAGAACTGCCCCAGAACGCCCTCCTTGCGAGTGACCTTCAGTTTGACCTTCAGCTTCTCGGCTTCTTCTGGAGGCAACCAGCCGCGCCGTAGGCCATAGGCTTGTCCGTACTTGGCGATGAGCCGTTGCCTTGCCTCTTGAACTTCGATGGCTGAAATCAGCATGACACCTTCTCCTTTGCGGGGAGGGCTTGGCTCATTGATTCGGCGAGAGCCTCGGCGTACCGCTCAAGAGCCGTCTTGCCGGTGATACGGAACTGCACCTGACAAGAAATGCAGCGAACCTCCGCCTTGCAATCGGGGTCGATAACCTCAAAGGTTTCTCCGCAATCTTGGCAGCGGCGGTGGATGGTATCGTTGACGTTCATACCTTACAAACGGGCGCAGGAAGTTTAGTCCTCAATGCTTGGCGATATCGCAAGCCTCCATCAGAGCGGAGAGCAGCGCAGTGGACGGTTTCTTTTTATCGCCTCCATATCCGATGGAGAACTCGGAAATGTCATCCAGTGTCAGGTTATCTCTGGGGTTGTAAGCGGGACCGCTCTTATAGTTCCAAACAATGAGAACCTCGCCCGTTTCCTCATCTTTCAGACCGAAGGTAACATCGACCTTCTCATCATCATCGGGGAAGTCGGCATCTTCGCCGCCGCTCTTGGGATTGATGAAGAAGCCCTGGTCAAATCCGGGGAGTTTCTCGACCGCCTTGCGAACGGTGGCGTAGTTCTCGCTCAGAGTTCCTTCTCGTCCGCCATCGGTTTCGAGAATCTCATCCCTTGTAAGGAATCTTACGTTCTTCATGTCTTTCCCTTCTGATTGGAAAGTTTAGTTGTAATAAACAATGTAAAGCCGCTTGCCCTCAACAGCGGAGAAGTAGACATCGGGAACAGTATCGATCTGGACGCCTGCCGCTGCGAGTTTCTCGATCTTGTTGATGATGCGAGTTACTTGCTTGTCGTTGATTTCCTTGTCCTCAACATTGTAACCACGACTCTTCCCGGCCTCTTCGCGGTGCTTGGAGGCGTAGTAATGGGTTCCGCTGCAACCGCAGCAGCATGCGCCATCCTTGCCGCTGTAAACGGACTTGGCTTTCTCTCTGTCGATTTTCAGTTCAGTTGCCATACAACTTTCCTTTGCGCGAAAAGTTTAGTCACAAGAGAAAGGCCCCGATTGCTCAGGGCCTCGCTCAAGGACATGACGACGAGGTTTAGTCGTTCTTGGCCGTTGCGTTTGCGACTGCGCTCGGCATGATGATGCCGCGGACGATACTGAGCAGCCATGTCAGACAGACAACGTGCCAGAAGGGGATGGCGAGCCAGGGCGCGGGGAGGAACGGGAAGTACGTCGGAGCGAAGGCGTTCCAGAGGAAATACAGCGGGATGGCAGCGAGGAGAGCGATACAGAAGGCGAGGGCGATGATAGCGAAGAAACCGGCGATGCCAATGGCGATACCTGCGAAAATGCGGTCCATTACTGACTCCTTTTTTCGACACTACGGACGATGCGAGAAAATTCTCCGAAACGATGATTGTCGTGACACTCAAGGTCGATGGGACCGCTGTAGTTAGGGTCCATCATGGCCTCTGCGTTCCAAACCGACCAATCAATTCCTGACTTTTCAAGGGCATCAGAGATTGCCGAGAAGTTCTCGCTCTTGATTCGTATGCCCTTGCTCATGTCAGTTCTCTTTGCGCTGAAAGTTTAGTCCTGCGCAGTGTTACTGAGCCTGAACGTACTTGATGATGGCGATGATTGCGCCGATGGAGAAAGGAATCGCCGAGAGAAGGAACAGAAGGCCGAGGAACAGGTGGACACCGATGGAGTAGACGAAGACCTGGCGGTCCATTCTCATCGAGTAGCGAGCCGCTACGATGAAGTTGATGACGCAGAGAATGAGAATTCCGAAGGTCGTGAAACCGAACCAATGCCAGTTGTGAGCGATGAAATCAATCATGGTTGATACTCCTTGTTGCTTTCTTGTTCTGCGACGGAAGTTTAGTCACGGGGCCTTCAAGTACCCGTCCAACCGTTCCGCCAGGAAGGCGTAGCTTTTCTTTTCGCGCCCCTTGTCCATCTCAGCCCAAGGGTTTTTCGTTTCCTTCGTCATAAGAACGCCGGTCTCTTGGTTGTGGCGATCAAACCAGAGGCTTGTGCATGTCGAGACAGTGGAGCGCAAAGATGCAACTCCTAAACTCAACACCAAACTTTAACCCATCAGGCTTGATGCTGCCATCATCGACAAGCGAGTATGACCCATCAACCAGGTAAGCGTTCTTTTCTCTGTAATGAAGATCCTCGGAAACGACGGTCTTGATTCCTCTTTGATTAAGAACAGAAGACAAGTGCCTCTTATCGAAGGGGCTAACTGTCTCAAGCTCGAAACCAAACAAGAAGTTTTCCATGTCTCTAAATCTTTCTCAGGAAGTTTAGTCCTGCAAACAAACCATAGTTAGGGTTACATAAGGCACCTCCTTTGGAACAATAACGACAAGTAAACCTTGCTCTGTAGTAGAGCCATCAGATAAGTTTAGTCGTCATCTTTCGAGGACGGTTCACTTCTTCTTGGGAATCGTCTTGGGAATCTGAGCCTTGATTTCGTCCCACTCGCTCTGCGCCCGATTGATGAGGCCGCAAACGTCCATCCTCTCCAAGTCCATCGAGGAGCAAAGGTCGTCCATCAAACTGTTCGTAAAGCCTCCGTTCGCTTCAATCTCAGCGATGAGGCGGGCGAACTGAATGTGACTGTTGTTCCAGTTTTTGTTGCTCATGTTATCCTCTTGGTTTTTGGATTGGCCTGCCATTGGGAGAAACGGTAGGAACTTCACGAGTTCCGCTGTCGTCTTGGAAACTTCCGCCGGGGTTCGCATGGAACCTCAGCTCATCATAGACCCTCTCCTTTGAGGCAAAGGGTCCATACGTCGTTGAATCGTCTTGGCGGTCATATTCTTGGTCGCCAAGCTCCATGTACCATTTGCCGTTCTTGGCGAGGTAGATTGAACAATGTCTTTGTACGCTCATACCCAAAACTGCTCCAAAGAAAGTTTAGCCAGCGAGGAGTCTCGTACTGTAGATACCAAAATCCTAACGGAACTCTCAGTTCGGAGCGGCTCCGCCTCAGAACTGAAGAGAGGCTCCTCCGAGTCCTGGGCTTTTTGCCCTGGGCATCCGGACATCGCGTGGCAGCTCCGGACATCGCGTGGCTTGTTAGCTTAAGAATGTGGGTCATTGTGTGCCAAATGTGCGAGGTGATCTACGAGGTGATCTTGGCGGTTGTGTAGATCTTCTTCACTCATAACGATTAGACGGATGATCGCAAAAGAAAACCCCCATTTCGGGGGTTGTTATCGGTGGTGCCGACAGGAGGGATCGAACCTCCTTCTTTCAATTTTCCCGCCTTTGCGCCAAGGCTCGGTTTGACTACTTTTCAGAACTGCGCTAGCTCCTACTTGAGTCAAACATTGCTGTTCTAACCAGGATAAACTATGTCGGCATCTTCTTCTTTTGCGCAGGAAGTTTAGTCAAGGGGTCAACCTTCGGCTTGGCTTGGAAAGTCACCGTCTTCCCAACTTTTTTGCCTTTGATAGGGGTCTTCTTGCTCACTTGACTCGCTCCTTAGAGTGGTTCTTGAGTTCTGAACATCCTTTGGCTCAATGGTCAAAGTTTAGCCAGAGAGGGTTTCCCCTACTTTACCCATTCAACCGTAGCTTTGCCACTTCCCCTTCTTGTTCTTCTTGGTAAAGACCGTATTGCCGCCCTTCTCGTCCTCGGATACCTCGACGCGAACGACGCAGCGAAGCTTGAGGATGCGGTCCTTCATGCGCAGCGCATGAGCCATGTTTTGCGCGAAGAAAGAAAGGTCGCGCAGCCCGCCGTGCATACCGAAACCAGAACCGAAGTCCTCCTTGCCGGCGGCCTTACGGATCTCGTCATCCTTGTCCCAGTCAATCCCTTGCGGATGGCTGTAGTACGCCCAAACCTGGAACTTGGGGTCAGCAACAACCTTCTTCGCTTTCTTCTTTGCTTTCTTCTTTGCCATAACAGTGTTCCTTTCTCTGGAAGTTTAGTCTTACGGAGTCGCTTCAATGACCGCCGTAAGCAGTGCAGCAATATGGTGGCGCATCCCCTTCATGGAGATGCCTTCGTCTTCGATGGCTTTGCAAACCTCCAAAGCAGAACTGTCGGGGTCTTCGTTGGGGTCGAACGGTTCAGTAAGTTCAACCAAGTCCTCTTCCAACTGAACGGTCATTGTCTCGGGGTCGCAAACCAAATCAAACTTGCGAGGAACTCCGCCTCGTTCATGGTTAGGGAACTCAAGAGAAACAGTGATGACCAGGTCTCCCTCTTTCAGCGGAGGTAGTTTCCTCTTTTGGGAATTTGACTTTGGCACATCAACACTCCTTTGCGCAAGAAGTTTAGTCTTAAACGAACAGAGAAGGGCTTGCAAACCCTCCTCTGTCCCGTTGCCGATTCCGCATTTAAGGCTGAAAGGGGAAGCAACTGCAACCGCAACACCTACCCCATTTTGTTCGTGCCGTATCGCCGCACGGGAGTCTAGGGTCCGACATCCGATCGCGCTAGTTCGTCAATACCAATGGAAGCGAGCAATCCTACTGTAACCCTTCATGCCCTCCAAAGAAGCAGCCTCAAACTCGTCCGCCTTCATCTTCCCGACCGCTTCCATCAAACCATCTACGAAACTGTCCACCCATTCGTGGATGTTCTCGTTTTCCTTGCTGCTGCTATTCCCAAGCTCGGGAATCGCAACAACAAGAGTCTGACTGTCGTTCTTGAAGGGATAAAACCCATCTTCAAGCAAATCCCCATTAACCAAAACGCACTCGCAGGACATGAGAAGCTCGAAACCCTCTTGCCGATTGATGAACCGAAGGGCCTCATGCCTTTTCCCTTCGAGTTTGAACCTTGTAGCCTTCATGCGATTCCTTTGCGCGAGGAAAGTTTAGTCGTCATCCATCCCGCCGAAAGACTTGTCGGACTGATTCTTGGCCTCGTCCGCGTCATCCTCCGCATCATCGCCGTAGATGGTTCCATCCTCGGCCAAATCGCCGACATTCTCGCCGTTCTCGTAGACAGCAGAAACGGGAATTGTGTCGTCCGCTCCGAGTTCCTCGGCGGTCGTGGCCTCGCAGCCGTCATGGACAACAACGACAGGTCCATCAGTGTCACAAACGTCGCTGACGAGACAAGCAAGGTCATCAAGGTCCATGCTATCAATAGCATCTCTGATGCGCTTCAAAGCTTCGGCTTCGGTCAGGACATGGGGCTTGATGAGTTCGGACATTGAATATCTCCTTGCTTATAAAAGATGAGAAGAAAGTTTAGTCCTTGAACTCTTCCCCATTTTCAGGGTCGAATCCTAACCGCTTCCGCAAGCTCCTTTGACGGTCCTCGGTACTTGCCCAATAGCCCGTGGCTTCGAGCCGTTCCCTCGGGGTCATGGTTTCAACCTCAGAAGCAGCATCTTCTATAGGCTTGGTTTCCACACCATCGCCAATCGCAACAACCTCAGCCGCAACCTCTTCGAGCCGCTTCTGCTGCTGCTCTGTCAAATGGGGAAGATAATCCCCCTCGGGAACCATGCCGGGGCTAATGAGGTTGATAGCTCCGCGCAGCTTTTCAATGTTGGTTGTTTCGTCGTACATGCCTGCTTCGTTGCTCTGCAAAACCTCGCCATAGTCATCGAAGTCGCCAACGATGAGGGCGGCAGAGTTGAACAAAGCCATGAAAGCGTCAACCTTGCTGGGGTCGCTCAGCAACTTGATGAAACTTTCCCGAGAATAAGTTGTGACGTTGCTTTCCATGCTTGTTCTTTCCTCTCAGGAAGTTTAGCCGGCGCGGTGTTACCTCTGGCTTGGCTCTGTCCGATTCGTCAGCCAACTATTCAGTGCAGCAAGGTCGTTCTTACTGAGCCAAATGGTTTCAACCGAACAGATTTCTTGCTCATTGTCGCCGACTGTTGAGATATCAGCGGACAGATGAACTCCGTTGTATCCAACCACTACAGCCTTATTGCGCTCAACGAAGCGGGGCTTATCGAACGTCCAATCGTCGTCAAAAAAGTCCCCGTCATTTCCTTGCTGGACAAAAACATGGAAATTGTCAGCAAGTTTGTTGCACATCTCCTCATGCGCTGGATAGACGCGAAGCTCCTTCGGGGAAAGCTTCTCCTCCGCATAGTTGTTGACGAGATTGGTCAGGGTCTCGATGACAGAAACATCCATCTTCAAGACAACGACAATCTCCCTATCATCATCCGAATTGGGTTTGCAGATGGCAGGGATGAAGAAGAAGGGCAGGGCATCGCCCAACTCTCCCAAAGTCTCGCACTCGATGCAAGAATCCACATCCTCGTCTTCGGAGCCGCTTCCCCAGTTCGCAATAAAACAATTCTCATCCGCAATCGGGATAAAGATGATGTTGATGTTCCCTGTTTGATGGGAGCAGGTAGAAACGACAGGAAGCAAAACCTCCACGATATCAAGAATAGTCGTCTGTACGGGCATTGGGTTCTCCTTTTGTGTTGGAAAGCGGTAGGGGAAGTTTAGTCCTCAATCTTGGAGGTCGAGAAGGTCATGGGGCCGCTGTTAAGGAGAGCGAAGAACTTTTCATCGCTCATTTCGACGGGTTTGGAAACGCTCGCGAGACCAGGAACCATCCCCTCGAACTTGATGTTATGCTCGTTGAGCATATGCAGATGCTTTTGGCAGTCCTCGGGGAACTTATCGCCCGAAGTCTTCCCCTTGAGACCGGGGAAGGTGTAGTAAAGGCCAAAGGCTTCCGCAACGCGCTTGATGACCTTCACGAACTCCCTCGGATGATGGATTCCGTCGTCTTCGACGTATTCCTTGAACTCAATCACATCGCCGACGCAAAGACCGCACATGCAGTTGTTGCGCACTTCGGCGGTGTTCTTCTCGTCCAGAAGGACAACCCAAAAACTCTCGCCCATCCCATCTCCGCTGCCGTCCAACTTGCCAGCCTGCTCTGCGCTGATATAGACCTTGCCGAAGTTCTCCTGCGGAGGAGCGGCCTTCTTGGTCTTCTTGGCGGATTTCTTGGTTGCCTTCTTGGTCGTCTTCTTGGTTGTCTTGGCGGGCATTTTGAGTTCCTTTCTGACTTTTCTTTGCGCGGAAAAAGTTTAGTTTGGAGGATTCTTGGCGTACAGAATCGCTTGGTCAAGGTAGATAGCCGCATTGCCCAAGATGTTGTTGCCCGGAACCTTTGGGAAACTCCACTCAAGGCAGGGCTTATCGCTATAGAAGGGACCAGAAGGAGAGAACTCCTTGCGATAGACGCTAACGCAAACCTCTCCATCCTCCATCCACCACTCGGTCTTCCATCCATCCCTGTGAAGCACATGCTTCTTCACATCCGGACCTTTGACCAGAACCCGGATGTCGCGGTTCTCAACCGAATCGCGGAAAACGTACTCGCCGTCAAGCTGCTCGCGCTCGGGAGGCAGAACGCATTGCTCCGAACCATCGGCGAACAAAATCGCATCGAGGTATGGCCCGCCAGACGGTTCTCCGAGTCCGCCGCCAGCCTCTCTTGCCCGGTCCGGCTCGGAGTTGACCAACTTCAGCGCAACCTCGTACCTCGTTCCTGCGACTCCAAAAGTCTTGGCAACCTCTTGGATTACCTCGCCAGCGGGGTACTCGGGGTTCCAACTCTTGCGAGCCAGATTTTCGCGCCAGAACTTCAAGGTCTTCTTGGTGACCCGGATAACCCGGTCGGGCTTTTGCTTGGCTTCTGTCATGTTATTTCCCCATCAGTAAAGAATAAGCCGCATGACCCTTCTTGAACATCTCGGCTGCGTTGGGTTCCTTGCAAACGTCAGGATGCCACTTCATCGAGTAGGCGCGGAACGCCCTCTTGACAGCATCCTTGTCTGCGCCCTGCGACAAGCCCAAAACAGTGTACGGGTTGTCCTTGTCGAGTACCGCAACCGCCTCCTCCTCGCCCATCATGCGATGTTCATAGGCTTTGCGCCAGTCATCGGGGTTTCCTCTCTGCGTGGTCGTTCCGTAAGGAGCGTAGTCCTTCGCAAAGACGTTGGGACGGGGCTTGGTTAACTTCCTCGGCATACTTTCTTTCTTCGCGCAGAAAGTTTAGTCTTTGGGCTGCTGGATACAAACATTGAAGTCTTCGTTCGGAGGAACGAAAAGCCAGTTCTCCATCAACTGCTGCCGAATGTCCTCTTCAGGCTCGTTGCACTGCTCTTGCGCCATCGAAACGGCAAGTTCGAGAGCTGCCTCTTCAGAATCCCTCATATAAACAACCGCAACGTTGCCATCAACAACGTTAATAACAATGAAGGGCTTGTTCATATTTCATTTTCCTTTTTTGCCTTGTTCCGCAAGAAGCGGATAAACGCATCGCCACGCTTGGAGTCGCTCAGAATGAAATCCCGACAAAATCCAAGTTCAGAAGAAGCGTCCCAGCCTTGCCGAAAAGCGATTCCTTCAATGGAATTATGCTGACGAAGCCGCTTGTTGGCCTTCTGAGCCTTCGTTGCCTTCTTTTCCATTTTTAGAACTCCAAGCGTCCATCAAACCAAACGTTCAACTGGCGCTTTGCCTCTTCCATGCCTAATTCCTCAATGACAAAAGCAATCTGAGCCTCGATGCCCTCATTGTTGATGTCAGACCCCTCATTTGAGGCAAGGTCATGGCAGGTGTCGTCAAGGAACTCTTGCAGCCCATTCATCTCGGCCAGACGGTCAGCAGTGGGAAGAGCCTCAATTGTTTCGTAGATGCGCTTGGCCTCGGCTTCTGCGTTGCGCTTCTTGTCAAGAATGTCTTTGATAGCCTTCCCATACTTGTGGAGGTTGGCCGTCTTTGTTTCTGTCTCGGATGAGTGAACAAAGATATCAGGGCCAAAGAAGTCTTCAACTGCCCGAACCAGACCTTCCACATCTTCAATAGGAATGGTAATCATGCTCCACATTTTGGGAGCGGAAGTTTAGTCAGCGAAGGAACCCATGCTTCTTGGCGAAATCAATCTGCTTGCCGCCGTTCTTCCCCTTCAAGCCGCAAGCCCTCAGATGCTTGCAGTCTCCATGAGAGATGCAGCCCGGACAAGAGCATTTCCAATACAGACAGCCAGGAGCCGCATCAAACGAAATCTTGTAGATGCGCCCGCTGCTCTGCGAGGCAACGCCAAACCCGAACTTGTACCGAGCGGAATCGTCATAGACTGCAACGGCTCCGGGCGGAGGGGTAGGCCTTGAGACTTTAACAAGAGAAGTATCCATACTCTTCCCCTTCTTCTTCGGAAGTTTAGTCTTGCGCTTTTTCATGACAGCATGTTCAACATACCAGCATAAGCCGTATTCAGAATCCCCCGATGAGAGTTCTTCAACTGCTCTGATGCTGTGGCGAAATCAGGGTCGCTCTCGCAAGCCGAACTCGTGAGGAACTCGATTGATTCGCCATGCCTGCGGATGAACTTGCTCTTGCTCGTCTCAAACAAGAAGCCGCCCTCCGTCCTTGAGACGGTCATCCGGCTGCCATCCTTCTCGAAAATCAGTTGCTTGAGGTCCATAGCCTTCAACCTTCCGTAAAAAGTTTAGTCTTCAGATAAGACCAATTATCTGCGCAACTTTTTTTATCGCAGAAAAAGCCTCATCCATATTTTTGAAGGAGCCAACTTCTTCTCGGCGACTCATTCCTCCAATTTGAACATCAATTCTCGTTGTATGGATATTCGGCTCTCCGAAGTTCCATATCTCCTCTCCTCCAAAAGGATTGATGGTAATATGAATGACTCCATGAGAAGACTTTGAACGACGACCTTTGAGCTTTTCGCGCAGTTGCTTGCAGATGTCTTCTACCTCTTCCGCGAAAATCTGCTCAACTTTATCGTTGTTCATAAATGACCCGGGCGGGACTCGAACCCGCGACCAACGGCTTACTTTGGTCGTGATCTAAAATGAGGACTAACATATGTTCCGTCTTTTCTGAAATACCCCTGCACCGTAACTTTGCTTGAATCGAGATACCCCAAAGTGAGGCGGAGGTATTCCATATGAGCAAGAAAACAATTCTCATCAACTCCACTTTCAATAAAAGAATGAAGTTCTCGATAATAATTGATTTCTGCAAGCAATCGCTCTTCGCTCATGCCTTTTTTTACTTGTCCCCACCAAGTGAGACATTCCGGCGAAATGTAAACCTCATCATCTGTCGGGTTTTCGTGCTTTTCCAGAAAAGCAATGTAAAGATCAATTGCTTTGATTGCTTTACGAGAGATTTTCCTATTGTCGATCTCTTGTCTCTTTTTTTCAGCTTCTCGAAGTTTATCCATTTGCGCTTGGAACTTCGCAAAACCGTCTTCTCTTTCAATTCTTTCTTTTTCCCACTGAGATTGTTCTTGCTTTGCTTTTTCTGCGGCCTCTTTCATTCGAGGATCATTCTCCCATTGCTCTGCAACGGTTGGATAATGACACCCTGCATTAGTAAGGCAAAGAAAAGAAAAAACAAAAAGAACAATCTTCTTCATACCTGCTCTAACCTTTCCTTCGTGAGAACAAAATCCTCGTGAAAGTTTAGTCCTTTGGTTTGACCGTTTTTAGCCTTTTCTTTCCTGATGGCAAAACTTTTTGCGCCAATAAAATGCTCAGGTTTTAGGACATACAGATCATTCGTTTCGTGATCGTAGCAGATTATTAGGTCGCAGTCTTGCTCTGTATATCCCTTGTGAGTCTTTTTGTACCAGTTTGTCTTGCGAAGTTTGAATTCTCTTGATCCTGTTCTCTGAACGCCTTCGCTTGACTTGACCTGCACCTTTTTGAGATTACCGTTTATTACGGCAACAAAGTCAAATGGTAGGTTATCGCTTAGCGGAACCAAAACCGGAATGTCAAGTTTCGCAAACTCTCCCATTACTATCAACTGAGCTTTTTCGCCTTTTCCTTTTGGATTCATATACACCTCCAGAAATGTATTCTGTCGGTCTATATAAGAATCCTTCTTTTTAATGAAGACGGAGGGATTTGAACCCTCGGCCAATGGATTAAAAGTCCACTGCTCTACCGCTGAGCTACGTCTTCAAGGCCGCTGCTCTACCAACTGAGCTACCAAGTCTAAAAGTTTAGTTGTCAGGGAAACTCGCAACCCAACTCAAGATAAAATCCATCTCTCGACCGCCCGGGACGCTATCGTTGTAGATTGCTGTAAGATTACTGATGAGGTTATAGAGGTCTTGTTCAGTCTTCTTGCTTGACTGAAAAAAGCGGATAGCCTCCTCAACTTTAATCCGCCGCTCCTCATCCGTCAAGAGAACCTTTTTGATTTTCTCGCTCATTGCTTTGTCCAATGCTGCTCAAAAAGTTTAGTCTGTCCTAACTTGTAACAACAAGCTTCTTGTCTCCGCAAATGTATGTGACAGACAGAACCTCTCCAACGCTGTCCCTTCTGAACTGGTCCATGCGATAGATGAACCCATCAAAGTCCACCTTTTCGGGCCATGTATTGACCGGAAATCTCGCAACCCACCAGGGAAGGGTAAAGTCTCCCTCAGAAGTCTGAGAAGCTTGCTCTTTTTCAATGTAGATCATTTTATAGTCCTTCTGTCATCTCCACAGCCTGCTCATCGTACATCATCGAAGAAGTAGCCGCAGGCTCGTCTGCGTCCTCGGGCCAAAAGTCCATGATGATGCCTTCGTGCGTCAGAACAACAACGAGCATTGCGCCGTCAGGGAGAGAAGCCTCCACCCTCATGTCGTTACCAACCCGAATCGGCACATCATCAACTTTGAATGTGATCGAAGAGTCTTGGACAACCTCGCCGCCCTCTTCGGGTTCGCCCCTCGAATAGCGACGGATTTGCTCCATCGCAACCAAAAGCTGGTCCCGAGCCGTCGAGTCCATCTCCTTACGACCAGCCTTGATGAAGGAGCAAGCGTACTCAAGCGCATTATAGATGCCGTCAAGGTCAGCAGAACGAGCAACGACCTTGCCCTCCATAACCTTACTGACAGCGTTCGCAATCGCATCGCATTGTTCAAGAGAAAAGTCATCTCCTTCTCCCTTGTCATCGAGGCGACGAGCTGCGTCTTGGAGAATCTCTTGGGCAAGGTTGCTGTTCATACTTCTTTTATCCGCGCAGAAAGTTTAGTCGTTAACGATGAGATAGGAATGGCCGTCGTCCAAGACTCCGCCGCCCTCTTCGTCTTGGTCGTTCTCAACCTTACCTATGCTCAGCACTGGGAAAAACTCGCCGCAAACGAAGACGGTTACGTTGTCATCCAAACGCTCGTTAGGCATTTGGGACAAAATCTCTAAGAGTTGCCGCCATGTCATATTCATGAGTTTAATTCCTCACGATAGTTTTTCAAAGCTTCTTCGCGGTCTTCGTTTAGAAGATGATTGATCCTATCAATTCTTCTCTGTATTCTTTCTTTGGTTCCTTCGTTATCGCGAATACATCCGCTATGCCCTCCTTGTTCATATTCTTCTGGATAACAAGCGTTGTCGCAATAAGGACAAAGAAGCAAAACGATGGGAGGATACTTCTCATTAATGTCTTTACGAATGTCAGAGGGGTAAACTCCCGCCTCTCTTCCCGCTTCTACAATCCGCTCAATGTTATAAGAACTCTCGCAGCTTTTGCAGAGTCCATCACATAGTTCTCCTTGATTGTCATATGTGAGGGTTGCTCTGCATTTATTACAGCGGTTTTCAATCCTACCCGATGGAGAACTTAAAGAGTTCAACTCTCGGGTCAATTCCGCCAATTCTTCTTCCATTTGCGCTTTTTCATATCTGGAAAGCATATAGCACCCTATTTGCTTGCCCATTGACCAAAATCCCTACCGCAATATGCGCAACGATGACGGCATGTAAAGCGGAAGGAATGTTTACCTCGGAACCAACAACAGAGGAACTTGAACGGATTAATCATCCGTAGATAACCTCTCCATAATAGCAGAGTTGGAAAAAGGCATCAACAACCTCTGCGTCCCAATTGCCGGGGTCAATCAAGTCAGCAGGGTTCGTAATGCAGCCGACAAACAACCCGCGCTGATTCCCATTCTCATCAACCCACTTGCGACCGATTTGGTTGAAGAGAAGAGACATTCCGTTGACATAATCCTTCATTTCAAGGATTTTCTCTGAGCCATCCTCAGAATCAGTCCAACGAGTCTTCCCATCAAGGTCTACCTTGTGGTCCGGGAGAACCGTACAAACCGTGTCGGTCATCAGATCATGGAAATTCTCGCGCAACCACTTCTCGGCGTCATCGAGAACAGGGACGGTAATCGGAGTAGGCATGTTATTCCTTCCATTGCCAGGCGATTAAGAACCAGCCAGATGGAGCCAACTTGTCCATTTCTTCCTGATTCTTGGACATCAAATGATTAGCAGCAGTTTCCTGCAAGTCAAACGAATCGTCATCGTCAAACTCAGGGTCGCACTCGAACTCGACAACCCGCTCAATCCAAGTATGGTCGGCGAGAGCAAGCCCAAGAGTTACTTGAACGATGGGGAGCATTTTGCAGTCTCCGCAGCAGCCCGGACCAGTAAACTTATCATGGCAACGACAAAAGGGGTCAGAGCATTGTTCTTTGGGCGTTGTCATAGATTCCATTGCTCCCAAATAAGTTTAGCCTGTCAAATAAAAAAGCCGCCCTTTCGGACGGCTCTCTTGGATTGGCTGATTAGGCGTTCGCCGTTGCGTCTTCGGCGCGGATGCGCTCGGCTTCGGCGAGGACGGCGGCGCGACGAGCCTGCCGCTGAATCTCGCTGGCGTCGGCAGCGTGCTGAGCGAGGATGCGGAGGCCGAGCTCGGCGATATCGCGTTGCTCGGCGTTCTGCGAAACCATGCGAGCCAGAGCGTCGTTGATGGTCGCGCCCATCCGAACGAGGTTCTCGGCGTCCTGGCCATCGAGGGCGGAGGGGGTGACGAAACCCGAACCGTTGAACATCGTGGAGGGCTTGTCGCCAGCCGTGGCGTGACGAGCGGACTCAACGAACAACTGCGCCGACTTCGCATCGGTGATGGCGTTGTCCTTCGTCGCGATGTGGTTGTTGCGGGAGGCGCGGGTCTTCTTGGTTGCTTCGCTCATGATTCATTCCTCTTTCTTGAACTGCCCTTTATTTGGGCCTTGTTTGGAAAGCCTACTTCTGTTTCGGCTCTCATCTGATACTAACCGTTTTTTGCAAGAAAGTTTAGTCTTGCAATCCAACTTCCCTTCTGTCTGTTGGGTTGTTGGCCGTTCTTCTCTTTCCCCTTGCGCAAAAAGTTTAGCCAGCAAAAGAAAGACCCCCTACGCTTTTGCGCCAGGGGGTCATGGAGGAGAGAGAGTTCGTTAGGCGTTCGCCTTCGCAGCCTCCTCAGCGCGAATGGCCTCCGCCTCGGCGAGAATCTTCGCCTTGCGCTCGGCCTTGAGCTGGTCGCGCCGGCTCGTGGCGAAGTTCAGCATGGCGTCATAGAACTCGCCAGCAGCCTTGTCGCCATCGAGCGAACGACGAGCCAGGATGTCGAACTGAACCGCCAGCATGTTCGAGATGCCGCCGTTGCTGAGCCGCTGAGCCGTCCCCGCATGGACGAAGCCCTCGCGGTTCACGTGCTGGTCGTAGCCCTTCGTCGGAGGCTGAGCAGCCGACTGAGCGAGGAACTCGCTGAGGAACTGTGTCACGCTCTCGGGGTTCGAGGGGTCGATGACCGCAACGGTCGTGTTCTTCTTCTTGCGCTTCGCCGAATCGGTCTTCGCGTCCTCGGGCTTCGCCTCGGGGACCGCATCAACCTTCGCCTCCAGAACCGGCGCAGTGTCCTGCGGAGCCTCAACGGGAGCCGCAGTCGGAGTTGCCTCAACGGGCTTCTTCGCCTTGGCCTTCTTCTCCTTCTTCGTCGCGGTGTCAGACATTTGCTTTCTCCATCTTATGAACCTTGTCAGGCAGATACTCCTCTGCTTCTGACTCTTTGCATTTCGCCCAGCAAAGTTTAGCCTGCAAAAAGAAAAACTCCCCACCCCGTACAGCGAGTAGGGATGGGGAGTCTAAGATGGACAGGATGGATTACGAAAGCAGGTTGAACAAGAGCGGAAGGCCGAAAGCCAACCCAATACCCAAGAGGATTCCAAGTCCAACCGTCCGACCGTCCATTTTCATGCCCTTACGCTTCGCCCGAATAAAGAGCGAGACAAGGAGCAAGAGCATGAGGGAGATGGAAATTTGAAGCGTTGTCATTGATTCTTCCTTTGAGAAAATAAACTTCCAAAGAAAGTTTAGTCGAGCTTGGGGATATCAACTCCGGGAGAGTCAGGACAATGGAAATCGCCGCAAGACGAGTTCGGAATCGGCTGTCCGGGGTGAGCCGTGCGCCAGTTGGACTCAAGGCAGAGGCATGACCGAGCGCGGTTCTGCTCGCCCATGAACTCGCGCTGCCAGAAGATATCCTTGATGAGAATGACTCCATCGCAGATGAGCGCGCCGATACAGCCGGCTCCGAACGAAATCCAGCAAGAGCCGACTCCAATCGCCGTACAAGAGAGGGCGATGCCCATGTAGCGATTGAAATGGGCATCCGCACATGCGGTGGCGTTGATGTAGTTCTGCTGCGCCTGGAACAATGCAGTTTCGTCAAGAGCGCAGTTCCATTGGCGACCATCGTAGCCGCCGCCGTCGCTCAAGCTCAAAAGATTCTCGTGAATCGAGAACATCTCCGCCTGCTCGCTGCGAGCATAAAGAGGGACAATAGACGCAAAGCCTCCAAGCTCGAAGTAGTAACCTCCGCAGTGAAAACTCCCGTTATCGCCGCTGATGACGCCATACCAAGTACCCATACGGTCCAAAGAAGGGTCATCCACATCACGAACGATGAAGACGGAGAACTGCACATTGAACGGAAGGTTGCTGCGAGTCAGCCCGCTTGCGTAGTTGCCAGTGGGCGGAGAACTGAGGTCGAGGTTCCAAACGGTCTGATTGGTCTGAACGCCGAAACAGGTCAGCTCCATCTGGTCGTAGCACGCCTGCCCCATATAGGCGAGGGGGTCGCGAGCCGGGTAATAAACCAGAGGGCCTTCGTCAATGACGACATCATCGAGAGAAGCCACCGCAGGACCAGCCGTAGCCTTCGGTGGAATGGGCTGGGCAAACGCTACCACAGCACAGACTAACGCAAGAAGAGATGCAAAGAACTTCATGTTGAGGACTCCTACTAAAGTACCCAAACCTACTCGTTCCGACAAGGTAGAGGATTTGGGTAAGACAGTATCCCTTTTTGGTACGAAAGTTTAGCCAGACAGGGAAAAGGTCTGGATAAGTCCCCCTCATATCGGCTAAAAGTTTAGCCTGCCTACAAAAGAAAACGCCGCCAGAGTTTTCCTTGCGGTAGCTCTGACGGCGAAATCCAGTAGAGAACCGTTTTAAACCCCGGGCATGCATCGAGTATACGGTTCAGTTCTTGCTCTCCCAGAGGTTGGGTGCAGGTCTTGCCGAGGCGAGCCTCATACCAACGTGGGTCTACTGAAAGCGAGAATGAAGGGAGTTTCACCCAACATCTCAACTGCGCCTCTCGGTGGTTCTTGACACCGATCTAGATGGCGCTCTAGATAGGATTTTCCCTCAGTGAGGGCTTTCTCAGAAAAGTTATCTACGGTTTTTCGACCTTTTCAGGTTTTACTAGACCTACTCCATCTCTAAGAAGTTCTACCTACTCGAACGGAACATCCCACTAAGGATTCGAACCTTAGATACCTCGGATGAAAGCCGAGTGCCTCACCATTTAGGCTTTGGGCGTTATTCTTTCCCGAGGGAGCGACCCTAAGTACACAGAATAGGTCTGTTGATTTACAAGGCGACCAATCCTTGAATAGCGGAGGCAGGATTTGAACCTGCGATTTCCTGGTTATGAGCCAGACGAGGACGGCCAGACTCCTCTACTCCGCAATCTGTAAATGCAATCCAACTCTTGCAGGAGTTGATTGCCGCTGAACTTCGGCTTGCACCGCACAGTGGATTCGCTGCTACCGCTCAGTCGTAGCCCAACGCTCCGTCATAATCTTCGCCGCTTGCATCGGCTAGGAGCATGTCAACTTACTACGGAGAAGTTCGACACGACCCTATTGGTTCAATCGTAATCGCCATCGCTACCGCCGCCGTCGCAATCAGAATCACCGCAAGGGCAATTCGAATCGCTACCGCTGTTGTCATCATCCGGTGGATTGTGTTCTACTTTGTACCACATAAAACCTCCATTGAAAAGTGAACATGGTAAGCGGCAGAGGTTACTAGCCTCTGAATTTTCGTCCATCCTGATGTTATTATGCGACTCATCAATGAAACCCGCTTCGAATCAGGTCTCTCCGAGGCAGGAATGGTTACCTGCAATCCCGCTCCCCTGGTCATTGTTAGTATGGCCAGTCGAGATTTTAGCGCCCCAACGGTTTTCCTATGGCCTTTGCCGGATACCCGTTTTCCTTCTGCACTACACCAAAATGGCTTACTCGTACCTGAGTCACCATAAACTCAGTGCCTTATGTCTGGAGATAGACATTAGGTTTTCAGCCACCGCTTACCATATTCACTTATCAAAGAAACCGTCAAACACCCATTACGTCGTTTCCGTCGCAGTGGGTTGTCCCTTGCAGGCTGCCATCGAAAGGCCCAAGGAACATGCTCTTCATTGTATCCTCGTTCGTTTCACCTTTTCAAGCTCAAGCGTTCGAGGAAACAATCTCTTTCTTCGTCGTCTTCAGGGCCTTCCATTTGCCGCCCTGCTGTTCCATCTCTTTTCGGAGGTTCTTGGCTTCCGACTTTCCGCCGTCACAACGAATTCCGCTCGCTAGTGACTTCCCCTCTTCAACCACAATCCAAAAGCTGTTATCCTTCACTTCTTTGTTCCCTTTGAGATACCTTCCGTTTTTGCGCGGAAAGTTTAGTCCTCAGAAATCGGCTTGACCCTCGCCTTGCCCATTTCAAACACGTTTCCATCCTGATCCTTGACCAGAATGGTATCTTCCTGAATACCAGCAACCAGTCCCACAAAAGGACCGGGATGAGAATCGCCCTCTTCGGGAGCGGAAACGTTGACTTCCATGCCTTCCATCAGTTCTTTGCTTACCATACCCATGACTTAATCCTCAAGTTCTGAACTGTCGAATGAACCAGCTCTCACGGTTCTGCTGGTAGTAACGAGGTAAAAAACACCGTCCTCGCCCTCTTTGTAATCATCTCCCCTGACAAACTTTCGAGCCGCCCTCAAAACGCCATCATAGTCCTTGTGAGAGCGACCGAGTACCATCGGATCAGTCCCTCCGCAAACATACATCAAATAGAAGCGCTTCGAGGTTTTCTTGGTCTTTGCCATGCCTCTTTTTTGCGCGCAGAAAGTTTAGTTGCCGGGTGCCCAGCCGCGCTGACGGACGCCTAACGCTCCCCGCATCCTCTTCTCCATGCGGAGGATGTCCATGATGTAGGCCTTGTTGATGCCCCTCAAAACAAGATCTTCCGGATAGGCCCGCCATGCATCGCAGACAGGAATATGCTCGACAGTCAGTGGGCGGACTTTGCTGACAATGTAGTAAGCAGCACCATCGCCCCGAGGGAATGAAAGAATCACTCCCCGAATGTCGCAGTTCGGATCGTCCGGATCCTTCTGCTGCATCTTGTCAATCAAATCTTGAACGTACTTGTCAGCCCGACGCATCCCCTCTAGGGAAAAATCCTCAAAGCTGACATTCGGTTCAGTGGGCTGATGGGGATTGGGGGAGAGTTGTGCCATATCCCCTAGGACTGCTGCGGAAGTTTAGCCTGCGAATCCAAAACAAACTGCTGAGCAGGAGAAACCCGAACAAGTCCAGAAATCTCTCCTACATCAACCTCGATACGCTGATCTCCTACAATAGGAGAAAGAATGGCGCGATTTCCCCAGGTCAACATAACAACGTAGTTGGAGCCTTTGTATTTTACCGTTTGACCTTGTTCAATTTGCGTAAGCTTCATTATTAATCCTCAAAGCTGATGGTTTCCATGATCTGAACTAGAACTTCATCAGAAACAGTGTCGATAATACGTTGAACTTCAGCATCATCTTTGATGGGACATTCGACATGCTTGTACAAGCGTCGTTCCCAGGCTCTTCGAACAGCTCTGGTTATTGTTTCTTCAACAACATTCCAGGGGTCTCTGATTTTTGCTTTCGGCATAAAATAGGCTCTGCCGGATTCGAACCGGCGACCAAGAAATTATGAGTTTCCTGCTCTACCGCTGAGCTAAGAGCCTAACAAATGGGATGGGTGGGACTTGAACCCACATTGCCTCGATTATGAGTCGAGAGCCTAAACCGTTCGGCAACACGCATCCCTCAAACATTTTTCGACTTACAGAAGTTTAGTCCTACAGACTTCACTCCTTGTCTCTCTCTTCCATCAACTCCTTAACGAGACGAATCTCCTTCGAGGAAATCTGCCTCTTCGAGATGGGTAAGTAATGACCGCGAAACAGTGAAACGCAAAGCTCCCAAACATTATCACGTTCGAAAACGAGAGCTTCCCTGTGGTTTTCAACAAGCTGGTCAACAATGGCGTTGTTGTAAATCCTGCACCACTCCGTCTCAAGCATGAAAGTCGCACGATTGTAGTTGCGACGGTACTCGCCGAAGGACTTCTCCTTCTTCTCGGAAGCAGAAGCCTCGCGGAGCTTGATCTCGTACCAAATACCATTGATGCAGTGGTACTGAACGAGAGGTTTCTTTGAATCAATGTAGCGGAACCTGTCCATCATCTCCATGCGACGAGCGGCGTAATGCTTACCGCCAGGAGCCTGCGGCCTGCGGCATGCAGCGCAGTGTCCCGTCCCTCGGGTCAACATAGAACTCATCGCGATGGTACGACAAACCAAGGACAGTGGGAGGGATGCCGGCGACCCAAATCTTGCCATTCTCAAAGAAAGTCTTGGTTTCGACCATCCAGTTGACATTATCGAGAGCCTTACGGTCCAGGTTTTTGCTCATGTCGCTGTAGACATCGTTCCACACCTGGCCAACACGGGACTTGAGGTAACGACGGATGACATTCGAGTTGCACCCCGATGACTTGAGGTTATCCCAAGAACAGGGGCTGGAGGTGTGAACCTTCCTGATTCCGTGGAAGTTGAGAGAATCAACGTCTTCGTTACCGTCCAAGCAGGCCTTCTTAACCTGACGACGATTGCGGCGGATCATGAAATTGCCGACGCCTCCGACAGCGCCCTTCTCAGTAACGACCTTTTTCATGTCCTTACGCATGTCTTAATATTCTCCCCAAAAAGTTTAGTCTGAAGTGGGCATCCCGGGACTCGAACCCGGAACCTCTTCTACGTCAAAGAAGCGCGCTAGCCAATTGCGCCAGACGCCCATAAGATTATAATCGGATAGATAGGACTCGAACCTACATATACTCTTGTGGAGTATGCACCGCTTATCAGGCGGCCCCTTAGCCAACTCAGGACACTATCCGGGGAAAATAGGACTGGGGAATATTGAAATCCCGACCCCTCCCTTATCAAGGGAATGCTCTGCCTCTGAGCTACAGTCCTAAACAAATCAAAGGGTGGCTAACGGATCTCGAAACCGTACCCCCTGGCTCACAACCAGGTATTCTAGCCTTTGAACTATAGCCACCATCAAATCCCACATAGGGAAATGAGCGCAGAGGGATTTGAACCCCCGCCCTCTTCCGTGTAAAGGAAGCCGTCTAGCCGCTGACGTATGCGCCCAAATAACTGCTCAGCCTTGAACCGGGTTCTCATGAGACTCTTCATGAATCTCATCATGAACTTCTTCAGGAAGCGCAGTTTTGGCCTCTTCAGCCTTCAACTTCCTGATATGTTCGATACGGTTCTTGTACCAACGCCCCAAGCGTCCCTGCATGGCGTAAATATGTCCTTCGTTCGGTCCAAGTTCGCTTTCCCTGATGAACTTGACGAGTTCCAAGGCCAAAGCCTTGTTCAGGATAATCGGAACATTGCCCTTCATGTGTTCGGGATTCGAAGGATCGAAATCCTGAATAATGAAAACAGGCTTCTGAAGAGGACGACGAGGACGAGAAGACTTGGTATCAGACATTGAAAATCTCCAAAAAGAAAGGAAAGAAACTATAGGTCTTATCGACTAGACCTTTCTCATTATTTTGTGAAATCACAAGAAAAGTTTAGCCAGCAAGCCCGCCGTGGGGGAATCGAACCCGCAACCGCTGGATTTGGAATCCAGAACTCTACCAGTTGAGCTAACGGCGGATGAACACGCCGTGGGGGAATCGAACCCGCGTCGTTGGATTTGGAATCCAAGGCCCAGCCACTAGACCAACGGCGTAAAATGCTAACTATTCACTTGTCAAAGAACCAAACAAAAAACCCCTAAGCACTTTTGCTCAGGGGTTCGAGAATCCGTCAACATACATCAAGTAGTCAACAGCCCTTACCCCTGAAGGTAATGACATGCCAAATCACCTGATGTACTATCTTGTTGTTCATTTCTGTACTACTCCGCCATACTCTATCGGCTATTTCCGCAAAAGTCAAGAATGAATCTCACAGAATTGTGAACCGATTTTACACTCATACCGATTACGCTTCCTGAATTCCTTCTTTTATTTCACAATTGCGCCATAAATCTCTGCGCTCTCAATAGAAGAAACAGGAATAGTTACAATACTTCTAAAGCTAGGAGAAGTTCCTTCAGCTTCATACATTGCATCTATTCCAATAGAAATGAAAGATCCGCCCGGTTCAGTGTATGCAACAAATCCGCAAGTATACACCTTACTAAGGCCGACTGTTTTTTCACCAGGTTTGACAATCAAATCAGGGTCAAACAAAGGCCCGTTCCAGACTATTTGAACGACATATCCGACCTGCACAATGTCAAGAAATTCATTAACAGTCATGACGCCCTCCTTTAGGCATTATCGACCAGTATATCGACAAGTACCTATTTCAAGGAGAAAAAAGTTTAGTCCTTTGACTGTTTGTTATATTTCTTGATTGCTCCAATAATAACATTCACTTCAATCTTCCAAAGCTCGCTAATGCCCCTGAAGTTCTCTGGAAGCCAAACATCAAAGCTTTCCTTAAGAATGCTTCTAATATTCAATCTTCCGCTCGGGTTGAGACTATGAACAACGACAATGACTCCATGATGCTGATTCATATCAACCAAATTGCGAGCAACGAAACTACCGTCTTCGTGGTACTCCTCGTTGGTTTGATAATGCTCAGCCTCTAGGTCATGGTCGAGGTAGATGGCGTCGTATTTATTTGCGCGCAAAAAAGCAATCGCCTCCTGCGCAGTGGAGGCAAAGTCAACAATGTGACCAATAGCATTTTGCTTGAAAGCGTCTCGCCTGCTCTTCATGTCATCTAAGAACATGATTCTCATCTTTTCATCGCTTCCAATGTTTTGTTAATACCGTCGCAGACCTTTTGCTCGCAATCAGTGCAGCGATGTTCCATCGGAACCCTCATCCCAGGGAACGGACCAAAGATAAGAGCAGACCTGCTCGGCTCAAGATGAACTTCCTTGTCCAGCGCAGAAGCGTTACACATCTTGCAGCGAGCATAGTCGTTCCGGTCACGACCCTGAGAGTCCAAATCCGGCGTAGTGTTACCAAGCATGTTTCCCCACAATCTTATGACCAGCAGCGGTTCTTTCGTAGGCCCCTTTGGTCTTAACGAGTGAATAGGAATAAGAGCGCCGTTTCATATAGCCTCTTTTCCTGACACGAATAAGACCGGCCTTTTCTAACTCTTTTGCAACCTGAATTACGGATTGAACGCCTGTTCTTTGACAGACATAATTGAGATCGCTATACCCGTTGACGGCGGAAAGAACCTTCCTGTGACGAGGATAAAGCTTCATTCTAAAGCGGCAGGCGGGTTTTTGACCCGCTAGCTCTCCTTTTCAACCATCAAGTCAACTGATGATATTCGCCTACCAAACGAGTAGTGAGCTTTTTATCTGCCGCGCAGTGTTACATCGACTAGAAAAAGGCTGTCCCTACAGCGTATCACTACTTGGCAAAAAGTTTAGTCTAATGGCCCCGGGGGGACTTGAACCCCCATGACTTTTGAAGGTCTACGGATTTTAAGTCCGTTGCGTCTGCCGGTTCCGCCACGGGGTCTAATAATCGAAGAAAACAAAATTCTTCGTTTGGCAATCTCTCCTCTGTCAATGAAAGTTAATAAAGAAGATTCCAACTCATTCACATACTTTGTCCACATATCCCAGTCAATGTCTGGCTCATTCATGTCAAAGCATGCTCTGTAAATGCTAATCCAATCGCAAACTATTGCGTGAGCAATATCCTTTCGTGCCAGCTCTGTTGCTTTCTCTACAAGAGAAGACTTGAGCGCCCGACCAAGAGGATTTGAACAAACAACTAATGCCATCAGAATAGCCCCAGAGAGATTCGAACTCTCAACCCTTCGACCTTAAATCGAGTGCATCTGCCAATTGTGCTACGGGGCCAAAGTTTAGCCTGCGGAATGAGCATGAGAGGATTCGAACCTCCAGAGAACCAAGTTCTGAGCTTGGCGCGTTTGCCGTTTCGCCACATGCTCTCTAAATGCCCCTGAGAGGACTTGAACCTCCACTCCCTTGCGGGAAGCAGATTTTGAATCTGCCGCGTCTGCCGTTTCGCCACAGGGGCCTGCTTTTTCCAAATGACCCTGAGAGGATTTGAACCTCCACCCCTTACGGGACCAGATCCTAAGTCTGGCGCGGCTGCCGTTACGCCACAGGGCCTAATTGTCAAATGCGGCTAAGAGGATTTGAACCTCCATTCCCTTTCGAGAGACAGCACCTCAAGCTGTTGCGTCTGCCAGTTCCGCCATAGCCGCTACAAATGCTCATGAGTGGATTCGAACCACCAACAACAACCTTCTCAGGATTGCTCCTCTGCCAGTTGGGATACACGAGCGAATATTTACTTGCCAAAACAAAAAACCCTACTTCTCTTTGGGGAGGAGCAGGGTCACAACTTGCCTTGCAAGCAATGAGACTTCTGCCCCTCAACTGAGGAGTAGTAGGCTCAAGGATAACAAGGATGCATTCTTCATAATGGTCACTCTATACCTCTTTCGGCTAGATGTCAAGAACTCCTTCAAAAAACACGAAAGAATTTTGCAGCCTCAGCCAAATCCAACGCCTCAAGTTCCGCCAAAGAGATGAAAACACAGCCCCAATGCTTGTAAATCAACGGGTTATGCCAATGCCCATGTACCAACATCTTCGGCATATGAGCCTGAATCATCGAATCCAACAAAAAGGCGGTGGAGTTGCCCTTTGCGCCGCCCCAGCCCTCGTTGTTGCGGTCATGCGTAACTGAAGCCGCCCGAGCAATCTCGTGAATCCTGAAGGGAGCCTCATGGCAAATCAAAATGTCGGGCTTTGCCTTGGCATAGTCCTCCAAAGCTAACTCCATGTTCTCACGGCTCAACTGCTCATCAGGCCACCAATCCCTACCTTCAGTTCTCCATTTCTTGTCAATGGAGTCAGCGCCGGCGAGAATGTAGACGCCCTCCCACATTCCGTAATCAACGGTGTACTGAGGGTGAGCCTTGCAGACGGCGGGGTTATCATGATTTCCGCGGAAAAAACGAAAGTTCTCAGGAAGCTTCGGCTCTCTGCTCCCAAAAAAGCCCAGACCGACATCTCCAAGCCCAAGAACAGTCTTGTCCTTGTACTTGTCGCAGACATTCTTCAGCATGGGCCATTTCCCATGAATGTCGCCAATGATTATGAGATTATCAATCCCCATTTTCGCTTTCGGGCTTCAAGGCCTGTACAAACTGGAACAAAGCAGCAGAATCAACTTCCTGACGAGCCAACCCGAGCAACACGCTCAAACGGTCGCGAGCCAAACCAGACCTCTTCGCCAAACCGTTCATAATGATCTCTTGCTGCTCAACTGGCAAAAGTTGAATCGTTGAGTCAAATGCAGTCAAAATGCGCAAGAACCCAACGAGTTCATCCTCCTCCAGAGGAGGGTCAATCTCTTCATCATTCCCAATCGGATCAGGAAGCTTAACCAACTGACACTCGGCGTAAGGATTCGCAATGTAGTTCGCAACCTCATCCGTAAAAGAAGAGTCTACGCCTACATAGCCGCCTTCAACCTCGTAAATATTCAAACTAATAACCGTCCCAGGATATTCGGGATGATTAATCTCAATTGTCTTGACAAGCTTTGCAGTCTTCATTCGTCGTCTTCTTCCCCGCCAGCCCCAAAGTACCTCTCTCGTACATTATCATGGATTGCAAAATCCGTTTGATAGAAAGAATCTACTTGGTTGGCGAAATCCAATGCCAACTCAATATCGTCTTTTGTTGGCAAAGGCTTCAAGTTTGGATTGATTTTTGCTACCGCCTCCAATGCCTCTTGAACCTTCTTGATACCATCAAAAGCCCTAATCCCAGCAATCGTCTTGAAAGTCGGCGTCAGGTCCGAAAAGTTCGAAGCATAGGTTCGATGCAACGCAAGAGCATCCCTAAACTCCGTCAGCATCCACTGGTTCGGAGATACAGAAATCCCAAACCTGAAACGTAAGGTGTCCGTCTTGCTCTTCGGCCCCTCTGAAGGCCTTTCCTGCCAATCAGTCAGGTAACAAAGAACACTTTGACTTTCCGTTTCGTTGGGCATGGCTACTTTCATACCTTAAAGGATACGTTCGAAAGTTTAGCCAGTAAAGCCAAACTTGTGATTCGTAATCATTTTTTTCTGTTAGGTAATCGTTCTGATTTGCATCAAATACTGAGCGACTCTCGCATGACCAAGACGCTGCGCCCGCACAGCCGCCGTCATGCCCTTGTTATCAACCACATCAACCCTTGCTTTCTCGACCTCGACCAAGCGGACGACCTCATCGTAGTCTCCTCTGCCAGCCGCCATCATCAAAACAGTCTGTCCGCCAGGTCCAATCTTTTTATCAATCTCGTTGAAGACAACTTCAGCAGGCTTTTCGACAACAATCTCAACGATTGGTTCCTTCTTACGAATGATTTCTCGTTCCATCGCAGCCAAAAACTCGTCCATGACCTTTTTGGGGAAATAGCTCAAATCAATGATAACGCCTTGTTCGGCAAGATGGTCAAGAGAATCAGGCCCCAAGACCCCTTTATTCGTCCAGTTCGGATGAAGGGCGAGTATATTCTGTTTTGCGCGAGAATATACAAACCGTTTTAGTAAGGGCTTGACAGAAGAGTTCGACGCTTGGACCCGTTCGGCAATCTGCTCGGAAAGAGAACTGAGAAGTTCCTCTTCTTTGCTGCCGAATAGACCCATAACAATACCCTACTCTTTCTGTTGGTCATATATTGATAGATTCATGGGCCGAGAACGCAAGCCTTTTCTTGAAAAGCCAAGAAAAAGTTTAGTCGTCAGAGCCGTCGAGGAACTCCCTCATTTTTCTGTAGACTTCTCTCTCGTCGTAGTTCTCATCAATGTCGGTCAGCATGTTTGCATACTCCTCATTGTGGTATAAAAAAGCAGTATGCGCAACCTCATGCTTCGCCAACGCCATCATCTTCTTGTGGTCCTGCTGATCGCGAACCCCATACTTCATCTTGCCATTCTTGTCAACCGGGTTGATCAGAAGAACTGACCCGCCCCGAATCGCCATATGACGAGCTTCTGAACTGTCGCAGAAAACCCAGCCAAGACCCCAGGCCACCTGAGAAATCTCAGGATGGGCAACCATCATTGCGTCAATCGCATATTGACAAGCAATCTTCCACAACATCAACAACTTATAATGCTTGCTGCCCTTGTTGAAGGTCTTGTCCCCATTTGCCATGACAACCCAGCCTTCAGGGTTGTATGCGTCAATCACCTTGCGAACCAGAGGATTCTCTGATTCATCAACAATAAAGATGTCAGGAAGATCATTGACGAAAGGCTCTCCAACCTGAGGAGCAACCGGAGCGAAAAGACGGTCTTGCGTCTTCTTCGTGAAAATGTCGCCAGATTCTCCTCCGATTACCTCGGAAATGCGAGCCATCGTGACAACTTCCTTGGTACGACCAAGAAGGTCCGCCGTCTTCAGAACCTCAGTAATGCCCTCAGAATGAACTGAAATTCCGCCGCTCAAACGAGCTGCTGACAACTGAGGAACTCCATACTCAGAAGCGATCTTTTCGATCTTCTTGAGAGACTCCTCCCTCTTCTTAGAGTTCGGAACTGAGTAGATAAGACCGCGACCGCGAATCGTTGCGTCCTTCCTCTTGAAACGAGGCTTCAACGCTGAGACCGTATCAACGGATAGCTCCTCAACAAAGCTGCTCATGACGGCGCTGTACTGAGAATGCATTCCATCGCGGTTTGCCGTCAAAACCTCGCGACTCATCGAGGAGTCAACCTCAATGATAACCTGAGCCTTCGCCGACGTTGACTGGCTGTACATCACCGTACCGTTGACGCGAACAACAAGAAGACCGGATGATCCGCTCTTGTTGACGTACATGCTCGCAAAAGGAACTCCGTTCAGTTCGAGCTGACGAGTAAGCTGACGGCGATAAAGCCAGCTCCTCCAACGACTGCCGTTGACGTACACATCGCAAGGCATCTGACTCTGAGAAAGATACTGCTGAAGAGCATCATGCAAAGAGCCAAAACTCTCGTCTTCCATCTCAACCTGTACGAGACAGCCCTCGCGAGGGTCAACCTCAGCAATATCGTAGCTGCCGCCATCCCCTTGAACCAGATTGTTCAGGGTATGAATGGTATAGTTCTTCATTGAGAAACAGGTCAGGATACGAGCGCGTCCAAATCCGCCAACCGTTGACCCAGAGTTCTTGGTGGTCTCTCCAAGCTTGAAGTAGACGTTCTCCAAAACCTCCCTGGTCATCCCAGTTCCATTGTCGTCAAATGAAACGCCAATGACCCCGTTTTCTTTTTGAACGAGTTCAACCTTGATCTCGGATGCCCCTGCGTCTGTTGAGTTCTGGAAAAGTTCGCGCCAGAAGGCAAAGCGCCAGTGAGAATACATGCGGCGCTCTTTGATGAAAAAGGACTTGGGAATCGTGACGTTAGCCATCTGTTTTATCTCCGTATCGTGAATCTTATGCTTTCCATATCCTTTGGGAAAGTTTAGTCCTAGGATTTTCTGCAAAAATAAAACCCCCTCCCATGAAGAGAGGGGGCTTGCCCTTCCGAGACCCGAACTGATTACTCCTCGATGACAACGGCCTTCGAGGGGTCGGCGAGGTACGCCGCCATGCCGCTGCCAGCGACGTAGTGACCATGCGAGGGACGGTTCACAACGTGGCTGTTGCCAACCCGCAGACCGTTGAGCTTGACGAGCGACTGCGCCACCATCGTCTTGAAGGAGCCGGCCTTCGTCTGATAGCCCGCAGCCTCCACCGCTTCGCAAATCTGCGTGTTGTTCATCGGCTCTTTCGCATTGCTGAGAGCCTGAGCAACCGAGACAATCAGCGAAGTCTCGTTGCTCGCACGCTTCGAGGCGCGAGGAGCCTTGTTCTTCGAGCCAGCCGGACGACCCCGCTTGCCAGCCTTGGCCTTCGGCTTCGCCTTGGCCTTCGAGGGCTTGCGGTTCTTGGAACCCTTCGGACGACCCCGACGCCCCGTGGTCCCGCCAGCCGCCCGAATCTGCTCCATCAACGAGTCCCGCTGCTCATCGAGCGATGCGAACAGCGCCCGCAGCGCGTCCAACTGCCCCGCATCCGTCTGCGCCGGGGCAACCGCCTCCGCAACCACCGGCTGGGCAACCGCCCCCGCCGACTCCGTGGACTGCGCCAAAGCCGCCGCCACCGACTGCACCTGCTCATCCGCTACCGCTACGCCGTTCTGCTCAGTCGCCATTTGCTTTCTCCTTTAGAAGGATTCGTCCGTCAAAGTTATTGCTACTTACATTTCGCTCGACTTTGACATTCTTTCTTTTCGCCTCAGAAAGTTTAGCCAGCATCTTTACGTCTGTCCATCTTTCTGATAAGTTTCTTTTTTCCTAAGAAAGTTTAGCCCGCTAGACTACCCCTTCTTATCCTATTCTATCCGACAACCTTATTTTTTCGCGCAAAAGTTTAGTCGGCAACATAAAGTTAGAAAGAAAACAGCCCCCTATTCGGAGGCTGTTCATATAAAATCCCAAACTAGAACCAAACTCAGGTCTCTCTCATCGCTACAAACCGAACCCCAGAGTCAGTATGCCTAAAGGTAGATACAATGTTCGTAGCCCCGTACCTGTTCTTCACAGGACAAGATACATCAAATAACCCCTTGTCCTCCTTGTTCCGAACTGCAATCAACTCGATGTCCACTTTGTGCCCAGGATAACTCCCTCCCTTGATGGTCCCCTTTACCGTCAGGTGAGAAATCAACCAGAAAGAAATACCAGTATCCTCTGCTATCGCTTTATAGGTAGTTAACATATTGATCAAGCCGCCAGTATAACGAGCCTGAACCGTATCCTGCATCGAATCAATAATCACAAGCTTCGGTTTGTGCTTGTCAATCAGAAACTGATGCTGAAGTAGATTGTCAGAAGAAGAAACCCAAATATTATGCTCATCCGTCCAAGACCTCGCAGCCCTTGCCCTGAAGACGGAAAGCTTCTCCTCGTTCTGAATATACAAAACGCCGTTATTGCCATTGGCGTCGATGTGACGCCAAGGACTTCCTACATGAGATGCTACCTCTACTGATAGCCTGGTTTTGCCAGTTCCTCTTTCCGCGCCGAAAATAAGACAAGACCCCTTCGGCATCCCATATATGCCGGTCTTGTCATCCTTCCCCAAAATCTGGTCCAAAGCCGGAATGCCCAGACTAAACCTCGGAATGTCAGCAATCTCAATATCTGCAACCTTCACAGCCGAGCCATCGTCGTTCTTGGAAGGCTTCAGAACCTCATCCTTCCTGACTTCCTCCATGTATTTGCACTTGACTTTGCGGATCTGCTCTAGTAACCGTTGATGGAATATTGCGTCAAATGCAGGACACTCAACGCCATGATTCCTTGCATACCGCCGGCGCGTCTCGTTGTCCTCAATCGCAGCAAGATTTGGCCTCATCCGACATAATGCATAGAAGACGCTATCATTGTCGCATGTGTGCTGAAGTAATACCCCAATCCGCTGCTCGTTCGATAACCCAGCGCCCTGATCCTTTGGAACCGTTACGCTCTTCCGTCCCATACGAATGATTCCTATATGTTGCTACCTGAAAACTCTCTCTGTCTAGAAAAGACCCCCAGAGAAACTCCCTAGGGGTCCAAAGAATCCGCTCATGGCGAGAGCGAACGGATAGCCTAATTTTCCGCCAAAAAAGTTTAGTCCTCGGACTCCTCTGAAGCCCCCTCGTCATCAGAAAAGACCGCATCAATCAACGTTCCAGCAGGAATGAAATCAACCGTCTTCTTATATACCCTCTTACGACTCATGTTAACAGGCTTCACAGGCTCGCCATCAGTAATCCCAGTCCGAAGCTGTACCTTCATCCCCGTCTCAATGTCCATCAAGATGTCAATACAAGCGCCCACCTGCGATAGCTTGAACCCGTAAGGATGATCTCCCCCAAGCCTCTGAAGTACCTCAAGGTTCTGAAGAAACCGAGAAAAATCGTCAAGCCCGGTCGTCGCGCTGCGACTGGGACGCTCAGAAAAACGCTCCCACGCCGTCTTCCCTGCCTTCGTCGTCCCAGGACGAGATGCTACCTCCTTGAACTTCTCCCATACCACATTGCATGCGTGAGGCTTGTTCGTCCCTAACTCGGATAAGGCCTCAATGATAAATGTGTAGAGACGATTCGCCCCGTAAGGAGATATGAAATGACCAGATTCCTTCATCTGATTGCGCAAAGCAATAAGCTTGTCCGCCTTCAAATGATAACGGCGAGGAACCCTAAGCTCCCCGCCCCTTCCTGAAACAACCTCTTTTCTGTTTGCTAGAGGAATCTCCGCATGCGAAGCAACATCAAGGTACAGTTGACGACTTTTTGCCATAACGAAAGCTCCAACGACCTCTCCCATCATACGAACTATAGGCAACCGAAAAGCCACCAGCAAGCGCTCCACAAAAGAATTTCAACGCCAAACAAACCCCTTCCCCACACTCATAACGATTACCCTATCGTGCCTGCCAAACTTCGCCCAACGAAAGGCCGATATTAACAAATATGGAACTTATCCCAATCACTGACTTCGATAGACGCTACTTCCCGGAAGTAACAGAAGATGAAAAAATAGACTTCATCCTCCACTCTAATGAAATGGAAAGAATCTTCATGAAACGAGAAGAAGTCCAATCTAACCTGCTCTTCCAGGGTAGAGCGCATCCAGCCGTATCAGGTCAAATGAGATGTATCCACCTTGTTATACAACTTGCTGAAAATCCAAACCTGTTCCCAAAAGCAAATCTTATAACAATGAAGAACTTCGATTCACAGTTCCCGTGGTTGAAACAACTTCATAAGAACTTACTTCATGACTTTTGGAAAAAGGGAGAAGAACTTATTAACTCCATTGATTATCCCTCCAAAGATGAACTCGGTCAATACCGTATCCATGAAAAGTCCCTGGGCCATCGCCAAATGCCTCCCCCAGAACAAATCCAACCTCTCCTCATCAGCCTCTTCCAAGATTACTCCTCCTATGTACTCTCTATCAAAGACCAACTCGATAACCCCAGACTTATGGAAGAATCAGATTGGAAAAACTTGGAACGTAAGATTTATACTACGTCCCTCGGAATCGCCTGTATCAAACCCTTCCAAGATGGGTCCAATCGTGTCTCTCGCTTGACCGAAAACCTACTGCGACTGAATGCCGGACTTAAGTTCAAAATCAGAGATGATAAGGACCAGTTCCTCCGAGATGTCCAAGAACATCAAGACCGTTACTATAAGTTTTGATGGAATCAGTTTTTTCGCGCAAAAGAAAGTTTAGTCCCAGAGGCGCAGTGGAACAACAGCGCAGTGGAAGCATCTCCTCCATTTCTTCCTTTGTAGAAGAAACCAATTTAGTGGAATCAGTGCTAGTCATAACTTCTTCAAGACAGTAGATACAAGATCAACCTTATCAGCTAAGAACCTTGTACACTCAACTGATACCCCAGACTCCCCTACCCCAGCATTCCCAGTTGTACTAAATATCAACTGATTGCTCTTCTCTAAACACTTCTTTATCAAAGTTTGCAGGAACCTGGAAGAGTTCTCTTTATCCAAGCCAATAGCAAAGTCATCAACCCATATCACGCTATTCCTAATATCGCCCTTGTACAAATCATGAAGGATAGATGTTATGCCCTTCTCCCCTAACCCCATCTCGTTGCTCTCTCCCCAACGAGCTAACTCCCAAGAGAACCTATGACGAGTATACCCAAGTACCCCTCCCTGCATCCTCATCTTGTCTACCGTCATATTTGGAAATACTAAGTTTTGCACTATCTTGCCATTATGAACAATCGCTGTTGCTATGGCCCCGCCATATTCCATCTCTACGCTACCAGAGACATCATCCCAATCGAGGAAAACAGTGTTAGGACTCATGCTGTTCTTGAAACAGCGCAGTGCTAGCAATTGTAATAAACTCTTACCCGAGCCGTTAGGCCCAACAATCCCCACAAGAGATAATGGTAAACCCGCTTCATTGCGAAGATCAAGGTTCGCCTTACCAGTGGACCATTCTACTTGTACCCTGCGTATTCTCATTTTTTGTCCTTTGAAAGGTCTTTGAGGATGGCCCAAAAAGACGTTTTACCATAAGATTTTTGAATCCATAGCGTATTAGCAAGCTCAAGCCCTTTATGGACGGCTGTAAGCAAAGTTAGAAAGAAATAAACAAAGATGAAGACGGGCCAAAAGAAGAAGCTCAATAAGAAAGTCCAAGAGGGAACGGGCTGAGCAGATTCTTCATCTTGAGAGGTAACTCCAAAGGCTGTAATAGCGCCCATTGCAACATAGATGAAAGAATAAACAAAGAGGGGAGAAAGAGTTGGGGGAATCATCTATTATTTCCTGTGTTATATTTTGATGAAAGCGGGAAAAGTTACTGGAAGAGAGAAGCGGGTATAGATACGAAAAGTGTCGTTATGTGGTGCAAAGTGTAGCAAAGTGTAGAAGTAGTATAAACTTTACCAACAAAAACCTCATTTAGAGGTCAGAATCTCGGTAAACAGTGGGCCATCTTCCTTTAGGAGCAGGAAACCTACCGCTTTCTTCTCTACTTGCAATCTGGGCTTGCGCAGTGGAACATTTCGATTCAGTGTCAGGAGATTTTATACTATTCTCTTCTCGAATGACATTATTCATTTCCATACAATACTTGATAGATTTTTCGAGTTCAAGATGTTCTTTTTGTGCTTGTATTTCTCTGAGTTGTTTTTCTTGGAGCAGGCGTTCATTATACAAGCAGATTGGGAACATTGTAGCGAGGGTCATAGCAGACATAAAGAAGACAACGACATTGAGACTTCCCATGATACAATAATCAACAAGAAGGATGATACAGAAGATAGCGATTGCCGCCTTGAACGGATAGAACGGGTTCTCCGAAATAAAGAGTTTCTTGAACAGGTTTTTGATATACATTTTGATATTCATAAAACTTTCCTGTAAGATTTCCTAGTATAAAGTTTTCGAAGGTTTTGAAGGATTAGTGATTAATGAAGAGGTGGAGGATACTAATAGCAAGATTGATGATTGTACAGAGGAAGAAGATAGAGATAACAACGAGGAACATTGTGGGCGGGTCTTTGAGATAATCTTTGATTGGTTTCATGGGGAGGGTTCCTTTGCGATAGCTATAGAAACTTGTTCTTTAAGGTCATTAGGTACAATAGCGATATTGAAGGAATCAGTGGCAGCATAGGAGGTTGAGGAGAATGAGAGGATATTAGAGGACAGTTGGAGGCTAGTAGATTGTCTTGGGTAGGGTATCAGGTTCTTATTGTGTTTAGAAGCTGGGGCGTTGATGGAGGTAGGGGTGATACTGGCGACGAGTTTCTTTTGCGCGAAAAACTGGATTGATTGGGGAGAAACGACTACTTTGGAGAGAACGGGTGTTTGCATAGGGTATCAGGGTCTTTTGGGAAGTTTAGTCTTAGGTTTGGATGGTATATTTCGGGCGTTTGGGTTAGCGGCATATCGGAGGGATGGATCATCTATTTCGGCTTTATGGCAGGGCTGGCAATAGGATACAAGTTCCGAATAGGTTTTACGGCAGATAGGGCATTGCCAGGTATAGGTTGTGCATCTTTTTTTATTATTCATTCTCATTATGTTAATCTTTCTTACAGTCAGGGTCTCCGCAGATACGGCAAGGTTTGGGTTGGGGTTTTGGCGGGTCAGGGAAGGGCCAATCCTTGAGGGCATGTAGCGCTATATCATGGGGAGAGAGGGCTGCTGGAACTGGGCTAGAGATAATGAGGAGCGCTCGTTTATAGCGTTCATGTTCTTCTATGATAGTTTGGAGTTCTGATACGGACTTTTTAAGTGTTGCATAATCAGTGGTCATTTTTGATTCTCGGGGTAATGGTCATAACTTCGGGGTTATAAACATTTTGGACAATGATATATTCCTGTTTATTTTGGATATCATAGAGAACGAATACTTTAAGATTTTCTTTTCTATTGAGTTGCCAGTTAGAGACTATAAAGGAAAGGGGTTGGAGTTGGCTAGCGTATTCTTGTTGGATTTGGAGTTCAGTTTGTTCTTCTTGTCGGATTCGGTTAAGGAGGGATTGTTCATTTTCTCTAGAGTCTGCCTCATTTTGTTTTCTAGCGATTTCAGCTCGTTCTCTGGCAGATAGTTCGCCATCTTTTTGCAGTCTATCTTTTTCTTCTTGGGAGATGCTTTGGGGTTGTGCGGCGGCATTCCTTCGAACAGCTTCTCTGGCTTTACCTATTGCTGGTATGAGGATACCAATGAGTAGGCAGATGATAGCGAGGATAACGAGGATTTCAGGAGGCTCGACGAAGCCTCTTCTAAGCTTTGACATTATCGTTCTTCTTTCTTTGGCAATCTTGGGGTTATAGAGACTCCGCTACCGTCCTCAATGATGATATATTCCTGCTCTGTCTGTAAATCTTTGACAATAATGATGAAGGGTTCGCAGCAGGTTGCTCCTGTAGCTTCTCTGGAGAGTACAGTGAAGTTTGCGGGTACTGTTGGTTGTTTTGGTGTATTTCTTTTTGACGAGGGAGTAACAGCGGTTATGATTAGAACAATGATGGCAAAGATAATAACGACAACAAGAATTTCGATGAGGGTGAAAGCTTTTTTCATATGCGCGAAACTTTCTTAGGTTTTGGGGTTCTTTGGGGTAAAGAACGTTTCGAAGAAAGCATTAAAGAAGCTAGCGGCAGCGGCAACAAGGAAGAGGAAGAGGAAGACGCCTGCTTCAACGATAGCGCCGAGTATTGCGACAGCCATTCCAAGAAGAACAACGGCTACAGGGATAGCGATGATGACTCCAACGCCAATAGCAATGAACTTGAGAATTGTTAGGACGGTATCCATACTTTGTTATTCTCTCTTAATACCAAGGAACGATATGAACAGGTCAGATGCTGCTCTTGCTAATGCTTGGGCTGCAACTTCCTTGGGTATTCCTGACTCTATGAGGTTATCATAAAGTCTTTTGAGGGAAGGAGTTATGAGGTCAACATAGCGTGCTGTTGCCTGGTCAAGTTCTTGCATTTGTTGTGGTGTGATTTTCATTGCCTTACAATCCTATCTGATAGTTACAATTTTGCCATAGAAGGAAGACAGGTCAGTTCTACTCCACATGATTCTCAAGCATCTCTGGATAGCCCAGACATTACCTTGTTCAGCCTTAGTATAGAGTTTTAGTTCTTGTTCTTCTGCCAGGTCAAGGAACTCCAAGATAGGATGGAGTCTATTATCATTATTATAATAGTTCCACATCCGTTTATAAGCTTTGAGTTTTTCTTGTTTTGTAGTGAACTTAGCTCGGAAGATTTCGCCGGACGTATTTGAGAATTCAAAGAACTTCATTTTGCTTTTCCCTTCAGGATCTCAATGACTTGTTTTTTAAGGTCATTTCCATCTTGCGCCCAGACTTCGGTGCCTTGTACTACGTCGATGTAGGGAGGGATACCGGCGTGGTCATAGGTTATTTTACTACAGATTTCGAAAGCCTTTTTCTCTAAGGGAGAGAGTTTATCATAATCGACGTATTTATTTGCCCATATGACCTTATTTTTTGTTTTGTCCATTGAACTTATCCATTTCTTCTGGTGTTGGCGGTCTTACTTGCGTCCATTTGAGAGTAGAATAGGAACCATCTGGATAGGAGACAAAGACTTCTCCATCTGTAAGGAACTCATCAGCGGTACAGATATTACCCTCATTATCTATCAAGGTTTGTCCCGATTTCATTCCAAGAGCGCCGGTATCATTATCAGGAAAAGCGAAGGGGTGCATATCTTGAACTCCACTATATTGCGTTTTTTCAACGAAGTCTGCCAAGTTTCTATGAACATTTGCCGCGTAGTACATTTTCATAAGGTTAGAGAGGTCATTATCTATTCCAAGGGCATCTGTTCCAACTATTTGTACCCAGTCATTAATTCTTTGGAATTCTTTCTTGAATTCATCTTCTGCCGAGTCAGATCTTCTTCTAAGCGTTTTGAGGTTTAACTGTACTTGTTTGAGCGTTATTTTCTTGCGCGGCATTTTGGAGGCCTTTGGTTGACGGGTTTTTGAGGACATTGAATCCTTTGGCATAGGCTTCAATTTCTTCAGGGTCAGTTATCCCTGCGCTTATAGCTGCTGTGGAGCGGGAGACGGAGGGGTATTTTTCGATAAGGGAGTCAGCCCAGGCATATTGGAGGTATTGGATACAGTTTCCGTATCCCCATTTTTCTCCGATTATTCTGGCTTGTTCAAGGGCTTCTTCTTCATCGAGGAATCTAGCGAACATTATCTTATCCTTCAGGTTGGGGGACCGATGGGAGGGTCTTGTCTTTCGCAGATTCTACATCTTGGAGTAAGATATCCTATAATCAGGAGGAGCGATAGCGATGCAAGGAAAACCGAGCAAAACATAAGGCCAATTTCTTTTCTTTGAGCAGATTCGTATGTTTGGTATGAGAAGTAGACCAATGTAACGAAGTACATAACGAATCTCAGGATGTGGATGATTTTATGGAGCGTCATATTTCTTACCTAAAGAGTTGTCTAATACTATAGGCAGTGAAGGCGATAAATGAGAAGAATATATCAGAAATGATTTCAAAACAAAAGAGGGAGATTTCCAGCATAAGCTGGAAGAAGCATACAGCGATTTCGATTACAATGATGAAGAAGTCAAAAGAGACCAATATGAAGTTAACAAGGAATCGCATATTTACTTTTCTGATTGAACTTCTTGGAGTTGTCTAGTTTCTTTGCGCGGGTTTTTCTGGTTGAGGCTTTTACAGACTGCCTGGCAGTCATTTTCGGATTGGAAGGTAGCGACCCAAGTTCTTTCGGAGTCATTACGGAAGAGTTCGTTTTTGACTGCGATATAGTTCTTCAAGCATTATTCCTTACAGGCGGGGGTGCGGACGATTATTTTAGCCGCTACTGGGGTGATGATACAGAAGATAAGAGTGCAAAACGACAAGTAAAGAAGTGCTATTTCTCTTGCAGTTTCTTCGCCGAGTTCTGGCTTTCCTTTAATCGACAAGTAGATAAAGAGGGTTACGGCTGACACAAGGGGGACAGCGACGGCTGCGCATTTAGCTAGAAACTGTGTTTTAGAATGGTAAGTCTTCATTATTTCCTTCCGGTTGAGAGCAAACATTCACAATGTACCATTGTTCAGCGGAGGCATTAGGGAGCGTCCGTATATTACCAATAACTATTGGTTCATCAGATTCAATAACAACAACCAAATCAACAAAAATAGAGTCTATGAAGAGGTTTCTTTTATCAAGTTCATTAAGCAGTTTGGAGATAACGCTTTCTTTTGATTCATATCTATCAGAAAAAAGTCTAAACTCAACCTTATTCGCATATTCGATATTTCGAATTTCGAACATATAGAGGTCTTTAAGAACTCCGAACGGTTCTATTTCGTGGAGGCTAATTTTTCGAGGGAATGCTGTCATTACGGGGTTGTTTGGTGGAGGTTTACAACATTAGTAAAGCCTATTTTTTCGAGCATTCTTTTCATTGCTTGCGAGTATACATAGACTGTATAGTTTTTCGGTATATTTGCTTTTTTGAGTAAAGAGAACAAGGTTTTCGTTGCGAATCCTTTTCTTCTAAACTCAGGTCTTGTGAATCCCATAACTTCTACATTAGGGAAAAGTGGTGCGAAGTATTTACCATCAACAATAGGAGGGTGGGAGACAATCAATCCTGATTGCGAATGAGAGCTTCTTTCTTCATTAAAAGTGACTGATGCTGCGCAAACCAGATGACTTCCCGAGCGAGCGATTGCGATAAAAGACGGGTTACATCGTTCAGGCATTTCGAACAAACTTCTAAGAGCGCCATAGTGGTGTAGTTTTGTTTCTCCATTGTAGAGAATGTTATAATAGTCTTTATGTCTACGAATATTAGTGGATTTAGAAACGCCTATTGTGAGCATATATACCTGCATCTTTCCCAAGGATTACAGAGACGGAGAGGGGTTCTACAATACTAGGCTCATATATGGCAATCTGTTACAGTTAATGTGAAAACCCTCTTCCCCAAGACGAGGAAGAGGGTTGAGCAAGAGGAATTACCTTACTTTCAAGGCAGGGTAGTTGAAGTCGGGGTCGGGGCCTGGCTGTTCGGGTTCGGGGCCTTATTCACCTGCGGGCGTGCGGGCGTTGAAGCCGAGGAAGCATCATTCATGATATACCAGTAATATCCGCCGGCAATGACCGAGAGGACAACTGCGAGAAGCAGCGCCCTACGAACGAGGGGACTACGAACGGGGCACCCTGAACTACAAGTTTCACTATCCATGAACATCTCCTTTATTGCGCTGGAACTAAGAACCAGCTGATGTGAACATTGAAAAAATGATCGAACGACCAAACGAGGATTCTCAAGAAGCTGAGCAGCGCAACGAAACCTAGACTCAGCGAAGTTAGGTAGAGCATAGCCAAGAAGGTGAGAGAAGATTCTTTCCTTTCTGCATCTTTGGCGGCAAAGTTTAGCCCGCTAACCGAAACGATTCCGAACAAGAGAGCGAGGACAGCGGAGGTAGCCATTGTTCCAACGAACTTGAGGATACTAACCAGCGGGACGTAGAATGGAGCCGCTATCAATACTAGGCAACCAATGAGGCAAGTCAATACACAAAAAATCTTTGGAAAGAAGGCTTCCATTTTAGTGTTTTTGATTTTTTCTTGTTCGTCCATGTAAATCCCTTTCGATTTCCCAACACTTAGGAAGACACTTCGGCTGCATATGCGTTACAAAATGTTCTCTCCACTCTTTGAAGAATTTTTGGTAGGATTCTATTGAAGAGACCACAATTTCAGCGTGCGATTTATAATCCGATCTTTGTTTACCTTTTTCTTTTAGGCTTGCTATTTCTTTCAGGTCTTTCGGTGTAAGGTTTTTCTTCCCGAATTCTTTCTCGATATATTCGAGCATTTGTTGTTTGCGGCCATCAGGTATAACATTTCCATGTTGCAACAATGTTTTTGCGAAGCATGGCCCTGTTGAGGTTGTGAAATTATTGATTCCCTGGATAGGGGCATTATATCGTTCTGCGAGTTCTTTCTTTTTATCTCTCGCGAAAATTTCATATCTATTATGGCATTCTACGCAAAGAGGCAGTACATCATAATAGTTAGATTCTTTGATTTCAATAGGAAGATGCTTTCGATAAGAATAAGGGATAACGTGGTGTTTTGTGAGGTTTTGGGAGGTTCCGCAGCAGCAGCACTTATTATCTCTATCTTGCAGGAAGTAATGTTCGCCAGCCCAACCGAGGCCGTTAGGCTGGAAGAGGAGGCGTATCGTGTCTTCTCTACCTTCAACGAGTTCAGCGAGTCCCTTTTTGATATACCAATTAAACTTCTTTCTATGGCAGCGAAACATTTCTATGCCATCAGGAGACAAAACTCTACAGTTGTGGTATATTTCGCCATTAGAAGAAGACATGATTAGTTACCAAACATTTTGATAGCGCTCAAAGCAATAATAACAATAAGAGCTACAATGATTGCATAAAAGGTAAACGATAGGAACATTGGAAGGATAAGAACCAGTCCGAATACTCCGAAAATTGCCCCCACTATCTTGAGGAATGTTGAATCATTTGTTGTATACATGGCGATACCGCCAAGGAACAGTAGTCCTCCAAAAATCAGTTTAAGTATTGCTAGAACTAGCATTGATGGTTTCCCTTTCTTTCTTATTTGATATTTCTTCTCTTAGTTTTTCAGAGAAATGAGTATATTCTAACGTGTTATCAGGTGTAGGATTTCGAACAAAGCAAGTAAAGACTTCATGACCTCTAAGAGTAAGTATATAAGCAAGTTCTATAAGAAGCTTTCTATGCAACTCATAAGACTTCTTTTCATTTGATTGAACGTCCATGAGTTTTGGGAACTCGCTTCCAAGACAGATGTGGTGGAGTCTATTTCCCCATTCTGGGTCTGTAAATGGGATACTTGAAATTGTTACTCTTGAATGTCTGGTTGAATCAACTCCATCGGGGTCTACTGTTATATGAAGATAAATACTAACATTGTCGAAGATTTCTTCAACCAGGAGAGAGTGTTTAACGGACTTGTCATTGCGGTCAAATGATTCCACTTCTGGGCCTTTTAGTCTTCCGCTAGTTAGAAAGTCTCCCATATATTCTTTTCTAAATGTTTCTGGAGAAGCTTTTATATACTTATCCGCGAAGTCAGGGTTATATGGCGGCAATAGTTTATTATTCGTAAGGGACATATAGGTGTCCATTCAGGAATACTTCATGTCCTCTAAAGGTGAGGACGGAGCAAAGCATATTTGCCCAGTAGTCTATTGTATGGATGTATTTTTCACTTGTATCGTTGAACAAGCATAGGTCCACAACTATGGCATCTCCGGGATACTTCGCCGTCATTTCCTTATTATCAGTTGTAGGATTTTTATCGCTTATTGTTACAGCAATCGCTCCTTCGTTGTTAATTACTCTGTAGTTCATATAAAGAACAGGGTAATCGCAAAGTTCTTTGAGAACCTTAAGTGGCGCTGCCATTTCTTTTCTGATTCTGAATGTTGGCGGAAGTTCTACTCCCTCAAAAAAAGCAGACTTACGAACAAGCGGAGACGGAGGCGAAGATGTATTGAAAGCGGACATAACTTTACCTACTGGTCTTACTTGTCTAAAATCGAAAGTTGATTTCCCTGTAATGGCGCAAATTTCGCCAAGAGGTAATCCTCCGAAGAGATTACTGTTCATATTCAAAGTTTTCTGGATTTCTACCCAAGACCTTATCTATTTTTCTTTGCCATTCAGCGAAGATTTCGAGCATATCAACGGTTATTTTAGGTCTATAACCGTGGCTGGCGTATATCTTAGGGATTCGGAAGTCATCCAAGATTTCTTGTTCTAGTTCTCTTGTCCATGCGGACGCTTCGATGGAGTGTATTTCGCAGATATCTCCGCAATAATCTCCTTCGTTATTAGGTTGGCAAGAACCATCGGGGGTTACTGCCTGGAACAGAACGCCAGAGAAATGGCTTTTAGGGTCATCCCAAACTTCTAATATTTGATTTGGATTTTCTTTGAAGTATTCGATTGCTTTGCTATAAATATCCATAATATGAATTCCACTGAGTAGTGAATATCAAAATTTCTATATCCACTGGTTACATTAAGAAAGTTTAGTCCTGGATACTAGTTTTGTGGAGTTTCGTTGTATCTAATCATTTGATTAGCAAAGTTAGTAAGAGGCGGTACTATTTTCTCTCCTACAATTTGTTCGCAGAGGGCAGATCCGATATTAGCATGGTCTTTCACTTCGGCTAAAGCGGTATGTATAGCTTCAAGGCAGGAATAGAGGTGGCCTTCTGATTTATCAGGGTCAATATAGGAGTCTGCCGCCTCTCCGCATACTGCATCTGCCATCTTAAGAAGGTGGATACAGGACTTGATTTTTCCATGAAGCGAAGCAATGCCAAGTCTACGGCGTTGGTCATCTATTGTAGTGATTTGTTTATTAGTTTCTTCGTTGCGCGTAATTTTTGCCATATCTCCACCTCTTCATCCATCTTTTTCTATCTGCAAAAGACAGACTTTTAAGGAACCATATATCCAACATTCTAAGCAATCTGGTAAACATTTTTACTGTTGAACAGGAGAGGCCTGATCAACAACTATCTCATCAATGTTATCGCCCATAACTCTCATCAAAGCGACAACCTTATCATAGCGAGGCTGATTCATTCCGCCGAACGACCCGGTGGGATTTGCTTTGAACTTGCGAGCAAAGGTTTTCTGTTGGTTCCACCAGCGGATGCTCTTCTGTTCATCTTCATTTTCTGTGGCATACTTCCACAACTTTCCATCAGCCTTGATCTTATCAGCGATAACTCCATACTTCTTGTCCCAGATTCCATCTCTTTCTAGTTCAGAATAGAGTTCAATAGTTCCGCTTACAAGGGCCTTTCTTTCATCAGAAAGGGTTGCCTTACCTTCGCCTTTATTATTAGTAAGCAGGTACTTTTGCCTACTCCACCATTGTCCAAGGTTCTTTTCTGTTTCATCCTTAGAAGTTGTGGAGGGCCACTTCTTGTTGGCGCTCGCAAACTGCTTCACTTTTTCAAGATTTTCATTCCACTCTATTTGTTTCTTAGATTCAGCCATTTCTGGTCTCCTTTATGTTTGTTAATCGGCAAATTTTGAACTATAGCCATACCTTCCACGCATAGATTTTGCAAAGAAAAAACCCAAGCGAGGGCTTGGGTTGTATCGGCTTTAGTTTAGTCTTGGGCTAGTTCAGCACGCTTCTGGATCTATCTTCATGTGAAGAATCGTTGGCTTACCTGACTTCAATGCACCAACAACAGCAGCGCACATTCCAAAGTTTTCGATTGCTTCCGCATCGTGTCCTTCCCAATGCGGGGAGGACTTGCAATGGATTTCCCATGCCTTGAATGCATTTGAGACTGTATCTGCCTTATCAATAATCTGAGGCAAGAGACATTCGCAATCAATACGGCGAAGACGGCTTTTCCACCAATTGCGAATTGGTTTGGTTATAATCCAGCCATCATCTTTAGATTCTACTTCTTTCATTCCTCCGCATAAAGAGCCGGGAGGAGAAGGAAAGCAGCATCCGCAAATACAAGTTGGTTCTTTATGTTTGTTTGTCATTACAGTACCCGAGCGGCATAAAGACAAATAAGAGTCTTTGCATCCCTAATAAGACCTTGAGCCGCCAGTTGACGGATTTCATCTTGGGTCATCCACTTAGCCTTGATACGTTCGCCTTCATTAGCAAGGCCGCTAGGACCATCTGGACCGACTTGATCGACAATACCGAGGAAGAAGGTCATTTCCTCATTAGTAACGCCGGGGGTCATCATTGCCTTATGGATTTCGCGAACATCGGTAGGGTCAATAATGATGTTTCCCTCTTCCTGAGCCTCGCGAACAGCGGTATCAAGAGGGCTATCGCCAGGCTCAATAACACCGGCAATAGTTTCGTACAACCATGCATCTTCGTGCATCTGGTTGCTACCGTTCATTTGCGCATTATAATGAGCGGGGTATCTATACTGACGAATGAGCAAAAACTTACCAGAGCGAGGACACATCGGGAGAATGGTTGCTGACATCTTGCGAAGCTGAACATATTCGCGATACTCAGGAACGGAAGGAGAACCGTCCAGGTTGCTCCATTCGTATGACTGATTAACAATGGCAATATGACTTCCTCTGGCGACCTTTGATCTTGTCTCCATAACAGAGAAGTTTTCAACTGGGATACCTACAGGACCAGAAGGAACGATGGATGATTGGGACGAGAGGCTTGTCATTATTAAACTCTCCAAATAGGAAGGGACAGAACTTGTCCGATTCCACAACCTGCAACTTCTTTCGTAAGGTCTTGACCTGTTTGATTGATAACAGTAAGACCTGTCATCTGTAACGGCTTTTCTTCTCTACCAAAGAGAATGTATTGATGCTCTCCCTTTATTTCAGTATCTTCGGGAACGGCAACAATCCCAATGAACATCATCAGTTTTTTACCTTTGGGAGCGGCAGTATTTTTGTCTTCTGGATTATAAGTATCCCGAAAGAAAATCTGACCAGTAATAGGAAGTTCGTTGGACATTGTTTTCTCTTAAAAAGATCCTGGCGGCAAAGACGGGAACTCTCCGTTATTCTGGAATTCCATAACTCCATCTTCTTGTTTTTGCTCTTCCTTTTTTTCCTGCTTCTTGTTCTTTTTACCGCAGGCGCATTCTCCGCATCCTGTCAAGAAAAACAAACCGCAAAAGAGTATAACAAACAAGTTACGCATGTTTTTCTTCCTTGGATGGATAAGGCCTATCAATGTATGCTAATGCTATTGTAGAAACAACAAAGATGCCATGAATAGCGAGCAGAGCGCCAATCTGGTTCCAATCGGTTCCAGAGCCATTGTGTTCTGCTGTTTCAACGAATCGCTTGAGAAGATGGATAGAGGATACACCAATCAAGGATGAACCCATCTTCACTTTCAGACCGGAAGCTGTGATATGGTTCATGAATCTAGGGCGATTCTCAATATCCTTCGGATTGATTTCTCGTACAAAGATTGAGTAGCCTCCAATAGCAATCATGACTACCAGGTTAGATACCATTGCAATGTCAACAAGTCCGAGCAAAGCAAGCATCGTCATTTCCGAAGTTGCGCTTTGGATAGTAGAAGCCATATGGTAGAGTTCTTGGCAGAACTTGAAGGTATAGAGGGCAAGACCAATAGAAAGGCCAAGAGACATGACAGCCATCAACCATCTAGACGAGAAGATTGTCTTTTCTGCGATGGAGATGGGTTTCTGCATACTGTTCAAGCCTCAAAGGTAAGTTTAGCCTGCTCGTTTTCACTTATTGTCAAAAACGACATTTGGAGTAACCTGAAGTTTTCCTAAAATACGAGTGACATCTATTTTTTGTTGATTCAAAAGAGTCTTGAAGAAGCATCTCGACCAGCGATACTTACTTAGTCCATACCTGTGATCAACTTCTTCAATATGCAAGTTCTTGATTTCTTGCGCAAGAGGAGAATTCCGAGCCTGCATATTAACAGGAGTTTCAAACCCATCAGGGATTTGCGCCGGGTAGCTGAAACTGATTTCCACCAGTTCGCTTGAGTCGAAATCATAATGCTCAATCATGGCAAAAATCATATCAAGACATTCAGGAACAACATCATCACGACCAGCAAAGAGATAAGGGAAGTAAACAAGACAGTTAGGTTTGATATAGTCCTTCCCCTTCTTGTTCGGCTTGATTTCTCCGGTCTCAAAGATGCGGATTGCATCTTCTGGATGCAGACGAGTTGCCCTTCCAAGATTTTGTAAAAACTTGATTGTTCCGCAGTTACGGAACGGAAGAATAGCATTAATGCCAGGAACATCAAGCCCTTCCGAAATCATGTCAACATGGAAGATGATTGCTTCATCTTCTGGCTTTAAGTTCCTTAGCGCAAGAAGTAACTTATCCTTAACAGCGTTTGTAACAGGAGGGGTAAAAAATTCCCCATCAATGTAGCACCCAAAATCGCTGCAAAGGCCAAAAATCTTGAGTTTTGGATTAGCAGCGCGGAACGCATCAAAAACCTTTGCATTGTTAAAGATGCGGCGAAGAGTCTCTTGTCCATCGCAGACAACAAGAATCTTTGCTCCTACTTTTTCTGGAGCCGAGGAAGTTTCAGCGATAGTCTTACGAAGATGCGAGAGGGCTTCATGGCAAACCTTGAGCTTGTTTTTACCGCTATCTTCTGTTAGTTCGCTATTGTCAGTCTCATTAGAACCAACAATAAAAGCTTTTGGCGCAACAATTCCGCCTGCTTCAATCATTTCAAGGGGAGTCTTTGAATAAACAACTTCTCCAAAACGTTCGTGGTTTTGCATCCCTTTTGCTTCGATGCCCGGCGCATATTCCCAATCATCGCAGGTAATGCGAGGGGTTGCGGTCATAAAGACCTTAGAAGTTACATTAATATCCAGCGCTGCCTCAAACTTAGTAGATTGTTCAAGGCGACCATTAACAAGGTAATGACATTCATCGTAGAAACAAATATCAATCGGACCAATGTTGTTAGTCTTGCGCCCTTGCTCCTCGCGTTCCTTCAATTCCTCATCTGAAAGAATCCTTGTTGCTTCGGCAAGGCGAGCAGAGGAATCATACGTTGAAACGGCTATGATTGCAGACTTTCCCTCTCTTTGCCGCATAGAAACTTGCGAACGAATTTCATCCGCGTTTGTAGTTACAACCACCGCAGCAGCCGCAGCACCGCCAATAACGGCATACAAGGCTGCGCGGATAGGATTAAGAATCTCTCCCGTAAGACCGCCGGTACTAACGATGATAAAAGAAACCGGAATACCAAGTCCTGCCTTTTTATCATTCCCCATGAAACGGGTTGCCATTTCATGTATCCATTGCGTTGAAAGCAAGAGGCGAGGAACGATGACCCCATAAAACCCATGACGCCCTACTCCCTTAGTATGGGTTTCCATTATGTTAATGGCAATGCGAGTCTTTCCTGTACCTGTTGGAAGAATGAGCTGTCCCGGACCTCCATTGAACGTGATACCCTGAAAAGAAGTCAACGCTTCATCTTGCCAGAAACGCTTTGCTGGAATCTTATTCTTTGGCATATCTATTCCCCTTTCAAGGGAAACTTAGTTGGCTTTTTTCGGGAGACTTTCTTTCCAGGTTGCGAGAAAATCGCGCCAGAAAAGCAAATGTCCATCGACCAGGTTACGAATCTTCTTACGGTTGATAGTACGGACCTTTCCATACATCATCTTGTCATTGGTAAACCAGTTAACTTCTTTGCCGCAAGTAATAACAAGCATGTTTTCGTGTTCGTCAACCGCAACGCCATACTTGTTTTGCGAAGCGGTCACAATGCGGTCGATGTTATCTCCGTTGGAGGTAAGAACGTGATCGGCTTGGCGGTACTTCGCCTGCATGGTCGCTGGTTTCCCATTCCATCCGATTCCGTATCCGTCAACACCTGTATCTTCCTCTCCATCAACGCACTTGAACTCAGTAATGCCAATGCGTTTGTCATAAGGGAAGGACCGGATGAGCCATTCACAAAACATCTCAAAACCTGCCCCTTTATAGACGTTTTCGTTATTCTTGAATTCCTTGCTTTCGGGGTCGGGATTGAACTGGGAGGCGTAGGTCTTTGCTTGCTTTTCAAGACGAGAAGCAAAGGTATTAAACTTTGTGCAGCCCTTCAATAGATTATCAGGGTCTATGCAAAGGAACATGAAACTATGGGTCAACTTGATATTCATGTTACTTGCCTCCAAAATCAATCATCATGCAACCATCTTTAGTTGGACATTCCGTTTCCTCAACAGGGAGATCAACTTCATCCAACTTGCCATTCTCAACCCATTTAATCCAGCGGTCAACATCTTTCTGATTGAGTCCGCTTGAAGAAAAGGAAAAGTCGTAGTCAAGCGCGCCGCCGGGGAACTTCTCGATATTAACTCGTTTTATGTTCGTAAGCACTGCTCGAACATGATCCTCTGTGATTTCATCATAAACAGAAATAAGCTTCAATAAACGCAATCGACATTCGCGGATATTATCCGCCATAATGTCAACGCCATAAACCGCTTGCAATGCTGCAAGAGGATTGTGTCCCCTTTCAAGCTTGCGCCAGAGAACAGATACGAGAAAGTTGCCATTGCCGCAGGCTGGATCGCAGAAGGTTTTGCCTTTCTTCCAAACTTCCTTCGGGAGTTTATCAAGCATTTGCTTAACAAGGCGAGGAGGAGTGAATACCTCAGCCGTTTGCTTGGCTCTTTCTTCTCTGCGTTGTTCTATTGGCTTTGTCATAGTTTTTGCTTTGGACTTAGGAGTATAGATCTAAAATCAAATGAACTCTTTCCAAAAATCTTTACGAAGACAAGCGATAAAATTAGGATCGTACCTATCAAGAGTAAATCTCATATATTTGCACAATGAAATAAACTCTTCACTTTCCATTGCTTTTTTAATTTTGGGCAAGTTTTCAGGTTTATCAACAATTCCAAATGCCCATTGAGTAAGACCATATTCCCCATTTTTATCAATCAATAATTGAGGAGCAGCTCCATTGGAAAAAATGACTTTTGAAATACCAAAATGGCCTTTGGTATTAATTGAAGACCAACGAATCTGGATTCCCTTTTGAGGCAAAGAATAAATACATGGGTATTTGAATTTAGTAGTTTCTTTTTCAGATACCCAATCTTTATCTGCTCCATATGCAGAACGATCATTTATTACCTTGACTCGTTCTTCATTTTCTTTTGCAAAAAGTTTGATAATTCTATCAAAATTACCATTCGGAACACAAGGTAATTCTTTCAAATCAATATCGCTGACAATTCCATCTTCGCCTCTTACTTTTGTTTTTTGTGTATTGTTCTTATTACATAAAATATACCAATCATATCTTGTGGTTGCTCCAAAAGTTTTAATGCCTTCCTGAATAGAATGAATGGATAAGAAATTGACTTGTTTATTTCTTATTTTTTCACCAAGAGGAACAAATCCTCCCGTAGGCCTTCTCCATCCAGAAGGATGAACGGCACAAAGATATCCAGAATTCTTAAGAAGTTCATCAATTGAAATTTTGACAAAAATATCCCAAAGAGTATGTCCCGATCCTTTGTTGTCTGTAGGAGATTGGTACGGAGGATTCATCACAACAACGTCAAACTGCTTTTTGATATTCGGCATGACAACCTTCTTGTTTTCAGCGTTCCAAGTGATGATTTGTTCAGGACAATCAACTCCGTACCATTCTTTTGCTGCAACTTTTTCTAAGTCAGAATCAGCAAAGAACGTGATATTCTTCGGGTCAACCTTGAAAACCCTCATAAGAGTATCGACAAATTCAAGATTGAAAAGAACAAGAATTTGAGCATCTCCTAAAGGACAAAACTCCCTGAGCTTTGCGATGATTTCCTTGCAAAGCTCAACAGGAGTATAGGTAGCCTGCAAACCATTATCAGAAAGCATATGTTTGATTACGAATGGATGACCCTCTTCTTTCCATATGCTAGACTGCATGAATTTTTCTATCTTCGAATTGAACTCTACAGTATTCATATTTCTCATTTTTCCGCAGAAAGTTTAGCCTGAGTAACCGTTAGGACATTATTCGTATTTGCAAAATACAAGTTAGGGAGTTATTTGGAAAAAAGACAAAAGAAAACCCCTGATTCCAGGGGCTAAGAGGTTCAGATCTTTTTCTTTCCATCCAATCCATACTTTTCAATATATCCCTTAGTGACGCACAACTGAGGGTCTCCATCGAATGCCCAAATACTGCCTTTTCTTTCGCCAACGGTTTCAGGTTGGCATTCAATACCTTTGAGAATAAGAGATTCAGTAAGCCTATTAACTTCATCAACAGCAACGGTCATACGACCATCGGCATATCGTCTTGCCCAGAACTGGAGTTCAGATGCTATCTTTTTCAAGTCGTCCATTTTTCTTACTCGCAAAGTAATCCATCAAGAAGTCCTCGCTCAAGGCTTTCCCAAGATCGACTATAGCCTGAGTTCCTGTAGAAGAATTGTCATTATCAAAGAGTCTATCCGAGATAGTCTTCATCTTGTCGGCAACTTCTCTTTTGAAGGTATCTATCTGTTCATGAGTTATATCGCCAGAGACTCTGCACATCTTCATGCAAATGTGCATATTAGCAAAACACAGTTGCATAATCTCTAGCTGTCTTTTTGTTTCAGATGCAGCCAGTTTGTATTCAGAGGATTCTCTATTAGGGCTGTTCATCGTCTCTGTCCTTAAGCATCTGATCAAACTCTTCCTTGGTTATCTTAATAACCTGAGACTGGTCGCCCTGCGAAAGAATCATATCTACGATCTTAGGAGAAATAGTTCCGGGAGAGTCTATAACGGCTTCTCCCTTTTCAATCCTAAGAGCCTCTTCTCCTGAAATAAGGAAGACTTCGTATTCATTCTTGTAGAAAAGCTTTAGTCTTTCAACTTCAGCAGAAACATTTTCAAATGTTTTGTAATGGGTTCTCCATACAATATTGCAAACTGCTATATTAGCAGCAAAAAAAGAAGCGTTACCATCACAATGTTGCTCGGCCCATCCAGGGCTAGAGCAGAGCATTTTGTAAACGCCTCTTGCGGTTCCGCCAACCATCCCCAAAGTGCGGAACATAACGATATAAAGTTGTTTGTCGCTCATGTGTTTTTATTCCAATTTGAGAATGGGTTCAATGGGGGATATCCATTCGTTTTTGGCTTAAACTGATTGTCCATCTCAACAGCAAGGAGGCAGTCTTTGAATCTTTTGCGAATACCTGAGTTTTTCTTTGAAGGTAATCCGCAAAAAGAAACCCATTCAGACCATTCCCATTTATGGCTACTGATTTTTTCTATACGGTACTCTCGGTCAGGATTAACCCGAAGAACATAAATGCCTAGTAGTTTTTCGTAATAATGGGCAATCACTTTAGGACTTCTTCTTGAAAACAAAATAAGGTTCAAAGCTTTCGCCAGGAGCCGGTTTGTCATATGTAACATCCCAGCCAGCTTCTCTATATGCCATTTCAACATCTAGAAGTTTCTTGTTATAGATTTTTTCTTTAGAAAAACCTGCCTTGATAAGAAGTTTGGTTACATCACTTTGACTAACCACTGATTGACCGTTTCGATGGTTTGATTTAATCAGAGTGTTAAAAGCTTCAAAGACCTCTTCTGGGAAAGCGTCCGAAGAACTTATTTCTTTAGGGCTAATAGGTGGCATGTTTATTTCCTAACAAGAGCGATAGCCTCTTTGAGAGTCTTAACGCTGCAATATCTTTCGCCGCCAAAAGTGAAATGCCTAGAAACGTCATCGTCAAGGCTTCTGGTTACGCATGGAGCGATTTTTTCGCCTGGCGATTTCATTTCAACATTACCATCGCCAATAATGTACTCAACAATAGGAGTTCCACCCTCTTCGCATTGCTCCCTATCAAAAAGTTGAGCGCGAAGAGATAAGAACGGGAAGTTTTGAAGAAGAATCTTCCAGTCATTAAGAACTTCTTCATCCTTGGGCCACTTGCCAATGTTATGACCAGAGGTTCCTACAAAACCATCCCAATCAATCCACCCATGAGAACCGCCAATATAAGAGTCGGTGATTCTACTAGGACGGAGATATTCGATTTCGCTAATCCAGCCAATAGATTCAGCAAACTTGTCTCTTCTTTGATAGAAGAGATTAAAGCCTTCGTCCTTTTCTTGAATAGGAACGCCGATAATTTGGGCTACAATTTCGCACCATACCCCATCATTCGATGAAGGATTGATTACAGAGTAATCGGTGCGGATAATGATTTCCATTGCCTGTTCTTTGGTTACAGGCTTGCCTTCAACTCGGAGTTCCGGCCATTTTGGTAGATAAAACATTAGATTGGTCCCTAGTTTTTTCGACTGCCAAAACTGTGCTTTGAGCAATCTCTTTAAGATGTTCGATTCGCTCTCTAGAATATGGCTTCTCTGCCAATTCGATAGCTAACGAACACATTGTAGCAAGCCTATTTTCCACAGCTTCGTTTCTGGTTAAAAAGAAGTGGGATGTAGCGAAACCGGGGTATAAAACAGCTTCAGCATTCTGAATAACTGTTACTCCGGTAATTTCAATCTCTTTCAAGGTTCCGAAATGCCATACCCATACTTTATCGCCAGCCTGCATTTGACTATCCTTTTAGTACGGCAACAGGAAGCAATTCGGTTTGAATGCTAACTAAATCCTTCTGGTTGCTCATTACAATATCAATGTTCTTGTATGCTGAACCCAGTTCATCATGAGCCTCTTTGACTCCAAAGAGTTCAACGCCATTGAGCTGCTGGTGCTGCGGAGGGTCGATACCTTCCGCAATACGCTTCTTAGCCTCAGTACGGCTATAGGGGCGACCGGCTCCATGCGAGCAGGAAGAGAAACTATCAGAATGTTCCATTCCCTTTACGATGTAGCTCTTGCTGCACATCGAACCTGGAATGATACCAGTAGTCGTCTTACGAGCAAGAGTAGCACCCTTGCGGTGAACCCAAACGTTCCTTCCATAGTGATGTTCAATAGTAGCGTAGTTATGATGGATGTTGATAATTTCCTTGACAGGATTAGTATTGAAATACTGTTCCCGAATAGCATCCTGACAACAAATCATCATAAGAAGGCGATTGGCAAGAGCATAATCTTGCGCAGCAAGAAGACTTGCAATATACCATTGACCTTCATTAGAGTCAGCAGGAAGAAATGCTAATTCTTCATTTTCGAGACGAGTGTGATATTTACGGCAGGTCATAACCGCAAGATGATGGAACTTCTTGGCAAGCTGCGCTCCAAGTCCGCGAGAACCAGAGTGAAGCATAAACCAGGCATTTCCTTCAGCGTCTTGCTGAAGTTCAATGAAGTGATTTCCGCCTCCTAACGTGCCAATTTGAACCTTAGCTCTTGACCATTCAGGATAATCAAGAGTCTTGCAGAGTTCCTTCGCTTCTTCAACCTTTTTCTCGACATCAGCAATATGGCTAACGATTCTCTTGTGACCAAGCCATAAATCGCTATTGGAACGATTCTTACCTTCGCCAACAGGAATATCAGCAGCAATAGTTGTCATCAATTTCTTGATATCAAGGTCTACGACTTTGATACCAGAGTTCCATGCGCACATACCGCAACCAATATCAACACCAACCGCATTAGGGGATACGGCGTTATCCAATGGAAGTACGCAGCCAACAGGAACACCGAAGCCAGTATGGGCATCAGGCATCAAAGCGACATGATGAAAGACACAAGGAAGTCTTGCAGCTTCTGAGGCTTGGCGAATAGCCTTCTCTTCAATATTGAGAGTTGGCTTACCAGTTTCTGGGTCAATAGACTTTGCCCAGCACTTGATATGAACACCGCCGGTTTGGTCTTGTGGGATAACGACAGGGCCGAGTTTTTCTGCAATAGTTTCCATAAAACAGACAGCAAGATTTCTCTTTGTTGTCTGTTGCTCTTTACCCGGTTATTATTCTTGTTGAGCTTCCAAGTGAAAGGGCTTCTACGAAGTTCCGGGATTTTTTGCTGTTATTTGTGCCACAGCAAACTGGGCGGCTAAGAGAGCGGGAGACAAGATACAGGCGCTAAGGGGAAGTTTAGCCGGCTCGAAAGCACAAATTAGAACTAGCATTTTGATAAAGATTTGTCACTGTTTTTTCTTCTTATCCTAAACCAGTTTTTTCTATCAAACCTAATAGATTTGTCGAAAGAAGAATCATATGCTTTATGTCCAATTGTTGTATATGAATGCAACGCTCCGCCAAGCTTTGTATTAGCTTTTGGTCTTGGATCTCCTCTTCTGGCCATTTTTGAAAGTATTGCTTTATTTCTAGGTGCTATGTTAGATCTTTTTGCAGCCCAATTTGGGTTAATAAGGCGCACTTGAGCTGCAAATTTTTTATCTCGTTTCATTTGTCTACGAAGAAATTGTCCTAGTGCAGAATTGCAATTTGGTTTAGGTTCGTTATTTCGAGCCATATTTAGAATTAATTGTTTTTTCTGTTCAATTTCATTCTTTGCTTTTGGTGCCCAAGCAGTGTTGGATTCTATAATTTTTCCCCTAAATACATCATCATCTCTCATGTAATTGTCTAACAAATTTCTTAGAGAAGAACCTCTCTTTGGTTTGGGTTTTCCAGATTCAGCCATTTCTAGAAGAATTGATTTGTTTTTAGCTACTCTTTCGGATACTTTAATTATCCATTCTGGAAATTTAGATAAATCTGATTCAAAATCTTCATCATATAGATGATGGTTTTTATCTAGATATGCATAAAGCAATTTCCCCATTTTTGTTTTTGAACTAGGACGAGGCTCTCCTCTACTAGCCATATCCAAGAACATTTGCTTTTTTTGATTAGCAATATCAGATTGGCTGATAAACCACTCTGGTATTTTTTCTCTGATTCTTATATCAAAATTGCTATTACGATTATTACCTGTAGTATATCGAATAAGAGCTTTGCCAATTTTCGTATTATGCTTTGGTCTTGGCTTTTTTTCATCAGCCATTTTCAACAAAATCTTTTGATTATGCTCTACAGATCTGTCTGAACGATTGGGCCAGCGATGACCTGGAAGATTCTCAAGATACTTGACAGCTTTTATATGATACGATTTCATATTTTTTACTTGTTGGGAACAAATACAACTGTTCCCATAATCGTTTTGGGATTCTTTACATCATTATTGACGCTTTTATTAGGTTGGGTTCCATGATATGTATACACTTCGTTTCCTAGTATTTTCCACAACCCCTTATTCCAAATAATTCTAAATATAGAATCCTTGCATAAACTTTTTTCTAGGTCTACAACATCAGAATGGCGATTATGGGCTTTTAGAACAACGTTAAGGATAAAAATAGTATCAACATTACCTGAATCATGCAGGAAATTCAAAATCTTTCCGGCTCGACTTGCTGCTCCCTCATGCATATTGATAAGGTCTGCATTGACTATTTCTGGATTGAATTTGCCGGCAGACTGCTCTTCCTGCATGGCAATAAGAAAATCTTCTCCATACCAATGACAACCTGAATATTGAGAATTTGAATTATAGATACTTAACTCGCCGGTATTTTTATCTCGAAAATTATCAACTCCATGAAACTGTTCTTGCTTTATCAAACCAGCTTTAATTATTTGGTCAAGTTCTGAGCCTTCTATGATACCATCTTTATTAGCACAATGAGCGCACATGCTCCAATACTGCTTATTTAAAGGGATAGATGGCCCTCGCAGTTGTTTGTATAGATTGATGATTGTAGCATCTCTAGCAGCTTGCTTGCGAGGACAGCCGGTGTAAGTTTTAGAGGTAATGGTCATTATCCGCTCCACTTCCAACCAGGAATAGATTCTAAAAAAGCAATCTGTTCTTGAGTAAGAACTCTACTACCTTTACCTTTGTAATTTCGTCTTTGAAGATACATCCAGTTACCAATCTTTTTTTCCTCTGAATCTTTAGAATTAGAGATTGGCAACCTATTGTATTTCTTTACAAAGGCTTTCAGATTGTTTGCGTTCTCTTGCCATAATTCATCAACATCCCAGTACCAACCAGGAATGCTTTCTAAGAAAGCAATCTGCTCTTGAGTGAGAGTTCTTTTTCCGCTACCTTTGTAATTTTGTCTTTGATGATGCATCCATTTACCAATCTTCTTTTCTTCTGAATCTTTGGAACGGAAATTTGGCAACCTTTTGCGTTTATCAACAAAGGCTTTTAGATTATTTGCATACTCTTGCCACAATCCATCTAAATCTTTTTCCCAGTACCAACCAGGAATACTTTCTAAAAAAGCAATCTGCTCTCTAGTAAGAGTTCTGTTACCACTACCTTTGTAATTTCGTCTTTGATGACTTGCCCAACTGCCAATCTTCTTTTCTTCCGAATCTTTGGTACGAAAACTTGGCAACCTATTGTATTTATTTACAAAGGTTTTCAACTTGTCAGCATTCTCTTGCCATTGCGCATCTAAATCTCGTGGTTGCGGCCAATAGTGTCCATCTAGGCTTTCAAGATACTTGATAGCTTTTATATGATAACTCTTGAACACTATTCCCTCTCCATACTACGCGCACAATTTATTAAGATGCGATTATTTATCCACCTATTGCGCTCTTCTGCGAGTTCTCTTTCGCTCTCGTTTTCAGATTCAAGATCTGGCATCCTATTGTTATCTTTTCTGAACTTATCCATACTTATCTGGAATTCATTGAATGCCTCTTCGCTATAACTCATAGAAATACGAGTGACAGCCTTCCTGTAAGTCTCAAATGAAGAAACACCAATCGCATCAGCAGCAAAAAAAGCAATCAATCCTTCTGGAGAAATATCTTCTGGGTTGACAATATTGAATTCTTTACACATTTCACGAATGATTGGAGAATCAAAATCCAATGAAAGACGGAAATCCTTATTTGACAGGATTGCTGCGGCTCGTTTTAGTGTGTAAGTTGCTACCGCTTCTTTGTAAAAAGTAACATCATCCTCATCAACTCCAAACTCAAGAAGCAAATCAGAAACAATCAAGACTCTATCTTCAAATGATATATTGCCACCAATAGCAGCAATCTTGGCTGATACCATAGTCAAGAAGGTTGTACGATCATCCATTTCTACAAATAGTTCGCTAAGAAGGTCTCCGCCAGAAATTTCTTCCTGTTCATTAGGGTTATCTTTTTTAGGAACAGAAATCTTGATTGGCTGCATGATGTCAACGCACATCATAAGAGCAAGATTAATAGTCATTAGCGCTTCATTCAGGTCTTCAGCAATAGAGTCTTTATCAATTTTTGAAGAAGACGGGAAGAGCCATGTCATTTGCGCAACATTCTTGCCAGCAAAATCTCTAATCATTCTTCCGTTGACTTGAACAATGACTCCAAGACTTTTAATAATACCAACCTGAATGATTCTGTCGCAAGCAATCCAGTCGAATCCTTCTTTGCACATACCAAGAGCAATGATAATGTCAACATTATCTTTCCCGCTATTTACTTTTCTTAGGAACGCTTTTACTCCCTTACGAATATGATCTTCATCATCAACAGCATCAACAACCGTAATCCACTTGTTCTCTTCAACTCTCAGTTTGAAAATCGCTTTGTTAGTTGTTCCATCGCTGGTAATGTATGGAGCTGTCTCCACTTCTCCGTTCCATCCTGCCCCCTTAACGATTCCTTTTAGAACTCCTTTGATCTCATCCTTTTTCTTGCAAACAGGGAATAAGGACGACTCACCTTTTGTTCTGGATGGGATAAAGATTAGAGTTTTATTAATTCCATCGCTAGCAATGGTACTGGCAATAGCGTCAGAGTATCCATTTTCAATATTGAACACTCCAAATCTGTATAGAAGTTTATTGAGAAACTTCATTGTCTTAAAGTATTCATCAAATGGAAGCTCGTAGAAAGCATCGTTGACTAGATCATTAAACTCGTTGCCAAAAATTCTTCTACGGTCGCCTCTAAAGAAAGTGCCAGTAAGACACCAAACAAAGGCGTTTAAATTGTCGCCTTTCTCGGCGAGGCAATAAACAAGTTCACCAAGAGAATTGCATTCATCCTTGTTATTGTCAACATAAAGATGATGAAACTCGTCAATACAAGTAATGGTATTACAAAAAAGATGCAAACGTTTTTCTTTTTCAATCTTTTTATATGCTCTAGCAAGTGTTGAGTGAGAAACAAGAGCTATTCTGGAACAAACAGATTTTGATGGAGGTTGTCTCAGGAAATTAATAAGCTCCATAACCTTACTGTTCTCTGTTTGACAAGCTTTACCTGCCCCACGGCATAAGTCTGTATTAATGCTCCAGGAAACAACATCATTGGAATCAAAAAGTCTAAGAGTTTTCCACTTCTTCATATCTTCTTCAGACAAGCCTTCAAATAGTTTCCAGTTTTCTTTTCCAAGTAAGAAATTGGAAATCTCTTCATCACTTCCATGCCTCCAACTTTCTCCAATAACTTCTTGAGGAACAGCGATTATGAACCTCATTTTGCTGTTTTGTCGAAGAATTTCACAGGCGCTAAAACTTGCCAATTTACTCTTGCCTGCACCTGTTGTTAAAATAGCTCCAGAGATTCGTTTCTTATTATTATGTCTGTTGCAAAAAAACTCAAGAGGGTTTTTTTGAACATCACGAGGAATAAAGATTAACTCTTCAAATTCATCTGGAAGAGTGATAGATTTAACTTTTGATGTAGAATCTAAGCTAAAGAAAGTCTTTGGAAAAGCATTAGGCTTTCTTGCCTCAATTTGGTCTTGCGTAAGTGGCATCTTAATCATTCTCCCTGCGAGTCTTCCAGGCTTTCTTAGCGGCAGATTTCCTATTGCGAGTCACATGCGCTTTCTTAGCAGCATTTGATCTCTTTTCTTTCACTTCATTTTCCTTACGAGTTTTCCACGCCTTCTTTGCTATACCTGACTGGTTCATATACGCTCCTATGTGGTTTGCTTAATAGACTTTACCGTAGAAAGTTTAGTCAGCTAACAAAAATAAGGCAAGGTTTTTGTGTTTGAAACTAATCACGACTAAACTTTTCGCTAAAAACCGAACGTGCATGGCAAAGCCCCGAAACTCCGTCGTTCTGAGCGTAGATTTCGATTTCTTCGTCAAGGAGAAGGATTCATATGACTGGTCTCATAGCGAATCCAGTCCCATGTTTTTGAACGAAATATGGGCAATCAGAGCAATGAACCTCATCAACTCGGGTATCGATCCTTTCAAGGAGGTTGGGGTCGTTGGTTCACCAGTTGATTTGCCATCTGACCTTGAAATCCTTGGCTGGAAGTTCAAAAAGAATGTTGAGGTTTCTATTGCAGAATCTCATGCATCAGCTTATCACTTGCTCAAGGATTCTGAAAACCTGGAAATCGTCAACATCGACGCTCACCACGACATATTCTACCACCAGAAAGCAAAGCTCGATTGCGGAAACTGGATCTTCCATCTTGCAAAAGAGGGTAGAGTTAACAAAGTAACGGTTGTTTATCCTCTTTGGCGAAAAGACGAAGATAGCGATTATCCGTCCAACGAAGCAATGACAGAGATGGAAAAACTTGGAGTTAAGGTTGATGTTGTTTACGGCATTAGCGAAACTTATGCAAGAACCGTAAGCAAAATCTTTATTGCTCGTTCTGGCTGTTGGGTTCCGCCCTGGGTTGATGATGATTTCTTCTATTTTGTTGGCGCATGGATGTCTAAAGCCAAGAAAATGAGACTTTGGGGATATGACTCTGTTGAGAATTTCCGGCGAGAGTTCAACAAAGAACAAGTTATAGCGAACGCTGCCGTTGAAAAGAAACTTCTACAAGACAGAAAAATGTCTTGTGTCTTCTAAGCAGAATTGACGAAACTCATGTATCAACATGAGTTCAAAGCAGTTCGATGTTATTTTAATGAATCCTCCTTACCAGCAAAGCAGTAAGGATGGGATAGGCCGCAATAAACTATTGTGGCCTTTATTCGTTGAAAAGGCTATCGTGCTTTGTAAGGATGATGGATATATAGCCAATATCCATCCCTCCATATGGAGAAAACCTTGGTCAAAATTATATTCGATTCTCATTGCTTATGACATACAGATTCTAAAGATGCATTCAAAAAAGGCCGCTAAGCAAATCTTTGGGGCAAATACTCGTTTTGACTACTATATTCTCAAAAAGGCAAAGTATCAAAAATCTACAGCTATAAACGACGAGGAGGGCAATGTAGCGGTCTTAGACATATCTGGATTGCCATTTCTTCCAAGTGCAAACATTTTTGGCGTTTTAGACCTTATTGATTCAACCGGAAGGAATAGGCTCAATGTTCTTTATTGCACCTATTATCATACAAAGTACAAGTCTCTTGTAAAAGATAAGAAAAGCGATACTCACAAGTATCCTCTTCTTCATTCTGTTGTAAAGGATGGACCAGTTTTTATGTATGCCTCAACTACCGAACGAGGTCTATTCGGAGTTAAGAACAAGGTCATACTTAATGTTGGAGAGCATATTCGACCCTTACTGGATCTGGAAGGGGAATATGGAATGACTGAGGGAGCCTTCGCTATTGTCTGCGATTCAAGAGAAGAAGCAGAGGCGATCTTCAAAGCGGTAGGCTCAGAAAAGTTTAGTCGCGAGGTTGTCAAGGCAACCAAGTGGAGCAACTACAAGGTTGAGTACGCCATGTTCCACTATTTCAAGAAAGACTTCTGGAAGAAGTTCGTTTAGACGTACTTTTCCCATTCGCCAGCAAAGACGGCTTTCAATTTATCAAGATAGTCGTTGGACTTGATTTTGCGCATCCATAAATCATGTCCAGAGCCGCCCTTGGCAACAACTCCTTCCCAAACAGGAAGAGTCCTATTGCGTACAGCGTTAATCAGCTCTTGATTAAAGTTGCCATCATAAACAACCTGAGCAGACTTGAGATGACCAAAGTGTTTCACAAAATCCCTCGGCCCAAGAATGCCCTTCTTGTGGAAGTTTATGTCAAATAAAACAAGTTCCTTGGGATCGTTGTCTGGCTCTAAATCATGGATGCCAGCAAACGATTTGGGGCCAAAGAACTCGCAATAAGCTGTTACTCGTTCGTTATTACGAAACTCTTTTGTGTTTCTAATAACTCGCTCAATGCCTTCAGATTGTGTCGCCATGAAGATATCTATTGCGCAACCAAAAACAGGATCGGTCTTATCAAATAGTCTCGTTCTGGTTCCAAACTTAGTCCAACCATTCTTAGGGGTCCATTCAAATCGCAGGTTGCTACCATCATACTTATAAAAAGCAATACAAGGCTTTCCAAAGTCACCAAGAGGCCCTTCAATAGACGGATATTCTTTCATTAGTCATCCTCAAAGGCTTCGCCATCAAATCTCCACCAAAAGTCTCCATGACCGCCATTTTCGCGGGTCCATGTTCCTTTGATAACATCTCCCTTGTCATCAATAACACAATCCTTTGGAGCCTTGATCTTATATTTGCCGTTTTCAGCGTCTTTTTTGTAGCTCAAGAACTCATTAGCGATAGCTCTTGCGCTAACATACATCTGCCCTCTATAAACTGCATCATTTGTCCCGCTTCTGCTTATGAACTTTCCATCAGAAAGGTTGCCTCCGAGTTGAGAAATAGCCGTTAGAGCATCTATAGCCTTATTGAACAATACTTCTTTATCAATGAGTGCTTTAGCCATTCCCTTTTGCTGTTCTTTGGAACCATAACGACAGCAGCGCCGACATCCGCCAGACATAAATCTATGAGCGCAAGAACAATTTGGAGAACAAGGATTTCCAAACGCACAAGGACAAGATTCTCTATCGTTTGACTTTTCTGGATTGCTCATTTGAAATCCAATACATTGTTGCGTTTTGTTCTGAGCAAAATTCTTCGCAATCAACCTCTGACCTAAATGGTCCAACAACCTTTCCTGTAAAATCAGGAGAGGGTTTGTCAACAGAAACAACCTTACTCCATTTACTAACGCAATCGAATCTATAAGCCCAAACCTTATAAGATGGAGACTTTCTTTTGAACAGGTTTGTAAGCCATTGAAACATTATGCCACCAGTCTACGCTGCGAACGGTCTTGCTCAACTTTCAAGCCAGCAAAGATTTCTGGCAGAGTAATAATCTTCGGAGTCTCAACCTCAATAGCCCTTCCATGAGAAGGAGCATAAGCAGGGAAGACGTTGGAAGTTGCGCGGAATCTTTCTTCGCTCTCCTGAATAAATAAGAGACGCATAAGAAGAGTATCCGTAGGCGGGAAGTCTCCAGAAAGGATGATGCAGAGTTCTTCTATTTTCTTACCCTGAGACCAAACAACGACTTTCTTATGTCCAGGGAAGATTTGATAGGTTCTATTTTCGCCCTTATAAGTAACGAAGCCTCTACAAATGAACTTTTGATACGCATCTTCCCCGATCAATCGGCGAAGAGTTTGTCTTGCGCGAATTTCACGAACATCAGTAGTTCTGCGAATAACGTTGTCGCGAATAATGACGGCTGGAGCCTGACGATTACGGATGATTTCTTTGATTCTCTCAACCGCATCAACAATCGGATGAGACCTCTCCCTGCCAAGCCAATACTTAACATGATGATTATAAGAAGAGTCTGTAGTTGTATCCCAAGCAGTATATGTTGTTGACGTTGTAGAAAGAGTCTTGTAATAAGGGGTAAGGTATGCTTCTGTAGCGTTTACGGAGTTTCGATACAAGTAAGCATACTTATTATAGTATGATGAAGTATCTGTAATGTCAGTTTCATCATCATAGGCAGAGTAACTGAGCGTTGAAATTGCGGATGTACCTGTTGTGCTGTATCTCATAAGAGACCTATATATTTGTTTGAGGTTTCTGTCATCAGGCATTTCTTTTTCTAAATGCTCAAGAGCATTCATTGTCGCATCAACAAATCCTCTTTGGTGAGGATGAACTTCTTCTCCGGTTGCAAGAACAGGAGAAACCTTGACGGTTTGGTTCTTGAATACCTTGAGAGAAAGTTTAGCCCGCATTGCATCGCCATCTGGCGTAGGCTGGAAGTATGTCTCAACCTTATCAACAACGCTAACTGTTGTATTCCCGTAAGGGTCTACGGTTGTGTAAGGGAGTTCATACTTATGTTGCATGCAGTAGATAGCATCATCTACAGCAACATCCAGTTCTCTTTCTGCAACGCCTTTTTCAATAACAGCGCTCATGAGTTATCCGCCAGCTATGAGTTTGATGGGCATGAAAATGACTTCTTCGGCTGTTGGGTCAAAGGATTCCATCCTTGCACCAGTCTTGCCGTCGCCTCCAACTCTATAAGCCGCCAGCCCCTCTTTGAGGAACTTATCAAACATCCTACCTGCTTCAGCGATATCGCCCATGCTCAAACGGTTCCAAACGAGCCGTTTGTCTCCTTCTCTTTGATCAAGTATTCTGAATACGCCGAAATCAGGATCGTTTTCGATGTGCGCAAAACCTTTATCATCAGGAGTTTGAAGAGATGTTTCTACTTCGAACAGAGCGCGAGCCTGGGAAAATGGGGAGAACTTGATTTTATTAAGAACCTCGTTCATATCTTGTCTCCATGCCATTCAATCCAATGGCTAATGTCTTTAGGAGCGGTTTTCTTATCTAATACAACACAATCTCTTTCTTTATCAGTTCCTACTCTCTGTTTTGTTTGAAGAGTATATGGCTCCATTCGGAAGCTGGATTTAGTTGGGTAGATTTCATCTACAGGCTTATTCTCATATCGTTTGTCTTCAACAATCACTCCGTCTTTAATTCGACGTTGATGATCATGTCCGCAGTTGGGGCAGATTATTTTGTGAATGCCGCTGAGCGACATATTGAGTTTTGCGAGGAAAAATCCGCCGCATCCGCCGCCAGACTTCGCGCAATAGAATTCTTGTACAACTCTTGACATTAGGAACTATCTCCCAAAGCAGTATTCAATTTCATCAGGAGGACAAGTATAGCCTCTTTTAGCAAGATGAATACTAGCTGCTATTCTAAACAGCAAATTGAGCTTGATTCTCTCTTTGCTGGTAAGATCTTCAGCAGGTCTTCCATCAAATGATTGTTCTAAGATATTATCAACAATGGGAAGAGTTTGTTCTAACTCTTCAAACGGAATATCATCAGATAAGTATGACATAAAACTACCGGCTTGTCTTTCGGCAAGCCGGCGTTGAATTTAGTCTACTCTTTCAGCAGAGAAAGAAGCTACAGCCGTATTACGGGCGAAAGTATACCACACGTTGTGTTCTCCGCTAAGAGTAGCATGTTCGCTATGCTCAATCTCAAAGTTGCGAACAAAGTACCTGCCATCTTTCAAAACGATAATTTCGCCGCTAAGATGATGATGGTTAGAGTCCTTATCTTCTAAACCAAAACAAAGGCCAAGGCTATCACAATCGCAATCGCAAAGAATAACGTTCTTATCGAAACGATCAGGAACGCTCTTTTGATTTGCAACAGGAATTGCAAACCATTCACCTTGACGGAGTACACCCTTAACCCCTCTTGCTTCTGCCGGAATAAGAGAGAGATAGGCTTCTTCAATGGAATTGGGATTATCTGCGAGTTGGCAACCAAAATAAGTATCTTCATCCTGTCCCATAAGGTAAGTGACGTTGCCATTACGAATAACAACAGTAGAAGGCTTGTGCCATTCAAGCTTATTAGTCATAATAAGAGAGAAACCATAACCAGGGGTCTTCTGCTTTGCCGCCCAAGCATAGAAGTTGAAATTAGCCTTACGATTTACAGAACTATAATTCTCGCGAATAGCTGCCGAGGCTGGTTTTGTTTCCTGCGGAGTAAAATCAACAATAGAAAGTTTAGCGCCAGAAATAACCTTCATAGTCTTTGAAGGCCAATCATTAACAACTTTTCCACGGATCAGGTTCGCAAGGCAATCAAAGCTGAGGCAGGCGAGATTCTGGCATAAATCGTAATCAAGGATTTGATTGTCAGAAGCATTTTCATCAGCATTGGCAATGACAGTATCTCCAATAAAGAGCAAAGCTGGAGCAATAGTGTCATCAACGCAGTCATCGCTATAGAAATAGCTAGTATCGTTCTCTACATTTTTCCCCGAGAATTTCCCCGAGAAATTTCTTGCATAAGAAATTCCATCAGAAGTTAGAGAGTGACTGTGAAAAGAAGTAATAACTCCCCAAGCAAATCCTGTTTTCCTTTCAACCGCAATAGCAGAGAATCCCTTTGTTGAAATGCCAGGAATATAGTTATTGTTAGTCTTTTCCAAATTGAATGTTTCAAGCAAAACAACATCAAGACCATTAATAGTTACGGGACTCTTTCTGGTCTTGGTGTACTCTTCAAATGTTGGAATAACATTTAAGAGAGTTTCTTCCGAAGGCCTCTGCAAACTCTTGACGCTAGTTAATTCATAGGGCTTACTATTCGTGCCAACAAAATCGCATATATGCCTTTCCATGAAAGCGTTAATGCGGTCTTTGGCTGATACTTTGGACTTCTTGTTCTCGGTTGCTACAGCGGTCATTTTCTAAATCTCCTGAAAGAATTGTATTTACTTACCGACCATTTACAAAATCATCAATCTGGTTAATCGTGTCACCAGATTCAACCTTGTCAAACGAAATGGAAACATCCAGCTTACCGTTTGAAATTACCTTTTCGAAACGAGCAGACAAGGGGTTCCCGTTTCCATCATGTCCAACAAGAACAAGAGGATTGGCAAAATTTGACGATTTACCATTTTTCCAACCAGAATAAAACTCAGCCACAGGACATGCAAATTTACGACTGTTTGCATCATCATGCAGATGGACTTCTCCGTTGTTTTCGTGAATGCGAAGAGAAGAAATAATTGCAGAACCAACATTAGCTGTTTGAGGAACTGCCGGGGTCAACGTTTTTTGATTTGTCCCACCCATTTTCTTTTCCTTTTTCTGGAAGTTGTTCGGGAGTAGGCTTACCAGCATATTCCCAATTCTTTTGAACTTTGTCCGAAACGCTTTCAACGTAGCAGCACTGAAACTCGCCATGCCACGGTTGAGATTCATCATATTGGAGGTAATGCCCATTTTCAAGCTTTTTTGTGATTGTCCGATGAAGAAACTCTATTAGTCTAACAGATTTGCCAAACTGGTTGACAATATGCTTCTCTAAAGGAATTCTAATCCTAGCAGGAAGCCCATAGGTGTCGGCTATCTGCTTAAGCGTCATGCGATGGCTCTTTTGTCTTCCATAAACTCGTTGCCTACTATCCAAAAAGAGATGCCAAAGTTTAGTCCTAGAGTTAGCACAAATGTCAGAATTATGGCCCAAAGCGGAGGTTCGACCGAGAGATAGTCAAAATCTTTCTCAAAATCCTTTCTAGTCCACTTTTGAGGAATGTTCTGTTCTGCCCAGTCAATAATTTGGTCAAGTTCAACTCTTTTATCTACCTGAGCATCGACAGCATTTCGTGCCTCAACGATCAGGCTACTGTTGTCTGTCCAAGAAAAAGCATGACCCCATTGAACTTTATTATTTTGATCAACTCCAACGCAGATAACAAACTCGTTCATGTTGCCATTGATCCAATAGTTCTGCTGCGCATAAGCCGCATCTAATGGTTTCTCTTTGAATACAAGCAACCATATCCTGACTTCTTTCGAAGCCCCTAGTTTTGCATTCAAGATACTAAGTTGTCGTTCCGCTTGAGAAAATCCAGGAACATCCGACCCTAATATGGATGGCAAGTTCCAGCTTCCAGACATAGAGGGATAATCGTAAAGTCCAAAAGTCTTTACTTCCTCTTTAGATACTGGCCGCAACTTGAATACAGACCTTGAGGCGGCAACTTTATTTTCATAAGTATGGACAGAACTAATAACCTCCATATCGTTTTCTACTTTATTGTATAAAACGTTATATCTGTCTCCGTCTCTACTATAGAAATGCCTATTCAATTCCTCAAACGATTCATTGCCCCATCTGTTGACAAAAGACTTGTATTCAGACTGGCTTATTGAATAGGTCTCTCCGTTGCTACCATAAGCAGCCCACTGAGGAGGATGTTCATCAATGCGAGACTTGCGTACAGTCTTGTATTTAGTTTTAGAGTGCCATTTACCATCAGCTCCTCTATAACGAGTTGTTCCGTCTGGAACTCTTTCGGTATAATAAACCTTTTCGTTCCATGCTTCAAAATAGCTAGCCTTAGTTATCCAGCCTGTCCAATATTCATCTCTATTTACCTGAAAGAAAGAGGTAAGAAGATGCATAAGAAGGGCAAAGATAAATGAAGCGCCAAATGGGATTAGGAACTCCCACCACTTTGTATGATGCTTAAACTTGAACCACAGAACGGCTGCTGTTATGAGAGGGATTAACATTGCAGTGAAAATAATCATAACAAGTTCCAGCCTTTCAATATTCTAAGTTACTTGTTCTGCTTGAACAAATCAACATCATCATCCTTACCACTCTTGAACGCTTCATCAGTACGGGTTGATGTTACAAGTTGGATAGAGATTTGCTTGCGCCCAAGAACAGAAAGATAGACGCTACTCGGGAACTGCCTGAACATAACAGTATGCTCCCTATGGATATCAATAAGAGTTTTCTGCTCTCGTTCAAAGTCCCTACGGTTAGCCTCAATGCTCGTCATAAGGGTTTTAAAGAGGTTAGAATCGAAGTTGGGGTTAGACTCTTGAACGAACTTCAAAAGTTTAGCCTGTCCATCAGGATTCCTTGCGTCCATGATATCCTTATAGATGGCGCGGAAACTTTCCTGATACCTATCAGTAACGCCAGCCTGCTGTTGAAGCGTTTTCCAAACACGGTCATAAACAACCTGGTTCGCCTGCTGAGAGGCTTCAACTTGCGTTCTCAGATCAGCCTCTCTATTGCCATAGGTAATGAGAGGGCAACCTCCCAAGAAAACAGTAACAAACAAAACAACGCCCAAAACAATATATCCCTTGTACTTCATTTATTTTCTCCACTATTGATTGAGGTAAAAGTCTTCGACGCAAAATGGAAAGCAGGTCGTCCAGCTAAACCGAAATTACTTATTCTTTCGCCCATTCCGTCTTTCAATGTTCTAGTTCCATCGGCATTTTTTGTAATTGGAATAACAAGAGAAGTATATGCAGGCGAACCGTCAACGTTGTAGGATGCAGAAACACAAAATATGTCAATGTCATCCGGGTTTTTTGCTTCGCAAATCTGGAAAAGAGCAATAGGTTTGAGTCTTTCTGCGATACTTCCGATAAGAGCCTCTATTGACCCTTTAGAAAGTCCAAGAAGAGATTGTTCAGAAACATGCTCCATTGTTCCATCAGGCATTAGAAACCTAAAGTTCAATGGAATTTGTTCCTCATTGTTGATGAAAAGAAAGTGCCTAGCCGCTGTAGTGCAAGCATCAATCACTTTATGGATTCTTTCAATACTATTAACGGAACTCATACATACCGCGCCTTTCGCTATCAAAACTTATTCTTCAACTTCCTGAGCAACCGGGGAAGCTGCGATAGCCTCGTCATTATCTCCAAGTTTTACAATCCTTACTCCGCTAGTGCCTCTATAAGTTGTCTTGATTGAGTCGCCAGGGATTCTTACCATTTGACCTTGCTTGGTGATGATTACAATATCCTTGCCATTCCTGACAGGGATTACGCCGCTACAGTTGCCTGTTTTCTTTTCAATGTTCATATCAATGCGACCCTTGCCTCCGCGAGATTGCTGACGGAGTTTCCCGCCATCAACAGGAGAGACAAGATATTCGTCAACATTGGTTCTCTTACCGAAACCCCTTGTACTAAAGGTCATCATGGTAAGACCGTTCTCCGAAGTTATAGTGTCTCCATCCTTGTCAAACTTCATCGGAACAACGATGCCGCCAACAACCTTATCATTGTTGCCAATCTTGATACCAGTTACGCCAGACGACTGACGCCCGCCGATACGAACTTCAAGTTCGCTGAACCTGATTGACATTCCAAGATGCGTTACAAGAAGAAGGTCATCAATTCCCTTAGAAGGAAGAACGGTTACGATTCTGTCTCCATTCTTTACCTTGACAGCAACAACGCCTCCCTTGTTGATATTTGCATACTGGCGAAGCGCTGCCCTCTTGATAAGACCATTCTCGCTAATGAAGTTAAGGAACGTATGGCTCTTTCCAAGTCCCTTGATTGGGAGATAAGCGCAGATCCTTTCGCCATTCTTTAGATTGATGAAGTTGATAATAGGACGACCCTTGGCCGTTCTTCCGGTTTCAGGAAGCTCAAAGACCTTGATAGAGAAGGCTCTACCGCCATCTGTGAAACACAAAAGGTCATCGTGAGTAGATGCAGCAAACATAGACTGCATACAGAAGTCTTCACTAGAAGAACCAGAGCTTACTCCAACGCCGCCACGATTTTGCTTGCGATATTCCTTTAGAGGAACGCGCTTAATGCAATCGTCGGTAGTGATACATACAACTACATCTTCAACAGGAATAAGGTCTGCCTCAATGATGTTCTCCGCGGAACCAGAAATCTTTGTTCTACGGTCATCTCCGAGTTTTTCAGCAATCTCTTTCTGCTCTTGGATAATGAGAGAAAGAATATCATTAACATTAGCAAGAGTCTTATTGAGCCAAGCAACTCTTTCTTCTTTCTTCTTCTTCTCTTCCAGCAGGGCATTATGCTCAAGTTTGGTCAACTTTGCAAGAGTAATAGCAAGAACAGCCTTTGCTTGACGCTCGGTTGTTACCAGCTTTCTTTCAATCAAAGCCTTTGCAGCCGCCTCTGGATTTTCGCTTGCGCGAACAATCTTGATTGCCTCATCAATATGAGAAGCAACGCTAAGAAGCCCTTCAAGGATTTCGATTCTTTCAAGACTATCAGCGAGTTCGGCGTTGAACTTGTTGGTAAGAACCTCTGTACGATGGTCAATGAAGGCTTTTACCAGAACGGTAATAGGAGCCTTGTCGTAAAGCTTTCCATTGATAAGGACTGTTGAGTTGACAGAGAAAGACACTCTCAAACAAGTATGAGACAGGATCTGGTTGAGAATAGTCTTTACATTTCCGTTGCGACCGATTTCAACGATTACTCTTGTTCCAATCTTGTTGGAAGAGTAGTTAGCGATATCAGAGATGCCGCCAATCTTGCCCTTATCAATCAGGTCTTTAACCTCTTCCCTAAACTTCTCGGGAGCGCCTCCCTCGGGGAACTCAGTAATGATGATCTGGTCATTTCCTTTGCTATCAGGCTCAATGGTATAGATGCCTTCAAGTTTGATAGAACCTTTGCCAGTCTGATAGTATTCGAGAACCCCTTCTTGCCCAAGAAGAGCGCCGCCTGTTGGGAAGTCAGGACCGGGCATGATCTTGATGATTTCCTGCGGAGTAATATTGGGATTCTTGATAAAGGCCTCAAAGACCCTTGCAAGTTCTCTCAGGTTGTGCGGAGGGATATTGGTTGCATAGCCTACAGCAATACCCGAACAGCCGTTCAAAAGGAGGTTTGGAAGTTTAGCCGGCAGTACGGAAGGCTCTTCCCTTGACTCGTCGTAGTTTTTCTTGAACCTAACGACTCTTGGAGAAAGGTCTTCCAAAAGAGCCGCACCAGCATAAGAAAGGCGAGCCTCGGTATAACGTTCAGCAGCGGCATTATCGCCATCCACAGAGCCGAAGTTTCCTTGAGGGTCAACGAGGGGAGTCCTAATCCCCCAAGGCTGAGCCATGCCCACAAGCGTTCCATAAAGGGCCAAGTTTCCATGCGGGTGGTAGTTACCCATCGTCTCGCCGACGATCTTGGCGCACTTCATATGCTTCTTTGTTGGAGCCAATCCAAGTTGGTCCATAGCGTACAAAATCCTGCGCTGAGACGGTTTCATTCCGTCGCGAGCATCAGGAATCGCTCGGTCTTCAATGACCTTATAAGCGTATTTTGTAAACGCTCCATCAATGACTTTGCTGAATTCCATCTGCTCAATGGTATCAGGAAGGTCTAGTTCGGGGTTGTGGGGCTTTCTCTTTGCCATCTTATTATACCTCAACGTTAACGGCGGAATTATTTACATTCTCAGTGATGTGTTGCCTGCGAAGAGCGACATTTTTCCCCATGAGTACGGTCAAAAGTCGTTCGGCTTCTGCGGCGTCTTCCATAGTAACCTGCAAAAGCCTTCTCTTCCCCTTCCTCATTGTTGTTTCCGCAAGCTGCTCGGCATCCATTTCGCCAAGACCCTTGAAACGCTTAACGTCATGCTTAGCGCCAATGGTAGAAAGACTTTCTTGAAGTTCTTTATCTGTCCAGCAGTAAACCGGATCATTCTTCCTATCAATCATATAAAGCGGGGCCTGAGCAACATAAACATGACCATGCTCAACAAGCGGACGCATAAAGCGGTAGAAGAACGTAAGCAACAATGTACGGATATGGTAGCCGTCATCATCGGCGTCCGACATGATGATGATTTTGCCGTACTTCAACTTGCTAAGATCAAACTGGTCTCTTACGCCAGTACCGATGCAAAGCATCAAATTGATAATTTCATCATTCTTGAACAGGTCATTGATTGTACACTTTTCAGCGTTGATAATCTTGCCTTTATTGGACAAGATCGCTTGTACTTCGCTATCTCTTCCGCCGCTGGCAGAACCAGCAGCAGAGTCGCCTTCTACAATGAAGAGTTCATTGATAGTTACGTCTCCACTACGGCAATCCCTAAGTTTACCAGGAATTCTTCCGCTACTTCCAAGGAAACTTTTCTTCTTCAAAGCAGAAGCGGCATCCTTTGCTGCTTTTCTTGCGCGTTGGGAAAGTTGCGCTCTTTCAACGATTCTCTCAAGAGATTTTGGATTGCGTTCAAGGAAGTCAGTAAGAACATCAGCAGTAACCGTACTAACAATGGCTTCTGCTTCAACTGTACCTAGTTTTGCCTTCGTTTGACCAACGAATTGAGGTTGAGGAAGGCGAATGCTAACAATAGCTGTTAGACCCTCTTGAATGTCTCTACCTTCAAGGCTTTCATCTTTTTCTTTGAGGTTTCCGCTCGAATACCCAATCTTATTGATCGTTCTGGTCAAAGATGTTTTGAAACCAGATAGATGGGTTCCTCCATCAACAGTATGAATGTTGTTGGCATAAGAAAAAATCAAACTATCATCTTCATCCGTCCAGGACAGGGCCACTTCTACTTGCATCCCATCCAATGTTTTCTGTCCATAAATAGGAGCGTCTGGATAAATGCCATTCTTGCCTTGAACAAGATAGAGAACATAATCGCCAATGCCTCCATCAAACTTGAAATCGAGTTTCGTGCCTGTTGCAAGATTATTGAATGAAATCTTAAGGCCACGATTCAAGAATGCAGTTTCACGAAGACGACGAAGGATTTCGCTTTCATCAAGTTTTACGCTATGCTTGAAAATCTGGCCATCAGCATGCCAAGTTGATTTAGTGCCATTTTGCTTATCGTGCTTATCGAGTTTACAAACCTTTGACACCTTAGCCAAAGGTTCTCCTCTAGAATATTCCTGTTTCCATAAATGACCATCTCTCCAGACTTCAACAGTCATTTTGTCAGACAAAGCATTTACGCAAGACGCTCCAACGCCATGTAGACCGCCAGAAGCAACATAGCCGCTGGAATCAGAAGTCATCTTTCCGCCAGCATGGAGAACCGTCATTGCGACTTCCAGCGAAGACTTATGCTCCGTTGGATGCATATCAACAGGAATACCTCTTCCATCATCCTCTACAGAGATTGTTTCTCCATCTTTTTCAATTACGATATTGATGTTCTTTGCGAAACCTGCCATTGCTTCATCTACGGAGTTATCAAGAATCTCCCAGATAAGATGATGAAGACCTTTCTTCTCCGTATCACCAATGTACATCGCTGGACGATGCCTCACCGCTTCCAATCCTTTAAGGACTTGGATTTTTGCTCCGGTATAGGCGTTTGTTGGGGGTGTGTCTGCCATTGCAATTCCTTTCAAGGCTATTTCCCATTTCTTCTAGGAAAGTTTAGCCTGCAAAGGAATCTTAGGCAAGCGATGCAAATACGTTTGTTTTCAAGTGGTTATGCGACTCTTCGAGACTTCAATAGTGTAAGTTTTTTGCGACGAGTAAAAGTATAAATAGCGTATACCTGTTCTCTTTTTATACAAAGAACAGAAAAAACTGCTGTTCCAGCAACAATAGATGGATCAATTTTTAGTTTTATAGATTGCTTATCCGCAAATGAGTTTGGAACAATGGATTCTATCCAACTCTTACAGTAATACAGATCAGCTACAAAACCGGCAATAGGAGACTGAGGGAGGATGGAATTTATAATAGCAACCAATTCCATATTTCCGTTGTTGTTGATAAAGATACCGCCGCCAGAGTCTCCGGGACCATGCATTCCCTCTCCTTCTATTGGCTTGTAAAAAGAATTACCAGATTCTCTAAGCACAAAAAACAGTTTTTTCTCTAACGTTATTTTATTATTACTTATTCGAATTTCATACCTGGAACCCAAGATAGTGTTCTTAAATATTCTCTTAGTTCCATATGGAAGATCCCATATGATAAGATTAGAACACGCCATAGTTGAGCCTTTTCCAAATCCAACTCCGTAGAAATCTTTATTCAAAGAATCTTCTGAATTATAAAGCTTTATAGAGCAAGGAGCTTTTTTGATTAGTTTAAGTATAGCAACATCTGAAGATTCGTTTGCAAAAACTCTCTCTACTAAGAAGCCTTCTCCTTCAAGAGTGAATACGAAGTTTGCGCCTTCGAGAACAAGGCCTTCCTGAGTTCCATCATGAGTTATAACATGCCTTGCGGTAATAATATGACTTCCATCGCCTATAACAACAGCAGAGCCAGATGCTCCAGTGTTTATATTGACAAGGCTTCCAACAAACGGGAAGTCTTGAGCATTTTTATCATTGCTATTTAACGGTATTACTGTCACCCCGGCTTTGGCAACAGAAAATACGGCTAAGAAAGTAAGGATAATCGACAAGAGACAAGGTATCGGCCTCATTGTATCTCCTCTGTAAAAAAGCCACCAAATTGTTATTAATTTGGTTCACAGAGGAGGGTTAAATATCCTTCTATATATTATTAATTTCTTCCCATTCTTCGCGAGCCAGGCGAGCCGCTTCTGCAACTAATTTTGCAGGAGGGGTCTTATACCATCCGCTACAGCTAAAACTGTTAATCTCGATAAGCTGGGGTACTGCTCCAAATCTTTCGCAACCTAACCCGATATCCATAGCGAAAACCTTATCAGGCCTCCAGGAAACGTTTTCAAGGATATGCTGGGCGTATTTTACGGCTATAGAAGAATATTTCTCATCGGATGACAAATCTATAGGAGCCGTTTCATAGTCCGCATTTTGATTATAATACATCGAACCAGCAATAACGCTGTTTCCTGAGCAGAAGATACGGAACTCGCTCTTTATGTCGAATGCAGGAGCAATTACCACAGGAAGGTCCGGTTTACCGTATTGGTCTTGATACCTAAGTAGTTCTCCGTAGTCCAGAATCTGACCAGTAAAGTTCTTAGTTCCGCTACATGGACGGATAAACAGCCTTCCATGCTTGAGCTGTAAGGAATCGAACCTTCTTTTTACATCTCCAAGCGGCATGATGTAATAGTCTTTGTTCCAAAGAAACTCGCCGAAATAAGCATAGTAACAAAGACAATCAAAATTGTGGAAGTTCGCAAAGTACCCAGGAATCCAGGGTTTTTGCTTTTGTATTTGACGAATGAGGTTAATAGAACCAAGAACTATAACGCAGTCGTCGTCCCCAAACTGATTGTACTCTCCACTTTCAAATGGCTTATAGCGAGTTGTTTCTGCAACCATTCCTTGATTGCGAATCTCTTCAACAATAGGGGTTATGTCTTCGGAGAAGGTGCCTTCTTCTATGAGCCATTTAACAACTGGCGAGACTTTCTTCTTTTGTTCCATTAGCTATCCTTCTTCTATGAGAGTTTATGATTTTATTTCTTTCGTTTTCATCTGTAAGAGAATCCATACATCTTTTGTAAACAGCGCCAATCCCAGATGGTGTCATGTTGAATATCTTACAAATCTTTGCAAAAGTATACCCTTGAACAATAAGCGTAATTATCTTTTTATCTCTTTCAGACAGACAATCAAAAACATCTGAAACAAAAAAGTCTTCTAGTTTATCAAAGTCAATCCAGTTTTTACCGGATTTCCTATTAGCTTTTGGATCTATTATTCGTTTATTTTCAAGATTGCCAGAAAACTTTGAATAGATAGAGTTGACAGTCTCTGTTACATGAAACTCTGTTGTTCCAAGTCTCTCGCTTACATTTAGTAAAGAATGACCCTCCGTAACAAGAGTATACACTTTGTATTCAAAATCTTCCAGCTCCTTAATACACAAAGAATGATGGGGCAAACTTCTTTTTACAGAAAGAGAACGAAGTAATGTTTTGTCTTCATCTCCAAAGTCCGCTTTCCCATCAATGCTTTGGATATAGAAAGTGGAGCTATGTTCTCTTATTCCAGTTTCTTTGTAAAGTTGATCTGCCTTTGCTTTTTCTTTCATTTTCTTAGAGATTATAGCATTGCCCCTCAATCTCTTTTCTTGACGTACTCCATCCGTAACTCTTCCTTTGATATAAAGGGGAGCAAATTTTTCAAACATAATCCCCTTATTAGGATCGAATTTAGTTATAGCTTCATGAAGTCCCAAAAAAGCATCTGACAAGTTTTCTTTGTCAGTATGATTAGTCATATAAAGATATTTATCAATCAATTCTTCTGTAGATTTAGGCCTGTTGTCCCATAGTTCTTTATATGCGATTTCCATAGTTTCTCCAAAACTCTATTCTTTACACTCTAGTTTTACCTCATTCCTGTTTACAACAACCTTTACTTTGCAAGGCCAATCAAACTTCTTTGAACCTTTTGTCCTGATTGTTGAAACTACCTTATCCACGTTTTCTTTGTTAATAGAATCATATGACTTACTTGCGACTTTAGAGAATGCGTCCCTAAGCCATTCATAAATCGTAATATCATTAGACAAAACCATAGCAGCAGTAGGAATGCTTACGGAGTGGTCTCTAACAGTTTCATATTTTGCAAGGTCTAAACAAGACCTCTTTGCAAGGTCTTGCGCGTTGCTAAGAATCCTTGCGGCATCGCTTGATTTCTGCGCGCAATTAGGGAAAAGCCCCTTTAGAACAGGTAGGACTTTTTGCCGAATAGCATTTCTTGTATAGTCAACATCCTTGTTAGTAGAATCTTCATTATATGGGATTTTGTTGAAACTACAAATATCGTAAGTATCTTGCTTAGAGATATCTAGCATAGGACGAATATATATTAAACCGTCATCAACGAGTCTATCAGAAATGCCTGATAAACCTCTCAGTCCTGAACCCCTGCAAAGTTTCATGATCATTGTTTCAATTTGATCATCAGCATGGTGTCCAGTTGCAACGTAGCTTACTCTATATAAGCTTGCAATCCTCTTGATTGTATCATATCTACAATCTCTATACGCTTCTTCCGTGGGATTTTGAATCTTGTTTTTCAGGAAGACATTCACTTCATGAAATGGAAGATCGTGAGACTTGCAATAGTCTCTTACAAGGTCTCTATCTTTTTGAGATTCAGTCAATGGCCTCATGTCATGCATGCAATGAATAACAAGAAGGTTGTAACCTGATTTTTGCGCGCAAAAAAGCAGGGCCATAGAATCAGCCCCGCCTGAACAACAGATTGCAATTTTTTCTTCGCGGTCAGGAACTAACCTTCTCAGGTTCTCGATTACACTGTTGATTGGACCGACTGGTTTGCTCATTTTTCTTATCCGATGCCAAAACAAGAGATGCTCTACAAACTACTTCTTCAAAGGATAAACCCATTGCAACAGGTTTGAGTCCTAACAAGTCTATTTCCTTTTCAAGACCTTCTCCAAAGAGAGTTGGTTGTTCGGTTCCCTTACGGAAAGCCCACCATTCCAACCCCTTTTTCGCAACGATTATAGTGTCAAACAGATTCACTTTCTCGGCTACAGCCCAAGAATACTCGATTTTTGACGAAAAAGGTGGAACTCCGATTTTCCAATCGACAGTTTTTTTCACCATTTAGCACTATGTCTAGAACCAGAGAATCTAGATCTCTTAGTTCAAGAAGCCTTCTTGTTGACATCTCACTGCTTCGCATAACCAGAATCGTCCTTTTCTATCTCTCTGCCATCAAGATAAGCAAGTTTGCCAATAAACTTTCTTACATTGATATTATGCATTGAACAAATAAGAGTATGAAGTTCCAAGTATCCGTCTGAGGTTACATGCCCTCTATCGCCAATCACAATGTTTTTAATTCCAACCTTCGCTATCAACTTAAGACATTCGTTGCACGGAGGCCCAGTAACATAAAGCATGCAATCTTTCAAATCCTGTTTTGCTGCAAGTATGGCGTTTACTTCTGAATGGATTATGTGTTGATATTTCTCGGGCCTTTTATTTGGCATCTCAAGATCGTTAGCGCCTTGTAGGAAACCATTATAGCCAGTTGAAATGACTCTATTATCAGGATCAACTATAACGCAACCATGCTGGGTTTGAGAATCAGGAGACCTCATCGCCACAAGGAAAGCCAGAGACATAAAATACGAGTCCCAACTTAGGCGAGTATAAGATCTGTCTCTGTTTTCCTTTGTGGCAGGAAACCCGGTATGCTTCATTATTCTCTTTTTGGCTTCATCTATATTGATAGATGGGTCCATTTCAACCATAGCCAAAGCCGCTCGCATGATGATATCTGACGTTTCCATTAATTCAGCCTGTTGTAAAAGTAATTATCCTTGATATTCTGATGGAAGAATCTTCCCTTAGACGAAGCGCTCATAAAATCATCATATAGACCGGAAGGAACATCAAAATATTCATATTCATCTCCGTCCTTAAATCTAACTGAAAGAGTCTCTGACTCATCATCGTATTTGATAGCAGCAATATTAGAGCTTACTACCATTATCCAATCGCTATCAGTTTTCGTTGGCTGAGTAACGGGAGTAGGCGATTGAGGTTTAACTGAACTGTATGCAGAAAAGCCGGGGTGAACATTTCCGCTAGATGGCTGGCAGCTACATCCGCCGCCGCAACAGGCTTGAGACTGAGCAAGGTTCTCTTGCATTTGCCTGTCTGTGATACTGAATTCGGTGTAAATCTCTTCCAAAGACATCATCATCTTAACGATGCTATCTCTAACGATTTGCTCATCTTGATTGAGAAATCCAGCCTGCATTTCGTGAAGATCAAAGCTAAGTCTTACCATCATTTCTGCAAGATTCATACTAAACATTTATTTGCTCCTTATTTCTGGCATAATCATTTCGACAATTCTATCCGTATCTGTATAGCTTACACTCGTAAAAAATGGAGCATACAGAGTCAACATACTTCTAACGTAATTATCCATTATTCTCGCCTGCTCTGGGGTTTCATATCTACCCTTAGCAACGTATGGTCTATCCCCCCTTTCCAAGAAGATATGAATAGATGGATATTCCTTTTCAAACTCTTCAACCATTCCAACAAGATGTTCCCAGCATGGAACATCGTTTTTCTTGGCATAAGCGCACTGAAGAAGAAGAGGAGAGTCTGATATAACCATATCAACGCCGTTGCGTAAAGGAATTTCTTCTCTTCTCATTTGCTTTGCGCAAACATAAACTTGATCAAATCCTCTTGGTTTTCGTCCTTCCCAAGCCCAAGACTTTATGTATTCTTGAACAAGTTCAACCTGAACATCTAATCCTTCATGGATAATCTTGTTCTTTATCGCGGCAAAAACAAAAGAAGCGGTTGTTGATTTACCTACGCCAGGCCCTGCATAGAAATTTACTCTTCTTCTAATCATGGGTCTCCCTCATGTATGGCTATAGAATTCAGAACCTTATACGATTTTATCTTCGCTCCCTGTCCATTAGCAGCAGCCCAGAAGCATTGCGTAATCTCTTCATGGTTAGTAGCCGCAAGTCTTACTATGTAATAATCCGTTATCCTTTTATTATTTGTTTCAGCGAGATAGGCGATCTGTTGCCAAGCTTTCAGTATATCCGGAAAGCAGATATCATCAGATGCTTTGTAAAAAGGTTCATCTTTGCTGCCTTTTACTATAAAGAACTCAAACATAACTTACTCCTTTGCTGCTATTTTTAAGCATTTTGTTGTTTCTTCCATAAGGAATTTAGACCTTGATATATAAAAGCACTTTTTATCTAACTGCTCAACAAAGTCTTGTTCCTTGAAGAGTTCTCCAGAAAAGTAGTTAACATATGGTCTATCAATATCCTGAGAAACGATACATGAAAATCCGTCTTCTTCGGGAACGACTTCTTTTACGAGAACAATATCTTCATACTTCCTGTACTTGACTCGCCAATACTGTCCAACTTGTATGTTCTTCTTGACCCTACTCATGCGTTCACCATGTTCTTGATGTTCAAAAAGGAGGCGAGGATTTTAATGGCCTTCATTTTGCATTCCTTGATAGTTTTTCCTTCGCCGCTATCAATAGCAGAAATGGGGCCTATTATCTCGAAAGTATATATAGTTTCTCCATCTACTCTGTAGATGGGAACATTGTATTCATCGCCGTATTTGTTCTTTATGGCAAGAAAGGAAGTATCTTTCTTGTCGTACCACTTGAACTTTGTATTACTTCTTCTTTTTCTTGCTACTGGTTTTGCTTTTACGGGCTTTCTTGTTGCCATTTGCAATCTTCTCCGGGGCTGTTGTGTAATGAATCCTGCCGTCTATTTTACTCTCTATAATAGAACCGTTATTAACCATACTTTGAAGAGTAACTAAGAAGTCAACACCCTCGGCAACCTCAGCAATGCGTTGTAAATCTTCTTCTTCATAAGAAAGAGGATACTTGGGGTCTTCTTCGTTTGAAAGCAAACAAACAGCCACAATTGTGCAAAGAATGCCGTGACTTTCTGCTCCAGTTTCTGGTGCATCAAGGTTCAACATCAAGGCTTTATTGTACAATTCTAATACCAGTTCTGCATTTTCGTCCATAAAGGCGGCAATGTTGCAAAACTCATCTGTGAGCTTTTCTCTTGTAAAAATCATTGAGAATCTCTTTGAACTAATAGCCTCGTTCCGGTCCTAACGTGCCACGCATACCTCGCTTTGGCATTTTGCATCAGAACCCCTAGTTCTCCGGGCCATACATCAATTTCGTCGCCTTCTTCCGTTTTTACCTTCCAACCACCAAAGGTGTTTGGTTTTGCATCTTTTGGAATGAGTTGTGAAGCGGCATTCCACTGGGAAAAAGGAACCATAACATCCCAATCTCTCGGCTTCTCATTTCCTGGGTCTGCGGCGCTACCAACAACCCAAGCATCATGCATGTGAGTTAGAGATGCCACTAGTTTAGGATAAGGAGTTGCCATCGTACCCTAAAGCCTTTCTCTGTTCTGGCGTAAGAGAAGCAATAATCTTCTGCTTTTCAGATTTCTTCTTCATCTTTTCCTGATGCGCTCTTTCTTTATCTTTCTGTTTCTTTTCGTATTCCTTACGCAGGGATTCCATTTCCTTGTCCATCTCTTCTTGAGTCTTTTGTTTTCTATATTCAACTGTTATTGATGGATCATGACGGTTTTCATAATCAATAAAAATGTGAATATTTTCAAACTCTGAACTAGGAATACCTAATGTTTCAATTTCAGAAAGAATCTCAGATAAAGTAGTCCTATCAACTGTCCCGTATTCAGTTGTTTCATTACCATCTTCATCGTCAACGGTATAAGACTCTCCAAGCGGAATATTGATTCGATGATACGAAGACACCTTTATTTTCTTGCGCAAATCCATTATTCATCCTTTTCTTCAATGTCAAAATACTTTATAACCGCTTCTCTACCAATAGCATCAAGAACTCTATCTTGACCTATCATTTCAACAAGGGCTTCAATATTGTAACTATCAATGTCTACGTTTTGAACCTTTTCAAGAGTAACTATGCCTTCATAGTTCTTGAATTCTACTCCGCCAATATTTTCGCATGTAACAAGAATCGTAAATGACATTAGAAATCACTCCCTCCAAAGTTTATATCTGTTGGCTCCCCCGCATATCCGGGAGTTGGATTGTCTGTTCTTGGAACCAATCTCTTTGCCTCTTCTATCGCCACTGATAGGTCTTCTTTGAACTTAGATGCATCTTCTACCGACAAACATATTGATACGGAATCGCCATCTTCATCAAAGAAGTCAATTATAACACCTTGATCTGTAGGCGTAGTTTTTGCGACTATCATTATTCTTCCTTTTTATGCTTTGCCAGTTGCTTTTTTGCTTCAGCTAACTCAATAGCATCAATCTTCTTGAAGACCTTATTGAGCTGAGTATCTGTGTATTTGCTTACAAGATCCTCTTCTTCATAATAGTCTCCAAGTAAACCATCAAGGAATCGGTTAAGGAATTCGGCAATGCTTTCTTCGCCAACATTCCTCCATCCTCTCATAATGTTGTCATTTTTGTATTTGCCATAGTAGTAGTTTCCCCTCTTTACGCATATATTTACAGAACCTGTTCCGCTATCAATTTCTCCATCAAAGAAACAGTCTTTCGCGCAATAAATAAGGTGCTGCCCGCCCTTTGAGGCGATAAGGTAGGCTTTAACTACAGAACCGTCAGGAATGCCGCCAAAAGAATTTGTCTTATGTTGGACCTTTATTGGATTATCAAGAAAGACCATAGCCTTGTTGTAGTTTTTCTTTTTCTTTGGCTTTATTGATTTAAGAACCTTGCTAAGCGTTTTGCGGTTCATCTTATACCAATAGTTTTTGTTATTTATTTCATCCCCGACCTTGAGATTTTTGAATACGTCTCCATCGAAGTCGTCTTCATGAAATATATAAAGGGAACCATCATTCATTCCCCATACATTCCATTTCTCTTTTCGTACAACTTTGCATTTCATTTTTATTCTCTCGAATAATCTCTAACTTTCCATTCGCTCTCAGACAAGTTAACAACTTGTACGTCACCCCATACCGAGCATCTATTGCCTGTAGAAACTTCAGTAAAAGTAACAACTATTTCTCCGTCTTTACATATATCAATACAGACATCTTTGGCATCATAAATAAACATATTTTCTACGCTTATTGTTACAACGCTTCCTGGTTTTACAATAACATGCGGGTTTGCAATATCTTCAAGAGGATTCTTTTGTTTTTTGGCAGATATACAACCAGAAATTAGAATAGCCAAAAACGAAACTGCAAGAATCTTTTTCATTCTTCTTCCTCTACTTCATAATAGTCTGAATCAACGCCAGGAATTGTTTTATCGGGAGCAAGAAAGCTAACAAGCTTCTTGAGATCATAAACAATAACATTATGTTTCTCTAAGGCTTTATTGCCATTTTCACTCATTTCAACAAGACTTCTGAAAGCCTCTTCAGGATCGGGCCAAAATCCATAATCAGGGCAAATCCTACCCTTTTTGGTTACAACAATAGCAATTTTCATTCTTCTTTCCTTTCTATTTCTTCTTTTGGAGGAACTATGGTTGTTCCTTTTCCATCTATCAACTCGGCAGAAGGAAAGAACCTTTGGAGTTCTTTCACTTCCTGTACCAAAGTTAAAGCCCCTCCACCGGGAGGTCTGAGCTTATTAATCCTGTTTAGAAGTCTCTGGAACCAAATCTTTGAGTCATTATGATCTTCATCATCTGGAAAGGTTTCTGCCCAGTTTGATGCCCATATGGTCAAACAGCGAAGCTCATGCCAGTTTATAGGAAGAAGAACATCTTCAGATATCCAAATAGGCCTTCTAGTCGAGTTACAAGAAGGGCAACTTGTTGCTCCCTCTATTTCTTTATCCGTAAACTCAGATAAGCAGTCTTGACATCTAGTGGTTTTCATAATTGAAAATTCCTTTTGGTCCATTCTTTCTTAAGAGCGTTTATTTCGACTTCGTTAAGTTTGGATAAAGCTTCTGCTACAGTTTTGGTGTGATTTTCATATTCTTTTACTTTGGCTTCATAGTTTCTTCTGCTTTCTTCTATGAAGTTTTCAAAGCCAGCTTTATCTTCTGCCGAGGTTGAATATTTTTGACCTTTACACTTGCTGCATTTCAATCTTCGTACAAGTTTATATCCTTCGACTGGATCGGGAGGGTCGTCTGGGTCATAATCCCATCCCTTTCCTCTGCATGCTACGCAAGGATAAGAACCCCAGGGAGGGCTTTTGCCGTCATTAGCATAGTAAATCATCGCCTTTTCAGGTGAATTAAAGTCAAAGGGTTTATATGGAGGTAGCATTGCAAAATTGTCGGCTTAAATGAAAAGCCCCTCGATGGAGTCCACCGAGGGGCATGTGAAAGTTTAGCCTGTAGAACGGTTAGCGGCGCAAATCCTTACGGATGAAGTCCGCCATGAGAGCCGGGGCGCTCGTGTCGAATCCAACGAAGTTCATAGAACCTGCGTCGTTCTCGTCAACGATGCTGTACTCCGTAGCCGTCATACCAACCGCAATCACCTTCGCCTGCGGGTTACGCTGATTGCGATACATCTTCAAAGCCTCGTGAGGCTTGATAGAACCAGCCCAAGTCTCGTTATCCGTGTAGGTAACGAAGGCGTCAACATTAAGACCCTTCTCAAGAGCATACATGATCGGCAGGGCACAATCAGTACCTCCCATTGGAAGCTTCTCAATCTTGTTGCAAACCGTATCAAGCTTGTCCTTCGGGCTGATATTGATTTCGGTAACTCCGTAGTTCCCGCCGAAACCATACCTACCAGAAGTTCCCTTCTCGTAGGAATATCCGCCAGAAGTGAAGCCGATAACGTGCCAGTTCTTTTCGCTGCGCGCCGTAACCATCGCCATAACAGCAGATGCCTCGCGAGGCGTAACGAAGTCAAGTCCACCAACGCTACCGCCGGTCATAGAACCAGAAACGTCAAGACCCAAAAGGATGTTCTTACCAGTTGGCTCGATTGCGTCGAACGCAAGGTAAAGCATCTCGTTGAGAGCGTCAGATACCTGGGCGATTGGCGACCAGGTAAGGCTTCCGCGAACTCCGCGACCTGCGGAGTAAGTCTTGAGAGCGCCAAGAACGGCCAACGGGTGAACGCGACCCTTCTTGATCTGCTCAACGTTGGTCAAGCGCTCAGTAACCATCTTGAGTTCGCTGGAGAACGGCTTAAGAACTCCATACGAAGTAAGGCGGTTGAGAACGCGCATAGTAGCGGTGATAGGCATGTGAGGCAAGAGAGCCTGCCATACCTTCGGATCGTTAGCGACTTCCTTCGGGATCAGCTCGTGAGGAAGCTGGTACTCCTCGACAAGAGAAGCAACGATGCTCGGGTTAGTCTGACCCTTGATCTTGCTTGCACCCTCAAGGATAACAAGCTGCTCAGGTACAGGGTCAGGCAACTTGCCTTCGCGAGTTACATAAGCATAGATCATATTGTGAAGCTCGTCGCCCCTTGCGTGACACTTGCGAAGCAAGTCATCATGCGACCAGGAAGACTTGGAGTTACCCTCTTCTGCGGTGCGCTGAGGATACTTGACAACCTGAAGAGCCAAGCGGTCAGGCTTCATACCGTTATACCAGTTGGCGATAGCGTTACGAAGACCAGAACCCCAACCACGGAAACCGTCAACGAAGTGCGCGAACTGGAACAAGTGAGTTCCAATACGAGCAACCTTCGGAAGCGCAGCAAGAGCAGCGCGACGAGTCTCGGGCGTAGCCGAATCATGACCTGCGCAAAGCGCAAGAGCAAACAAGGCAGGGTCGTTCTTTGGAGCGCGACCAGCATCGCTGATTTCAACGATGCGCTGAACGGTGCGCAGACCATCCTCCTTAATGCACTCAATAACGTTCTTAGCATTATCAAGAGTCATCTTGCGCTCAGTACAGTAATAGGTTGCCCCATCCGTACCGAGGATCAGGAAGCGGTCCAGGCGGTCCCACTTATTAATCTCAAAAACGAAACCACCGGCGTTATTCTGAACGGTTCCAGGAGTCTGTACCGTCTGAGGGGTAGCCTTTGGGGTCTTGGAGCTAAGAGAACCAGTCAACTTTCCATAGTTTGCCATTTGCAATCTCCTTATTCGACTTCAGTAACTATTACTGAAGTATGTAACTTCCAACATTCGTTTACAAAGCGCCCGTTGGGATTCGAACCCAAACTACCTCTGGGATATAGAGATAACCCTTTCCGTTCGACCTGTTCGGTAAGTAATTGGTCAGGATGTTTTAGCGTGCTAGCCATTACACTACAGGCGCATTATTCAATTGTCAAGAAAAGCTAGAAGTAAGTTGGTGGCAAAAGGTCTTTTTTGCAATATGTTAACCTTCTACCTTCGACTTCTATCTTCTCAAATAAGCTCTATTAGATTTCTCTTTTAGAGCCTTGCTATTCAAAGTCCGAGTAAGGGATGCCTTTAGGAGTGCAGAGTATTGGGAAGCCCTTTCGGGATTACCTTCTTTATCTGCGTCATAGAAAGCTACTGAAACCCAAACGTTGTTAACCTAAAATGCTTCGACTCGGAACTAATGCTTCTTCCAGATCGTTAGACCTGAATCAGCAAGAAATGGCTGAGGCAAGGGGTGGACAACGGAAGCCTTACGGCAGAACTCCTAAGTGGTGGGGTTGTTAACCGTCATTCCTTCGGCCAAAGCCTTTTTGATTGTCTTGAGTGCGTTGGTAGGCGTCCTCGTAGTCTCTATCGGCTAGTTTTCTGTAGAACTTGAATCTGCTCACCATTTTTCCGTCTAAAGTTTAGCCTGCAACTCTTCACCTGCAAGGTTTTGGGCTATTTTTTCTGCTCTTTCGAGAGCTAAATCTTTTTGCTTGAACTCGTAATCTAGGTCAATTTCATACCCATAAGTATCAGGTACATAGGTCGGATAGTCAGCGTGCTTCCTAAGATTCTTCTGACCAGGTAAAGATTCTGAGAAATGAAACAATGGTCTAGTCTTACCCCATGTCTGAATACAAAGCTCAAAAGCCTCTTTTTCTGTCAAACCGCCATCATTACATTTATGATGTAAATAATCAAATGTAATGGGAACTCCAGTGAGTTCGTGGATATGTTCAATAAGATTGCGAACATTCCAAATGCCTTTATCTTCGTTTTCAATAACCAACCGAGGCTTAGTATGCTTATCAAGCCTATCTAAACCATCCTTAAACCTTTTGGCTATTTCTTTGGGGTCTCCGCTAGAACAATTAAGGTGGATGTTGATGGGAGAATGATAGCCTGTGCTATCTAAGCGTTCCATGAACCAGCCATGATGATTAAGTTCGGTAATAGTTTGAGCAACAGACTTGTCATTTAGACTAGCGAGAACATTGAATTGGTCTGGATGACATGAAACTCGAATATTATTGGTATAGATTTCTTTTGCGCAAGAAAGAAAAAGACGGGTTAGTTCATCATGATTGGGAATATCTTCCCATTTTAGATTAGCCTCTGGATGAGTCATGAGGGGAAAGATATCGCTGCTAACTCTATAGCACCAGCCCTTTTGCGCGCAACAATGAAGAATCTTCAAAATAATAGAAAGGTTGTTTTTATATCTTTCCGCCAAAATAGGTAGGGCAGCGGTTCGGCCTATTTGAGAAAATCTGCTCCAAGTCATCGTTTGAAACTTGGAGCCAGACTTTTGTAATCCGACATGAATACAACATAGGCCTTTACGATTCATTCTTTTTTTCCTGCTCTTCTAGTTTTTTGACTAGTTCAATATACTCTCTGGTACTTGTACTCAAAAGCCTAGAATAAGCATCAGGGGCAAAATGCTTGAAAAGTCTTTGCCAATCCTCGCAAGCCTTACATACTCCGCTATACGATTCTCCGCAAGCCCAAACCGCTTGGGAGGCAGTTTGGCGAGAATCGTCCCAAGGGTAATCTGGAACGTACTCTTTAGCACAACGATAGGCGTTGGCAATGTCACTTTCAAGTTTGGCAAGGTCTTTATTTTCAACCAGCATCTTCAAGCCAGTATTTCCCGGAAGAGAAACTTTTTCATCAGTTTCATTGAATGTCCAAGTTCCATCTTGACAAAGCCATACATCTTTCCCGTCCATTTGGGCATGAACAAAGAAATCATCCTGATAAGGAAGTTTACAAACCATAACATCTGAAACAGAATGCGTTTTAGCTGCTCCAGTGTTATATACAGAATTAAGAAGATTGCATTCATCAATGGCTTCTTTTTCGGTTTTCCATTGCTTACCGCTCTGGTACGGTCCTTCGCAGAACCATGTATGCCATTTCGTTGCAACAACACTATATGGGGATTCGCCAATAATCATTTTACACCATTCCTAATACCCGTTGAACTTATCCCTACTGTATCATAAACAGTAAGAGAAGGATGCATATTGTAAGGAGTAATTCCAAACTGAACTTTCAAATCATCAATAGTCCAAAGTTTTCCATTAATTTCTCTTGGATTGACTGTAAATTTAGCATCTATACCTTGAACTCCAATTACCCCGTGGTCAGAAATTAATCTTTCAGCAGTATCAAATCCAATTTCAAAAAAAGGACAAATAGGAATACTAAGTCCTGCTTTTTCAATGAAATAGCAGGCATTTGTTACCCAAACAGGCGCATATCCTCTAAACTGTTCAATTCTCTTTGCCATCTCTTCAAAAGGAAGAAATTCTTTATCTTTTCTATGAATAGACAATTCAAAAACTGCTACAACTTTGCGCCAACTATTCCCATAGTTTTTTGGAGCATTATCAAAAAACCTTCTATGAGCGTCATGAAGGGGATTGAAACTTCCTGGTATTACTACAAAAGAATCTTCAATTATAGATATTTGAAGTTTTTGCTCGGCAATGAATTGATGAAACTCCATAGGAGTTCCGTCAGGCTTTACTACGAATGAAAAGAGACGGTTGCGGTCGCCCGCAGTCGTCTCGTAAAAGGTCTTAATGAGATCAGTGTTCATGTTTGACTTAGCAAGATGCAAAGTGGTCAACGTGATTCTGATAGATATCGCCGCGACAAATAACGTCCAAACTTTCGCCAGCATCAAGAGATGGCATCATGGTTGGATCATTCATGATAATCGCCAAGACAACTTGCCCAACTTTCGCATCTTCCATATGACGAATATCATCAATGAGCGCCGGCTTATTCCTCTGGAGGACTCCGTAGGTTTCCTCGTCCAACTTGTTAATATTGAACTTGAAGAGGTTGCCGCGACTGGTTGCGATATAGGAGCGATTATCTCCCCTGCGCCAACGGTCAGTAGTAAGGGCGGAATTGACAACTACCATTAAGGCGATGGTATCATGAACAAAACCGCTCAAAGCGCTAAGCGCATCAATCGTCATCTGTTCAGTACAGAATGAAAAATTGCTAGGGTCGATATGTTGTCCGCCCTGGTGAAATCCATTCATGAATTCTGCAATTTCCTCAGAAGCGTAAGGTTCAAACGCTCCGCGAAGCAACTTGCTCGCTCCCGGGAAACGACGGAAATCAAGGCAGGAATGCCCGCCGCCAGTGATAAAGAAATAGATCGGAGGGCCTTTGTACTCGGAACGAAACTTCTGGATTGCCGCTTGCATGCTCATACTCATATACTGCTCCTTTTTAACGAGTCTTGATTCAAAAGTTTAGTCGGCCACTGCTGAGTGAAGCGGCCTCATAAACGGGAATGCGATAACGTCTCTAACACTTGTGTTTCCAGTCAAAAGCATTACTAACCTATCAATGCCGATTCCAAGTCCTCCGGTAGGAGGCATACCAACCTTCAAGGCTTCAATGAAATCTTCATCTAAGGTTCTATGGGTAGATTCTTCGTCATCGTCCCCGGCAAGTTGATTGGTAAACACGTTATATTGAACATTCGGATCGTTTTGCTCAGTATAGATAGTTCCAATTTCCATGCCGCCAATAAACAAATCTGCTCTTTGCGCAATAATTGACTGCTTGGAAGCAACCTTTGTAAGAGGAGAAATAGCGGCAGGATATCCATGAACAAACGTAGGAATTCTTGGGTCAATAAGGACTTCTGCCTTCTCTTCAAATATTTCATTGGCCTTTACAAAGTCCGTATCCTCGGTCAAAGTAAGACCTGTTGCTCTATGATAGAGTTCGCTATAGCTGACAATCTTGAACGGAGAACGCAAGTCAATTTCGTATCCATCGTAATTGTAAACATGAACAGGATCCGGGAGCGGATTGCTTGAAGGGGGACTCCTGAAAAGGTTACGGGCTACGTCCTTAATAATGCTTTCAACCAGATTCATCAATGAGAATACATCTTCATTGATAGCATACGCTTCAAGGGCGGTAAACTCAGGATTGTGAGTTGCATCAATCCCCTCATTACGGAAGTTGCGATTGATTTCAAAGACTCTTCTCATTCCTCCAACAATGAGCCTCTTGAGATAGAGTTCTGGAGCAACTCTCATATAAAGAGGAATATCAAGGGCGTTTAGATGGGTCTTGAATGGTCTTGCCGCAGCGCCGCCAGCAATAGGATGAAGCATCGGCGTTTCAACTTCGATATAACGCCTATCTTCAAACTCTGAACGTAAAAGTTGAATGATTCTTGAACGAATCTTAAGAGTCTTGATAAAGCCTTCATTAAAGGCCATATCAATGTACCGCTTACGATATCTCAATTCAACATCCTGAAGTCCTGCAACCTTATCAGGAGGATGGGCGAGGCTCTTACAGGCCAATCCAACATCCGTCGCCCATATAGTAATTTCGCCAGTCTTTGTCCTGCGCAACGTGCCTACAACAAATACAATATCTCCAAGGTCAAGAAGCTTGGCAAGTTGAAAAGTCTTCTCTCCAACTACATCCTTCTTGCTAATGGCAATTTGAACCTCTCTGGAATCATCTCGAATCTTAAGCCAAATAAGACCGCCATTGTCTCTTAGTAAGACAATGCGACCTTGCGTTCTCCATTCTCTTGCAAGATACTCTGGAGAAGCTGTAGATTCATTACCTATAAACGAATCAACAACCTCATAAATAGGCTTTATTTCAAAAACTGGAATTCCGTATGGGTCAATACCAAGTTCTCGAATCTTCTCAAGCCTTCCTTGACGAACTCTCTCCAGATTTGTCAACGGCATTTCCATAGTATTTCTTCTTTCTTTCTGCTGCTTCCGTTTCCTTACGCTTTTCTTCGAGAACAAAAAGGACCAGCGTAGTTATAAACAAGACAATAGCAAAGAGTGTTACGAAAACAGAAACATAAAACAACCAGCCAATTTCAAGCCCCAATGCGAATACAGAAAGAGGGACTGACAGTATGAGAGTTACCATACTAAGGCAAAATGATTCGGCATACTGCTCTTTCATCCACTCGACAGGGTTGAACATTGTACTCTCCTGAGTTAAACGCTCCCGGCGCGACTCGAACGCACGACCTGCGGTTTAGGAAACCGCTGCTCTATCCAACTGAGCTACGAGAGCTTGATTTATTTCTTTTCCAGTTCCCGTTCATGAATACTTACGCCCCAACCTGCAATAACAGCGCCAGCAATGCCAACAAAGGCATGGCCTCCCCCATCCTCACCGGGCTTGCCATAGAAAACCCAAGCGGCCAAAGCGCCGGCAATCAAAAGAACTCCAAAGATAAAACAAAGGTATTTCATGTCTAAATCCTTACTTGCTTCTTACAAATCCATCTTGATCAACAGTTAATTTACCGCTATTAATGAGTTGGAAGAAAATCAATCCTTCGCTAACCCCAAACTTACGAGCGAATATAGCAAGATGCAAAAGTTCGCGAGGAACAAGAACGTCATCGTTGTTGATATTGGTTTTACCTTGAATCGAAGGACATAAAAACTGCCATTTTGAAATGAGAAACTTGATGTTTCCAGTCGCTTCGCAGTCAATCCTGTCCTTAACATACATTTCAGACAGGGCTGATTCGTCATCAATCTTGAATCCGTTAGGAAACCGGAGAGAATAAAGGGATTCGGGACCGTTCATTGTTCCGTTCTCTTTCTTCAATCGTGGATAAACTTTCGTAGAATATCCGCATCCAATTGTTAGGCATAACCATGAGCCGCATCGAGCGTCCCATGAAACATGCCTTTTATTACATTGAGGACAGTCGTGCATCTCTGACATGACTACGTTCCCCAATCTGGTTCTTTAGCTTCAATCTTGAGATTGCCGCTTCGGTTCCAAGAGTCTGTCCAAACAGGAGTTACTGCTCTATTGGCAATTAGCCTCAAGCACTCTTTTTCGAACTCCGTTTCTGGAATTAATTCAATTCCATGTTCGCTTCTAATAACTTTCATAAACGTCCCAGACAGGACTCAAACCTGTGACCTGCCGCTTAGAAGCTTGACTGCGGATTATGGATTTCCGCATGACAGTTTCTACAAACTAGATCGCATTTATTGAGTTCCTCAATAATCTTTTTCCAACTTCTAAGTCTTAATTGACTCCAATCAACATCTTTTTCTTTAGGATTTCTGTGGTGGAAATCTAATGCGGAATGATTCTTTTTATATCCACATATTACGCATTTGCCACCTTTGTAGTTAACTGCATCAATTTTTCTTTGCTTCCATCTGTTTATGCAATACTCATTAAAACAGACTTTACAATAGCTGTTTTTGCGAGTTGTCGCATAAAACTCTTCTTCATTTTTTTCTACCTGACATTTTTGACATTTCCTCATATTTCACCTCCTATAGGTGAAATACAAAGAACTGTTTAGAAATCCTTCTTCTAATCAAGCATCCCCGACTGGACTCGAACCAGTAACCTACAGCTTAGAAGGCTGTTGCTCTTCCAATTGAGCTACGAGGACATTTTTATACACTCTCTATTCAACTGAGCTACTGGGACAAATTTCTTTCTCAACCTCTTCAATCATCTTTTGCAATTCATCTGATGAGAATTCAGAGGCTATATCGCCCATGATTTCCAATCCCTTTTGCATGGCATCGGAATCTGTTATTTCATACAGTCTAGCCATTTCTTTGCTAGCTTTCAAAAGTACAAGTAGTTTTTGCGAAGTTATTTGCATAAATCATGGGGTAAACTTGGCAACCATCGAGCCGTATCTTTCATCTGTCTTGAAGATAACCTCAAATCTCTTGTCTGAAAAAATCTGTTGAGACGTTTTCCAGTGTTTGATATGATTGATATCGTCCAAGGCGATAAATGTAGGATAGTTAAGAATGGTCATTAGGTAGGAAAACTCAACAAAACCTATATGACCTGCTGAATCAAGGAGTATAAGGTCATACTTGATTTTAGGAATTAGTAGGCCAAGAAGATCATAAATAACATACTGACCAGAAGATTCCTCAACATACTTTTCTGGAGACCCCTTATAGTCAACTCTTATCTTTGGATTCTCTGCAAGGTTACTTTCAATCCAAAGTTTTGTATCTTCTACCGTAGGAACCAGGTTCTTGGGAACGCTAGAACCTAAACAGTATACGATGTTCGCTTTTCCCTTACAGAAGTCTTGCGCAATTTTCAGGTATCTATGATTGATTTCAATAGTCCATAACAAAGAAGAAGGGCCTACCATTTCCAAAGCATCGGACAAGCACTTTGTAGAACCATTACCAGTAAACGTACCTGTTTCTAGGACTTTTTCCATTCGATGAAAAGCCACCAAGTGGCTAAGCATCTTTTGAAACTGTTGTCCTATGCCTGTTCCCATTCGCTCGGTCCTGTACCTATACGGAAATCGAAAGAAGTTTAGTCTGAGGCCGCAACCCTATCAAATCACAACTTTGCCCAATTTGAAATAGCAACGTTTCTCAAATTTGCCCAAGTTCGAATTATCCTCGCAACAGGGACGCTTAGTGTTTCGTTGTATTTACCGCGAGCTTCCTGTAAGGTTGGCTTGCCAGAAAGGTTAAGCGATATTGTGGCTTTTCTTCCGCATTCGTTTCCTTCAACCTGAGCAACGGAGTAAACAGCATTTCTGCCAGAAGAACAAGAAGATGCGTATGTTGCAACGCAGTGGTGCATTGTTTTGCCTTCTTCTTTCAACTCGGTAGAGTTAAGAAGTTCAACAATGCTGTATACTTTCCTGCCTTTTTCTGAACCTTCTTCAATGCGACCGCCAGGAATGCCGCAAGACTTCCATTGCAAGAAAGAATTCTTTTTGCTGATAGCTGTATGGGTATGCCATTTCTCAACTTGAGTCAATAACGCTTCGGGATTCCTTCCCTTCATTGTGAAGTTAGGCTGCGCTGGTCCCCGATTAATTCTTGTGCCATCAGGAGTTACGAGAAGAGTATCAACGTATTTTTGGTTATAAATGTAATCAATAATGGAAGAAATCTTGCTGGGGTCAAGCATCGGGTTATCAATAAAAAAGCGAACAACGGAATCCCAGAAATCCATGTTGCTAAAATCAATAGCCAATGGGGACTCAAGCCACCCTTTGATTATGGGCATAGAGCCGTCAAGAGAGCGGATATGAGCAAACCTGAAGGCTTCCATGATTTTGAAATCTGAAGGAGCCTCAGAAAACAGGTGAGCCATCATTCTTGTCATCGGGTATGGCAACCCATGCGCTGTTCTTATGTTTTGACCGCTACCCATATGCAAGAACCATTCTTGCTTTTTCGAACCCATTCCATCATTGGACAAGAAAGCCTCGTTCATGAAGGAAGGAACGGGGTACTTGGCAAAAAGGTAATGCAATAAGCTGGTAAACTGCTTTTCAACATTATGGGTTTTGTTTTTCCAAACTTCCGGCTCTCTTACCCAGAAGTCTCCCCAATACGCCATTATCATGCATCCATTTAGAAACTTCCAGCAATACTTTTCATCTTCAAAGAAATCTGTTTCTTTTTCAACAGTTTTGAGAAGACGAAGAAGATAAGCAGAATTGCTTTTTCCAAGAGGAATAAACAAATTTACGAGTTTATCTTCTCTGTGGGGGATTTTGCCATTGGCAATGTATTCTTTGGATTTTTCAAAGGCAAGATCGATTCTTTCGGGCTTATGGACATATCTGTTCTTGTTAGAAATTAACAAAAAAGAAGCCTGCTCCTTCTTGAGCAATTCTTGCCTCCTTTTTTCCATGTTAGGATTTTTGTAAACCCTTTTAGTATCCATTTATCTACCCGAATTAAGTAATACGAGTTCCGCACCAAGGGCAAAAGTTTATTGCAAGAAAGCTTCTACCACCATCTCGGATTGGAATACCAAAACCAGACTTTGTTTTGATTACAACAAAGTCTGGACATTCAATTTTATTCGGATGAACCGGGCATTCCCGTTCTATCTGCCCTTTCATGGCTTCGCAACAAGAGGTTTTGGGTTTCTTTTTTGCCATTTTGACCTAGCCTGTTCGCCAAATGCGTATGATCTCTCGATTACCCTTATCGTATCTGATATCTACATGACGGTCAAGCGAAGAAGTGATTTCTCTTTTCTCATGGTGTTCTCCGCAGAATACTTTCAAGCCTGCCTTTTCAAGTTCGGCCTTTATTCGCAGGTAGTCTTCTCCAACGAATTTCTGCAATTCCATGCTTGTCAAATCAGGTCTTCTCTTTAGTTCTGGCATTTGTTATCTCCTTTTCTTCACCGTGACATATAGGGCAATAGGTATAGCCGCCACAGTCTGGACCTATAAATGCTTTCAGGTCACAAAGATGTAGTTTGCATTTACCGGCGTAACGGTCGCGTCGTAAAAGAAATAACAATGATAATATGGCTGCTAATTTCAGAAAGAGAATTAGTTCAAAGCCCATAAAGCACTCCCGGCAGGATTCGAACCCGCTTTGAGAGGTTTAGAAAACCTCCGCCTAATCCAGTCGAGCCACGGGAGTAATATCTAGCTATATCGGCAAAACTACTTACTCTTCTTCATCTTCACAATCATACATCCCTTTTTCGCCAACGCTAACAGAAAGAACCTCTTCAAGTTCTTTCTTTGTTGGCTTCTTGCCTGTAGCAAGTTGAACAATTTCTGCTGTTAGTTCATAAACTCGGTCAGAAGCGGCGGATAGGGTTTCTCCTGCTTCGCTATATTGTTCATAAACTCCAAAGCTTTTTGCTTCGTCTGCTAGTTGCCCAAGTAACTTAAGGAGTTCTTTTTTCATAAGAAATGCTCGCTACATGCCATTTGCTTATAAGAGCTACGTTTCTTAGGATCTTTTGGTTTTTTGCCAGTCTTTCTAAACTTGACAGTATCGCAATATCCGCAAAGTACGCATTCGGTTCTTTCAGTAAAGTACCAATACTTCTTAGTGGTGTTCTTTTTCATAAATGACCCTGCCGGGGCTTGAACCCGGTCCTGAAGATTGAAAGTCTTCCGATCTACCCATAATGCTACAGGGCCTCATTTATAATGACTCCAATGGGATTTGAACCCATATTTTCACCTTGAGAGGGTGGTGTCCTGCCAATTAGACGATGGAGCCTCTTAACTTTTCAATGACCCTAACGAGATTCGAACTCGTATTACCTGACTGAGAATCAGGGAGCCTAGCCGTTAGCAGATAGGGCCGATTTTATTTGATTTGCTCAAGTTATCTTTAGCCCATAAAGGCTGTAGATTCTTAATGTCCCAACATTTTTTAAAATCCTCACAATTTACAGAAACAATATTGAAGGAAGAAACTGGAATAACATGATCAATATGCCATTTCCCATAATTTTCCCAATTCATTCCTTCTTTGAAGAGTTTTTCTAGGTGTTGCTTTAACTCTTCAACCGAATACCCTACAAGCTGTTCCCAATGATTTCCTTTCTTCAAGCCTTGCAATGATCTACGAATTATGCGAGACATATTCATAGAAATTTTATGCTTATAGTAGTAACGTAATCTTTTTTCTGGACCAGATTTTGATCTTTTGTCCTTATTTTTTTGAAGGTAAGAAACAATCTGTTTAGATTTGCAAATCTTACATTGAGATTGTAACCCGTCTTTGCTTTTGCTATCTTTGCAAAAGGTTCCTGGTTGTTTGCATTTCGTACAAATCTTACTCATCTTTTTCCTGATAAAAAACCTGACTAAAATGACCCTGCGGAGAATCGAACTCCGGTTGAAAGATTGAAAGTCTTACGTCCTAAACCTCTAGACGACAGGGCCTAATGCATTTTGGTTTTGAATCGGTTGGCTCAAGCCTTATACGGCGAGCCGGTGCAGCTTCCTTGGCGTCTTATCGACGCTCTTGGAAGTTCCTCTGTTCAAGAAATTTGAAGCTGCTGTTCATGATTCTTACCTTATACTTAGTCTATCGGCCAATTCCTTCTCTGTCAAGCACTTTTCACGAAAAATCTTACTGACTGATCAAAATTGGCTTGAAACCGTCATTTGTTTTTACGTCGATTTCTGCTCCTAACTGAGTCTCAGAAAACAGGATGGGAGATACCTGATAAAAACCGTACTTAAGTAGCTTCCTGTTTGAAGCAGGAAGTTCTTCGCTGGTAGAAATAACAATAACATACATTTCAGGTGATTCAACCAGTATGTTATGAACAAGACCGTCAGTTGTTTTGCAAGCCTGCTGAAGCTGCAAAGCTGTAGATGGGATAAACCTCTTTTCGCAAACCCACCCTTTTGTCAATGGAGGATTCGGAATTTCGACTTTATCTTCGCAACCGAAAAGAGAAGCAAAACAAACTAATGATATAGCCATGAGCCTTTTCATTCAAATTCTTCTTTCATATCCAAGTTTGATCTTACTTCTTGAGCAGTAGGGATTCTGTCAATCTTATCGCAATGGCAAACATAGCACTGCGATTTTCCGCAATCATGAGGATGATGCTTTTTACATCTTCCTGCCTTCCTTGCCGGAACCGACTTATCTCTATACATTTTTCTAAGAAATACCTGACGCTTCTTAGAAACCTTTTCAGTACGATATCTGCGTTCGCTCTTGTCCATTTGAGTTCTCCATACGCCCCTCCAACCTATTTTGGAGGGGCCTTGTTATGAAGAACTGCATTTCGATTTTACAACGGTTAAACATTCTGCGCTTCCTTAAGTAATGCCTCATGCATTTTTTCGAGAGTGGATTGAGATGCTACTAATGAATCTATCTTTGTCTTATGTCTATCCAATTCCTCTTTATAGAAATTGACTCTTTGAACCATATTGTTGATATTTTCGCAATCGCTACGAAGTAAAAGGCTCCACTGTCCGCAATCTTCGCAACGACGGACTGTTCCGCTTATCTTATGCGATCTTGAACTATGGTCTTTCCTGCAATTATGATTACCGCATGACCAACTAAAAAACCCATCAGCAATATAAACAAACGTTCCTATAAAGCGAATATCTTTCTTGGAAAAACGATTGCCATTTTCATCTTCGTATTCGTCTTGCTGTAAGTACATTTCATCCTCTATTCTGCGATAAGAAATTCAAGACCCCAACAGGAACAAGTTTTGCTATTTCTTCCCAGTTATTTTCTGCCATTAACTTGCGAATCTGTGTTGCAGAAATGCCTTTGATGTTTTCGGGTACTTGATACTCGTTGACTGCATAACCAACGTTTCTTCCAATGTTGACGCTTTCAATATCAGGAATGGAGATTACTTGAACGTCCTCGCCAACATAGGCCATTCTAATCATATCCATCCTTTCCTCCAAAGTAAAGGGATTACCCAAATCAATTGGAGTATCTCGGACGGCTATCAATACCGGAATGCCTTCTCTAAGTTTTTCCCTGATGATATAATCATGTCCATTATGAAACGGTTGCCAGCGACCAATAAACAGGGCCCTGGGTCTATATGCAAACATTCCAACACAACCCTCAGAAGCAAGCAATGTAATTATCGCATTTACACTGTCAAGAATATTCTGCTCCCCGCTAACAACAAGATCAGGATTCGTTGGTTCTTCGTATGGATCGCTAACTCCGGTAAAGTTCTGTATTACCCCTTTGTTAGCAAGAGCGTACATCCCTTTCGTGTCTCTATTTTTGCAAACTTCAAGGGGAGTCTTTACAAAGACTTCAAAGAACTTGCCACCTTCTTTTTCAACCATTGCCCTTGCATTATCTCTCATTTCTTGATACGGAGATACAAGGCTAACAATGGAAATCCCATTATGCTTAGCTATCTTGGAGGCCAAGAGAGCGATTCTATTGCCATTCTCTATGCGGTCTTCCCTTGAAAAGCCAAGACCTTTAGAGAAATGCTTTCTTAGTTCATCGCCATCGAGAACATCATTCTTCTTGTATCCTAAAGTAAGAATGTTAGAAAGTTTAACAGCAAGACTTGTTTTGCCAGAGCAAGGAAGTCCAGTAAGCCAAACGCAACAACCTGTCATAAAAAATCTCCTTTGCTCATATATCGGCAAACTAGTCTTTTAGTAAAGCATTATCTATATGGCTTGCCAACCCCCAAATTGCAGCAACGGCAATATCTGTAAGTTCTGCTGATCTTTTTGGAGTTTCATGCTGGACTTCAACCATGAATTCATTATGCTCTTCCATGATTTTCCCAACGATTTCGTGCCAAGACAAAAAGGCTCCGGGACCGTGCTTCTCAATTGCTTTAGCAAATCTTTCCCGGATTAGTTTGATTGCTTCCTCAAAGGCTTGCGATGAAATTGGAGGTCTTTCAATTGCCATTTAACACCTTATGCGTTTAGAGTTTCTATCGGAACATGAAGGGCAACCGCAATGGCTGCAAGAGCCTTCTTGGAAGGAAGAACAGAATGCGTAGATATTTTATAAACATACTCTTCTGATAGTCCTGATAAAAGAGACAGCTCTCCAAGACAAAAGTTCTGTTTCTTACAGGCGGATAGGATATTGTTGCAGATTGTAATTTTTCTAGAAGTCAGTTTATCAGCATCATTTTCGTTATATTCATAGCTCATTGCATCTCAATCCTATTAAGAGCCATATTTTGTAAAGCCTCTTTGAGCATTTTGCGCTTTTTCTTTCTCTTCCATAGCCTTTATTTTAGCCTCATTAGCCGCTTTAATTTCATCGGCAACGCCCCTGAACAGAATAAGAGAGATACACTGGAAAATCTTACTTGAGAACTTATAAATGAGTTCCCAAACTCTTCTCAGGAAATCATGGAAGATAGACCAGAAAACAACGAAAGGCCAATAAGCCATCCATCCGAGGATTCTTTCTTTATTTTCTTTTGCGCTTGGAATAATCGTTGATATTTGGATAACAGCATCGCAACTCCACTTATGAGACCCCTCATAGACTGTACACAACCTTTTGTTCCATTCAACTTGTAAGTCTTGAGGGATTGTCTTTTCTCCCTCATGGCCTGCGGCTCTGAGAAACTCGCTCTTTACTTCTTCGTACCTATCTCTTGCATCGCTAACAAAGAAGTACCATTTTACGAGAGAAGTTACCAGGGCTCCAACAAAATACAAACCGAAACCCATCCAAATACGGTCTTGATGTTCAGATATATAGGCCCAGCTTAGGTTTGTAAAACCAAAGAAAATGACACAGAATACAAGAAGAGTTGCTAATGCTGCTGCAAACTTCTCATAAACTATCTCTGCCAAAAGTACAACAGAGAATAGTCCGCAAAGAATCCAAAAGAATACAGATCCAATTGTAATCAACTCGTAGAGCATTTTATTTCCTTTATACTAAGCATCCGAAAAATCTTCTAGCTTCTCTTTCCAGTTCAGCAACATCATCAGGAAGAGGTTGCATTACTTCCAAAAGTTCGAGTCCTGCCTTTGCATACCTCTTTACTCTGTAAGGCTCCCAGTCCCAAATGGCATCGCACAAATTGCAGTATCTATCTGCAAGTTTTACTCTCTTGGAGATATCGTTGTATTCCACTGCATGACGGAGCATGTTTTGGTGCTTTGTTGCAAAATCCCACTTTATTTGCTCGGCGGGAATAGACTTGTCGGGAAGATTTGTAAGTTGTTTAACTGAGAAAAGAACAGCATCTCCTGCGACTTTTTTGATCTCTTCTTCAGTAATCTTGGTATCTTCCAGAAGGTCATGACAAAGAGCAGTATTCAAAACATCGCTGTCGGTTATACCAACCTTAACTAAAAGGTCTTTTACCGCTTGAGGATGAGTGTGATACGGAGCGCCATTGCTTCTCTTTTGCCCTTCATGCCCTTTCATCATGAGGCTATGAACTGAACTTGAAAGGTCTTTTGCTATGGAGTCTTTGAACATCCGATTTCTTTCCGCCTTTACTGATTCCAAAGTAAGACCCCGTTCTCTTAGAAGATAATGAGGAATGGATGAATCGGAAATCTTGAAAATACCCATAAGGATATGTTCTGTTCCAATATAGTTATCAGAAAGCTCTTTAGCCGAAGATATTGCGCCAGTAAGAATATTTGTCGTATTCGGAGTAAAAGGTAGCTTCCCAACTGGTGCAGGTTTGTTCCCTGGAGGAATAAGTTTGAGAATATCTTTTCTCAAATCTTCCAGGTTGACTCCTAGGTTTCTCAGGATATTAACGGCAACTCCGCCGCCTTCTTTGATAATTCCAAGAAGAATATGTTCAGCAGCGATATAGTCATGATTCTGCTGAATTGCTTCCTGTTGCGCTAAGGCAACGACTTTACGCGCTCGGTCTGTGAATTTCTCAAACATTGGTTTGTTCCTGAAAAGTCCAATGGATTATGAAGACCCACTATAATAGGAGTCTTTTCAGAAGAAAGTTTAGTCCAAAGTGCTTCAGGTGGATAGCGAATCTTTGTCTAACAACTGCTGAACAAGTTCCTGAAGAGTCTCTCTGCGAATGCTGCTCTTTTCAAAAAGCAACTTTGAGTTCATGCACACTTCAGTAAAAGCGGCAGGTACAGAAATATCCTTCTCATAAGACAGCGCCATTGCAGTATCAAGAATCTCAATCCAATCATTTCTTGTAACAGCCTTATGAGGCTTCATACGCATTGCATCCTTAAGAGAACTGGAAACAGCATCAACAACAGAGCTAGCAGCAAAAAGAGCAGAAGATACAGCTCCAGAAGCCTTCTTTACGGTATCGGTAATACTCGCGGCTCTCATGGCTTTTTCTTCGCTTATTTCTTTGTTAACCTGAATAATAGCATCATCCACTTTCTTCGGACTGATACCGTAGTACGATAAGAAAATAGAAGCAGCAGTATTGGAGCTTTTTGAAATAGCTTGTAAAAGATGGTCAGACCTAACAGGATCATTTCCGGAGATCGTTTTTGCTTCCTCCATGATATACTGAGATGAAATAGAAAGAGGAAGTTTTATGGCATCAGGAATAGAACTCATTGAAGTTTGATTTTCAGTATACTTTTTAACTCTTGCAGTAAGAGTAGCAAGATCAACAAGTTTTGCGAGAGCCTTGCAAGCTATCGTTGAGTCATTCAAAAGAATACCCAAAAGGATAAGATCTGGTTCAACATAGGGTCGCTTAGCTTTTATGGCTTCTTTATTTGCTGTATTAAGAATTGCCGTAACACAAGGTTCAAATGCTTTTGCAGTTGTCATCGCTATTCCTTTACCATTCACAAGTGCTATGACTTCCAAAATCCACAGCTACAAGTTTGCCTTTTATTATACCGCAGTTTGTATCACCAAAATCGCCACCGAGACCGATCTTCCTCAGTTTATCAAAAAGCTTATCGCTCTGTCTATTGTAGATTGTCCATTCTTTATCATTCCAGTCATCTAAATCACGAGCTTTTTCTGTTTCATACCCAAAGAAAACGCTTTTGCGATTCTTCTTCTTCGCGACAACAAATCTTTTCACTTGCGGAGCCAATCCCTTTTCAGCAGCTTTCTTTTGCCGCATGAAACTTTCATAGGCAGTATGGAAACTTCGATATAGCTTCAGCCCGTATCTTGACGTTCCCATCCTGTAAAACTGTGCTTCGCATCCGCGAGCCGTATATACCCCATCCACTTCAAGTAACGGTATACCTTTTAGAATAGTGTTTTTCTTTTGCATGTGATTTACCTACCAGCCCCATCGGTAGGTAATCGACAGCAAGCAATCACTACTTGATTAGGTCACTCTGTTTTTTGAGTTCTTCTCGGATTTCCATCCACGCTTTACCAAGAAGGTTCTTTCCACTTCCATCAGCGCCAATGCCCCAAATGTAGTCAAAAGGAGTGTCTTCAGCAATCTCTTCATCTCCAGTCTCAAGAAGAATCCTCTTTAGTTCAGGGTTCTGTTGAACCTTATACCTGAGAGCATCTTTCATAATACCATACTTGACTTCTTCCCAATCCTTGCGAAGCGGAGGCATTGGGATTTGAATACCATCTACAATATATGGTTTGTCGCCTGAAGCTATGTCCTTTGCCTCTCTTGGAGTTCTAAGAGTTCTAATGATATTCTGATAAAGAGGGTCTTCAAACTTCTTTGACTGATAGTAATGCTCTGTTGTTGGATACATCTTGTCATCAACAATAATGCTATGACGAGAGAAGTTGCTAAAGCAACCGTATGGTTCTCTTATTTTCCAAAACTTGATCATATTTCACCAAAATGCGGAGTAATCGGAAAAGTCCTTTTCTGGATCAAAGTTATCGGCGAGTATAGAAAGAAATTCCCCATGACACGCTTTGGGAAGGCAGAAACAACCTAGAACCTTACCTTTGAGTTCTCCTAAATCTGCTATAAGATGAGGCTGTCCCAAAATCCAATAACTATGCAGTTCTACGGCTTCTTGCCTTGTAGCAACAATGTATTTTGCATAGCTCTTAGGCTCATGACTGTAGGGGTTTCCCCATTTGGAGTTTCTACCGATGTCAACTTCAAATGGCTCTTTATATCTATTGACAACGGAAGTAATCATGAGTTCTTTCTGCTATCGTATATCTTCTCTAGTTTTTGCCATAGCAGTTCATGAACATAGTATAACCAAATCTTAGAAAAAGTATCAATTACTCCAACGACAGCGCCAACCGTAATGCTTCCTGTAATAAGAAAAGCAATAACGGAAGTAGCAATACTTCCAAATATTCGGTAACTAAGAGATTTGATCAGGAAGCGGCTATTTATCACACTTCATGGATCGACAACTTTTATGGGGAAGCATCACTTTCCCACTCAGATTCTTCATGGATTACTTCTGGCCTATGATGGTCATAAGGTTTCCATAAAGTTCCATCAGCCGCCCACTTCGTTCTTGGGTCAACCCATTTCTTCTTCGCCATGATTGCCTTAATTTCGTCTATGTTTATAGGACAGAAATTGTGACAATCAACGCCAGCATCAATAGCTAGCGCCGCCTCGTCATCTGGAAGGCCTCCGTGGGAATGCCCATAAAGATGCCAAGCCCCATAATGAGACTTGTTCCATACCTTTAGGGCATAATGACAGAGAACGATGTTCTTTCTTTGACCGTCAATCTCAGTCTTGAGATTGAGCATGTCATAAACTCCCGAGAACAACGGAGAGTTATATCTGATTCTGTCGTGGTTGCCAAGAATAAGGATTATATTCTTGCAGTTAATCCTGCCTCGCATCAGCTCAACATCACGATTTGCAAAATCGCCAAGATGAAAAAGCCTATCATTAGGCTTTACTCTTTTATTGATGTTTTCAAGCAGGACTTCGTTCATCTCTTCCGCAGAAGAGAACGGTCGTTTGCAATACTTTATAATGTTTGCATGCCCAAAATGAGTATCACTAGTAAACCAATCCATTCTTTCCTTTCTGTGGTCGGTTTCCTCTTTTGTCCGACCCTCTAACTATTTGTTATGCCTAATTATCGGCAACAGAAAGGAAAAAGTCAAACACTCACAAGAATTTATTTACATTCTTCTCGTTTCACTTCTAACCACCCAAGGCTTTCCGACTTGATATACGTTACAATAACTTTTGTAATTTCTTTTGCATGATCAATAGTCATAGTAAACTTCCTGTTACATACAGGGCATCTCTCTTGCGGCGATTCCATATCAATAAAATCGCCGCTAAGCAAGCATCTATACTTCTTGATTACTGGAAAAAAGACTCCATGACAGGTTCTATTCATTGTTTAGCTCCAGTAAGTATAGATGCACGGACGAAGCTGGTTTACAGTCTTTGCCCAATCCTTGAATACACCGACATAGTGAGTCCAAAGAAGAACCGAAGCAAAGATTTCTGGTCTATAGATTTGTTTGCATCTTGCTACAACTTCATCTTTTAGAACAGGGCAAGACCTTTCATCCCAGAGGCCAACAAGTCTATTAAAAATCCCACAATCAAGCCTGTCTGGCAAGGCGCTAGGTTTTGATTTCTTTATAGAAGGCGGTAAATCAAGAGAAACGATATCTTCTGGAGTAATTTCAATAGGAGGTTCATGCGGAATACGAACCATCATGGTATGAGGATATACGCCGCTATTGCCAGTTCTTTGATCTAGCCATTCAACCGTATTTCTTAGGTTTTTCCTATGCGAATAATAATCTATAATATCGTCATATCTATAAAAATCTTTTTGTTCTGGAGGAATGATTCCGAACATATAATCTTCCCCATATTCAAAATCTCTCAAAAAATGAAAATGAAACTCGGAATCAATCTTTCTTTGGTCTTCTGGTAGATTAAAGAACCTAGAAGCCGCAACTCCTATTCCAAACTGTATTCCATATACATCTGTTGCAGATGGGCCGTTTGCTTCTTCAAGTATACGACGATGTTCTTCGCTATTTTTAAGATCGTTTATCCATTCGAGGAATGGACGCTTCATCCTCTCTACACGTTCATAACATTCGTCAGATTCTCTATCAAGCATCCAATCTTGAAAACGATCATCGGCCAAGACGTAACCTTCTGTTTTTACATCGCCTAAAGCAAAGCAGAGAGCCTTCTTTATCCGTATTCCCATACTATCTCTCCACCTTAAATGTCGTTATCTTACCGATTTTCAAACGGTCAGCCCATAGCCTATGAACGTTTGCAATTGTCTGTTCAGAAGCGTTCTTTTTCTTATCTTTTGCTTTTAATTGCCAGCGTAAAGAGTCTTGAAGGTGGCTACATACAGCGTAATTAAGTAGCTCTGTCCAAAAAGCATCTCTCAATTCAGCATCGGAAAATGCTTTGAGTTCTTTATCTAAATCAAACTCTATGGAAAGAGATATTTTCATTGCATCTTATTTTTCAAGACTTCCATACAAAACTTGTGAAGTTTTGAACCTTCTTTTACAAGCAGCATCTTTGTCTCTCCGGTTTTTGATTCTTTTACAGGAATCATAACCGAACGAGGAATATCATACTTGCAAAGAAGACATTGATTAGAACATTTCATGCAGAGAACTCAACAAGGTAACGGAGACTATGCTGTGCGCGGTCAAAGGTAATAAACTCGTTGTTCATAACCTGACTTACATCAGCCTTGCCAAAGACGCAGTGATGACCCTTCGGAGGCTCGGTATAGCCTCTGGGACCGGGAGCGACAAATGGATTGCCAATCGCAACGTCAGCAACAAACATGAAAGCGTGCCGACCGGCAACCGCTCCGCTGTTGTAGCCGCCCCAACGGTTATAGCCAGACGTATAACCTGCGCTCTTGCGCCAGTCATCAGCCCAATACAGCCCGCCGCCGAACATAGCGCCAGTAATTACAACGCCGACCAATTGCTTTGGAAGACGAAGATTTTCCCTAAGAATACCAGGAACATTGACTGAACGAGTACCGTGGAAGAGCATAGAAACATTCGCCTTATCATACGAGGCGGAATCTTCCTTGCTAATATCAGTACGAGAACGAGGCTGGTGAAGAGCGCGCTCAGTAATGCGGAATTTGCCTTCTGCAATGTCCTTCACTTTCTTGCGCCATTCATTAACGTGAGCGAGCTGACTGACTGACCAAATGTTATGAATCTTCATGGGGCCAACGTCGCGATGCTTATTGCGGCTTGCGCTAGGCATCCAACTAATAATGAACTTACCAAGTTCAGACTTGGTATCAATCCAGCTCATGTCAATATTGAAGCCAGCAAGAGGGTCAACATCATTTGCGGCGCTCATATCAACAGCATAAAGAGCTGATTCAAACGCATCCAAGTCTTGATCCCATACGGCGATATTGCCCTTATTCAGGATCCAGTTAACGTCTCCGACTCTCTTAATCTTAGGAATACGAGAATACAACGTATTAGTCAATGACTTCAGAATCGTATCGTTCATCTGATCCTGTTCGTCATCTCCGACCTTCTTGACCTGCTTCTTGGCCTCAATAAGAATGTCTCTTGCTTCATCAATTGAAGACTGGGTAGGGATATTGCCTCCCTGAACGGCGGTCTTAGCATAAGCCACAGTACCAACATTCATGTCTTTCATGAGTTTGATGGTTTGAGCATCCCACTTGGGCTTGCTGGTAATCTTGGCGGTAGTTGTGTTTACAACTGCGGTCTTCTTTGCGCCATCATTGAAAGCAATCTTCTTGGCGTCAGGAAGTCCGGTTGTACGAGTTGCAAGAGGACGGACGAGATAGCAATCTTCTCCTGCCTTTGCTTGAAGAATCCGCTTACCAGCAAGAGTTGTCCATTCTCCGCGCTTATCATTCTTGGAATGAAGCTGTTTTTCGTATTCGCGCTGCGCTTCATCTTCGCTACCGCATTCAATGAAGTTGAAATCGGCTTTGGAAGCGCCGGTCCGGCCCCATTCAAAGTAAGCAAACCACTGACCGTTCTTCTTCGACTTTACTACAGCGCCGTGGTAATACTTGTTGCTATCTTTACCATCCTGAGTAAAACAGCCCATATCGGCAAGTTTCGTGCCTGAAAAGTTTCCATCCTGCGTTGCAGGAGGCCCAAAGCATTCAAAATCGCTGATTGAATGACTGTCAGGAAGGACGCCTCTGCCAAGTTTGGTTGCCATTTGGTATATCCTCAATGTTTGTCTGCTGAGACACCATTCAGTTAGAGATAGAAAGTTTAGTCGGCGTCTACTAAAAAGCAAAGCACCAAAAGAGTCACATTGGGACTCTCATCTCCAAAGACTTGCATGGATTTTTTTCAAGAGGAGAACAGGGCTGAGGCGTAGATAGTACATCTCGGTTTTTCTTTCTCTGAGCCTCTTCCATCTGACTGGCAAGTTTTTTAGCTATAGCGGAAACCTTTGTGTAGGTTTTTTCTAGGAATTCTGGAGTTACCTCTTTATTGGTTCTGCTATCTATACAAGATTGCATAAACAGAAGAGTAAGAGCAGACTCTTTATCATATTCGAATATACGAGCAAAAATATCTGATGGGAATGTCATTTCTTCAACCCTTTTACTTACATGAATTTCTGATGTCCACGAATGAGCGTAAAGAGTATAATTGTTAGGAATACATCCATATTCTTGAGAAAATTCAGGCTCAGAACTTAGCTGGTCGCTATTGCTCATCTTCGTTTTCTTGTTCTTCATCTTGTCCATTGAAATCGGTATCTTTGAAATAACCGCTACTTAGGCCAAGACTTATTAAAGCGCAGAAGTTATATTTGGCATCTATCGGATTTGCTCCGCTTAGTATAATGCCTTTAGTTTTCATGCCTTCTGGAAACTTGTTTTTGCATTGTTCAAATATGTCTTCAACGGTATCGCCATAAAAAGTAATAGAATCATTTGTGTCTGTTATAAACTTACAGCTTATTCTTGGCGGTCCTAGTAATCTAACTATTTCAAAATCAAATGCCGCCATCCTTTTCATAGCTCCTCCCTCGTTTAGTACATATCATTGAATCCAGGATCCTGCTCGATAACATTCTTCTCTCCTGCACTCCATATTGCAGAAAAAATATTCTTCGGAATTTCAATAAGGAATCTTTGATTATCTTCTGTTTCAACGATTATGGAACATGCATAATCGTCTACAGAAATAACAGACCGTATGCTGCCAAAATTGAAATCAGCAAAGTTTACTGCGAACGGACATGAAATAGAATCCAATGCTGCTTTACTGTGCTTTTCCATGTTTACTATCCATATTTCTTTACAAGGAAGAAAAATTCTTCCATGTTCTTTTTTGCTTCTTCATGGTCTTTCCCAGAAAACTCTATCGACTTATATTTGAAGTTTTCCGGAAATCTCTTGTGCATTTCAAAAAACACTTGAGTTATCGAGTTTCCTTCTATTGATATCGAATCGCCGTTTTCTAACATGAACCTTGCAAAAACGACAGGTTTGAATGGTTTACCAAAGGAAGGTAGGTTATCTGTCATATGAAGTTTCTCTTTCTACTTACCTACTATTTTTCAAGCCTTTGTCCTCCGATAAGTTGCTGGCAATACGAGAACATTGCAATAGCGCTTGCGCAACCAACATTTAGGCTTCTTACTGAGCCATACTGTCTTATATACAAGACTTCATTGCATCGACTTAGGACATTTTCGGTAAGACCAACGCTTTCTTGCCCAAAACACATGATAATATGTTGAGATTTATTCCACAAATAGCTATCTATCGGCTTTGCTTTAGGAACATCATCAAATCCAATAATAACGCTCCCAAGAGGTAAATCGTCCATCGAATCAATATTCACCAGATTCTCATAGTGGTTTGTTCCAACCGCCCCTCTTGCGTCAAACTTTTTCTTGCCCAATATATAAACCTTGGAAGCGAGAAAGGCGTTTGCGTTACGAATAACAGCCCCAATATTGAAGTCATGGAAGTGATTTGTAATCAAAACAGAAAAATTGTGGCGCTTCTTGTCAAGGTCTGCCTTTATTGCCTCTGTTTTCCAATACTTGTATATATCAATGACATTCCTGCTGTCTTTGTTCTTGAGACAGTTTTCTTTACAAGAGGACGCCTCAGATATGGAATCGTGAAACTTCTTGCAAATAGTGCATTGATATTGAAAGATAGACATAAGACATTATAGCATCAAGCAAAAAGGGCCGCCCGAGTGGACGGCCCTTGAACTTGTGCAAACTTCAAGTAGATTTAGAAGAGAACTTGGAACTGGAGACGGAGAGTGATCTCATTGTCTTCAGGTGAACCGAGGACTCCCGTATGAGAGAAATCGCCCAAAGAGCTAAGACCAGAAGTGTCATCCAGAGACCAGACCGCATCAGCAGTAAACTTGGCCGCATGACCGTAAAGGTAATAGTTTACGCCAGCGGTAAGGAAGTTCATGTCGTCGTTCGCAAGATTCCTTGCGCTATCAGCAAAGATTGCATCGTAACGAACGAACGGCTCAATCTGTTCAGTAACCCTATATCCGCCCTGAAGCTCAACGCCGTAATCGTTGAAGCTCTCGCCAAGATCGTCCATATTACGACCTACGCCAGCAAGATAGGCATTCCATCCGCTGTTCTCCCAAGAAACATCTCCCGTATAGGAGAATACATTACTCTGAAGGTCGCTGTCCTGGTAGTTTACAGCGCCGCCCAAGAGCAGGGAGTTCTGCTGATTCTGTTGAGCAGTAAAGTCTGAGAAATCAGACCTAGATCCAGCAACAAGATACTCAGCCCTTGCAGTCAGGGAATAATCAGCCTCAGCAGGATCTGTGTAATCCGTATTGGCAGAATTGAATCCGTCAGAGAAGGCTCCAATCATGCGGAAATCGCCAGCGTCATATGCAAACTGAACGCCCTGGGAGTATCCCTGACCAAAGATGTAAGACATGATGGACTTATCAGCAGCAAGCTGGAAGCGGTCGGGAGTGCTATCTTCCCTCAAGAAAGGAAGCTGGAACTGACCAAACTGCAACCTTCCATTATCCATAGCCTGCCAACCAATGAAGGCATTATACAGGTCTACGTCGCCGCTGTCATCGTTAAAGCCCGGCTCGATCATAAAGTCAAGACTGTTATGAATCGTTCCGTTGAAACGAAGACGGGTAAGAGGAATATTAAACCCATACTCTGCATCAGCATCATCGCTGTTGTTATAGGTATAGCGGAACTGGAAGTCGCCGCCAATATTCATCCTAAAACCGTCATTGCCGGAAAGAAAGAAACCGGACGAATCATGTCCGGTTACACCATTGCTGTCGCAGCCAGTTCTGGTCTGAGCATCAGCAATAAGAGCCGTAGTCAAAGAGCGGTCTTCATTAGAAACCGCCGTCTGGCCATAGCTCGTTGTAGCGAGCGCCATACCCAGAACTGCAAGCATTGTGTTAATCTTCAACATTTCATCGATCCTTTTCGAATGAAGCGAACCTGTTTTGAGTCATGACCCGCTTCTTAGCCATTGACCCTATCTATGAACTACCCTTATCGGTAGGTAGTAGATGCTAACCATTTGAGTTTCACCAATAACCCATCGTCTAAAGCCGTTCTATTTCTGTAATTTCGTTTCATCTAAAACTTGCGTCTATACGTCGCAAATATGAGAAAACTCGATTTTTAGCCCTTGTGGGGCCTAAAAACGCATTTCTGGAGGGATATCGCCATCATGGGGAACTAGGAAATCGCCAAAGACCTATCAAGCATAGGCAATCGTTTTTCACTTTTTACGGTTTCCTGTAACTTTTCACCAAACAACCACCTAAGATTTCTCCTAGGTGGCTTATATTTATTGAGCCTCAAACTCTTCAAGATGAGCGAGCATATTGTTGATCTGCTCAATTGTCAATCCAAGTTGAGGAACCTCTTCGGCAGTTGGATAAGGATGCCTTGCAGTCAAGTAAGCATCAACAACTCCCATAGCCTTCAGAGCATGGTCTCCCTGAAGAACATAATTCAAAGCACCGAAAACAGGATACAGCTTAGGTTCAGGCTTAGGCCCAACAATCTCGTATCCAGTCTTTTGTCCCTGAGCATTACGATACCACTTGCGAAGAATCCTATTTTGAGGCTCCTTCCTATTCCAGCGATTCCATTCGCCATTACGACGAAGAGCCTTCCAATAGAAGCCATAAAGCTTCTTAATCTTGAGGAAAGTCTGGTAATCGCAAGCATGGAAACCCCAACGGCTTTGATAAGCGTCCTGATTGAACTTGTTCTTCTGAATATTCTGAGTCGTAGTCATAAACTGTTTTCCTTTCTAAAAATGGTTACTTGTTTTCGTACTTTTCCTTGAGACGAGCATATTCTTGTTTATCATGCTCCTCATTTAACAAACGCATTCTTTCTTGCTCTTGCTGTTCTTGTTGTTTTTGCTTTTGCTCCTTTTCTATCTTTTGTTTCTCCTCATTTGCAAGCCTATTTGCTGTTGCGGTTTTCTTTTTCTGAACAACGAGTTTCAGAAGTTCATCCGTGTATTCCCAGTCTGTCGGAGTATTAATGGTCCCGTTTTCTCCGCTGATACCGAAGTTATCATCAGAAAAACTGTTCTTGGAAATAATCAAGTGAGAATATTCAAACTTTGGGTCGTGTTCTTTGGTAATGTTCCTGGCGATCTTTTCTTCAAACTCGCTATAGAAGTTAGTTCTTTGAACTTCATCAAAGAATTGTCTGTCAAGCTTTACGATATGATTGGCAATATCTTCAAGAGAGTTGAAAATGCCCGTTTCCATGTTGGCGCTTTTGCAGTGCCTCCAATCGCATTCGCCTCTGAAATAACTTCCAAGTTCGCAATCTTGAATATGGCTGATAACAATGACGGGAAAACTGTTCATATAGTTTCCTTTCGCGCAGGGGATAGCTCAGTCTCTTTTTGAGAGGTTTCGCCAGGATCTAAATTGAGAAGGTTGTAGCAACTAAACTTGCGGCGCAGCTTGGAGTCCGCAGGAAGCGGTTCCGTAGCGATAGCTGTTATTTCGTAACTATCGCAATTATTGTTTATTGAAGAAACAGTCGATACTACTTTATTGGAGGGGATATGAAAATTGAAATTCCTATTGGTAGTATCTTTGGTAGATGGAAGGTTATTTCTGAAGGCAAAAAACCTGAAGGGATTGTTTCTAGTGCAAAGTTTTTCTTTTGCGAATGCCAATGTCCTAATAAAACACAACGTATGGTAATGGGCAAGAGTCTTCGCAATGGAACAAGTAAAAGTTGTGGCTGCCTTGGTCAAACTCAAAACACTGGAAAAGATGAAACAGGCAAAGTTTACGGGAAATGGAAGGTCATTTCTGTAGTTCCTCGCCCCTCTCATATAACTGGAAGAGGTAGGTATTTTCTTTGTAAATGTTCCTGCGGAACTCAAAAAATTGTTTCTGGACACAATCTCAGAAGCGGAATTTCCGATAATTGCGGATGTAGTTGGAAAACTTCGATCAGGAATCCTGATGGACCTTTCAATATTTTGTTTGCTAGTTACAAGAAGAGTGCAAAAGAACGAAACAAATCTTTTAATTTGTCTTTTGAAGATATTAAGAGGCTTACACAAAGCGATTGCATATACTGTGGTCAAAAACCAGCAACAATACTTAAGCCATTTAGCAAAAGAGGGTTTGTTTATAATGGAATTGATAGAACTGACAATTCTTTGGGGTATACCAAAGAAAATTGTGTTCCATGTTGCAAAACTTGCAACATTGCTAAACTCTCGATGACCATTGATCAGTTTAGAAACTGGATTACTTCGGTCTACAAGAAGTTTTGTATCAATTTTGCGAAGTAAATCAGGTTCTTGGAACTTGGCGACCTGAATGCCAAAATACTGAAGGCGATCATGGGCCTTCAGTAGCTCTTCTTCGTTTTTCACGGAAAGAAGAACAAGATGCGGATGTTCCTGGTTCTAGCCGGGAGCAAAGGTTCGAATGGCCTCAATAACCGCATGCGCCGATTGAACGGCGACTTGAGAAACGGGTGTAAGGTCTTCCCTTACGAGAACATACAAGTATACGGGTTGTGTTTGTACCTACGTCATTTTGAACTCCTTTTATGCAGAGTTGTTCGAAAAATCTGGTAAACGCTGGTTGGGAGCCAACTTCCACCCTGATCATAGGTGGTGTACTTTTACACCCTACCCCTCTTACGGGCGGCGGCTTGCCCCGCCTTCAAAAGGGTTTATACGAGACATATACCAGACTTTCCGAACAACTCTACTCTTACTCTATCGGCTTTTCCGCAGAAAGTTTAGCCTGGGACCACGGATTTTTGTGATTTTTTTGAACTTCCCCCTGAACCAATTCGAAAACTTTAGCCAGGGACATCTGGTACTAGGATTCATATACTTGCCGGCAAGTATACCTTCGCGAATCATTTTTAGTCCAATTAGGTGAGATTGAACCCGAAGAGATATGGTGCGTCCAATATCTCCAAACTCGTAGTAGTCATCACCAAAGAACTCGTATCCATTATCACCTATCCACCTAAGCCAAGAAAACTCAGATTCGCAAGCGCCAATAGCGTCAGGGCCTAAATCCTCAAACTTTTCTTGCTTTTCAATGAGTTCTCTGCGATAATCAACCTTACTAAACTTCTTCCACTCAGAAGTCTTAGCAAGATTGCTTAGATATTCTTTGGCAATCGCAATAAACCTGTTTTTTTCTTCTCTAGAAATCTCTCGCCAACTCTTGTAGTCTTCTTCTGTATAGAAGCGAGCAATCTCTGGGTCTTTTTCTTTGAGAAGACCTTCAACATATCCATCTGAAAACAAAGACTCGAAAATAGAATCGCCTTGATCTTCTCCAAGAGTATGATCTTCAATATAGGAACGAACCCAATCTTCTGCAACTTCCTGACTCCACTCTTGGCCTCGTTCTCCGCATGAACTCGCTCTGCATTTGCCATTGAAGTAATCTAAGTTGCATCCGCCGACGAAATCAAGACTAATCGGGGCTGACCATTGATAAGTTGCTTCTCCAAGATCACCAGCAACCATAAGATAAGCCATCTTACAGTCAATGTAGTAAACAACGGCCATATTCCATGTACCGGGTTCTTTCCATTTGATTTTGATAAAATCATCTTGAAAAATGACAAGCTCAGGAATATGGTTTTTGAACCATTCTTCCCTTATCATTTTTTCATTTCTTTTGTAAAGATCATATTTTGTCATTGATCTCGCCTATTATTTTTGGCAGCAGAAAACCTATTTGGGCGAGTTTTCTTAAAGATATACTTGTGATATTTGCCGCCTTGCGGAGTTTTTTGTTCGCTGGCGGATTTGGAATCTTTTACATGAATTGTTTTCTTTGGTTCTTCCATTTATCGAATTCCTCTTGGTTAAAGGACTCAATCATTTTGGTAAGAACCAAATCGGCTTTTTGACCAGACGGAGATAGCCTAATCACGAAATCGCCAAGAGCGGGTTCTTCTATTGTCATAGAAGCCACGCCATTGCCAAGAACCTCATAAGTCAGTCTACATCCGCTACTTATAATAGATTCGTATTTTTCTTTAATATGAGACGGGAGTTCCACTTGAGCCACAATCCTTCTACCATTCGGAGGAAGAAACTGACTCACTTCAACAATAGTTGTCTTAACCATTAGGCATACTCCGGCTCTTCAACTGTCATTTCTTCGTACTCAGCTCCCATATCGGAACGAGATTTAAGTATAGAATAAGCAAGACGACCATTTCCCTCTTCCAGCGCCTTATTGACAGTCAAGAACTCGTTTCTATCATTTTTGTAGAACCTGAGACTTTGCTTGTAGTTTTCAATTTCTGCCAAAGCCATTTTCTTGACAGGTCCAGCTGGTAATGCATTAGCAGCATCTTCTGACATGCTTGGACTCTGAGGTTCATCAGGCTCATGGAAGTAGCCAAAATCTTTGCGGTCCTTAAGAAGTTCAAGAAAGAACTTGAAAAAACCATCAGAAGATTCAGATACAACGTTACGAGTCCCATGTTTTTCATGAAGAATGATTAAAATAAGACCATCGTTCTTGAAAACTTCGTCAACTTGTTTGAGAGAAAGAGTTGTGTACATTTACGCTGTCTCCAATTCAACTGTTATTTTAATCCTTTTACCTTCCATATTCATCAAAGCAGATTCTTTGAACTTCATATTATAAGGAAGAGAAATATGGATATTATCATTTCCAATAAAATCGCCATCAGCATCTTGCATGGAACACAGGTAAGTAATATCTAACTCCCGACAAGTATCCGGGCCGTTTACTTGCCGTTGATTTGCAATAAGAACTTTACCTTCTATCTCAAATTTCATTTTGGTTCTCTTGGGGTTACGATTTCAAAATTTCCACCCCTAGACCCCTGCCCAAAATCAGACTTGCGAAGATTTTCTTTTAGTTCTTTGAGAGTATTACCTATCTCTTTGAACTCTCTCTTTAGCTTTTCAAGCATTTCTTGTTCGTCTTTAGCTACAAAGAGCCAAGGCTGATTAGAATAGCAATCCCATGCAAATGCATAAATCATAATTGTTTCTTTCTTGGATAAGGTTCGTTTGCAAGGTCAGGCCATCTTTCTTTCCAGCATGGACAGTCATATCTTTCGTGACAGCTGCACCAGCCTCCGCCGGGAACAAAGCCTCCATTGTTAATATGAGTTTCAAAATCCTTGAAATCTTTTCTCAATTGAACAACAAAAGCCCTCCCATGCTTTCGTTCTAAATACTTGAAATCCATAAACGCCCCCGGCAGGACTCGAACCTGCAACAAAGAGTTTTAGAGACTCCTAACTCTACCATTGAGCTTACGGGGGCTTATATCAATCCCTGTTCAGGTCTTTAGCGCTAAACTTTTCAGGATCTGCAAGAATCCATTTGTCATGATCGTTATCTTCTACAGTCAAGACTTTCCCTTGAGAAAGCGCAATGCCTCCAAGGAAGTCTAAAATGCTATCCATATTTTCAAGATACCAAATTGGGAAATTGTTGCGGAACCCATTTTGATCATGAAGACCAATAAGGACAGGAAGATGCCTCTTCATATTCTTTGGGACAACTACATATTCATAGTCTTGATCTGAATATTCATCAGAAATGTAAAGACCTAGCTTATCAGCAACCTTTTGAAGGCTGTTCCATTTCTTGAGCATACTCTTTGCTTCTGAGGTTCCAATACTCATATTTCAATTCCTTTTATTTGCCATACCATGCAAAAATCGGCTTTATGATAGCAAATGCATAATGGTTTCCACCAACATGACCCCATGTATCGCAAGTTATTCTAAAACCATTACCAGTGCTACCATCAAAATCTTCTAGGTCTCTTTCCCATTCATCAAGTTCAAACTGAGTAGGATCTGTAGAAAAAACCCACGCCTCTACAAACTTCTCCCAAGGAATATCAAACTTTTTAAGTTCAACATTAAAAGATTTGGCAGTATCCTTATTCCATTTAGGATCTGTTATATACGGGAAGTCTAGTTTAACAATTTTATCATCTTGTTCATGCCAGAAAAGAACCAATCCTTTTGTGGGAACAATAGCATAGCGAACGGCTTTGCCGCCTGGAGCAATAGATTTGATATAATCCATTGCGGCTTTGAACTGCCCTTTATCGCCTCGAATGTCAAACAGTATGTTATCCATTTATTACTTTCCAACGCATAGAGGAGATATTTTTGCTCTTGTTGGGCCATAACTTGTATAAAAATCATGGATATTACACTTATCAACAAAAATATCTACCAGATCATTAACATCATTGAGAGTAAATCTCTCTCCATCATCATAAACACAAATCTCTTTTCCGACCTGATCAAGACAGGTAATAGCTATTGAAGGATTTACCTTGATGGGTTCCCAACCAGTATGCTCAAAGAACCTATCGCTAGCTAGGATAAGATCGTTCCTAATAGCCTTGCTTGTAAGGTCAACATCAAGAGAGCCAAAACGAAGGCTTCCCTGAAACTCATTAGTAACATTTGTCTTATCTTCGTACTTGAGTTCTTTTTCTTCGCTAGGAAATGGGCCTTGTCCATGACGGGTCATATACGCTCTAGTAACATAAGTTGCATCAGCCTCTTTAATTTCAAACTGGCGACAAATATCAAGAACGTTATTTAGGCCAGTCTTGCTTCTAGTTACATGAGGGAAGAAATAATGCTCTTCATCAAGAAGGAGACCTTGCGCTCCTTCAAACACAAGGTTATTGACTTCGCCGCCAAGATGAATGCCCATAGTTCTAAGACCCTGGGCATCCGTGTTGATTTCGATGCAATGCTCGGCAAACTCAATAACATTGTCAACATAACGTTCAAGTAAGGCTTCGGAATTGAAAATACTGTAGAATGAAGCCTTGGGAGAAAGTCCAATCTCCTTGATGCGAGCAGCGCAATATTCGTCGCGAATATTTTTTACGGTATTGACAATTTTATTGCGAGTCAGGATATTACACTTAGAGTCAATCCTAAGACGAGGAAAAGCAAACTTTTCCGAATAATGACGGGTTACTGTCTCATTAATCCCAACGCCGCAAGAGCCATGACGACCATCTCCGCGAGACCGTTCGATCTCTTCGTTAATTAGCATGTCATACGGAGTGGTTACAAGCCCGCCAGCATAGAAAACCTTTGGGTCAAAACCCATCTTCTTTAGAATCCCCAATTCTTTCTTCCAGAGAAGAGGATTGATAATAAAGCGAGGGCCAAGAAAGGTAGCGGCACCCGCAAGAGTACCGCTACCAAAATGACTAAATACATGGCGAATACCATCAGGAGTAACAACAGTGTGTCCAGCCTGCGCTCCGCCATTATGTCGTACCACGACAGTCTTTTTATCGCTGAAATAATCGGTCATTAGGCCCTTGCCTTCATCTCCGAAGTTAGCGCCAATGACTGCCGTGACGTTCATCTAACATTCTCCTGTTGAAGCGAGATTACATGCGAACCAGGTCGCTCGAACCGCTGGATGACTTACTCAGGTTCTTGAGAGCATCGCGAACAACAACAGCAGTTGAACCGTCCCAAGAATCAGCAACCTTATCAGCGTCAGCGCCTTCGTTGACCTGAATGGTTGAAACAATAATCTCTGCGAGACTATCCTTGTTGGGGATAACGATAGCACGTTCGCCAAGAATCTCGCGCCAGTTTTCAATAGCGCCCTGATCCCTTGTTGCGCTGGTTTCAACGATGATATGGAAGACTTCCCAGTGCTTCTTCACCTGATTGAGAAGATCCTTGGTCTTGATATCAGACTCTACATCATCGCCGAAAATCCTCTGGATCTGGCTCTTCGTAAGGCTAGGAAGAACCCTCTCGTCACCAACAGTGAAGAGATACCCCTTGCGCTTGCGCTTGCTAATCGCATCGCACTTCGTCTTATGAGCAGCGAAGTACCAGAGGAGATTGTAAGACTCGCCGTTGTTGCCGCCGCCATTACCTTCAAGGTAAATCTTCTCAATCTGCTTTGTCAAAGGCTCAACAGCCGCCTCAAACTGAGTCACCTGAAGAGGAGACTGGTCAGCAGCAGCATCGCCAACGCCGGCCAAAAGGCAATGAGGATCAGTAACGGGCTTGCGCTCGTAAATCTCCTTCATAACGATTCCAAGGCCTTCCTTGATAATCTGTTCAGCAAGAGCGCCCATTGAACCAGTTTCATCAACCCCAATCATAATGGGAGTTGAATTCGGATTTGCAGCCGAATCAACAGATTCACGGAACTTGATCTTCTTGGGATCAAGGGAATCATCCATTCCATTACTGGTAAAAATGGCTGCGCGAGGGGCCGAAGAAACAGAAGCGCTATAACTCGTCCAACTATCGCTATCCCAACGTGAATTTCCCATTATTCAATCCTTATAAATGTCGCTTGCTTCAATTTTCATTTCGACAAAGCGACGTTTGCCGAAACTGTCAATCAGAATCTTTTTCGTCCAACGTTCATACTCTTGAAAAGCGTTACCATCAGTAATGCTTCTAAAGAAATTGACTAACGGTTGAGGAGTCTTGCCATCATGTAGCAAAGTAGAACCAGAAGAATCACCAAGAAGTTCCAGCCCAATATCCCTGACAAGCATAAGGTCTAGTTTGTGGTCTGCAATCTTATCGGCCAACATCTCCATAGGAGCGATATCTGCCGACATTCTAGGAAGTGCCTCAAGCTTTTTCCCTACTTTTTGTGAATACCACCAACCTCCGAGTATGACCATGCTATGAAATTGTGGAGAAATGAAGAGATTGGTTGTTGACAGCGCGTTATGGGTTATTCCGGCGTATCTCATGTAGCATGCAAGATTAAGCATGCAGCTTACAATCCATGCCACATGCTTCGGATCAATAGTTCCGCCGAAATGGTCTAACACATCTTGAAGCAGGAAAACGTCAGGAGTCTTTGAAAGAACAAGAACCATATGACCGTCTTGAGTCTCGAAAGAATCAAGAGGATTAGGAAGATACCTGGAAATTTCCTCTTCCATTTCCTTGTTTTCGTACTTGAATCCATGCTTGATAGTTTCAAGTCCCCTGCCAAACAAGTCTTTGCAATCAGGTTTTACTACATAGCATACAACTCTATCGCCGTATGCAAAATCTCCCAGTTCAAAACTGCGCTTACGACGATACTTGACCGTTCTAACTTTACCATCAACACCCTTAAAAGTTAGGGTGTTAGGAAGAGACCAGGTTCCTTTTTGAATACGACCGATTACCTCGTCATAGAGTTTTTGCAAGTGAGATGTTACCTGCTGAGCTTCGCTGCTCTTATTGTGGTCTGGATGCCACTCTTTTATCAACTTCCGGAAAACACTCTTTGCTTCATCTTCCGAATTCGGGAAGATTCTCTCAGGTTGATTTTCAGGTATTGACAGGATCGCTTTCGCTTCCATAGTATCCTTCATCTCTGCGGCAAAAGTTTAGTCTAGCCGCTTTCTTCATCAATGGGAGGGCTTGGGACCGCTATTCTTGGAGTCGCTTTCAAAGATTTCTTCCATTTGAAGAGCTTTATTTCTTGCCGGAATAAAAAACAGCAAGTAAACAATCAGAAATGCGTTCGCAAAAAAGAACCAGCCATTTACAAATGTTCCAAGAAATCCAAAAGTCACAAAAAGAACAAACGACATCATCAGAGTCATAAAGGTATCCATCGTTGCAGCGAGTCCCTTTATCATATAACAGCCTTTTATTTAGTCGTCATCTTTCTTGTTTGGTTCTGTCTTAGAAATCTCATAATACATTTCTGATATACCTTTTTTGACATCATTTTCTGGCACACCAGATAAGGCTATGAGTCTTTTCGTAAGAGTATCGGCCATGTTTCTCATAGATGCTATGACTACGGTAAGCGTGCCAAAGGCCTCTTCTGGTGTTTTGCCCAAAAACTCGTCTGAAAAATAACCATCAAACTCTATGGTATCTTCGTTCTTTTGTATGATAAACCCGCCAACATCAGGTCTAGTTTGTAAAAAAGATATAACAGTGTCTATACTTCCAAACTGCTTTTTGTTTGATTCTCGCTTTGCCATTTTGTTTCCTCACGATGAAGAATGTTTGCAAGGAGAATCCTAAACTCGCCCAATAATTTAGCAGACTCCTCTATACCCTTATCGGTTGTTTCTTCATTAGAATATTCGCACCAATCACTACCAGCGAGCCTACTAGCTTCTATCCATAACTTTTTCAGTTTGGACTGTTCTTCAGGAGTTCCCTTCATTATAAGGGCATATCTTCTCTGTCTTTCTAAGAAGAGTTCTAGCGATTCATTTCTATCATAATATCCTGCGTTCAATTTATATTCAATCTATGTTATGGAGCAGGACTTGGGGAAGGAGACGGAGATGGTGATGGCTCAGGAGCCGGGCTTGGAGATGGGGAAGGTTCAGGAGCCGGACTTGGAGATGGGCTTGGCGGAGGAGGCATCGGAGGATCTGCAAACGTTGCCTTAATTATGACAGGAATAGGGAATCGAGTTATTCCTGCTATAAAGGCTTGAACTTGAGTTATAAGCAGTTGAACAGGAACGCCAGGCGGCAAATCGAGACCGATAACTGCCTTACCAGTAACATCTGGAAGGAAAGAGTAAACGTTTTTATCTGTTGTGTCAATGTAAAGTATGGCGCTCATTATCGGTCTCCTGCGTTAACATGGGTTATTTCGTATTTCTATCGGAGCATCGCCAATTCCTTCACAATGAAATAAAAAACAACAAGATTCCGTAGCCGCGATTCTGTTCTATTCTATCATTTCTCTAATGGCCTCAACCCGTCCTCATAGAGCCACCGACGCTCTCAGACTGTTTGAGTTGCTGCTTACGTTGTCCGAACGGCTGTTTAGGCCTCCAACGGTAGGTGGTGCAGTCGCGAACTTCCTCTCATCCCTTACGGGGTAGAGCGATAGATCGAACCTTGTTGTCTTATCTATTGTAGTCGGTAAATTTCACAAGTCAAGAAGGCTGATACACTCCGCAAACAGTATCCATAAGAACCATGCAAGCCTCGTATGGGTCTATATTTGCGGCAGGTCTTCTATCCTCCAAATACCCCTTGCCAGCCTTTAGGACGCCTGGCGGAATACGAATAGAAGCGCCTCTATCTGCATCTCCGTATCTAAACTGATGAATAGAACAGGTTTCATGCTTGCCAGTCAGTCTTTGTTCATTGCATTTGCCATACATTGAAAGATGTTTTGGAATATTGTTTTCCAATGCCTTGCAAATGATTTCAACATCTTGAATGTTGAGATTTTTTCTCATCTCTTCAGTGCTGAAATTAATATGACAACCAGTTCCATTCCAATCCCCCTTGACTGGCTTTGGGTCAAGCTTGATAGTAGCCTTATATTTTTCAGCAATACGATTTAACAAGAACCTAGAAACCCAATGTTGGTCTGCGATTGTTGGAGCCTCGCTAGGTCCAATTTGATATTCCCACTGAGAAGGCATAACTTCTGCGTTCGTGCCTGATATTGGCAGTCCGGCATCAATGCAAGCCTCAAGATGTTCATCGCTTATTTGTCGTCCCCAAGCAACATCAGAGCCAACGCCGCAATAATAACGACCCTGCGGAGAGGGATAACCATTATCTGGCCACATATAAGGATTCTCTCCATATTGATCGTAGATTGCATATTCTTGTTCTAGAGCAAACCACATCTTATGTTTTTTATGCTTATTCCATACTTCAGTCAGTTTTGCTCTAGCATTGCTTTTATGCGGAGTTCCATCCGCATTTAAAACTTCGCACATCACAATATGAGTTGAGTGACTAGAAGAAAAACGCAAAGGATTATTACAAACAAAAACAGGCTTCAATAGGCAATCGCTTTTATTGCCAGAAGCCTGCATGGTACTAGAACCGTCAAAACTCCAAAGAGGAAGATCCTCAATACTTCCTATCTTATTGCCTTCAATAACTTTTACTTTGGAACGAATGTTTGCTACATCTTGAGGATGTTCTTCATTATGAGCGTAACCATCTAACCACAAATATTCAAGTATTGCCATTTATCGTTTCTCCTGTGTTTGGGGACTCAAGATAGATTAACGACAAACGAGCAATATTCCTACAATGAATCAGTAGATTTTGTCATGAATTCTTTTTGGGGCGTTTATTATAAGATTTCCTTTCCAATAACGGATAGTAGCCTCCGTTCCCCAAACTTCAGGTTCAACAATATTTTCTATGAGTTCAATAATGGCTTGAGAGTTTTTCTCAGTAACTATATTCTGAGGTTGACCATCTCTAAATATGCTTCCCTGATTATTCCCGCTTAGAATAGCGCTCAAATCTAGTTGAGGAGCCTCTGTATAGTTTGGAAGGACCATTTCTAAATCTTGTATAGGATAAATAACGACGTATGGTTTTTCTTGTTCTGGACCAGCCATCAATATTGCAATAATTGCTAACAGTATTTTAATCATTTTATATCCTAACATGTTAATATTGGGTTATCGGATGGAATTGGTTCTTCTGGTAAATTATCTGGTCTATAAAAGCTTTTAATTTGAGAATTTTGAACTAAAAACTGATAATATTTATATTTTTTATTAAAGCTAGACCAACAATCTGTTGTATCTAATTTTAGGTTCATAAAAAATATTAAATCTGCATTAGATGTTGCATAATTATAGTTAGCATTACCTCCAACAAGATTATCATTAAATCTTGAATTAGCAGACCCTCCGTTAACGCTTTGAGTAAAAGAATCATTTGCATT